AAAATCACCACCAACTTCTTTAGGACATCCATCTAAACTGGTTAATTCATTATTAGAACAACTAAAATCACCAAAAACTTTATTAAATTTCAATGGTAATTTAGTTAATTTCAAATAATATAAATTAACATCACCATCTACATCAATAGATCCATCGGGATTTATGGTATAATTTTCTATTTCATATTTTCTGCAAATATCTTCAATTTCTGATTTATTAAAGTTTTCAAAAAGTTTTATGAATTTCATTTCTTTTGGTTTATGGTATTTAATATATATATTAAAAATATTAATTAAATAATGAAATTATTTAAATCATATAAACTATTTATTGAATCATTGACAGAAGTTCAAAACGATTTAGAAAAACCAAAGAATACATATAAACCTGATAATATAATATCAGAAATATGTGTAAGTATGGTATTATTAAATAATCAATTTTTAGATAACCTTTTGGATAAAGGTTTGAAAGCTAGATATAGCGAAAACTCACAAGTTTTTATAACTGATTTAAAAAACATATTAATGGCTAAAAACCGTTTAAATTTAGGTAAATTTCAAGATGATAAATTTGTATCTGATGAAGAAACATCTAAAATAAATGGAATATTTGAATCAGTAGATTTTTCAATTGAAGAAAATTGGAATGACTTAGTTAATGCAAGGATAACTGCAAGAAATATAATTGATAAACTATTAGTTGATGAAAAATTAACAGATGATTTAATTAGAAAAATATATTGGATTGGTCCAAATAAATCTAAAGATATAAATGAAGATATTGTAATTGAAGCAACTAATGGTAAACAATATAGCTTTTATCTAAATAAAAAATTAAATGCAACAAAAACAGCTTCATTTAATTCATTTGCTGATGATTTGATAGGTGATGAATATGAAAATTTACATTCGGAAGAATACACACCAAAATGGGATAAGTTAATACAAAATTGGGTTAAAATAATATATGAAAACGCAAATAAGAATTTCCAAATTCATATAGAAAAGTTTATTGATCCAACACGTATGGATTCTTTAGATTGGTTTCAATATTTTAATTTAAAACATAAAGATTTGAAATTTAGAAATTTAGGTGAACATATAAGAGAATTTGATAAAAATATTTTATATCTTTCAGACTTAATGAATGAAATTTGGAAAAATAGAGAATCTTGTTTTTTAGATCAAGAAAGAGTTTATAAAGAATGGATTGAGAAAAAAATATTCTTATTAAATTCAAAAATATTAGAGCATATATTAACAGATTCACTAACCAAAAATAATTTAAAAGAAATTAAGAAATTAGATAATGGATTTAAAGAAGCTTCGGGAAAAGTTAAAATGAAACTTATTAAATCTATCGTTGATAAATTAGGTTGTTTAGAAAGGACTATATATTATTTAGGTAATAAAGGTAATGATTTTTATCAAGTTCCAAGCAGACAATTTTTCAGAGAATTTTATGATGATTTAAAAATAAAATTTGATTATCATGTTAAACTTGTAATTAAAGAAGAAGAAGAACAAAATAATTTCTTAATAAAATTAAGAATGGAATTAGATGAACAACCATTTATTGATTGTGATATAATTGTTAAATTTACTGGTGGTGAAATTTCAAGTAAACTATCAGCTACATATAAGATAGAACCTAGTGATAATTTTAATTTATTAGTTTTAAATAAGATTAAAAAGTATAAAGATGAAGATTAAAAGATTTAATGAAATGTATATGGAAAAGTATGACTATACCAAAATATTAAAAATATTAAAAAAGTCATATGGTTGGGGAATGGGTATTATTGAATCAATAGATGATTTTGAAAATAATGAAGAATATTTTTTGAATCCTGTTGATGATAATGACTATTCTGAAAAATTTCATATATATCTAACTGATTTACAATCAGGCAATTTAAGGGGTGAATTTAATAAAAAATATAGTATCCAATTAGGAAAATGGAAATTATCAAATAAAGTTCAAAATCCAACATCATTTTATAATAAATTAACATAGAAAAAAAATCCATCTAACATATGGGTTAGAAAAACTGTTAGTGTGTTTGCAGAGAAAAAAAGAATGAGAAAGACGTGAGATATATAAAAAATTATTCAAGTTTTAGTCAAAGTATAAAAACTGACAATCTTTACTATTATTATAATATTGGTAAGGAATCTAATAAATCGATTTTTGAAAGCAGTCTCATATCAGAAAGAATTAACATTACTCAATTTAAAAAAAATATAAATTTCAAAAAATTAGATAAATTTATCATTAAAGAAATTTATCAAAGTTTTTTAAATAATGATAGTTCTATTTTAGAAGAAGAAAATATCTTTGGTAAAGTCTGGAACGCAACAAAAAATGCTTGGAAAGGAGGTATTAACCTTGTCGGAAAAGCTTATAATAGTTTCACTGAATTTTTAAAAAATATCAAAGATACCATATCAAATATCTTTAAAAAAATTAGTCAAGTCTTTATAGCTCTTTGGGAAATCACAAAAACTACTGGAATCACATTAGTTAAAAGTTTAGGTGGATGGATAATCAAAAACCAAAAAAGTTCATCAGTAGAAGCCTTATCTGAAATTATTTCAGACGAAGCTTTCTCAACCGAAACAGCGGAAGTCGTTTCAGATTTAAACGGTGTAAAGAATAGATTTTCAAAAGGCGAAATGGGTAACACCTCTGATGATGTAAAAAAGAAATTAGAAGAAGAAGCATCAGAATATGATGGGGTTGATGATTTAGACAAAGTTGAAGATTTAGTTAAGGATTCACTCAATCTTTATAGCAAATTCAATTTTGAAAGGGTTTACTATTCACTCAAAGGTTTTTTATTTGAAGGGGGTAACTTGAGTGATGTTGATATGATACTAAATGAATCTCAAGAAGAATCCGAAGAATATAAAGTAGGTGATAGGGTAAAGTATAAATCTAAAACCGGAAAAGAAATAGAAAAAGAAATAACAAAGATAGATGGGGATAAATTCTATTTTAAAGATAAAGAAGGAAATGAATTCTACAAAGAGAGTGGTGATATAATATCAAAGTCTTCTGATAAAAAAGTAAAAGGTAGAATGGGTGTAATGGGTTGGGTTTTAGAATGTTTCAAATTAATTATTAGACCTATAGACTATCTTGTTTTAAAAGCCGTTAAATATGGAACAAATGGTGCATTATATCTAATCTCGGGTATTGCTAGAAGAGGATTAGATAAGGCATATAAATATAAAGAATTTGGTAAAGTTCTACCAAAAGTTGATGAAATTATTTCGGGAGAAGCAGGAGAAGCAGAAGATGAAGTAGACAATAGCCAAGTGTCAGAAGAATCAATTGAACGAGCTGGAGAGATATCGATAAATAAAAATCAAAAATTAAAGTCTATTTTTAGCGGATTTGCTAAAGTAGTTGCCCCAATCATAGGTGCTAGTTTAGTAGCAATTTTAGAAACACAAATCGGTCCAGTTTTAACTATTTTAAAATATACACTCATAGTTGTAGCCGCAATTCAACTAGTTAGAACTTGTTGTGAAAGGGGACTTGTAAAAGGTAAGATATGTAGTTTAGCCAACTTTAAATTTGGGTAAAAATCCACTTCTGCATTCCACAGTTATAAATTTTATTTTTAAATTTAGTTCAGCAATAATACAGTCAATAGGTATACCATCTTCTATGAAGAATTCTATCCCTGTATCAATTATACCCAATAATTGTTTTGATATTAGATGGATTTTTTGTTTATAAAATAGTGAATGAATGTGATAATTTTTTTTCGTTTTTATGAATTTACAATATAGGAAAATATAAGCATTTTATATATAAATTATGAGCGAATATAAAAAACTACTAGATAATATAGAAAAATTACAGGAGCTTGGATTCAATAGTGTGTTTAATTTGGATCCATATCTGTTATCTATTGATGATGTTGCTAAAAAAATACTTAAGCAAAAAAATCCAAATATGCCAATAGATGATATTGACATGATTATAGATTCTGAACAAATTTCACTAGAAAAAATGAAAAAAGAACTAGATGAAGAAGATAAAAATGAAAATGGAAATGAAAATAGGAATAATTATAAATTAACTCCTGAAGAAAAAAGAATTAGAAAAGAAGAAAGAATAAAACAAATGAAAGTAGCTTACAAAGAAAAAGTTACAGAATTAAAAAAACAAGCAAAAGAAATACGCAAAGAAATAAAAATTGCTTTTTATAACTTAATCAAAGAAGTAAAGACTATTTACAAGAAAGTGATAGCAGCTTTTGTTCAGGCGGGTACATCAATCGCTGCAATATCAATTGTATTAGCTGCACCACCTTGGAATATACCACTTGCTGTTTCATATACGATGGCGATTGTTGATATATTATTGGCTTTGATTTCAGATTTGAAAGCTATTATCCCATTGACTTTTATTTTTGATCAACTTCACTTTGTTGTTGATAGTAAAAATTTATCAATATTGTGTAGTATATTGAATACAAATATCAATATAGTTTTAGAATTATGGTCTAAGTTGAATAGCTTTGAACTATTGATTAAGTTTTTATTAGACTTTATTATTAAACTATTAAGTGGGGAAAATAAGCAAAAGATTTTTAGGAAGGCAACTAGAAAACTTAAGAAACTTGGTAACTTCAAAGATGATAATAACACATATAATATTGATGGAAATGATATCAGAGCAAATAGTTTAGAAGATGCCGAAGAAGCTAAAGATTTTATAGACACATATAAAGTTGTCAATAAAAAAGTAATTGATTATAAAAACGATTCTATAAATCCAGAAGAACTTTTGAATCAACTCAAAGATCAAGTCAATGAATCCCCTGATATAAATATACCTAAAAATATAGAAAATAGTTATTTCCCTATTTATCAAGTTAAGTTGCCAAATGGTACGATTTTACGCAATCAAACTGAAGAAGATTTAGAAGAATTGAGAAGAATCTATAATTTAGTATTAGAAGGAATAGAAGATATAACAACTAAATAGATTTAATTTAAATATTTATGGTTGTATTCATTTGGATTTTTAAGGTGTTAATAATTTAATCCAATGATATTATTAACACCTTAAAACTATTAACCACAATTGTATTTCCACTTTAAAACCTTTTATCTTTTTATTGATAAAACTTAATCAGAAAGACATTGTATATATATTTATGTGTTTATAGAAGAAAATAAAGATTTGCAATTTATATTTGATTAAAAAACTTAATTAAATAAAAAAATATAAAAAAGAAAACGTAACAATATGGGAAAGAAAACTAAAGAACATAAGAAAAAGGTTTCTAAAAGAAATGATAGAATCAAACAGGAAAGAAACAGAATGGATAAAATTCAAAAAGACTTCCTAATGCAATTAATAAATATGGAAAAGGAAAAAGGGGCTTTTAATTCACCGGTTCAACCAATGTCTGGTTTTGATGTTCCGAATTTAAGTGATTTTAATGGACCTCAGATATAAAATAAATTTACAATTATAATATAAAAGGATTCTTTCTTTTGTAATGACTTTTGTAATGACTTTTGTATTTTATAAGTTAGATATTTTCTGCCTAATGTATGACGTTTAGTATCTAACTTAAAAATAGTTAAATACCTTAAAACATTTAATATTGGCTTTATATCTTTATTTATCATAGCATTCTAAATTGTATATATTAAAATAAAAAACTAATTTTATGAGTAAAGACGAAAAATTGAAAAAAAATATAATGATTAATATAAATGAAGATGATCCAATATTGAATGATTATTTATATTGTTGGTCACAAATGGATCAAAGACCAAATAAAATAAATTTGCATAACTTTTATAAGACAGATGAATTTCTTGATTATATTGATACATTAGTGCCAGAATATTGTGGAACACACACAGATATTATTCCAACCGAAATTGATTATATTGTTAATGAAAAAACATTAATTAAAGTTAGCCAAAATATATATTTATCTTATATACACTTTGATAAGGATAATGAACTTGGTGTTATATCAGATGTTTCATTTTATTATGCTACTGAACTTGGTGATAAAGTAAATGAAATATTGGAAAATATAAATGAATTTATTAATAACAAGGAACAAGAACAAATAACTAACAAAATAAACACCCCCATTCTAACACAAAATGGTCTTGAATTAGATCCAATAGATTTACTAAAAGGTGATTATGAAAATATTGATTTATACTTCAATGATGATACAATTAAAAAGGCAAATAAGCTAATTAAAAAGATTAAAAAATCTAATAAAGGATTATCAATTATTTATGGGGAAAGAGGTACAGGTAAAACAACATTAGTAAATCATATATCATCAATGGTTGATAAAATTGTAATATACATACCGTGTAATATGATTGAATTAACTTTAAACAATTCAGATTTCAAGAGTCTAATTAGTAGATATAAAAATTCAGTATTAGTTATAGATGATTGTGAAATATATTTCAGTGAATTGCATTCAAAAGCTAGTATATTTACTAATAATTTATTACAATTAGTTGATGGGTTTCAATCTGATAATTTTGATTTAAATATAATTACAATATTAAATGTAAATGATATAAGTGAAATTGATCATACTTTAATGGAATGTAATAATTTAATAGATATTATAGAAGTTGAATACTTGAAATCTAATAAGGTTAATGAATTATGTGAACACTTAGGACAAAAGAATAAATATAAATTTGATACTAAGTTAGTGAACATTTTAAAGAAAAAAGTAGTATTACCTAATAAAGAAGAATTAGGATTTAAATAAAAAGTATTAAAATGGTAAATGTATTATCTGAAAATGAAATTTTAAATTATCTAATGACATCAGAATTCATTGATGGATTAACACCTGATGAATTTATATTTCTTTTAAAGCAATTTAGATATCAATATAGATTAGCAAATGGTAAATTTGAAAATTCTAAATATCAAATTGATAAACAAAAAGAAGAGATTGATTCTTTGAAATTACAATATGAAAATACTATAAAATCTATTACAATTGATAAACAAAAGGCTGAAAAGGAATATAATAGGTTAGTGGGTAGGAAACTTTCGTGGAAAGAAAGGTTTTCAGGAAAAATTATTATAAATAAAAATGAAATTAAATGATTTTAAAAAGCTTGAAGAGTCAATAAAAGAACAGGACTTCAATAAAAGCTATAAGAACATAAATGATGTAATGTTCTACTTGTCTATATTCGGTAATATAGCTTCAATGTTCTTAGCATACTTTCTTCTTTATGGTGTTTTAGCAAGTGCAATTGATAATAAAATTATTGTTAGTATAGCTTCAATAATTTTATTAGGTGGACTTGAATTATTAAAAAGGGAAATATTCGATAAATTTAGTATTCAACATTTAAAATTTAAATCCTTTGTAAGTAAGGAGGTTTTACCACTTGGTTTTTTTAGTATATTACTTATTGGATTATCATTTTATTCATCTTTGAGTGGCGCAGAAGAGTTTTCATCTAAAGCTAAAGAAATTGAAAAGAAAGTTGATACAAATATTAAAACATATCAAGACAGCTTAACCGCTAAATATGATTCAACCTTTAGAATGATTGATAGCGATGTGGTGTTAGCTAAGGAAAAGATAAACAATAAAGATAAAGAACAAACATCTATTGAAAGCAACGATCCTTTAACTATACAACAGAAGAATAGAGTAAAAGATTTGAAGTCTGAAAAAGCGGATTTAAAAAATGAAATTTCGCTATTTGAATCTAAGAAGAAAGAACTTAAATTAGAATTAGAAAAGGAAATAAAGGAATTTGAATCAAAATCTAAATTAGAAGAAAAAGATCAAAAGAAAGAAAATAAATCAAATTCATTCTTATTTGTTATAATATCTACTATTATAGAACTTGTTATATTATCAGGTGTTTATTTCAATGAATACTACAAATATCGTTCTTATATGGAGTTCAGAAGAAAAATGGAAAAGGATGTTAATTTCCAAAAATGGGTTACATATAATTCAGTATTAGATGTTATTTATACAGAAGAAACTAAAATAAATTATAAATTATCAAGTGGTAAAAATATTCAAGATTTATGTAAAGTGAATGGTGTTATATTACTTAATAAAGATATGGCTGATATGTTTAAATTATTTATATCAATAGGTATTGTTAAGTCATCAGGCAGCAATAAATATATTTCAAAGAGTAAAGATATGGCACAAGAAATACTAAGAACACATTTTAAGATAAACTAATATGAAAGAATATATTGATAGTGTATTAAATTATACAGGCAGCAAATATAAATTGCTGCCTCAATTATTGCCTAATTTTGATTATACCAAAAAAAGACTAATTGATTTATTTACAGGTGGTGGTTCTATATTTATAAATTCAGTACAAAATTATGATGAAATATTAATTAATGATGTAATATCTGATTTGATTGGAATTCATAAATCAATAATCCAAAGTGATGATATAATTAATAAGACAAAAGATATATGTCCATCCAAAGATGATTCTGATGCTTTTATACAATTAAGAAAAAGTTATAATATAGAAAAAACACCTGAAAAATTATGGGCATTGATTTTATCTTGTAATTCTAATTTGATTAGATTCAATCAAAAAGGCGAATTCAATCAAACCTTTGGTAAAAGGGGTTGGAATCTAAATACTGATAAAAAAGTTGAAATTTTAACAAGTTATATAAGAAATTTTAAAGATAAAATAAAATTTAATAGTTCTAACTTTAATGATGTTCCATTATTAACAGATTCATTTTATTATATTGATCCGCCTTATGGTTATATTAAAGATATAAATGATGATATTGGAAATAAACAAATAAGCGAAGCTGGATATAATTGCTTTTATTATAAGGATGATGATATAAATCTTTATAATTATTGTAAAAAGATAAATGATATTGGTTCAACATTTATGTTATCAGGTGTTTTAGAACATTCTGGAAAAACAACTTGGATATTGGATAAATTAATTTCTGATGGGTTTAATTATAAGCTATTGGATTTTAATTATGAAAAGATAAATAAGAGTGGAAAAGATAAAGAAACAAAAGAAGTAATTATAATGAATTATTGAAAGAAAAAGCATATTTTTAATATATACAATAAAATATAAATAAAAATATGAACAATGAATACTTAGATAAGTTTGATGCTTTAGTAAAGTTGATAACTGAGGAAATAGAAATTGATGGTAAAAAGGTTTCTTTAAAAGAAGATTTTGAAAAATTCTTTATTAAAAGTAATAAAACTGCTGGAACAAGAATAAGAAAAATTATGCAACTTATCAGAAAAGAAGCAGAAGATATCAGAAAAAATGTTCAAGATTTCAAAAAAGACATTTAGAAATGACTTAAACATATAATTTTTTAAGAAAAGATTGCAAAATGTTTCAAATACCAACCAAAAAATTATTGGTTGGTATTTTTAATAATTAATTAAATACAATCTGATTTTTTAATATATAAGTAAAATCTAAAAAATAACTAATGAAAAAATTTAGTAATATAACAGGACAAAAAGTTAATTCCGAACCAGAAATTAAAATAAATAAAAAGGAACAGGAATTAAATGAATTGAAATATAACATAATGGATCTTATGGATAACATATTATCTATTCAATCATTTGGTTCAGCAAGGACTGAATTGTTAAATGGTAGCGTTACTATTTCTGGAAAAGAAATGCTCGCAGAAGCTCTTATAGACCTATTAGGAGAAAAGTTATTGAAGTCTGATATAAAAGTATTGGAATCTTTAAAAAATGATATAAGGGATTGGAATTTATTAGATCATAAAATAGATCAAATTAATACTACAATTGATGATAAGAAATTATTAGAAAACAATAAAAATTTAGTCAATAGTATATCATCTTTTATAAAGAAATATGAAAATGATGAAATGTTTGATGTTTTATTAGAACAACATTGTAATAGAATAGATTCTTCATCAGAAGCATTTCAAAGATCATTTATAGCTGATAAAATGTCAAATGATATAAACTATAACAATCTATCAAAAACTAAATTAAATAAGTTTTCCAATGCTTATTTAGAAAGGTCAAAACATTTAAATAAATAATATGACAACATTAACAAGTGAAATTGGGTATGGCGAAAAGATATTAAATAGATTAAAATCCATAAATGAATTGGTTGAAACAATATATGTTGATGAATCAAGTGGTGAAATTTCTATATGTAAAACAATAAAAGAATATAATTCTGTTAGAAACATAACAGAAAAAATAATTTATAGGCTAAAATCACATAGAATATTAGTTAAGGAAGATAGTTGCGATAATTCAAAAATGACTATATCTGATCAACCATTATCACAAACTATCTGTATAAATAGATCACCTTGTCAATGCGCATCATATGATATAATGAATATATTTATATCTGAAATATCAAAATTTAAAAATGTAGAAAATTCTACTTATAATTTTTTTAAACAAGGTTTTTTTAAAAAATTATTGAATGAAAATTCAGAATATGATTTAATTGAAAGAATATTAAAAAATGGAAAGAATTCATCTTGGATAATCGTTTCTAAAAGAATTTTGAACATAATAAAAAATTCAGATAAATTCCATAGTAACAAAAAGAAAACATCAATTGGACATCTTGATAATATGAATATTTATTTAAATCCAAATATGGATGATGATAATGTTTATTATGGGAATTATGATTCAATGTTAATTATAATTAATAGAAATATAAAAGAAGAAGATACAACAAGCCCAAGTTACAATAGAGAAGGTATGAATATAACAATTGAATATTGTTTTGTGGAAACAGGAAATGTTAAGATATTAAATATAAAATAAAAATGCAGAATTTCGTCTAAATGAAGAAATAGATTTTAATAATATGAATATTAAACAAAACAAAATTATAGAATATAATATATATGGACTTTTTATTTTTAAAATTTTATATAAAAAAATACAATCAATAAATTGATGAATATTTTTCCGTTGGAAAGCCAAGTGTTTCTGATTGGAGAAGATCAGGTAAAATACCACCACAAAGTTTTCGAAAAAGAAGAATCAATGGATCCAAAAGAATTAATATTTAAAATTTATTAACTAAATTATGAAAAAGATAAATGAATTCTTAGACACAAAAAAAGAATTAACATTAGAAGAAAGGATAAAACAAATAAAACTAAACAATCCAGGTAAATTTGATCATTTACCTGATCCTGTTCGTGGTAGTGCATTTAGAAATTGGTCTGATGAAGATTTCCAAGAAATCTTGGATTTACTTAAGAAAAAATTTCCAAACAGTTAATGAATATTGCAAAAATCCCAAAACCATTCAAAAATTATGAAAATGCTTGGTTTATTAATTTTATAAACACATTTAAATTTATATCATTTGATATAAATAAGTTGGAAATAGCCAAATTAATAGATTTATCTAATGAATCAAATATTAAAATAATATTATATACAATACACCAGATGTTAGTATGTGATTCAATAAATCCACCAACAATAAATCCTAAACCAACAAATGGAATTGAACTTAAAAATCCAAACACTTCTGAATTATTTGGTATATATCATATACATTTAAATGATGGTTTTGTATTATTGTGGTACTTAATTTGGAATGAAAGTGGACAACATATTAAATTTAATTATCTAAAACATCCACCATCAAATGATAATTACAAAACAATAATTAAAGAAATTTATAAAAGAAATGATGATGGCTACAATTTAGATATAGAAAGTTATTTCATTAATAGCCAACATATATTAAATTCTTATATAAATGAAAAAATAATAATGACTTTTAAAGATTTTATTAAAAATTTATGAATAAATGCAATCAATTAAATTGATTGCATTTTATTTTATATTTTCTGTTTGTTAGTTGGATCAACTGTTCCTTTTTTAATTATATTAATTGATTTCAACCCTTTGTCTTCTATATCGTCAGAATAATAAATTGTATTTCTATCATACCAACCACCTCTTATTATTGGAATTTCACTTGGTTCAAATACTATATCACCTAAAACTGGATCCAATCCAATCATAGTGTCTGGATTATAATTTGGATTTGGTCTTTCTAACTTCAAAGCTTCTTTTGAAGCAAAATCATTTTTCTTATTTACATCTTTTAATATTTGTGCTCTGTGATAATCTTCATTCTTTTTACTTACAAATGATATATCAATTGAATGTATTTCTGAAATTGTTGATAATTCAACAATTAATTCATTTTTAGGCACTCTACCTAATCTATTAAAATCTAAGAAATATTCAGATACCTTTTCATAAATTTGCGCATTTACACTATCATCCAGTGCATCAGAATATGTCATTATGAAAACATTCATAACATAATAAGACAAGACAGGTGAATCAATTTGGTAGCGTTTTGTAAGCATTATATTACCACCAATTCTTAAATATTGATCTATCTTTGATTTTTCATATGAATCTAATTCAAAAGCTCTTTTATCAATTGTAAAGTAGTTTGAATTTTGATTTTTAAATAATTTTATATTTGGTGTAGCTACAATATAGATAACTTCAAATTTTTCATAAGCATTAACATGTGAAAAAACACCTAATTTTTTTATTTGATAAGCATATTGTTGTGGTAAACCTAATACAAAATTATTACTTGAAATAGGTAATAAGTTTTTGGTAAAAGCAGTTGTTTCTTTGTCTGCACCAAAGTTTATATCAGTATTTATGGTAACATCAAATAAATCAGATAAATCTATTGAATTACCAAATCCATCAACAATTGGATCAACAAATGTCCAATCATTAATAGTTCTTCTAAATATGGATCCATTTGAACCATCACTCAATAAATAATTTACTTCAATAACAGATCCAATTTTTGGTATAGCACCGAATCCACCATTTCCAAATATTATATCAATTCCACTATTAAAACCTGTTCTAACGACACAAGCCTTTTCATCTGGTAGCAAATCATATAAATGTTTCTTTGTTGTCCAAAACTCACCATTAACTAATATTTCATAATTGAAATTTTCAACATCTTTTGTTTTACTTCTTAATCCAACATTATATGTTTGATTTTGCTGACCTGTTCCTGTGAAATTTTTTCTAAGCCATTTGCCTTGTATGATTGAAATAAAAAATTGTGAATTGCTTGTTATTTTATAAGCAACTGAATCTGATCCTAAATTTAACGAATATTCTAAACCATTTGTTTTGTTTTTCATTAATGATCTGTTTGTTAAAGTTATTCTACTACCAGGAATATCTTTTGATATATCGGATGATGTTTTTAAGTTTACTTTTAATGTTCCTGTAGCACTAACATTTCTACCAGGTATATGACCAGCAAATATAGCAGCATTTCTAATTACCCTTGCATTATTGGAATTTACATCTGATAAGTCAAATTGTTTTATACTATTTTTAAGATATAAAATAGACAATTGAAATAGATTTTCTAAAACAGACAATATTTGACCATAAGGTGAACTTATGCTGTATAACATATTAGCTTTAGAATGTTCTTGTTTTAAGTATAATTCTATTTCTGTTTTAACTTGGTTAAAACTAATTTCGGTTAAGTTCATTTTATTTTATATTATTTATTTAATTATATATTAAAAATCTAAGATCTTAATTAAAATGTTTTTTAAATATAATATATACAATAAGAAAAATATTATATTTTGATGGGGATAAATGAGATATTGGGGGCTTTTAAATCATTTGGGATTGGCGGAACAATTTTAGCTTGTATTATACTTTTGTTATGGTTAATTATTAAATCTACTTGGTTCGCTAATTTCATGACAAAAGTTAGTGACTTAATAATTGAAAAAATAGTTAAGTCTAAAAATAAGTCTAGAGAAAAGGTAATTGCAGAATCAGATATAGTAAATCATGACATATTTAGCTATATTGATTTTTGGATATATTCAAAAATACCTACATTTAAATTTTCATCTGAATATAGAACTGTTGTTTTTAGAAGATATCTTAGTATTTTCTTAAAAACACATAAAGATAAAATAAAAGAATTTATTGAAAATAAAGAATTTGAAAAAATGGATGATTCTCAATTATGGACAAGTTTGTTGAAATTAATTAATGATATTATATATAACTATGAAAAAGAAATGTTATCAGTTGGAATACCGATGATAATTATTGAAAAAATGAAAGTTAAGAATAATGATACTATATCACTAACAATTGATTTAATAGAAGGTGTTTGTAATTCGCAGTTTTATGATTCAGATAAAAATTATCTAAAAATATATTCTATATTGAATATATTGCTATCAATATTAGAAAATACTATATGTAATTCTGATTTAATATGCAATTCTATAAATGGTCAATTAAAAGGAATGAAATTTATAGATAATGGAAAAGAATATATAGAAAAATAATATAACTTATGTACTACGAAGAACAATCATTACCAGAATTACACTATATGAAACATCGTCATGATGATGATACAGATTATGTAGATTACGAAAAGAATATCTTAGATAAGAGTCTTTCACCACACATTTATAATAACAATTTAATGAATAATTTTTTGAAATTATTACAAAGACCTGTGTCAATGTTATTTGATAATTTCAATATCCTTAAGAATCTTAAAAATTATAATGTTGATAAATATTATTATAAACACAAGAATTAAAAAAAATAATTTATTAAAAATTAAAAAACAGCTATATAATATTTATATATACTTATACAAAACAATTATAGAAAATGATTAAGAAAAATAACGAAACTGATAATAAGATTTCATCATTTAAAAAATTCTCTGATATGACATCAGGTAATAAAACTAAAGAACCTAAAGATAATCCTGAATTAACTGAAAAACCTTTTAATGATGAAGATATTCCTATGAATCCAAATTTACCTTTGAATAAAAGTAAGCAAGAAAAACCTGCTTCAACTAAATATTTAAAGCCTGAACAAGAAGAAACCGAATTAACTAATGAAGAAGTTCAATTTTTTGGAAAAGTTGCAAAACTACCAAAAGGTGTAAAGGCTTCTAAAGGATTTAATTTTTTAGAAAATGTTAAAGTTTCTAAATCATCTATTTGGTATATTATGGTTGAAAAACAAGATAATGAATTACAGATGGTAAAATATAACTACAAAAAGGGTGTTGATTTAGGTAGCTTCTTAAATGAATTGAAATCTTTTTATGTTGCTAAATTTTCAAAAAATCCAAAAATGTGTAAATTAATCGAAAATATCAAAATTGATGGAAATGATAAATACTCTTGGATTAAGAATATACCATTAGTTGAATTTGAAGGTAAAAAAATGATTTCTAAAATAACAGAAGATTTAATTAAACTTCTAAGTAAATAAACAAAAAGACTCTTATAAAATATAAGAGTCTTTTTTATTATAATATTTTTTGTATAATTACATTTGCCCTATCATTAATTTTAACATCAGACAAATCATCGTGTTCAATATTTTCCAATTCCAAATAAGATTTTATCCAACGATCTAATTTAACTATTTGATCATCATTGTGATATCTTATTCCATCATTAGATGATTTATTATTTAAAATTGGTGGTATATAAAATATATTTGACCACTGATTGATAGTTTTAAGTATTTCCTTTTGTAAGTGATTGATAACTGCTATATCTTTATTAGATAATTTGTTACCAAATAAACCCCTAAAATAGAAATAATTTAAAATTCCAGATGAATCACATATTATATAATCCTTAGAATCCAAATACATTCTTTCTCTATTTAATTGTTGATAGAATATAACTAATTGATCTATTGGACTATTTGGTATTCCGAATTCTGCGATAAAGTCTGTAGCGGCTTCCGTTATATAGATTGAATTCTTACCCAGCTTCTTTAGTTCAGTGTGAACATCAGAAGCCAAAGTAGATTTCCCAGATGCAGGCGCACCTAAAATACATATTAATTTAGCCATATTTTATCTAAAGAATTGTGCATTTGCATTAATTTTATTCATATCATCTTGTGAAAATATTTGTGGCATCTTTTTAATTATATCTTGTAGTTCTTTATAAGTCGCTGCCGCTTCTTCTTTTCTACCTGTGTAATAACAAGCTGCCGCATGCACTTCTAATAATTTCCATGTATATAATGATTCATCAACAAATAATAATCTGGTTGGATATGGGTTTTTTCCGTGGAAAGTTACTTTAGCTGCTTTACTATAAAGATAAGCTAAATTCCATTCATTTACAGATAAGTAATAATCAATTATAACCTTTATAGGTTCAGCCCTCATTGGATCCATTGCATAGGCTTTAAGCAACTCTTGCATAGTTTCTGCCCAAGGATATTCCAAAGCTCTTTTAATCGTTCCTAAACGGAATTGTGAGTAAAATCTTTCTTCTTCATAACCATCTGTTCTATTAACACGTTCTTTATAATATTTCATAGAACGTCTTAATCTTTCTTCATTTTCAAGTCTATCTTGGCTAGAAGCTGAATCATGAAAGGATTGAGCACAATAGAAAATCCACCTTGGATCTCTCTTATCCTTTGATAAATATTTTTCAAGAATTTGAGAATGATTAAAATATTTATCTGATATATTTCCATCCCAAGAATGTCCATCCATACTAACCTTAACAGAAATATTTTCTGCTAACCCTGATGTCAATCCACTTTCTTTTGAAATAATAAATTCATGAACTACACCATACCATTCAAAACTTTTTGAAAGCTTAAAAAATGTATTTCTAGTATATTTCATTGATCCAATATATGTATTTATCATATATAAATCTTTTGTAAATTGTGTCTTGTTAAAATTGTGATCAATAACAAGTTGTTCATCACAATCTATCCAAAACCCATGGGTTTTGTCTTTATCCCAACCAATATCATTAACAACATCATTTAATTTTTGCATTGCAAAATTCCGACTATTTTGGAAGTCATCAAAAGTTCGTTCAAAAACAAAAGTTGGTATATCATTATCAATTCCAAATTTTTTAATTATATCCTGTGTACCATCAGTAGAACCAGTGTCATTAACAACTATTAAATCAACTATATTTTTAACAGAATTTAACATCCGCTCTATTACTTTTGATTCATTTTTACAAATGAAATTTAAAGCTAATTTATTCATATTTTTTTATATTATTTTTTTATTTGGATTTAAATATATATCCATATAAGGTTTATATTTAGCACCAGTATCAGGTGTTTGTCTATTTAAAAAATCCATTAGTACAATTATTGTTTCATATATTGTTTCATCATCTTCTTTTGAGAGACTATATTTAAACCCTTCAACTTTATATTTATTACCATTTAAGACGAATAAGCTATCAACTTCTGGTAATTTAATTTGTGAATCTGAAAAGAAACAATCTATTTCAAGTAGATTCAATTTATTTTCCCTATCTGCTGATATTTTCCTTGTTGGTAATATTTCAAATTTTGTTTTATAAATAACTTTATTCATCTAATAACTGTTTTAGTTTTTCTTCTCTTTTAAATATAGGAAAATGTTCCACTAAAAATGGATATTTTTCCATATATTTTTTGAATTTATCACTGTTTGTGAAGTCATCAATTCTTTCATCTTTTAGATAAAAATTATTAAAAAGTTTATAAAATCGAAAACATAAATATTTATAACTTAGCTTATTTTTATAGAAGAAATTATTTTTGTGAATTAAACCACTATAATAGAAAAAATTTATTTTTCCATTGTTAAGTTCTACAATTCTTATTGTTTCACAAAGACTATGATAATTAAATAATACCTTTTTAGATTTAATATAAAGAAAATCAAAATCCAAACCAGTTTCACTTAATAAAATATTTTTAGTCCAATTCATATTATTTTCTTTCCAACCAAATCGCTGAGTCGGCAGTAATTCTTGGAGTTTAGTCCAATTCATATTATTGATTTAATTTGTTTATCCCTAAAATGTTCTGTAATTCTTCCTTTTGATAATTCAAAATACTTTTCTTCCTTTTCCATCATAATCCAATTTCTATTTGTATTAATACAAGCAATTGCTGTTGTTGATGATCCAGCACAATTATCTAATACAACATCACCTTCATTACTATATGTCATTATTAGATATTCTAATAGTTTTAATGGTTTTTGCGTAGGGTGAATTGTACCATTTAATTTGTTTTTTTGTTTATCAGATGAAAATATCTGAACACTTCTTGGATATCTATCTGTTTCACCACCACCACTAACATCAGTTTTAACTTTACCATATACTTCGGTTTTATTTTGAACTGATGCTTTTTTAGTATATTTATTTATTGGCTTATGACCAAATGTTTTTTGTGGATTATATGTTGGTAAATTTTTATAAAAAACTAATATATTTTCATGTGATTTTAGGGGCATTTTTTTTGCATTTAAAAATCCTGTTGCTTGAGTTTTTTCCCATATCCATTCATATCTTAACCATTCTAAGTTTGAACACCCTAACACTTTATCAAATGGTGTTTGTGCAAATAATATTATCGCACCATTGTTCTTGATAATTCTTTTATAATGCTCCCATAATTTATCTAATGGTATAATTGAATCCCAAGAACATTTAGTAGTTCCATATGGTAAATCACAACATATAAGGTCTATGCTTTTATCTGGTATATCATTCATCAATTCCAAACAATCACCTAAATATATTTTATTCATTTAATAAATGTTCTAATTTTAGATTTCTTAAAAATGTTCTTGGTGTTATAAAAATCCTAATTGAATTACCATTTGACATAACATCAACTATTGGTATTTTAATATTTTGTCCAGTTGTACCATCACTATATTGTTCTTCTGACATATGATATGAAGTTATAATTCTATTATATTGATATTTATCTAAAGTGGGTAAGAAGTAATGGAAATAACCTGGTGTAGTTACGCCAGCTTCTAAAACTTTATTTTCAAAAATAGCCTCTAATTCATTTTTCATTGATTTCAAATCATTAGAAAGTAGTTTATTTCTAACTGAAATAGTTTGCATTAATTGTACTAAATTATTCATTTTCTAAAATATTTTTTTCTTTTACTAAATCTCTATTTATAGCTTTTTCAGATGAAAACTTATCTCCATAACGAGCTTTTAATTTATTGATATTTTTACACCAAACATCTTCTATATTTAAGTTATATTTTTCTAAATATATTGATAAATTAGAATTAATTGAAATTACTAATCCAATTAGTGATTCACTATCAATATTTTTATTGTAGAAGAGTTTCTTCTTTATCATATCTTGAATTTTTAGTATAGATTTTAGTATATCCATAACTATTTTTTCAGGTGATTTTTTTTCTAAAAATTGATTAAATTTTTCAGAACCAGGATATTCCCTATAAAATATTGCTAAATACCAATAAATATCACCAACTTCCTCTAAGAGGTTTATTGGATCCATTTCATTTTCATAGTTATCAAGTAGCTCATCAATTTCTGTAGCAAGACCAATTGCAGCATGTAAAATATTTTCCATCTTTTTATCTGAATGAAATTCAGTAGATAATGTTTTTTCTGATAAATTAATATATTCTTGTAAATTCATATTTTATTTTTTATTATTTTATTAGAAAGGGTAATAAAAGTTTAATAATATATAAAATTAAATGAAGAAACTACCGACTATGAAAAATTATATTTATTGTTTATCACACCCAATTACAAATGAGGTTGTTTATATTGGAAAAACAAAAAATCCTAAAAATAGGTATAAAAACCACTGTAGTAAAGATAAAAACCATTATGCTACAAGACTATCTATGTGGAAACATCATTTATTTTTGGATAATTTGAAACCAGAATTTTTTATAATAGATGAATTTGAATCTGAAATTGATTATTGGGAAATACACTATATTAGATTATTTAGATATTTGGGTGTAAATTTATTAAATATGACAGAAGGTGGTGATGGATTACAAAATCCATCAGCCGAAACTAGGAGAAAAATTGGTGAAAAGAGTAGAGGTAGAAAAATGTCAGAGAAAACTAAAGAAAAAATTTTTATAGCTACATACAATAGCGGTAAAAAAATAGTATGTTATGATATTAATGAGAATTTAATTGAATATTTTAATAATTCAAGAAGAGCCAGTGAGAAATTGAATGTATCATATAAAAATATATCTGATATATTAAATGGGGGGATGAATTTCAATAGGGGTTATACATTTTTCTTTCAAGATGATACAAATATTGAAGAAAAACTTAAAATTAGGATATCTAAAACAACAAAATTAGGACAAAAGATTTATCGGATAGATAAGTATGGTATTTTTACTAATTATGATAATTTAATGTGTGCATCAAGGGAAAACAATTTAAGCTTCAAAAATATATGGTTGTGTCTTAATAAAAAAAGGAAAACTTGTGGTGATTTTGCGTGGATATATGAATCTGAAATTAGTGATGTGGATTATAATAATTTTTTTAATAAAAAGACAAAAGGGTTTAAAGTTTCTGCATATAATGAAAATAAAAATGAATATATGGAATTTAACTCACTGACAGAAGCATCTAATCATTTTAGTATGAAAAGATCTACTATATCTAAGTATATAGAGGAATGTAAGTCAAGGAATGGTTATAAATTTAAGTATATTATATAAATAAATTTTAGGTTTGTTTATTTAATATATAAGTATATATGAAATACTTAAAATTATTTGAAAACTTCAATCAATCACAAATTGATGATATTTGTGAATATTATGGTATACAAAACTATATAATTAATTCAGATGGATCAATTGATGTAGATGGTGATGTTGATTTAAATAGTAAAAAATTAACAAAAATGCCACTTAAATTTAATAAAGTTTCAGGTTGGTTTGATTGTTGTGGAAATGAATTAACTACATTAGAAAATAGTCCAAATTATGTAGGTGATGATTTTTATTGTATAGGTAATGAATTAACAAATTTAATAGGTGGTCCAAAAGAAGTTGTTGGTGATTTTGATATGGAAGATAATGAATTAACTAGTTTGGATGGATATCCAAAAATAATAGGTGGTGATTTTTTTCCACATGAAAATCCAATAACACATTGGGTCATACGATTATTTGATTATAATGTTAAAATATATTTAAACTATCAAGAAACATATAACTTTTTAAGAAAAGATTGTAAAATAGTTAAACATCTTTTAGAAGAAGTTATTAAAGATTACAATGAATATTATGATAAACAGGTAGAACTACCAGAAAAAATAGAAGGATATACCTACATATGAAAATTAAAAAATACGAAGAATTTAAATTAAATGAAGAATTCATTTTACCTGCTTTAAAGGGTGCTTTGGGAAAACTTGCTAATATGTTTGCTGGGCCATTTAAAGACTTAGCCAATGATTTTAAAAAGATGTTTAAAGAAGATGATCCAAATTCATTAGTAAATGTAATAACAACTAATTTAGATCAAGCAATAGACTCGGCACAAAAAGAAATAATTAATATAAAAGATGAAACATCTATATTAGGAATTGTAGATAATTTTTCTATTAATTTAGTCCAACTATCAAATAATATAGGAAAGGATATTGAAACTGCTTTAGGAAAAGGTAAATCCAAAGCAGTTATAGAACTATCAAAAGCTATATTAATGGGTAATAAAGAAATGGATTTTGTTGGATTAGTTGGTTTAATTGATCCACAAAAAGGATTATTAAAAAAGGATATAAAATTTAAATATTCAAAATCTAACTATATAATTGAAGTAAATAAAGGAAAAGATATAAATGCAAAAAAGAAGATAGCATCTACTTTCTTAGATAATTTTCAAAAGGAAATTAAAAATCAATTAAGAAAAGATATTACAGAAGAAGAAATTGATAAACTTTATAAAGAACTTAAATCTAAATCAGGTGAAAATGCTGATGAAATGACTTATGATAAATTAAAAGAATATTTTGATAAGAAAACACCTGTTATATATTTACTTAAAGATAAAGATAAAAATGACTATGATAAAAACAAAAAACCAACTGAACAACAAGATATAGTTGGTGTTAAAGTAATAAATAGTTTAGATCAAAATGATACTGATCAAAGTGTAGTATTTTTGGATAAAAACAATTCACCAACCATTAAAAAGGGTTATAAAGATATTATAGGTGTTGCTGAAAATGATATGGGTGACAATGCTAAAAAAGCAGCAGACGCATTAGGGAAAATTAAAAATGATGAAGAAAAAATGTCTAAAGTTGCCAATTTTGCCGAATTTATTTCTGATGATAATAATAAAGCCAAAATTGATCAAATTGATAAAATATTAGGTAAATAATGAATTATAGAAGAGAATACGACAAAATGTATAAGAAAATAAACAAATTAGCACAAAAAGGAATTGATGCTACATTTGATTATTATTTATTAATTGATGAGTTTATTAGTAATGGACAATATAATCTATTGGAAGATGTTATGTCTGCCAAATATAAGATTGATATAGATAAATTTAAAACGATTGATGATTTTAAGAAAAACTCATATGATATTGTTAGATTAAATACAATAACAAATACAGCATTAGTATTAAATAATTTATTTAATACAAAAAATGTATATCAAATAGGTTTTCATTTCTATGATAAAACTAATAATCACTATTTAGGTGATATAAAAGAAATAGAAAATGAAGTATCATTAATAAATAAAAAATATATTGAATTATATATTGATGTAGAATCTATGGTTGGTATTCCAAGTTCTACAAGTGCTTCTATACCACAATTTATAGATGATAGAAGAAAGCCAATTGCTTATAATATTGGAAATCATATGATTTATAATAATAAAATATATGACTGTATAACATCATATACATATTCTGTTAATAATTTAATAACACCAACATATTCAACACATTGGTCTGAAATATACGCACCAACATATTCATATCTAATGATTGATGATAATACTTATTCACTATCAGATAAATATAGTTTAGCGATTGATTTTATAAAATCATTCACATATTCTTATGCTTAAAAAAAATAGACTTATATGAAATATTTAAAACATTATAAAATTTTTGAAGAATCAGAACCAGATGCTAAAACGGAATTTCTAAGATATTTTGATATACTATCTATTAAAGATGGTGATGATATTGTAGATCCAACTGATAGACTTATTTCAATATGTGTAAATAATGCTGATAGAACAGAAGATGATAATATTGAAATATATTCAGTTAAAAGAAAGGCAGATGGTGAAATATTTACAGTTGGTGATAATTTAGGACTTTCCTTTCCTGGCAATGGGGTAAAACCTTTTGAAAGTATTCTTAAGATATGGCCAAGTTTTGATCAGATTAGATATGATTCCTATGGTGGTGGATGTCCATTAAATCATTTTTTTATTGTAAAAATGTAAATAAAAAAGCCTCTAATTATTAGAGGCTTTCAAAATATTGTTTAATATATTCACGCATATCTTTTACTTTTACAAATTTTGCATCTTCGTCATCAGGACCAATATAAATTATATAAGCACTTGATACATTTATACCCCATTCTTCTAAAATCAAGGCATAAAGACATAATTGTATTGAGTATTCATTGTGGTGGTTTTCATAAAAAGAATTGAATGGTGGTAGTAATTTTCTCCATCTACCATCTTCATGATTATCATCTTTAAATACTTTATTTGTTTTATAATCTAAAATATAAAGTTTATCATTCATAAGGAATAAACCATCTAATGTTCCAGCTAACTTCCATTTTTTAGAAAAAAGCCTTACTTCAAATTTAACAGGTGTTAATTTATGTAAGTATTTACAGTATATCTTATTGAATTTATTTATTCTATGTATAAGATCTGGATTGGTTGGTAATGGATTCCACTTTTGATTATAATAATCTTCTATCCATTGGTGTGTGGCTGTCCCAATTTCATTGGCATATCTATTGGTTTCATACCATTCTGCTTTTATCCAATTTTGGTCAACACCGACTTCTTCGGCTTTCTTTTTAGATTTTCCTTCAAAATCAAATTTAATATGTAATTCACTAACCAATGTTGTTACTGATTTTAAAACTTCACCATCATATGTATATTTATGATACTTGGGATTGAATGAAAATTTATCATCTTGTTCAAAGCATTTTAATTTTTCTAAAATTAATTCTTTCATAGAAATTATATAGAAAAATTAAAGTTTGTTTAAAATTTTTCTGATTTTTGAAATTCTATTACTATTTTTATATTGATCTTTCCAGCTCATCAGCCTCCCACTCATTCGCGAGCAAGTCCACTTATCAGATTCAATTATAAATTGTGCTTTCCAATAGTCATAATCAAACATATTATTTTCACCCATATTGTTTTAATTTTTCTAAAATTTTTCTAATTTTTCTAAAATTTTTCTAATTTTTGAAATTCTATTAATTTCTGATTGATTAAAGTTTTCAAATAATTTTAAGTATTTCATATTTTTTCTAAAATTTTTCTGATTTTTGAAATTCTATATAGGATTTTATATCTATCTATCCAGTTATCGTGTTCATTTAATAGTTCATCAATTGCTTTAGGATCCATATTGTTTTAATTTTTCTAAAATTTTTCTAATTTTTGAAACTCTTTTTAATTTTCCAATTGACCATTTAATTTCCATCTTTTTTCAAAACATTTAATTTTGCTAAAATTATTCTAAGTTTAGAAATACTATTTTTAGGTAATGGTATTTGGTTACTGTAATATTTTTTCATACTATTTAAGGTTGTAGTAATATATTTGAATTTGTTCATTTGTATATTTATTTAATCCAGGAAATTTAAAATTTCTTCTATTTTAGAATCTCTAATAAAACAAGTTGTTATCTTCAGAATCTTATCAGTTTCCTTTTTAACAACATGTGAATCTTGGTTATAGAATAGTTGAATATAACAATTAAAAACTCGGTAAGCGTCAATTGAGAAGTCATTTTTATAATCTATTTCCAATCTTTCAGATGGTGTGCTTAATGTTTTTACTTGTGTATCTGATAGACCTTTTACTTTATCAGAATTTGAATATCTTAATGAGTTTTTAAAAGCATCAAATTTTTTGTGATTTATGTTTGAATCTTCATCAATTAATATATCACGGACTTTAGATAACATAACTGATTCACCAACTAATGATTGAATTGCCTTTATCTGTTCATCAAAAGTTTCACCATCAATAACCAAAGATGCTTCTTCTGCCTTTTCTGTAACACCTTTATAGTGTTTTTTATGCAAGGACATATTCTTAATAGAACCAACCATATAACTATTATTATCACTTCTATATAGACCCATATACATACTAAGACGCCTGGATTTATCAGATGAATTTAGTATATAAAATGACTTATAGTAAGTTGAAGAATTAATAGTTACATCATCCGATAATAGGATTAGTTCTTGAATACCACCTTTTATTTTTAATTTATAATGGCTAATGTCAAAATTTTGTTCAATTTGTTCAATCTTAGCTTTTAAGAACTCTTTTATATCAAATACTTCATATTTATTTGATACATTACAGACTTTCTTAACAGTCCCAAAATATTTGGTAACTATTTGATTATCTGTTCTGATAATTTCAATGGCATTAATCTTCTTCAATGCTTCATCTTTATCCCAAGTTAAAAAACCATATTTACGTAGACTCATATTTTTATAGATTTAGTTTATCAAAGATAAGAATAATATTTGGAATAAAAAAATTAATATATAGAAATATATGAAATATTTAAAATTATTTGAAAGTTACAATGAATCCATTGTTGATACACTTTGGACATATAACATAAAAAAATATTCAATAAATCCAGATGGATCTGTTGATGTTGATGGTAATGTTGATTTAGATGGAAAAACATTCACTGAATTGCCAATTAAATTTAATAAAGTAACTGGTCATTTTTATTGTTCAAATTGCAACTTAACTACATTAATAGGTTGTCCAAATTATGTTGGTGATTGGTTTAATTGTTCAGATAATAATCTAACGAATTTAGATGGTTGTCCAAATTATGTTGGTAATAATTTTATATGCGTTAATAATAAATTAACCAGTTTAGAAGGTTGTCCTAAAGAAATAGGTGGTGGGTTTTATTTTGGTAGAAATCCAATAATTGAAATAATAAAAATATTTTTTACTGTTGATATATATTTAGACTATCAAGAAACTTATAATTTTTTAAGAAAAGATTGTAAAATTGTTAAGCATTTATTAGAAGAAGCAATTAAAGATTACAATGAATATTATGAAACTGATATAAAATTACCAGAAAAAATAAAGGGATATACTTATATATGAAATACTTAAAATTATTTGAAAACTTCCAAAGTGGAGAACGTTTGGAATATCTATTAGATAAATTAAAACAATTTAATTTAGAAAAAGGTGATTATGCAGTTTTTGGATCCGCCCTTAGTTATAAAAGGATTATTAGATGATGTGAATGATTTAGATGTAATAATAAAACCATCTAAGTGGACATTTGGTGATAATAATGAGTATAGGACAGATGGTATTGAATTCTTTAATAATTGGCTATCTATGGATATAGATGATTTAATTGATAATAAATCATTTGAATATAATGGGATTACATTCATAAATGTTGATGAAGTATTAAAATATAAAAAGATACTTAAACGAAATAAAGATAAAAAATATTGGGAATAATTATTCCCTAACAACTTTAAAAAGAGCTTTTTCTATTGAAAAGCCATTGTTTATAAAATACTTCAAACTATCAACATTACAATGTGCATATACAACTTTATCAGATTCTTTTATTTTAGCATCCCTATAATTCCATAACATTTTGTATATTCCCCTGCCTCTATATTCGTCTTTTACAAAAGCATGACATAAATAAATAACTGATTTATGTTCAACATACGAAACAATACCAACTAATATATCTTTAACAAAGCATCCATAATAGGTTGCATATTCATCCAATAAATCTGGTTTTATTGAATAGAATTCTTTTTCTACTTCTGAATATGTTACTTTTTTTATTTCCATTCTAATATGTTTTTTATTAAATCTTCCCTTTTTTCAGATATAAGAACTTTTTGATATAAACTATATGGTATTAAATCTTCTATATTAAAAATATATTGATTATATTTTTCTGTATACCAAACACATTCAGCAACTACATCATCACAAGATATTATTTTCATTTTATTACCTCCTGTATTTTTTATTACACTATCACCTGGTTTAAATTCCATAATTTAATACATAATTTTATATAAACTATTTATTAAATTATGGAAGCCCTCTAAAATCTTTTAGAAATCTTTTCAAAATATTCTATTTCTTCTTGACTTAATGATAAATAATTATTTTTAATTTTATCTAAATTGTTTAAGAATAATTCTTCAAGAAATGTCTTTGGTTTAATATAACCAATTTCTTCTTTAACTTCTTCTTTATATTCCTCTTTTAAGATCTCAATCATTTCTTTAATCTCATCTTTTGAACAAGAAGATATAAAATCATCTACATCAATATCTATTTCATTTTCAAATGTTGGCATATTATTATTTTTATTTTTACTTAAGAGAAACTATTAAAACCCCAATAAATATAAGTAATCCACCAATAATTGTTTTCATATCAATATTAACATCTTTCAATATTAAAAAAGAAAAAAATATTATGAATAATGGATAACTTATTTCAACCAATCCAGCCACAACTGCATTACTGTGTTTTATTGATGAAGCTATCATTAGACTTGCTAAAAGATAGACAAAAACATTAACAATAAATGTATATTTTATATCATAAATGTTTTGTAAATCACTTTTGATATTTCCAAATATTAAACACAATATTCCAACTATGATTGTACAAATTAAATATTCAAAAAACATCATAGTGAAAATATTGACTCTATTCATCACCTTTTCAAAAAGAACATAATTCAATCCCCATAATATAGATGCAAGTAAGGCAGTTATTATACCTAAGTTACTTTTTAAGAAAGCTAACATTTTATTAAAATTTAATTACACCATCTATCAGATAAATTTTCCAATTCGTCACCAGTAAAAGATTTAAACCTAATTCTTAGTTTATCTATTGTATCTAATTCTATTCCCCAAATTTCGTGGTCTGTGTTTAATTGGTAAAGATTATTATCAGGTGTTATAATAATATTAAAATTATCATCTTCCTTGTGAAAATAGTATTTACCATCTTCTTTACTTGTATATTCCTTGAAATATTTAACAACTTCGTTTAAATCTTTTATTTCCATTTTATGTTCTAATTTTTAGAATGCCATTCCAATAATTCTTTTAAAACTAATTCCCTTTTATACTCTTTGGTGATAAAAAAGTCTTTATGAAAAGCTATACCATGTCCATATCCATTTAAATCCAAATAGATTTTATCACCATCTACTTTAAGAACTTTGAATAACTCATCGTCTTTTAACTTTTTTGGATAACCATTTGCTTTTCTTCTAAAGACTGTTACTAAATCACCTACCATTATTTTAATAGACAAATCCCTTAAAACTATTTTTTTAGAAAGCATTATAATTATGTCTTTTTAAGTTCTTTAATTCTATCTCTTATTTGTGATGCAATTTCATATTCTTCATTATCAATTGCTTGACTCAAACGTTTTTCCAAATCATCAACTGTTGAAGTGGCTTTATAATCACGTTCTTTTCTATTCAACTCCATCTGCTCTTCACTTGTAGTTCCATCATCACTTATATTAATACCAGATAGCTTTAAAACTTCTTCTGAACATAAAATTGGACAACCATATGATAATGCTAAACAAACACCATCACCAACAGAACATTCTATTTCTATATCTTCACCATTTGAATCAAAAATCAATTTACAATAAAACACACCTTCAAGGATATGTGATATGTATATCTGATGCAAATCAACCCCAACTTGATCAGTAATCATTTTAACCAAGTCATGGATAACTGGTCTATTTGCTGACAAACCTTCCGTTTTCATAGCAATATATTGAGCATCACCTGGTTTTATAATGATTGGTAACTTTAAATTACCAATCAATTCTGATAAAACCAAGACATATGATCCTGCTTGTGTGTGACTATATGATAGTCCAAATATTTTAAGTTCTATTTTTTTCATATTTTAATATATTCCTTTTTCTTTAAAAATTACACCCAAAGGATTGTTTTTATCATTTCAGTTTTTGTTTTGAATTTCGTAATAGTTTCCCATTTTTACCTCTTAAATCATTGATTATTTGAGGTTTTAAAATAGGTGTTGATATATTCTAGTTATGTGTCATTGCCTCTCGTTCCAAACAGCAATAGCTTCATTTTTATCTTCTTCCCACCAATCAAGTGAGTGTCCTTTTTGTTTACAGTTTACTCTATAATAATCAGTCATGTTATCACCAAAAGTTGTCGTTTCAATTTCAGTATCCGAGCCACAAAAAGGACAAGGCAACGCACACATAACAGCACCTATATTCAATTGCGGGGTCTGTGGTTCATTTGAGTTCATGTCTTTTAATTTAATTTTGTGAATAATTCAAGTTTTGTGCTTCTAAGTCCGCAACTAAATATAGCTGCAAACCGTTATATTCAATTAAAAAATTATTTCGATTTTATATAAAAACATTATTCTATTTATAACTATTCGATTAAGTTCAGAATAAGGTATTGCTAATTTACTTTCTTCTATTGTTATAAAATCTTCCCAATGAGATACATCTAATATAGCTCTTTTTAATTTTTCTAAGTTTTCCATGTTTTTTATTTTTTATTTGTAATAATTTTTTAACTAAATATAACAACAAATATATTTAATAATTTTATTTTATTTTGTTCCATAAAATCATATTTCTACTAATTAGCACCGATAAAGTGCATATTACAGTATTTTGAAAACCAAAACATTTTACTGATAATGTTAGTAGAAATATGATAACTAACACCAGTATTAATTCAATTAACCATTTTTTCATATTAATTTTGTTTTAAAAAAATTACTAAATATATTTGCAACCGTTATAAGTAATATTATTTTTGTTTGAGTTCTTCAATAAAATTCAATATACTTTCCTCACCATCAATTGTTTTAACTGAGTCATCTATATAAATAACGACAATTCTTGGTGGTAATTCGTTCTGAACAAATGATTGAATTTTTTCTATTCCTTTAGCATCTAATATTGATTCATCAATATCTTTTAAATAATCTTTCATAATTTTTTTTTAATTGTTAAACAAAAATAATACATACTTATAACAACAAATATAAGAAATAAATCTTACTTTGTCTATTTTTTAATGAAAAGATTTACTTCTCATATTTGCAACCGTTATGTGTAATAATTTTTTACCCACCCATTCTTTTATTTAATTTCGGCTCATCAATATGTAATAACATTACAACATTTCTTAATGGATTATCAGGATTGTTGAAAACATCATCAATATAGATTTCACCATTTATAATTTTATCAAAAATAGATTTACTTTCTTCATAAACATCTTGACCGCCAATAACCCTTATACCTTTTGGTTGATATTTTTTATAGAAATTAATAAATTCATCTATTTTACTCAAATAAAGTTTTTTTCTATAATTTACCATATTTTCTTCTTGATTGTAGAAATCATCAGAAAATATGACATTATTATACTTTTTTGATAAATCTATTTTTTTACCCTCATTCAAGAATTGTTTCCAGTTATTAATTTGTTCTCTCATTTCCTTTGACATATTATTTCTTTATATATAAATAGTTTAGATTAATAAATCCACCCACAAAATTACTACACATAACAAATGATAAACAACATTAAAACGATTGTTTATCATCAACCGTTAGGTTCAATTAAATTATTGTTTTTATTTCTGTTAAATGTTTTTCATGAGTCAACCAAATGTTAGGTTCTACATTTTCATCAGTTTTAACAACTAAATAACCATTACCTTTATCTTCAACACACCTTACTACCTTTCCATTTGGTTGTAAATCTGGTCTATGACTTTCTGATAAACCTGTTTGATAATTCTTTCCTATTTTCATATTCTATATTTTATTTGTAAAACAATAATTTAACTAAACCTAACAAATGATAAACAACATTAAAACGATTGTTTATCATCGGACGTTAGTTGTAATTATTCTAACTCATTACGTTCAGCCCATTTTCTATCCTTTTCTCGTTTAATTAAAGCCACATCACCTATTAAATCAATATAACTACAACTAACATCAGATATATGTAATTTTTCATTACTCTTATCTAAGTTTTGTTCTAAATTTTCATCTTCTTCTTCCATTTTATTAAATTTTGTGTTAAAACTACATATATCTGAGTATCGTTATGTTCCATTAAAACGAGAACATAACAAAGAATATATTCAATATTATTTTTTCTTTGCGTTTTCAAATAACGTTTGTATTTGTTCGTCTTTTGATAATAAGAACATTATTTCTACTTCATTATCAGTTATTGTATCTTCATCTAATTTCATTAATAACAAATACAATCTACGTTTTGTTTCTAAAATTTCTTCTTTCATTCTATTTAAGTTTTGTGTTAAAAAATAATACTAAATATATTCCCAACCGTTAGTTGTCATTTTTTTTTAACAATAACACCACACTCACATATTCTAATTTTGAATGTTTTTTCAATTCTCCTTTCTACGTCATAATCGAATCGTGGTGAATGTATTTTAAATGTGTCAATATAACATTCATCAAAATTAGAACTTCCACAAAAACGACAACTAACACCAGATATATGTAATTTTTTATCTGTGTTATCAAGTTCTGTGTTCTTATTTACTTCTTCCATATTATTTAAGTTTATTATTTCAATTTAAGAAAAAACTACATATATCTGTAACCGTTATATTCAATTTTAATTTTTTACCAAGACATCCCAATCTACCATCTAAATATACTTTCATATCCGAGTTTTTAATCTTGTACCAATAAATCTGCGGCACATGATGCGGAAAAACTTAATGGCTTAACCCAAACTCTATAACCCATTCCCCTTAACCAAGGAACATAAGTTTTATAAGATAAGTGAGATCTGTTTCTCGCATAACCCCTATTATCCATTTTACCTTCAAATGGATTGAAGTCCAGGTGTAAATCAACAAGTTTATATTGACATACTTTTTCGTTTTCTGTTAGCAACATACATCTAATTGATGATGTTTCGTCATTTGTATTTAAATATTCGCCCCTACACTTAGCTAAGTGATATTTATATCTTTTTCTTTCTTGAATAGACAAATCATTTCTATTATAAAAATCTTCTAATTCTTTGTTTAAAAATTCCCCAATTTCCAAAACATATTGTGATTCTTTTTGTAATCTTTCAAAATTGTCTTTTACTTTAGTAATTGATTCTCTAAAGAAAACAACGTGAGCACCGCTTTTAATATCAGTGTTATACAACATAATTGCAACTGCATAAACAGTTCTTTTCTTTTTCTGAATAGAATCACAACCAACGCTAATTGTAACACTTGGATTTTTTTCTATAAATGATTTTATATATTCAATTATATCTGGTATAAAATCACCCCCAAATTTCTTAAACTTTTCTTTCAATTCCATACCTATTCAATTATTTCAATTATTAATATTGATTTTTTTAGAATTTCAGGTGGTGCCACTAAAAATCCATTAACTAACGGCATTTCATAGCCACTCATATAGAAGGTCTTAGACATTTCTAAAATAGTTCTATATTGTTCTTCGTTTACATTCATTTCATCAGAAACAAACTCACCTAATTCATTTTTTAACTTAAATATTATTTTCATAGCTTTTATATAAACTTTTTCAAAAAAGTTTAGCCATCTTCCCTTTTTAGAAAAGATGGCTACTTTTTACTTAGTTTCTTCTTTCTTAACAGGCTTATTGATACGTCTGATATTAACCAATACATCTTTGAAGTTACTCAAAAATTTCTTGCTTTTAACATCACTAATATCAGAATTACTGTCCAATACGTGTAGCAAATAAGCTGTCAATTCATCATCACCAACTCTCTTCAAGAACTTAGTGATATTATCAAGCTGCTTTTCAGTAAACTTTCTAATGTCATATTCTTTCAAAGATTGAATAAGCTCAGAATTTTTGTCACGATTGTATTTATCCAATTCATTTTCAACTTTATCATAACGATTGATGATGTCATCAATTGTGATGTTAATCATTTCTTGTAGGTATTGTAAAAATCTTTGTGCGCCATTACCAATATAACCATGCGCTACTTCTTGTAAAGAAGTGATAAATTCACGCGGTGAAGATTCCTTACCAAAGTTCTTAGTGATGAAATCACTAATGAATGTCCAAGAACGTGGTGTAGCATAAGCCTTTGAATTTTCATTCGGTGCTTGATACAACTTTTCTGGATATGCTTTGATGTAAGAAACAACTGATGGGTGACAATTTACCTTAGCATAATTCTCAATCCATTCATCCGCACCCAATGTGTGGCTGAAGTGAATCAAACGGTTGTTCAAAGCACTATCAAATTCTTCAACATCCGCACCATCTTCGTCACCAAGATTTCCCGATGCCATCATCAATACAGTGTCGTTGAATTTGAAATCAACCCCAATGCAACGTTCAAGTAGGATTTGCAGAGCAGCATTTCTAACTGCCAACTGTGCTCTATTCAACTCTTCAAAGTGAATAATTGTTGGTTGTTTGTTTGCTTCGATTGCCCAACGTGGAACAACGAAGTCCAAACATTTAACACTTTCACCATCACACATAACTGTGGATACATTTGGGTAAAGTCCAACATCTGTTTCATCAACCATAGAAAGACGAATGTCCATATAACGGAAACCCATTTTCTCTGCGATTGAACGAGATATTGCAGATTTTGCGATACCTGGTTTAGAAGATATAAACATTACACCGGATTTCGGCCACATTGTCATAAAGTATTTACGTTCACGAGGAGTAAGTAAATCCAAACGTTCACGAATTTGCTTAGGCATTGTGGAAAAATCTGTTACATTCTTAAGATCAATAAAATTTGTCATGTAGTTTTTTTTAATTTTTAATAAAACGATTGGAACAAATATAGGCATTGAAACCTATCAAATCTACCGACTAGAATTTGTTGAGATTGACAATTTATTGACACTTTATATTAAAACCAAAAACATAACCAAAAAGTTCAAAAAATTTTAATTTATTATAAGATTTAAGACGAAGAACAAATGAATATTGAATATATATATATATAATTATAATGGATATAAATATTTTTTACGACAAGGGTTCTTTAAATAAGAACAAATTAAGAGAACAATGGGTTCAAAAAAACTTATCTTTTTTTTATAAAAAGTTAAAAGATTTTCAAATTGCTAATAATCAGAATGATTTAAAGTTTTCGCAAGTTATCTATAACTATGTTAATAACATTTCAGATATTCCTCTTTGTAAAGAATGTTCAATTAATGAACAAAGGTTTTTAGGATTTAGTTCCGGATATAATGAATTTTGTTCAAAAAAATGTGCTTGTAAGAATTCATTACCAAAAGCTATTGAAAATAGGAAATTGAATACTTTAGAAAAATATGGTGTTGAACATACATCAAAATTAGATTTTGTTAAGGATAAGCAAAAAAAGACTAATATTGAAAAGTATGGCTTTGTTTCGCCTACATTGAATTTAGAAATTTTAGAAAAGCAGAAAAATACAATGTTACAAAAATACAACGTTGAATACTCAGGTGAAAGTTCCACATTATTACAAAAAAGTTTAGATACAAGGTTTAATCAATATAAAAATAAAACAATAGAGCTATATACTGGTCTTAATATAGTTAATATTGAAAAAGATGGTGAAGTTAGAATACTATGTGATAGATGTAATAATGAATATGATATAAAAACACCATTATTAAGGTTAAGGCATTTAAGATATAATGTTATTCCTTGTTTAAATTGTAACCCGTTGAGTTCATATAAATTCACATCACAAAATGAAATATATGATGAACTAAAGGATTACTTTGAAATTGAAAGGGGAAACAGAAAAATATTAAATGGAAAAGAATTGGATTTATATATTGAATCTAAAAACATAGCGATTGAATTTAATGGTATATATTGGCATTCTGATTTATACAAAGAAAAGAAGTATCACTTAGACAAAAAAGAAAACTGTGAAAAATTAAATATAAATCTTATTCATATTTGGGAAGATAATTGGTTATATAAAAAAGAAATAACATTGTCCAGGATAAAGAATGCACTTGGTATAACAAGTGAAAAAATAATGGCAAGAAAGTGTATTATAAAAAAAGTTGAAAATGTGGAAGCCAAGGACTTTTTAGATGCTAATCATTTACAAGGACATATAAATTCCAGTTATAAAATAGGATTATATTATAATGATGAGTTGGTTAGTTTAATGACTTTTGGTAAATTGAGATCAGCATTGGGATCAAAAGGAAAAGATGGCGTTTATGAATTATATAGATTTGCATCAAAGATAAATACTAATGTAGTTGGTGCATTTTCTAGATTATTAAAAAGATTTGAAGATGAAATAAAACCAATTGAATTAGTAACATATGCTAATAGAGATTGGAGTTTCATTGATAATGTTTATTTAAAAAATGGATTTGAATTTATACATAATACAGAAGTAAATTATTGGTATTATGATAAATATTTAAATAAAACACATAGATTTAATTTCAGAAAAAAATTATTGGTTGAAAAGGGATTTGATAAAGATAAGACTGAAAGTGTTATTATGTCAGAGCTTGATTTTATGAAAGTATATGATTGTGGAAGCAAAAAATATTCAAAAAAATATTAAATTTTTTTGAGTATTTTTTCTTAAAATATAACTTCCTTTCCATTTCTTTCTACTTTATGATTAATATTTAAGTTCAAAAAATAATATATAAAACCAAAATATAAACCAAAATTTAATTATAAGTATAATAAATAAAAGACAATGGCAAGAATATTAGTAGCTTGTGAAGAAAGCCAAGCAATAACAAAAGCATTTAGAAAATTAGGACACGAAGCATTTAGTTGTGATTTATTACCTTGTAGTGGTGGACATCCTGAATGGCATTATCAACAAGATGTATTTGAAGTAATTGATAAAGGTTGGGATTTAATGATAGCACACCCACCATGCACATATTTAAGTGTTGCTGGGGCTTGGGCTATGTATAATAAAGATGGAAGTGTAAATGAAGTTAGAATGAAAAATCAAAATGAAGCTTTAGATTTTGTTCGTAGACTTATGGCTGCACCTATTGAAAGAATTGCTATTGAAAACCCAATTAGTGTTATAAGTAGTAAAATTAGAAAACCGGATCAAATTGTTCATCCATATCATTTTGGCGAGAAAGCAAGTAAAAGCACTTGTTTATGGTTGAAGAACTTACCAAAACTAAAACACACAAACGTAGTAGATAAAGGCGAGTTTAAAACTTGGGTTGATAAAAAAACAGGTAAAGAAAAAAGACAAGCTACTTGGATATATAAGTGTTTACAAGAATCTAAGTCACCAAGTCATTTAAGAACTTTAAGAAGTAAAACTTTCCAAGGAATTGCTGATGCAATAGCTGAACAATGGAGTATTTTATTGAGTTAAAAATTTAATATATATTATATGAAAATATTTAAATTTACAGAATTCATATCTGAAGATAATATTCAGTTATTTGAGATAGATTATCTTCTTGTTGAAGAAATATTATTGGAAGAAGTTAAAGCTAAGGTTTTTGTTCCATATGTAACAAGAAATTATATTAGTAATAAGATAACATCTATATACAACAGTCCTAATAAAGATTATTACGAATTAGGAAAGATAAAATTAACAATTGAACCAACTGAACATTGGTTAGAAAGGTTATATAGAAAATCTGATCCAGATTATGCAAAAAAAGATATCATTGTCAATCCAACATTAGATGAAGGACTGGATATTCTTCATGTAAGTTTAGGTGGTAAATTAGCTGAATATATTAATAAATTAGATTGGAGTAGAAAAGATAGACCATGTGTTGAATTATTAAATGACACAACTAATTATAGCGAAATTCTAGGAATAGATAGGATAAATAAAGATAATTATAAAATAAAATTGATTACCCAGATAAAAGGTGCAAGGATGTATAGTAAAAAATATAATACATCTAGATTAAAAATGAATGAAAATAGAATCAATGAATTAAAATCAATTGATAGCTATAATGCAGTTAATTTATAACAAAAAAGATTTCTTATGAAATAATAGACGATTTATTTTTTAATAAAATATCATCATCAAAAGCATTAATTAAGTTAACTGATGAAATTGTTGAATCTATATTAGAATTTTATAAAATAGATGATAATAAAATAAATAGGGATAAAATAAAATCAACTTTTATTAAAAAAATTAGAGTTAGAAATAATGAATTAGAATTTATTGAAAATAAAACATATTACAGTGTTCGTAATGAGTTTGAATATATTCTTAAAATAATAATTAGTGATTTGGAAAAATTGTTTCCAAATGAAATAGGTGATTTAGAACTGGAATTAAAGCCATATAAATATAGTGGGGATGTATTAAATGGGGATGTATTAACAAAGAACATATATGATTGGGAATATACATTTGAAACATTAGAAAAATTATTCTATGGTTTCTTAGTTGATAATCTTAATGATGAAGATTTCAATAAGTCTAAAGGTATTATTGATGAAAACCTTGATAAGATAAAAGATTTTATTAAAAAGAATGAATATAAAAATTCTATACCATATGATAGAATAACCAAAAATAGTGTTCTTTATATAGAAACTATAAATAGTAAAAAAATTTTAGATAAAAATTATTTATTTAAATATATAGATGTTTTACAAGATTTTGCACTGGTTAGAAATTTTGATGAAGAGTTTATAAATTTTTTAGGAAAATTTAAAAAATGGACAAAATAAAAAGAGATGGTATTAATACCATCTCTTTTTTCCATATATCGCTTGAACTACGCTTGCTAGGCTATGCAAGAGAACCAATAATCACCGATTTACGTATAAGGGCGTTCCCTATTTTTCGATTATTAGAAAAGGTCTTTATCTTTTCCCTAACTTTTATGGAGTCATCAACCATTTATTATATAACATTATATATTACCAAAAAGTTCCGACATTTTTACTTTTTCTTTTTTTTGATATTCATTATTTTTTGTCAGATATAAATATAACGAATATAGGCTTATTAAAGTTCCAATATTTTTTTTATTTAATAAATTTTTTCTTATTTATTTTTTTAATTTCTAAAAGGATATCCTTATACTTCAATAGGATATCTTGTTGAACTGGTGTTGATAAATCACTATCCAAAATATCCATTATAATTGCTACCTTATCTTCAAAAGAAGATTTTTCAAGTAAATTTTTAACATCAGGTGAAATTTTTCTATCTTTTTTTGGTTTTGAAAAATGTCCTTTGTTATTATGAAAATCATCTACAACTTTTTTAATTGTATCTATGAATTTATCATTTACTATTTTTTCAATTTTACTTGAATTCTTTTTAAAGAATTTTGAACGTTCTTCGATTGTTGGTTTCATATGATTTTTTTATGTTTTTTTTATGTTTATAAATAATATTTAAAAAATAAAATGTCCTTTGTTATTATGAAAATCATCTACAACTTTTTTAATTGTATTTCCTATTACTATTTATTCTATCATTTAAAATATTAGTTAAATGTTTTACTCTATGTGATATAGATTCCGAGAAATCATGTCCATTTTCACCAATGAAAGATATCAAATCATTTAAAAATTTATCAAAATCCTTCTCATCAAAAAAATTGGACTTCATTTGACTTTCTTCAAATCCAAGTAATCGGTTATTTAACTCTTTTTCAGTATCTATGAATTTATCATTTACTATTTTTTCAATTTTACTTGAATTCTTTTTAAAGAATTTTGAACGTTCTTCGATTGTTGGTTTCATATGATTTTTTTATGTTTTTTTATGTTTATAAATAATATTTAAAAAATAAAATGGTGAAGGACGATTGGTATTAAACCAACTACGTGTCTTACTATTATTCCACAAATCACATGGTAGTTTCTGTGTCTCTATTTCACCATCTTTAATTTACTATCCTTTGATAATTTCAACATTTTTCAGTGAAACGATTGGTTTAACTTCTTCCATAATAGAAGCAACTCTACCAAATTGTTTCATTTTGTCAATAGTTCCCTTAGCGATTGAAAAAGTTGTAACTGCTTTGATGATAGCATCTTTGTCATCTTCATCAATTTCATTAGATTCTTCAATTAATTTGGAAAGAACTTCACCATATTTTTCAACCATAGCCAAATCAAATGAGAAAGTTGTTTTTTCTTCAACAATATCTTCACCAAATTTTTCAGTCAATTCTTCTGCACGAGCAGGTGAAATTTTAATATAATTGTCTGCTGCAATAAACATAACAGATGCTGTATCATCACCATTTTCAGCTTCAATCAAGATAGAACCTGGGTTTACACCGGTTTTTTGGTATAGTTTAGTCCATTCTTCTTTTGAAATATCTTTGATTTCATCAGAAAGGTTATCAGCCTTAGCTTTATCTAACTTCATACGTTCTTGAAGAGCTTCAAGTTTTTGAACTTTAGTGAAAAATTCTGGATCTTCAACAAGAATAGATACTTTTTTTTCTTTTGCTTTAGTAGTTGTAGTTACCGCAGTTTTCTTAGCCTTATTAAAAAGATTAGCCATGATTATATGTTTTTTATTGTTTTAGAGTTATTTTGATTTGTTGATACTAACAGTTGATACTACAAAGATAAGGAGTAATTATTGAAAATCCAAATGTTTTCTTAATTAAATTTTGCTTTTCTGTTGTAAGTTTTTGAACTTCTATGAACTTTATTGACAGAAGCGAATCCGTGTGGATTTTTCTCAAGATAAACTTCTCTTGCACCATTTCCACAAGCATCAATCAATATTTGTGTTTTAGTCTTCTTATTATATGTTTTCATAGTATTTGTATGTTTGAATGTTATATAGATATAACCAATCTTGGTAGTAGAAAGTTCAAAGATTCTTGATATTATTTTAAACTAAAAGTTTTTGTCATATTTTGAATGTTATATAGGTATAACCAATCTAACTATCAAAAAGTTTAAAAAATTTTATTTTTTTTTTAATATATACAATAGTAAATATGATTTGAAGAAAAAGTAATTTTTTTTTAATATATACAATATAAAAAATAATTAATTAAATGAAATATATTAAAAATTATAATAAGTTTAAAGAAGATAAGATAAATGAAGAATTTAGTGTTGCATATGCTGTTCCAGTTGTTGTTAAAGCTGTTGGTGTAGCATCCGGAATAGGATTTGCACCAATTTCCCTTGCTGTTGGTGTAGCTGGTCTAGTAGGATTAGGAGCATATGGTATTTATAGATGGATGACAAGTGGAACTAAACCAACTAATGTAGATCCTATACAAGCAAAAATTATTATGGGATCCACATCTGGAACAGATTGTTATAATGATGCATTAGACGATTTTGGATTAAAATGGACTAATGGAAATGGATATGGACCAGATTCAAGATTCTATGAAACAACAGTAGGTGAATTAAAAGCAGCTTTTAAAAAAGACCAATCAAAAATCTTAGATTGTTTTAGACCTACTAAAAAACCAAACATTGAACTTAAAGTGGATAAAAGCGGAAATGATGTTACAGATTATCTTAAAGTTGGTGATAAAGAAATAGTAAATGATGGAAGACTTGTTTTTAGCTTAACTGATGATAATCAAAAAATAACTGCATCTGGTAATGGTTTATTAGCTTTAAAAAGATTAGCACAAGCTGGTTCTAAAGGCAATGAAATAGACACTGGTATAGTTGATTTTGAAGCAAACCGAGAAAATTTATACTTTGATTTTGATTTTAAACCAGGTTCAATTGCAAGTAGTCTTACTACAATAGATATTTTATTTGAATGTGCATCATTAACAAAAGAAAAGTTTAATCAAAAAGCAAAAGAAAAGTTTAATATTAAGAATAAGACAAAATATAAAGCATGGTTAGAAGCCAATGGGTATAAGTCACAAGATGTTCAATTTGATTTGTTGGTTTCGCAATCATTAGCTTCTGCAAACAGAGGTAAGGAAACATATATCCAATTTGAAAAAATAATAGGTAAACCAGATGAAGCAAAAAAACTAATTAAATCTAATATAATTGCGTTACACCAACAATTCATACCTAAGCAGTTGTATAATGATGATTTGAAGCAATTTCCGGGTATATTTGATGGAATATCAAAAATGTTAGAATTTAAAATAATGACCGATGCTGAAATAGATGGTTATATATCAACATTTTCTAAAACTGGGGAATTGGATAGTGAAGCTTTAAAACAAATAAATACTAAAATAGTAGAAGATTTCAAAGAAAACTTTTCTAAATTTTCTAAACATTTCTTAGATGAAAAAACAAGTAATGAAGCAATAACAAAACTTTCTACGTATTTGGATAATAGCAATCCGGCCAAAACAGTTGCTGAGTCCGTAAAAAGCATTACTATGTATGCTGAAAATATTAAACAAACATCTACTGAAACAGTAAGTGCTAATACAAGCGAAGAAGGCGAAGAATTTGGAGAAGGTAAGTAAAAAGTAAAAAGTGATAAACAAATGTTTATCACTTTTTTTATTTAGTTTTATTATCTTCTGAAATTTCAGGTTTGAATATATTGTTTGGATTTTTAAATAACAATTCATAATTTCCTTTATCATATATTAATTTGACATCAATTACAAATGCATTTTTATTATTTATTATTTTTTCTGTATACTTCTGACTTTCTTCTAGTGTATTCATATCAATCTGTAGAAAAACATCATCAAAAATCCTTAATATTGGTTCTATTTCTGATTCTTGATCCAATTTACCTATTTCACAAATAGATTCGACATATTCATGTCTTTCTTCTGTTTTATTATAATTATAATAAACAATATCTGGTTTCGTTTCTGTATAAAGATATGAATTCAACATCAAAATTTGATGTGCAATATGGACACCATTATTATTAAAATAGTCATGTACAAGAACTGTGCCAGTTAAGCCTTGATAAGAAAGTCTATAAAAAGTATCATTAACAATAACACTATCAGATTGTGCAAACAATCCACTTGCAAATAACAACAAAAATAAAATCTGTTTCATATATAGTTTATATTTTTTTAGTGATAGAACAAAGATAAGGAACATTTTTGTAAAATCAAAATATATATTAAAAATTATTTTTTAAAATAATCTTCTTCATTAAAATTTTCATCATTATCCGAATCATACACACACTTAAATTTTAAAACTCTGCCTCTCCAGGATTGTTCCACTACTAATGTTATTTCATTTGTAGTTTGTGAGTTAAAATCTGTTAACTCAACCATACCATTATCATGTTTATATTTATCATATTCAACATCATTGAGTCCTATATAAATTTATCAAATTTTTCAGATGATATATCAGGTAATATATAATCTTCACCACTATCAAGTATTTTATTTTTTAAAGCAAAAAACGCATAGATTCTTGTCTTGCGTTTTTTGATTACCTTCCTTCAAATGATGGATGCTTAATATTCAGATTCTACTTCTTTAAAATAATCTATATAAATTGGGAATCCTTCATATTCAGTATAATTAATTTCTGAACCAAATTCGTGTTCTATAATATTTAAAATATTCGTAATGTTTTCAGTTGGTTCCATCCCATATTTACCAAAATTAGATTTTTTTAATTTATTTTTTGTTTCATCATATTTTCTACAAATTTCTTCAATCTTCATCTTCATCTTTAAAGTCTTTTTCCCAGTTATCCCGAGCATCATCTAATTTAGATCTCCATTCACGTAAAGCTAAATATTCTTCTTTATGTTTTATTAAATCTACTGTATTTGGTATCTTTTCTAAATCTTCTAATGAAGGTTCTTCTAATAATTCCCAAGCATCTTGTATTCTACATAACTCCAAAAAGAAACCACATTTAAATGTAGGTTGAAATGATGTTATAGGTCTTATTCCATTTTCATATTCAAATAATTTAAGGAATTTTTCATACTCTGATTGCTTATAATCTTGTTTAGCCTTTTGTTTAGCCTTATATTCTTTTAATGTATAATCAGATATATTTACTTCTTCTTCAACATAAGTAAAATCCGAATATTTATAAATTTCATCATAGCTACAACTACCATCAGCCCAATAAACAACCACACAATCACTATAAAAAGTGCAGATTTCAATTGGTATTTTTATATCTTCAACTTGAATATATGTTTTTTTCATTTTTTATAAATTTCATTTGTTATTTCAGTTACTTAATATCATATTTAGCTTTCAACTTTTGATAAATAGCAATTTCACGTAGTTCTTCAATAGCAGCTCTTTCTTTTTCAATAGCTAATTCTTGTGCTTCTTTTTGAACAAGTGCTTCTTCATTTTTTTTATTTTGTCTATTTACTACTTCTTCAATAGACCCGGACATATCATCTTCAGTTAATAAAATATATACATGCTCTAAATCCCCACAAGAGTAATAACAGAATTCTACTTCAACACTCCCATCTTCATTTATGTAAACAGAATTAAAATCCTTGTTGCCATTTCCACTATAAATAGCAGTTGCAAGTGTTTTTGCTTTTGTAAATAATTTCTTAATATCTTCTTTCATTTTTATTTATTTAATTTTAAGTAATAATTCTTCAAAATTTCTATTGACCATATCAACAATCTCGCTATCTAAATCTTGTTTTTTATTTTAATGTATAACCTTTATAAACTAAAAATGAATATTCTGTTTCGGAAATAAACAAATCTTCAAATTCATAAATATAATCTTGGTTTTTTTCTGATTTTTCAAATTTATACTTTTCTAAAAATTTATCAGTAGAATATTCATCACCACAAGATATTAAGGATAACAAATCACACTCTAAATCATTGATATTCCCAATTTTTTTATTTCCTTTGAAACTTTCACTATTCAATGATAATCCCCAATGACCTTCAAGAACACATAACTTATCTAAAGCACCAGTAATTATTTTAAGAAATGGATTATCTAAACTAATAGTGGATTCTTCATCAGTATGACCATTTGCATCACCAATCATATAATTAATTTTTAATTTATAGTTTGTCTTAGGTTTCTTAGGTTTCTTAATCAAACCTAATAATTCTTGTTCTTCGATTGTTAATTTAGCTAATGCTAATTCAATAGCCTTTTGTTTATCAGTATTCATATTTTAATTATTTAATTCTATTCAATAAAATTACCCAATATTAAGTTTTTCTTTTAAAAGTTGAGCTTTTGATAAAGATGCAATTCTTTGTTCTTCTTTATCATTTATATTAGACAAATCTAATTTTTCTATTTCTTGATTAATTTCATCAATAAGTTTAGCCTTTTTAGCCTTCTTATCTAGGTTATTAAGACCTTCAATATCATTCTTACCATCTGATTCAGCAAAGTCATCACCTACGCTTAAAACGAAGTGTGGATCAAATTCCCAAGAATCCCTAAGTTTTCTTACAACATCTGCCAGTATTTTCTTAGTAAATTCAGAAGCAGCATCCCAATAAGGAATAATAACAGCAGAGTGTGGTTTTATCCAATTTTCACCACCAACTTTTATTTCACCATTTTTAAGTTTATTTCTATCAATTGGATGAAGCCTGGTAGTTCTGCCAATATTTTGAATTACCTTAGCAATAGATGGCATTTTACCTTGTAAGAAAAGAACACCAGTAATACCGGAAATATTTATTCCTTCACTCATAATATCAAAGTTAAGAATAATCATCTTTTGATTGTCTTCAACATCTTGCAATTTTTTCAACCATTCATCACGGTTCTTTATATATTTGTTTCCAATAATATGATTAGCTTCATCACCATCATTGTATGAAGCACCAGCACAAACAATAATATCTTTATCTAATATTTTAACCAATTCTTTTCTAAGACACCACATTTGTTTAACAGATTCGCATCTTACAAGAACTTTTGGTTCAATCTCAGTTGGATTATGTGAAATTGATTTTAACCATTTTTCGTGTGCTTTAAATGTATCTTTTATGAATGTTGTTTTATTTTCAACTGAATCATAATTTGTAGATTCATTGAAATCGGTTGGATAAGCTATATGAATAATTGGTTTAGTTATATAGCCATTTTGAACACAATCAATAAATTTTATTTCATAAATATCACCAAATATATCTGTATTATTCATTAAGAATATATCAGAAGCTTCACCATCTTTAATTAACTGTTCTTCTACATCTTTTGGTGTAGCAGTAAAAAAGAACCTTTTGGTGGAATTAATTGATTCATAAGATGATTTAAAATCAGCAACTTCTTTTTCTGTTGCTAAAATATGCGCCTCATCTAAATAGATGATATCAATTTTTTGGTCTTTTATTTTATCTAATGAATTATAAGTTGAAATTATAATTGTTTTAAACCCATCTTTTGTGTTTTTGTTTACTATTTTATTTACTTCTGCTTTGGTAAGTGTTGATTTAAAAATATCATTTTGTGACATTTTATAAGATTTACCAAAGTTATATTCAAAAACTTGATTATTAAATTTTTTAGCCAATTCATAATCATCACTTAATAGTTTATTTATATTAAGTGCTTGTGATCCAACCGATAGAAATTTAACTTTACTGATTAAATTAAGATCAATATAAAGGTTTATTAAATCTCTAAGATGTTGATTATTTAGACTAAGTCTATGTGATGATATAACAAATTTGCTTAGTTCTGTATTTATGACATTATTTAAAATATGCGCTATCATAACATAACCTTTACCAACACCAGTAGGAACTCTAAATTGATACTTAGAATTCTTATTAAGAATATCAAACATTTCTTTTTGATGTTTATTAAATGTTTGTAGTATTTGTTCTATTGTTGTCATATTTTTTTCTATTTTTAAGACCAAAATTACTTTTATACCAAATTCTTTCATGTATATAATACAAAAACATTTTAGAAAAAAGTTCTAACCCACCTATTCCTAATCCAATTGTTAAATCACCAGTTATAATCCAACTTAATACTATTGTATCTATCGTTCCTATTATTCGCCAAGTAATTGCCTTAAATATATGTCTTTTATGTGAATTATCAATCATTTTAACTTAAATATTTTATTACATCTGATTGTATAGATTCATCTACCATTTTAGTCCAATCAGAATTATTATTTTTTATAGAATCTCTTATTTTGGTAGCAGATATAAATGAAATTTCTTCAGTAGGTTCATATTCATTAATTTCATAACCAACACCTCTACCATAATTAACCGATTCTATATCTGGGATAATCATTACTTTTACATCATCACCTTTTGAATTATGATATTTTTCAATCATTGCCACTGTTTGTTCAGTTGTAAAGGGATTTTTTTCATCGGGTTCAATATCTCTAACCATTATTAGAATTGGTATTCCATCATTAATTTTTTGTTGAATTAAATTTATATGACCGTAATGATAAGGTTGATATCTTCCAATAAAAACAGCATATTTCTTATCTTGATTATTAGTGGGATTCCCACCATGATTTTTTTTATTCCACATATTAAATTTTATTTTTAATAAAATCAAGAATCTTTTGACTTGATTCTTCTTCGGTTTCATTTGTTGTTATAGTTAAATCTGGATTAACCGGAAACTCATAAGGTGAACTAATTCCAGTAAATTGTTTAATTTCCCCTATTCTAGCTTTTTTATATAAACCTTTTGGATCCCTTTGTTCACAAACTTCAAGTGGTGTATCAATAAACACTTCAATAAAATTTTCATTTCCTATAATTTGTTTAGCTGATTCTCGATCAGCAGCAAAAGGTGATATAAAGGCAGTTATTACTAATATACCAGAATCCACCATTAGTTTTGCAACTTCGGAAATTCTTCTTATGTTTTCCTTTCTATCAGTTTCTGAAAATCCTAAATCTTTATTAAGACCTAATCTGATATTATCACCATCTAATATATAACTAAGTTTTCCTAATTCATATAGCTTTTTTGATAGTTCATTGGCAATTGTGCTTTTACCTGAACCGGATAACCCAGTAAACCAAATAACAAACGGTGTTTGATTTGTTAGTTTAATTCTATCTTCTTTTGTTATTGTTTGTTGGTGTTGGTGTATATTCATATTATAATTTTTCTTTAAATATTTCAGTTAATTTATCAATACCAACTTCATTAACACTATTAATGATAATTTCTTTAAAAGAGTTCCAAAATCCTTCATTATTATCTATTAATTTTGATATTGTCTTTCCATTTATAACTCTTAACTTATTATCAAATACTTTAGATTCTGTATACCAATGTAAACCATCACAATTGGTAAATATTATCATAGTATCATTCCTTTTATAATCAACATTATAATTAATAATACTTTGATAAGCAAATTGCTTTATATCCCTTTCTGTTAGTTTATAAGTTGGGTTACTTCTATATTTTATTTGTATTGTACAAGGAAGTCCTGATATATTCTTACCAAAACCATCAACACCATTATCATCTTCTGATGGAACCGGTTTATAATCAAATATACCTATTCTATTATCAGATTTAAACTGTATAAAGAAAGCTTCTGTGAATATTTCAAATAAGTCACCTACAAACTTATTCTTACCAGTATTTGATGTGTCATCATCACTATCAGAATAACCATAAAAACCTGAATTATCAGAAATATGATCTATTTCTTTTATTAAATCATTAAAGGTTCTTTTGGATAGAACCTTAATAAAACATTCCCCATAATCTTTATGGAGAATGTTTATGAATGCATTATGTGTAATCTTATCCATTTTAGTTTTATATACTTTGAAACAAAGATAAGTAATATATTTTATATAACAAAATTTTAATTTATTTAATCCGTTTCCAAATGTCAATAATTACATCTTTATATGATATAAATTGATTATTTATTTTTCTTTCATATACATAATCAACTTCCCTTAATAATAATTTTTTCCATTTATCTGATATTTCATTAAAATATTCATCCCATATTTTATAGAAATTTCTTAATTCATCTATATTTTCAATATATGATTCATTGTCATATAAACAATCTTTTATAAAATTATTAGTTATATTTATTAGTGTTGATATATCAAATTTATTTATGAATCCATTATAATCAAATCCTTTAAGCATTTCTAATGCTTTCCAAATAAAAGATTTTTTTAATATTTCAATTGATTCTTCTTTGGTTAGATTTTTAAATTTAATATATGGATATATTTGATTATTCCTGGCTACTAATTCGTGTTCTAATGAAATATAAACAAGTATATAAAATTGATTAAATATATCAATATTATATTTTCTTAGATTTTTATCTATATCAAAAGATGATAAACCTGAATTTAGGTTTTCATCACAGAAATCTAACATATGTCTTAATTCATGTATAATAGTTGATATAGCATAGTTTAAATCATAATTTTCTTCTACTTCTATTATTATTTCATAATCACCTTTTAAAAACTTAGCCCAATCAACTTTGGAATAATTTTTATTTGATTGTATTATTTTAATATCAACTTCAATTCCACCAAAATTTAATAATTTTGTATATGGTAATTTTATATTGGATAGTTCAGTTGTTAATTTACTAGATAGATCTTTTAAATCACCATCAATAGTTAACATTTCTTCAGGTTGTCTATTAAATGACTTTATACCTTGTTTTAATTTCCATGGATCCAAAGCTTCTTTTAAGAATTGTCCATATTTTAATAACCTATCTTTGTCCATTTATATTTTTAGTTTCAAAGCTTTCTATATATTTTATATAATTTGGTGGAAGTCCATTCTCTTTAGCCCCAATCAAAATAAAATTAGTTATATCTTGTTTTTATATATAAAAAATTATATACCGATTCTTCTACCTTAAAGAAATCTTTAAGATATGTCCAAGTGAGAATAAAGTCAAATCACTTTTCACAGCCTTGAATGCTTCCCCTCTACCTGGGGCAATTTTATCCTATTTAATTTATATCTTTAAGGTCCCTGTTGATAATCGGTAAATCAGAGCAGGAGTTGCGGATAAATTGATGTTTTCCTATACAAATTTTACAAATATAGGCTTTAGTCAAGCAAAACTATAATCTTTGATTCAATCTCTTTTTGACTTAGAAATTTAGGGGCAAACAATTTTAAGACCTTATGTTATAATACATAAGTATATATAAAAATATAACCTCTTCCCTATTATATAGGTTAAAGATTATAAATTATATAATTTCTTGAATAAAATAAGGATATCAATAGAACCTTCTTTGTCATAGAATTCTAATATTCTTTGGGGTGGTATTTTATTAGCTACCTTCCAATCAGAAGTACTTTGTTTTCCTATACTAAAATATTCATCAATTGATTGGTTGTATTTCTTCTTTATATAAAACTGTAAAAATAAAAAGTCCATAGTTAATAAATTTTAAATATTAATTCTTTTGGATCCATTGATCCTTCTTTTTCAAGAAATTCTAAAAGTCTTTGTGGTGGTATTTTAGAAGATCTTCTCCAATCAGAAACACTTTGTTTACCAACTGAAAAATATTCATCAACCGATTGGTTGTATTTTTTCTTTATATAAAATTGTAAAAATAAAAAGTCCATATATATTATATTCTATAATTTTGTTTTGTTTAATTAAAAAACAATCGCCATATAATTGACGATTGTTTATATTGTTTTTTTAATATCTATTTAAGTAGATCCAAGACTTCTTGAATATCTTCATCTGACCAATTTCTAAATGCGCTACCAAGTGTTGGTTTTTGTAAATCATCATATTTACCAGGATGTTTATTTTTCAACAATTGAATTTTTTCATCATCTGTTAAAACCTTTTTTGGATTTAATAATTCGTTTAATTTTTCCATATAGTTAGTTAAATTTTATAATGTATATATTAATTAATAATCCAATAATTCTTCTAATTTTTTATCTCTAATACCAGTCAACCATTCTTGATAATCTTCTAACTTAAATCGGCTTAATCTATTAACAACATAAGTCCAATTATCCTTAAATTTTGGATTATGTGTATGTTTACTAACAACTTTCCAACCAGCCCATTCTATCTTAATAACATCATATATACCATTAAAATCAACAGATTCTTCATAATATTCAATCTTACGAATGGATATTGTATGAATTTCAACCACACGATATTTATGTCCATATTTTGTATGGATATACTCTTTTAATTTATCCTTGTCTATTATCATAAAAATTAATCTAAGGTATAATCCAATAATTCTTCTAATTTTTTATCTCTAATATCAACCAACCATTCTTTATATAAATCTAAATTAAATTGATTTGTTCTTTTATCACTATAAATCCAAGTATTTAGATTATAGTATTCATTAATACAACCAGACCATTCTATTTTAATCATATCAATTTGAACAGATCTATTTTTCTTAGCAGTTAAATAGTATCTTGAATCTTGATTTATTTCATCCCAATAAAATGTAACCTTACGAATGGATATTGTATGAATTTCAACCACACGATATTTATGTCCATATTTTGTATGGATATACTCTTTTAATTTATCCTTGTCTATTATCATAAAAATTAATCTAAGGTATAATCCAATAATTCTTCTAATTTTTTATCTCTAATATCAACCAACCATTCTTTATATAAATCTAAATTAAATTGATTTGTTCTATTATCACTATAAATCCAAGTCCCATTATAATTACTCCACCAACCAACCCACTCTATCTGAATAATATCAGCTATTATATTACCACCAAATACTTTTGTATAAATAGCAATTGATTTAATATCAATCAAATTATATACATCTGCAAATTCAGTATTGATATACTCTTTTAACATATACTTGTTTATCATATATTACTTAGTAATTCTTCTAAATTTTTATTTCTAATATCAGCCAACCATTCTTGATAAGAAGATAAATTAAATTGAATTGTTCTATCGTTATGATAAACCCAACTACCATCTCTATAACCCAATAACCATTCCATTCTATCTGAATAGTATCAAAAAATCCTTCCTTATAAAGAAACTTATAAGGAACAATTGATTTAATATCAATCACATTATATTTATCTGCATATTTAGTGTTGATATACTCTTTTAACATATCTTTGTTTATATTATTCATTAAAATTCTTTCTATTTTCATAATTTTTTAATTTATTTTTCGGATTTTAAGAATCTGTTGTATAGTTTTTCGTTCTTTCCACACCAATATACGAACTCTAAAAATGTATAGTGTCTATGTGGATGTGGGTGAACAATAGACCTACCCATAATAATATACCATTTATTTTTATATAGTTCGGCTTCGCTGTTTACACCAGTGCATTCTGCTTTTGGTAGTTTAAGATATTCTTCATAACCAAGTCTAAGTTTTTCTTCAAATTTATTTTCCATAATTTTTAAGATTTTAGTGAGATTCTGAATGTATAATACCTCTTAAATCTGTCAAATCAGTTATTATACATTCTTCTGAATAATTATCATTCCATTTTTTGTATAGTTTATCACAGAATACATGTAGGTTTTTACAATTCAAATCTTTAGATTTTTATATTGGTTTAAATAATTAAGTTGGCGCAAATTAAAAAGAAATATTTTCCAACATTTCTTTTTCTATTTTATCCAGTTCCATTTTCATATTATATGAACTGATAATATATTTATATTTCTTCAATTCATCATTCATAAAGTTTTTAAGTCCTTTTGTATAAAAGAACCATTCTAAGTCTTTTTGAAAATCATTAAATTTTTCGTGTAATTCACTTTCGCAATATTGTGATGATGGGAAAATATGTAATAATGATATTGATGGGTTTCCAGTTTTTAACTGATTCAATCTTAATTCAGGATCGTTCTTTGTTTTACCTATTTTTATGGTAGCGTGTGCTTTATCTTCCATAATATATGTATATTCTTCACAATCAGAAATTTCATATTCTATATTTTCATTATTATTATAAACTGATAATTTTTTCCAACCCAATTCTTTTGATGTTATTTGATATAAAAGAACTTTTTCAGTTAGAACAGTTAGTTCTTCTTCTATATCTTCTGTATCTTCTGTATCTTCTATTAAATTGGTTGGTGTGTTAAAGTTTAATAATATATATTTGATAGGATTTTTTGATACAATTGTTAGTATTATTTCTTTATATTTACCATTTACTTTACTATTATCTGAATGTTTTAATAAAATAGTACTGAGTGTTGCCCAGGGGGTTTTACCATTTGTTTTGTATAAATTATTTTGTTTTATATAATCCCATATTTCATTTGATGACATTGGTTGATTACCATTTTGTATTAGTGTATATGTTGCTGCTTCTAAAAATGTCATTTTATATCTTATTTTTTATTTTTTATTTCATTCTTTCAATCTAATTCACTTTTTATATTTTTTTTATCTAACACATTTTGATATAGAATATCTATCTTTTAAATTGAATTCTTTTGTTATAATATCATATATTTCTTTTTTCTTTTTGTTTTCATTTAATAGAATTAAATATCTTTCTTTGATTTTTATTCTATCATATTTTAATTTGTTTTTATTTAATCCAGTGTCTATACCTTCCCTTTTTAATAAAGACCGAATTCCATTATCACCAATATTAAATATATTTGCTATTTCAGATATACTAATTTGTTTATTTATGAACATATCTAATATTTCATCCTTATCTAATTTATAGCTAACTTTATAATTAATTGTTGTTCTAGCTTGTATACCATATTCAATTAATCTTCTATCAATAGTTGTAGGTCCACAATTATAAATTTTACCTATTTTCTTCTTTGATAATTTTTTATTTACATATAAATCATAGAGTATATCTTTTGGAATTCTAACTTTATGTGGTTGGGCTTTTTCTAAAGCTTTTTTATGTTCTTCTGAATGTGGTATTCCTTTGTGATTGAATCCATAACCCCCTTGTGCTGTATTAGTAATATATTTAGGTGTTAGTTTTTTTAACATTTCAATTAATCTAATTTCTAATTGAATTGCTGCTTTTTTTGTTAAATTGGATAAAACAACTTCCATTTTTATTTCACCACCATTTTTAAGTGTCTTTCTTATCCAATTTCCATTGTAGTGATTTTTTTCAACTGTGTAGTGGATGTGTTCATAATATCTACGTTCCGGATTATTGGTTATACCAACATAAATTTTATCATCAAGCGTAGATTTCAAATAATATAAATTATACATAAGCGAACTTTTTTATTGTATATATAAAAAAGTTCGCTTTCCTTTTGGGGTTTTAGTATATTTTTTTAAATAATTCAAAAGCATCTAATGTTCCTTCCCTATATTCAAATTCTTTTAATCTTCTATCAGGGAAAGATTTATTCCGCCAAGCTGATGCTACTGACTTTGTAACATCAAAGTATTCTTCAAGTCGTTTATTATGCTTTTTGAATATATAAAATTCTATGAAGTATATGTCTATCATTTTTTATTAATAATATTTTGGTATATGTTTATTGATAAATTTAATTTCTTCATCAGTTAGATCAAATTCTTTATATAGTTTTTCATCAGTCCATTCTTGTGTAAAATCCAACCATGGAATTATTTCCAATTCACCTCTATCAAGTTGTGAATTATTTTTATATATTGATAGACAAAATCTAGAAAAATCACTTTTCAAATAATCTAAAAAGTTTTTTGCTTTTAAATTATTATCAAAAGAATAAAAAATGTGTTTTTTGTTAATATCTGATATATCTGTATCTTTTGTTACAATCGTATAGAAGTCATCTTGAACCATATTATCATTTGATTTTAGATTAACATTACCTCGTATTTGTGATATATTAATAAAAAATTCACCATTTATTTTATTTTTAAATAAAAGTAAATTATTACTTGATTTATCTTTTATTTTTTTCTTTATTGAAAAGTATTCATTTATGTTAGAATATTTATTTATTTGATAAATATTATCATATGTTATTTCAATATTATTAATCTTATCAACACATTTGATTCCTTTAGTTTTTTTGTTTTTATCAATATAAATTATTACACAAGGAACAAACAATGCTATACCAAATATTTTATTTCCATTAAATAATTCAATGCTTTCTAAATGATCTTTAATTAAATTTTTGGTGTCTAAAAATGCTTTTTGTTTACCCTTTTCATCTAAAAGCCAAGTTGATGGGTGAACTATACAAGTAACATGAGCAATTTCATATGATAATTTAACAAATTTCATATCAATCATCTGATTAAATGGGGGATTACCAACACTATATGAAAAAGATTCTTTTTTCCACACATCTTTCATATGTTTTCTAAGCCCATCATCAAGTGACGAACCTATATAAATATTTAATTTATATTCATCATATGGATCTATCAAACATAGATATAAGAACATATTTTTTGGTTGTATTTCAGAAATGAATATTTGATTTTCAACAATATGCTTATATCTTTCTTCTGAATCTGGAAACACACTTTCCAATCCAATCATAAGTCTATAAATAATTATAAGGGGAAAAACACCCGTTCCATTTGCTAGATCAATAAATGTTTTATTAGGATTTTTAAAATCATCTTCTGGAATCCTTGATAATAGGTGCTTCACCAGATTTAGGTCAGTCATGACCTCTCCAAATTTTTTCTTTTCTACTTCACCAACCTTTACATATTCACGAAGCATTAATATTACTTCCTTTAAATGTTCTATTTTTGATAGTTTATTACCATTTATAATATCTACTAATTTACTCCATAATGTATTATGACCCATTAAAGATAAAATTGCTAATCGTTTATCTTTTAGGGATGCTTCGGCAATAGCTTCTTTCAAATCTTCATCTTCTGAATATTTATCAAGAATAAGTTTATCAATAACTTCTTCAAAAAGATTTTTATTTCCTGTCTTATTATATTCTGCATAATGTTCAGAAGAATAGGTTGAACCAGTAATATTTTGTGTATTTGTTAATTCTATCATTAGAAAGATTTATATTTGGTTTAATATAATTGTATGTAAATATAAAGAATAAGTTTAGAAAATCCAAACTTATTCTTAAAAATTTTTTAAAATTCAATCTTACTATCTTTTATTAAATCATCAATAATATCATCAAGTTGATTCATTAAAAATTCTTTAACCCTTTGCTTTACATAATAATCTTTTGATTCATTTGTTGCTTCATTCCAATGTTCTAAATTTGGGTTTGCTTCAATTTCAAATTTAGAATCTAAATGCACTTTTATTTTTAATTCCTTTGTCATATTTATATTTATATTTATTTTTTGCCCACCAATCAATTAAATGTTTTTCTATCTTAGAGACCATACCATAATCACTTTCTGGAATATTAATAGAGTTTTCTTCAATTAAATTTAATGCTATTATACATAATGTGTATCTACATGGATATTCACCTTTTTTAATTTCTTCTATCAGTTTCTGCGATTTGATGTGGTGCTGAAAAATGGGCGGTATCATAGTACAATTTACTATCCAAAGATTTAAACTTTTCTTTTAAATTATCATTATTTACAAATTCATTCAATTTCATAATGTTATTTTATATTTTTTTTTAGCTATATTTTAGAATACATTAATACATTACCGCCTTGATTTAAGATAATATTAAAACCACTTTTCTTATAAAATTCTACTAAATCAGTTAAATCTAAACCTTTGCCTTTTGGATAAGCATTTAGATATATTTCTTTTATATTTCTTCTTTTAAGTTCTTTAAAAGCTAATTCTATTAATTTTTTACCCAATCCAGAATTTTGGTAATATTCATCTACTACCAAATTTTCTAAATGTGCAACATTTCTAGTTTCAAATATACTATCATATTTATCTTCTGACATTATATCTACAAATTCGTATGTATAAGCATCTGATAAAATTGTTATATCTATTCTGCCTGCTAAATCACCATCAAAATAACCTAATAAAGAAAATGTATCTTCGACTTTTTTAATTTTAAACTTATAGATATCTATATTTTCCTTTACAAAACTTGTAAATTTTTTAATCATTTTTTCTTTTATATATTATTTATCAAAAATAATAATCCTCTGAATAAGGCAGAACAGTTGATTGTTTTTCAGATAATACATCCATAGGAAACATATTTATTATCTGACGTGATACTGCATCACATTCACTTTTTGATTCAAATGTATGTGCTTCTGATGCATTTGAGGTTAGTATAATATTGGAAACAGATACTAACTCATCAGATTTAATTTTAATACTGTTGCGTTCTGTGTAATCATCTAAATATTTAAATGATCTACCAAAAGGATCATTATACTTTTGTACATATCTTATCTTATTAAAAAACCTCATATGAAACACAACTGTTATGATATAACCTTCTGTTTGATCAGCTATTGATATTTTATGTCTATTTATAGTAATTCCAATTGGTTTATATGAATTTGATATCAAATCATCAAGTGTTTTAATTTTACCATCTACCCTTTCTACGGCAATTGTTATAAATAACATTTCAAAAACAAATATTGGCCATAACCACCAGGTATAATCTAAACTATAAATTGTAGTTGGTATCAATGTAATTGCTATAACTGCTATCATTACAATATAATTTATAATTCTTATTTTAGCTATTTTTTTGGTTATGTTTTTCATTTCTTCAACTTGTTTTTAATTAATTCAATATGGAAATCATCAGTTCTTTTAAAATATTTATTTACTACTTTCCAAGTATCTTTTAAGAATCTACCATCTGCTGTTTTAACAACTATCCCTTCAACTATACCATTTCTGAAATCAGATTGCATTTCAGAAAATTGAATTATATCATCAATAGAATTTAAAACAGTTTTAATTGGTTTGATATATGATATATTTGTTTGTTTTAACAACTCTTCAACTTTATCAGGTGCTAAGAAATTTATATCTTCAACAACCCATATATCATAAGCTAAAAAATAATCAGGTAATTTATCATATTCTATTGAATGTTTAGCATAAAGCCATTCCCCATATATTGTTACTGGTGAATGACATTCTTTAGATATAAATTGAATATCTTTATTATGTTCATTTATCCAATTCCAAGCTGGTCTAAATTGCAATTTAGCTGGTGTGTCTTTTTCAATATATCCTTTTTTAAGAATATTGTTTCTATTCCTTAATATAGCACTATTAATCCAAGATACACCCATATTAGCACCATCAACTTTTTCCATAATCCAACATTCAAATGGGAATTGAATTGGTATATCCAATTCGATATCATCAAAAGTCATATTAGATATTTCTTTGTTAAAGTGTGGTATTCTTTGATATTCCGGAGATATACACCTTAGATTTTTAAATCTTTTCTTTGTATTCATTTTAATATTCGTTTATTAAATTTTGATCACCATTTAATTCATCCAATAGATAATTCTCCCCAAATTTATCTTTTACTTTATTCAACCATTCTTTTGTTTTTATTTTAGCCATAAAAACTTCACTTGATTTCTTTGTCTTTTTTATACCTTTTATAATTACACCTTCGGATAAGTTGTATTTATTATTTTTTATATCAGATACAAGTTCTTCATTGAAATCACCTTTATAAATAATTTTTGGTATACCTAATTCACCAAAATTATCAACAAATTCAAATGGATCAATAATTCCCTTTTGATATTGATTAACATCAAAAAGAACAACATCTTTTGAATCTGATTCAAGATGTTGCCCTGCAAAAGAATTATCACCATAAAATTCACAAAAAACTACAAAACTAAGTACTTTTTTATACTTAGTTTTGAATATATTATCTAATTTTTCACCATATTTATTTAAAAAAATATCAATTCCAATTCCAAATTGCTCATTAGTCCTATCAATCATTACATTTCTAGTTCCAAATTTATACCAACCTTTTTTAGCACCCCATTCAAATCTTAAATTTGAACCATCTAATTTATCAAAAGCAATACAATCTAATCCAAATGGAATTTTATTATAATACTCTATTTTATCATATTGTTTCATCGTCTTTGTTTATTTGATCTTTCATCCATTGTTTTATTTCATTTTTTTCAGAACGTTTGGATGAACGATATTCATTATTTAAATCTTTTTTAATTTTCTTCTTTAAAAAAGGATCGGTTAATTTATCTAAAGAACGCTTTCGCTTTTTGATATTTTTAACCTTGTCATCAAATTCTTTTTGAATTTCTATATTGTCTTTCTTTTTCATATTTCATCAGTTGTAATTTGAATTATTTTATTAAAAAGTATTTCTTTATTTATATTTGGTTTATATAAGATATAAATTTTCTTATTATCTTTTTCTTTTGATGTATATTCATAATCAAATTGCTTTGATATATCAATAGAAAAACTATTATATAGTTTCTTTCTTACTTCTGATTCATCTAAAGCACCAAATATTATACCATCTGGATTTTTTTCATTTATAAGATCAATAAATCCTTGTTTAATTGTTGGTAAAACCCTAAACATATTTTTATAATCATTTGTTAGATTAGGTGATAATTTACCATCTAAATAAACATAAAATTTAAAAGTCCAAATATTATCACCTTTATTTATAGTATAAATATTATAGACTTTATTATTCAAAGTAAATAACCCTATGTATTCATAAGGTTTATCAATCCACTTTATTTGGATTGGATCATTAAATGCTTCATCAAAACATTCCCAAAATTCATCAAATGACATCATATATAGCGGAAGATACAGTAATCGAAACTGATACATAACTACGTACTCAACGATTTCCAATCGTGACTGTTCACCAAAACAGTTTATCTTCCTAATTATTTAAATTTCTAATATAAACTTTCATAAAACTCAAAACTTCCATTATTTCATTATAATAATATTCTTGATTTTTCTTTAGATAAGATATTAATTCATCTAAAGGTCTACCATTAAATTCAAATCTTTCAACACCACCATAACAAGAACAATGCCCCATATCATGATGTGAAAACAAATCGCCTTTCTTGCAATTAGTTGACCACTACCTTCATAGCTACCACAATTATATTTATACCAGATTTCATCTATATCAAGTGCTTCTAAATCTTTATATTCATATTCTGACATACTATCAGAATTTTCGTGCTTGTGGATTATCATATATATTTTTTTAGTTTGTGTGACACTAGTAGGAGTCGAACCTACATAATTTTGAGCAAGAATCAATTCCGGATGCCTTTACGGGTATAGTGCCAATTGTATAATTTTTTTGGGTGCATGAGGAATTACGATATCCCGACATTTCGAATCACAACCGAATGCTCTGCCTCTGAGCTACACACACCATGTTTACTTTTCTTCTTTACATTCAAATAATTCACCACATTCATTACAAAGAATCAATTATGGGTAATTCTTTTTTAGAATAATCTAAATTATAATGTAGATTTTCATCATTTTTACATTTTGGACATTCCATATATTTGTTACTTTATTTTTCTAAATGTTTTTAAATTTTAAAAAAGTTTGCAGGGACAGTAGGATTCGAACCCACATCAATCGGGTTGGAACCGATTATTCTAAACCATTGAACTATATCCCTATTTGGTGGTGATGGTGGGACTTGAACCCACATAATCCCTGATCTTCAATCAGGTGCTAGACCATTCAGCTACATCACCAAAATTTTGCGGAAGATATAGGATTCGAACCTATGTACCGGTGTTACCGATAGCCTTGTCTTAGCAGGACAGCACAATACCATTCTGTCAATCTTCCATTTTAGAAGAAGCGGTGAGATTCGAACTCACAAGCCGCTTTTACACGACACGGCAGTTTTCAAGACTGCTGCATTACCATTATGCTACGCTTCCATATAATTTTGCTTGTATGACGAGGATCGAACTCGCTAAACCAATATTCACAATATTGTCCCTCGCCATTTGGGTTCATACAAAATGTAATTTGAGGAAGAAGAGGGACTCGAACCCTCAAATCGTAAGACTTAACTGTTTTCAAAACAGCCCCACATTCCAGCGTGTACTCTTCCTTATTTATTGGTGGTGACGATGGGATTTGAACCCACATAATCCCTAATCTTCAATCAGGTGCTAGACCAATTCAGCTACATCACCATTTTTAAAATTTAATATTTTTGTGATCCTGGCAAGATTTGAACTTGCATCTAAATTGTTAAAAGCAATTTGCGTTACCCAATTACGCTACAGGATCATATTTTTATCAAAAAAAAATCTGAATCTACATATGTCGATTCAGATTTTTATATTCCTTATTATTAGTTAATAATTAACTTATAAATATATTAGGCAATACATTATCAGAACCGATAAATGGACTAAACCATTTTGACGATTTACTAAAGTTTTTATGTGAAAATACTGCTTTCATAATTTTATTTGTTTGTTTATTATATAATATATATTAAAGTTTAAAGTTCCCTTTTCGACTTTTTTAATTTATTTTTAAAATATTTTTACTGTTTGTTAAATGTTATATATGTATAACCAATATAAGTTTAGAAAAGTTCCAAGATATTTATTTAATATTTAAAAATGTTCCAGTTCCATTTGTTATAGTTGTTGGTAGAACACCATTCCACTTATCAGCTTTTATATATTCAATATATTGTGTGGTGATTTCAGTTTGTCTAATTTTAATTGCCATTGCATCTGCATTAGCTCTAATTACAATATCTGCTGAATCACCTTTAGCAATTGCAATTTTCTTTCTTGCTTCTGCTTCTGCGGTTTTAGCTTTTTGATCTTCTGCTTGTGCTTGTTGAATAGCGGTTGTTTTAGATTCAATTGCTGCTTGTAGTGACTTTGGTGGAACAATATTTGTTCTTAATTGAGATACTACAAACCATTTAGAAACCCTTTTATTACATTCGTTGATAATAGCTGATTCAAATTCTTCTCGTTTATTAAAAATTTCATCAACTTCCCATCTATTCGCAACGTCATTAACTGATGATACAATTGCATTTTTCAACCAACCCTGTTCAACTTCTTTAATAGATAATCTTAAATTTATAAACATATCACCAATAGCATCTTCTCTAAGAGAATAGTTAAAACTTGGCTTTATGGATGCTGAAAATCCACCTTTTGTAATTACTTCTTGAACTTCATATTCAATATGTTGCTGGTATGTTGGAAATTCAAGCATCTGTGAAATCCAGGAATTATATAGAACCCAACCAGTTTTATATTGATAATTTGAAACACCCCTATCATTTCCGGTAAGATTTACTTTTAGTCCTTTATGACCGGAATCAACTCGTTCAAGTTTATATGGTTGGAACATTGTAATTCCTGAACCAATAAGAACAATTGCGATTATGGGAAAAGTCCAAAAAATATTGAACGATTTTGAATGTTTATTTTGAATGAACATTTTATCTTTTGACAAGAAAGCATATGTTGATGCTGTGATAATGGTAACTAATACAATTAGAATACTAATCATTTGTTGAAAATTTTTGAAGTGATTTAATAAGAAAATAGATGTTGAAAAACAGAAATCCAATCATAAATAAGCTTGAAACAATTTGTATAAATGCAAACATTTCTCTGCTTATAATATATTCGGCATATAAGTTTCCGATTAAAATAAACATAACCCAAAGGATTATGTTTTTAGCAATAAGTTTAATTTTATTCATTAGGCTTTTTTAAAAAGTTAATTATTCACATACTACATTATGAAAATACCAATCTGCAAAGATATAGTATTCTATTTCTTCTTTGTTTCTTTCTTTATTAGAAATCTGGTCTTTTTTGTATACTTCATCATATATTATATATAAAGATTTTAATCTTAATATATTTATTTATTTTAAAGATTTTTCCATTTCTCTCTTAGCGTCTTTCTCCCGCAAAGAATTTCTTTTATCAAAATCCTTTTTGCCTTTTACAACTGATATTTTAAACTTAAACAGTCCTTGCTTGGTAAAAAGTTCCAATGGAATTAAAGTTATTCCATTTTCTCTAACCATTTTAGAAATATCTCTAATTTCTTTTTTAGAAAGAAGTAATTTTCTATCACGTTTTTCTTCGTGATTTATCAAAGATTGGTCGTGTCTTGCAATATACATATTTTTTAAAAATACTTCATTGTTTATAATATAACAATATGCTTCTGTTATATTACATTCACCTTTTCTTAGTGATTTTACTTCTGATCCAAGCAATTGAATACCTGCAATATATTCTTTAATATTGTGGTATTCATAATTTGCTTTTCTATTTACTATCTTATTCATATTAATTAAATATTTTATAACATGTGTTAACATCAAAAATTAAATGTCTATTATTAATTTTTTCTTCTGTTGTATAATGACTTTCAAATTCACCTATGTGTTTATGCATACAAGTATAAACACCATATACTGGTTCATCATTTTCATCATATAGAAAAGAAATAAATTTTTCAGAAGGTTTAATTTCTTCTTTTGTGGTTTTATATGTTATGCCATTGATAGATATATTTTCCATTTTCTTAATTTTTTATTAGAACAAAGATATGGAAACTTTTTGGATAAAAAAAATTTTATTTAAATTCTGTTTTATCATTTGATAAATAAAAATTATCAAAGTCAAAATATTTATCATAAACTTCTCTAATTTTGTTTATGTTAACTTTTTCAACAATATCTTTAACAGACCAACCTTTCGGTAACATCCAATGATTTACATTACTAAATTGATTAATCTTATCCTTTTTTAACTTAATTAAATAATATTCTCTAATAGTTTCTAATCTTTTTTTAGTGATATATTTATTTGGATTACTAATTACAGTTCGTACTGCATCATAAACATCTTCAACATTTTTATGAAATGTTTGTGTGCTAATTTTAGTAATTCCTTGATTAAAAAGTCTTACTTGAGAACATCTAATATAGTATACTAATCCTCTTTTTTCTCTTACTTCTTTATAAAGGGGTGAAGACAATCCGGATGATAACATACTATTAATAAAAGTGATATAATCAAAGTCGGATTCTGATATAGGTGAAACCATAATCAAAGAAGATTTATCACCAAAATCATTCATCTTTTCAATAGTAGCTTCTTGATAGGGTCCAAATTTAACTTTCTTATTAATATTTGGAACAAAAAAATCTATATCATTTCTATCAAACTTGGTTTTAGCTGATACATTAATAATCTTTGTTGGGTTTTGAAATTGTAATTCAAAGAAATTAAGGCAATCCATAAATTTAAGACTTTCTAAATCTTTTCTTTTTCCAATTGGATCATAATCCAAAAATAGTTTTCTACCTAAATTTAAAGTGTGTGATTCTGTTTGTTTTCCAAAATAATCTGTATATTCTTGAAGTACAATATTTCTTTCTTTTTCAAAGTCTTCTTTAGTAATGTTGAATTGTGAAATTAAGTCAAAAATTTCATATTTACGTGCGTTTATGTTTTCTTCTAAACCAGTAAAATAGAAAACTACATTATTACTATCTGTAAATGCATTCCAATCTATTCCTTCTCTTTCAAAATCTTCTCTAAGATGTTCAAAATTTTTGCACATTAAATGCTCCATTAAATGTGATAATCCATACCAACCAGGTTTTTCTAAATTAGTTGATCCTTCATAAATAATATAGAATCCGGATAAATCTGTTTGACTCTTGAGGTTAATAATCATTTCATTACTTCTTTTTTTTATATATTAATATTTAGATATAAAATATCTTATTGGATTACTATATAAAGGTTATTTTTGTTTTAGTTTCATATTTATCCAGTATAAAGACCAATTATAATATCATCCCTTAATCTTATATTTACTCTATTTGATTTAACACTTGTGTCAAGCATTAATGATTTCCCATTTGTTTCAACTATACGTATAATATAATTTATACCGTTTGCTTTATTTGTGGCTTGTTCAAGTGTTAGCCCCATCCATTCTCTTTCTGTAATTGGTTGTATCATTCTATTTGTTATTTTTAATAATGTAGATTTATAAATAAAATATCTTTATCATCCTGATATCTAACACACATTGTAGCTGGACTATATTCTTCCATACTTGCTTTAATCTGTTCATCAGATATTATTTCTGCTGATATTTTACCACTTCTTATTTTTTCATTTGTTTTTTCTAATTGGTGTGTAAAATCACCTTTTTTTAAATAAACACCCCATCCACCGGATTTATAATAATAATCTTCTATTCTTTGAATTAAGACAATTGAATCATCAGAAAAGTTATTTTCTTCTATGAATTTTTTCAATTGTCCAACTGTAAGTTTAATATTATAATTTAATACATCTTTTTTTGTTAACTCTTTCATAATTTTATTAATCTAGATAGTTTATCTTCTCTAATTGTTTGTTTATCTAAAATTGGTTCAATATCAGAACGAGGAAACCATTTGTTTTCAACAAATCCGATTAAACCAGAAATGTCTGATTGATTATTATTTATAGAATTTTTATCAGTTATTACATTATTAGCAATTACTTTAACCTTATAATCGGTAACTTCTAATATTTCAACTTCATAATATGCTACAAATTTTATTTCATTAATTGATCCATGTCTAAAAACCAATTCTTGTGTTAATAAAGCATTTTGTCCTTTATTTATACCCAAAATATTTTTAATTCTTGATTCTTTTCTTAATACATCATTTTTTAATGATGATATTTCATCTTTAAGTTTAATATTTTCTTCAAATATTTTACTTTTTAATGAAAAAACTATTACAGAAATTATTGAAATAGCTATTGAAATGTAAATTAACATAGTTTTAAATTATTTGGTTATTGATTGTCGGTTTTAATGTATTACCTGAAAACCAAATATATGATTTTCTATCAAGCTAAATATTGCTATATAGTTACTTAATTTAGTGTCAAATAATGACATTAGTTAAATTTTATGGTTATTACCATTGGTATACTACACACCTCTATTGGATTATAATTAAACTTTCCAACTACTTTTTTTAGTATATTTAAAGATCCATTAACATCAGCATTGATTAAAATACCTTTTTCACTCTTAAATAAACCTCTTTTTATTCTACTTCCTTTATAAACTTTTTGTTTTTTGATATCTTCATCATCTAAAAAACTACACCTACTGGTGTAACTTTCTTCTATTAAGAAGACATTAATTCCTCTAAGTTTACATTTATATTCTAACATTTTTATAAACATAGAATGGGGTATCTGTACGAAATTCTGATTATTACGTTTTCCAATATTTATATCTTGTTTCCAGCCACCATTTTTACCTATTACTAAGTCCAATTTCTATTTAAATCCACACTTCAACTAACTTAATAATTTCATTTTTAGATTTAATTCCAGTAAATCTATCAACAATTTCACCATCCTTATAAATAAGGACAGTTGGTATATTTCTAATACCTAATTCTTGGGCAGTTTCAATATTTGCATCAACATCAAGTTTACCAACTAACACACTACTACCAAAGTGAGCACCGACTTCATCAATAATTGGTGAAAGAGTACCACATGGTCCGCACCATGTACTTTTTATATCAACAAGAACAATCCCTCTTGAAATTGATTCGTTGTAGTTTTCACTTGTTAATTCTTTTACATATGTAATCATAATTATATTATTTTTTAGTTATATGTAATAAAATAAATAAGTTTATTTTCTTACATGGGTAACACCACTTATAATATATAATTTTATGAAAACAGATATAGCATACATATATGCATTGTTAGATCCAAGGGATAATAGTGTTAGATATATAGGGAAGACGATAAATCCTAAAGATAGACTTAGACAACATTTGTATTGTAAAAAAGAACACAACTACAGATCAATTTGGATAAATAGTCTTATTAAAAAAAATCTAAAACCTTTAATGAAAATATTAAAGATATGTCCTTTAACAGAATTTGTTAAATATGAAACAGAATTTATAAGATTATATAAAGATAGTAAATTAACAAATTCTGATGAAACTGGGCAAGGTAATATTAACAGAAAAAGAGAAATTATAGATCGTGCAATTAAAAAAATAAGTAAAATTGTTTATCAATATGATTTAAATGGTGATTTTATACAAAAATTTAAATCTGTTAGATTTGCAGCAGAAGTATTAGAATTATCACATTCAAATATATCAAGATCGTGTAATGGTATATTTTCACATACAGGTGGTTTTATATTTAGATTTAAAAAAGTAGCAGTTAAAAAAATAGATAATCCAAACGCTGTTAGAAAGTGTGTTGTTGAAATTGATGAATTTGGTAATATAATAGAAAAATGGGATTCAATAATGGACTGTTCAAGATCAACTAAAATAGATAATAGTAATATAAGTAGAGTTTGTAATGAAAAGATGAAGTCTATCAAGGGTAGATATTTTAAATTCTATTAAATTTAAATTAAATTTAAATCATATCTAAATCATTTAGTTTAGAATCTCTTATTTCTTGTAAGAGAAAGTCTTTATCTTTAATACGCATTAACTCACTAAAATGATAATTGCATTCACTTAGTGCATTAGTATATAAATTTAATTTATTTTTAAAAATATAAAGAAAATTAAATATATTATCATTTGGCATTGGGAAAGTTTTTCGTGAACCATCTATATAAACATTTATAGAATATTCTTCGCTAAGTTTTGGATCTTTATTAATGGAAAATATCGCAAAATATTTATCAGGAAACTTAGCTTTTAAATTTAATTTTTTAATATAAAAACATTTATCAAATGTGTATTTATATTCATTATCATTGAATAATATATCCAATGCTTCTTTTAAGGTATTTTCCATACATATATATATAAAATTATATAAAAACCCATAATATTTCTATTATGGGTTTTTTGTTATTGTAAATCTGGATTTATTTCTATTGTTATTAAATCAGGTGAAACTTTTCCTTTAACATATAACCAACAAAACATATTTTCTTCAACCATAAAATCCATTTTTTCATCAGTTATATCATTTATAGATAATTCTTTGGTTATATCTAATTTTAGAATATCTGTTATCCATAAACAATAAATAACCCTTTCATCAATATTTTTTTCATAAAATTTATCGGGGTTTCCGGTTTTTTGAATTATATTAAAGGACGCCCATTCTGGATCAGGGTATAATCTATCAATGACATCTTTATAATTTACACCACATGCTATCCCAGGTTCACCATCTTCATAATTATTTAAATCATTATCATATTCTAAAAAATAATTTCTTTCGCTTATTAATCCATTATTTTTTATGTAATTATAATTTTCTATTCTTGTACAATGATATATCATTGGATATGTTTCACTTGAAACTCTACGTAAATAGATATCAAAAACTTCTTGAAATAATTTTTGTGCGTTTGAATATTGATTTTCAGTAAATGAAAAAATGTTTTTAGATTCTTTTAAATATTGATTTATTGTAACTAGAAATTTTAATTTTTTCATTTTTAATAATATGTTTTTAGTATATATTAAAATTTACAAAAACATTTCATCAAGTATCTGAAATTCTTTTTTAGATTTATTTATAAGTATTGCCCTTCCATTTTTAATGGAACTTTTAACTGTATTTAGATTTTTAGGACATCTACCATGTAGTGTATATTTACCTGGTAAAGCTTTAATATAAGTAAAGAAAGGAGATTTTGGTTTTACTATTGCTTCATATCCACTTTCATTACCGTTAGAATCAACGAAATTATAAATCAATGATATTTCTTTAGGAAGTTCAAATTCTTCTTCTGAAGTTATATCCAAAGTTATAGTTATATCATCACCTAAATCAGAAGCAATATTTCTATAAGTCATCTTTTTGATTTCACGCATTTCTATAACCTTTTTATAGGGTTCTTTTAATTCATTAATATATTTATTTAAAATAACAGCCTTTTTACTTGCTACATCGGAAATATAACTTAAATCTTCATCTTCTTGAATAAAGTCTTTTAAGGTTGTGCCTTCTTCATCAAATTCAACATCAAGTGAAATTGTTTTCTTTTTCTTCTTAATATCTTGTAAGACAAAATTTCTTGCAATTGTAAATAACCATGTTGAAAATTGTGATTTATCTTTTTCATACATATATATTTTATCAAATGCAGTCATAAAAGAATCAGTTGTTATATCTTCTGCTTTTTGAATATCATTATTACACATTTTGGTTGTGAAATAAATAAGTTTTGGGTAATACTTATTATAAAAGAAAGTAAAATCATTACCTGTTCGTTCTTTAAAATAAGAATCTTGCTCACTAAAAGATTTAATTGCTTGTACGTCTACCATAAATTTCTGTTAATTTTTTATATTTTTACAAATTGCCTAAATGTACAATATTACTATTATACCAATATTATATATTATATATTCTAAAAGTTTATTTTTATTCTAATAAATATTTTAATTTTTTTTCACGATTTAAACGAGATATTTCTGCTTTTGGATTATCAAGTATTTCTTGTGGTAAAGGATTATCAATACAATAAAAATCCTTACCTATATAATTAGTACCCTCTAAACTGATTAGATTATTATCATTACAATAAAAATCTCCATGAATTTCTTTGGGACATCCTTCTAATGATGTTAATTTATTATTAGTACAAGAAAAATATCCACCGACATAATTAGGCGCGCCTTCTAAAGTGGTTAGTAAATTTTCATAACAAAAGAATGAACCAATTACTTTATTAAATTTTAAGGGAAGTTTAGTTAGATATTTATATCTGAAATCAACATTACCATCTACATTAATAGAATAATCAGGATTAATTGTATAATTTTCTATACCATAATATGTACAAATTTCTTCAATTGTCATTTTTTTTTTAAATTTTACACAAAAACTTACACAAATATAAGTAAAACATTTTAAATAAAAAAATATATTTTTAGAAAAGTTAAAAATTTAATATATAAGAAAAACAAGTTTATATATAATGGCAGGTCAAAATTCATTTGTAACAGTAGCAGAACAAGTTATTAATTTTAATAATAATATTGTTGATTTATTATCAAAAATAAATAATTTAGTAACAACATCAGATCCATCTGTTACAGTTAATATTGCTGATCAAAGTGGGGTAATAAAACAATTTACATTACCATCTTTCGGATATTTAAAATCTGAAATTGATAGATTAAATAACAATATAAATTCAATCTATGGTATAAATGAAGCAGGTGCTTTAATACAACCATCAAATGGATCTAAATTTAAAAAGGTAGTTACTGTTGATTTGAATAGAGAACCAAATGATATTGGTAGTTTAAATCAATTAACAACATTTAAAACTAAAAAGAATTGGTTTTTTGATGGATTATTAAATCCACAGATATTTGTTGAATTGGACTTAAATTCACAAATTGAAAATAATGTTAGAAAAATATTATGTAGAAGATATATTCCAGAATTTGCTAAAGATTCAAGTGGAAATTTTACACCATTAGGACAGTCTGCATTGAATAGCTTTAATAATTTATTTAAAAATAAAAATGGTTTTACATTAGATGAATATTTAGAATGGCACCTAAATACACCAGGATTAATTGAATCAATTAATCCAAATTATGATGAACAATTATTTGATTTAGAACCAAATATATTGGAATATGATGGAACATTTACAGTTTTAAAAGTTGAAGAAGATACAATAAATAGAAAATTATTTTATTATGTAGATACTTTAAGTTATGTTAGAAATATTACTGTGAATGGTGTAATTACACAAGAAGCTATAGAACTAAAAGTAAACGATGAATTGATTATAAATACACCAATTTCTACTACAAGATATAAAATAATAGAAATTTCAAATACATCTTCAAATCCAAAATTAAGATTTGAAAGAGTTGAAGGAAATGAACCAATACCAGTTGGTGTAGGTACATTAAAGATATATTCCCCTGTTTTATATAATAAGAATGTTTTAATAAGTGTTGGCTACAATGAAAGAAACATTCTTTTTATAAAGGGTTTGAATATGGAAAATTATATATTATCTAAAAATTGGAGTTCGGGTTTAGGTTTTTGGACAAATGATTTGAGGGAATCCGATACTGGAACATCAATGGAACAGTTTTATACAGATATTGTATATGATTATGGTCAAGTATTAACTGATTTAGTTGCTAAAAAAACACCAAATACTTTAGCAGGAACACCCAATCTTGTTACTTTAAATATAGATAACTTTAAGGTTGTTCAGATTAACAAACATTTAACTGATACGCCAGATTCAAATTTAATAAAAAATAAACATAATCAACAAAAAAATATTAAATCTGAAATAAAGCAAATATATGATGCTTTATCAGAAAAAACTAAACAATTAAAGGTTCAAAGATTTACATCTGAATCTGAAAAGAAGCAATTTTCAAATGAATTAGATTTATTAAACAAAAATAAAGAAAGTAAATCTAAATTATTATCATCAGTTACTTCTGAAATATTGGATATGTCTAAGTCACCTAATATAAAAGTTAATCCTATATTTAGAATACGTGGATTTTGGTCAATTCCTGAAGCAGTTATTACTAGAGGAACTAAACCACAAGAAATTGTACAATTTAGAATTCAATACAAATATCTTAGTAAAGATGGTAGAGAATCACCTGTTGAAACAACTGTTTTAAGTGATTCTAATACTAATCAAAAAACTGGTGCAATATCAAATTGGAATGAATTTAAAACCGATACAAGAAAAAGAACATTTGATGCTACAACAGGTGTTTATACATGGGAAATTGAAGATGTTGCAGATGCAGATACACCAAATATAAATCAATTGGATATACCAATAAGATATGGTGAAAAGGTTTTAATAAGAATAAAATCTATATCAGAAGTTGGTTGGCCAGAATCACCAGTTGAATCAGATTGGAGTAATGAATTGACCTTAGAATTCCCTGATGATTTAAATAATGTTTTAAATGAAAATGACTTTATTTTAAAAGAAGCTACTAAAGAAGATTTAAGAGTAAGTGTTCAGAATGATTTATCTGCAAAAGGATTAGATGAACATTTGTCAGAACAGGTAACTGTTAATAATGTTACATATCATCACCAATCAGATAAAATATTATCAGGATTTAAAGATGAAAATGGTATAGCTTTAGATTTATTTGAATATTTGAAAAAACTTGAAAATAAAATTGTTTCACTTGAAGAAAAAATCAAAAGAGCTAAAGGTGAACTTGAAGTGTCTATATTTAGAAATAGTGAATTATTCATTGTTAAAAACGGAAGTGAAATCGTATTTAATATAGAATGTGAAGATTATTTGGATAATTATACAGCAGCGGGTGTTCCAACAGGAAGGGTTTATCAAAATAATATTTATGTTATTAAGGATTTCCTTATGAAATTAAAGAATAAATCAACTGAAAGTCCACTTGGATTATTATCTAATAGAACATATTCAGATTCAAATAGTGATTTATATAATAATGCAACACCTCAAGTATTTTGGGTTAATCAACAAAATGAATTAGTGGTAGATAATTCAACAGGAACTACTAAAACACAAAATAATTATCAATATCTTTGGTCAGTTAATTATGACAGTGTTAAGCAAACAACTGTTACAAAATTATCTGAAAATATAGGTAATGGATTTGTTAATTTAGGGAGTAATTCAATAACAAATATTCTTTCATCAAGTGAATATAATGTTGGTTATTCTGGTAGATCTATATTAACATTTGTTGGTAATAATAATTCTTTATTAGATACTACAAAATGGATAGATACAAATGTAAGTGTTTCATCAACAACTAAATTATTAACGTCAATACATCCACAAGTTCAAGGATTGGATAAAATTCAAGAAACAAATGCTGATAAAATTAAAAATTTAGATGGTGGGGATAAAAATGATATAAATATACCAATAAATATATATTTTAAAATGAATTCGGTTGATTCTTCATTGCCAGGATTGAATTATCAATATATAAATTTAAATAGTTCCAAATCAACAGTAACACATATTAAAAAGCTTAGATTTCTTTTGGAAAATGAAGCAGATAATAGACCATTTATATTTACTATAAAATTTGTAATAAATAGATCAAAAGTAATATCTAAGAAAACATTGGCTTCAACCCCAACACAATTAATATCAAATAGATAATGAAAAGTCATTCAATACTAAGAACTAATGTAGGATTAACCACTAATGCAAAAATTTTGATTAGTGGTTCATACAGTTTATATGTAGATTCTATAATATCAAATTCAGAATTATCATCTACAAAATATAAAAAAATGGAATTTAATAAAGATAATTATTGGGATGAAGTATTACCACATTTCTTTAAGAATACACCAGTTGATATTGCATTCGGTATTAAAGATGATAATGATAATGATAATATGTCATCTGATTTTTCTAAGCAATATGATGATATATATCAATATGGTGCAAGAAATATAATTGAAAATAAAGATTATAGTGAAGAATTTGAATATTTCGCACCATTATATATTTCAAAAACTGGATTACCAAGCAATTTTATAATATTTAGAATTGATGGACCTGGATTATTGAATATTGATAAGTCTAATTTCAATAGTGAAATAATAAATAAATTAAAATGTGTTAAATTATTTGATTTAACAAGAAAAACTAAACTTGGTGAATGGTTGGAAAAAAATATCTTAAAAAATAAGTCTTTTCCAAATGCACCATTCTATATGGATTTTAGAAAATTGGAATTTTCAACATGGATTGGTATAGATTATGAAGATGGTGGATATAGTGAAAAATCATTTATGATGGATACATTTTTAGAGTATGAACAATTATATTATGAATTTGAAAAATTCATATTTGATGGTTATAAAAATAATAAAGTTGTTTTTCCAAATATATTAAATTTAAGCTTCTTATTTGATGATACACCGGCTACACCAAGTTCACTTAGAAAATGGTCGCTAAATAGGTATGTTGGTTTTTATATGGATGCTTTAGAATTGACAAAATATGTTAGTCCTTATTTATTACCAAATGTAGTTGATGATGTAGTCATTGATAAAAATAATATTTTATATAGTCTATCTAATATTGATCCATTTGAACAATCTTTTAAAAAAAATGATTATCCATATATTGAAATTAGTGGTGATTTTTATAAAATAGAAAAATATTTAGAAGAACAAGCAACTAAACTAACTAAAGTTAAAGTTGGTAAAAATTCATATGAAGATAAACCAAATATAGAATATCTAACTAAATATAAAATAATAAGTAATATTAACTTAGAAGGTAGACAATCAGAAATTAATAAAAATTTAATAAAAATAGATTCTCTAAATAAAATAAGTTTCTATAATGATGATGTATTTGAAATTGAAAATTATGATGATTCAGATGTTTGGTTAATTGAAATAGATTCTGTTTATCATAACATAATAAAAACTGATGGGGTTTATTATATAAAAACTGATTATGCTTTTTCACAATCATTGGAAAAATTTGAATATTATATAAATAGTCCAGATCCTACATATAGAAAAACTATAAATTTAAATGTTGATAGCCAAAATCCACCTAAGAAATTTGCAATTTATAGATGTAAGTTTACTGATATAATGGATTTTGATACAAACATAGTGGAAACTGATTTTTCTAAATATGAGTATATTAAAAAAACACAATTAACACAAACAGATGAAACAAAAATGTATGTCGTTAACCAAGAATCAAAGTCAAATCCAAAAGATTATGATGATTTTAAAATAAATGATGTGGTTGTTAACATACCAACATCTTCTGAATATACAGCAAATTCAGAAACATTTAGGATTATTGATAATAATCTATCATCTTTGTGGAAGAAGAATGCCCAGCGATTAAAATGGGGATATCAAAATTCAATTTCATCAAGTGACTACCCATATTTATTAAATAATTCTTTTATATCAGAAGATTTTAATAGAACAACTAATACATTTGATCCTAAACCTAATAGACAAGAAAGAAATTTAGATTATTTCCTAACTATTAATCCAGATTCAAATGATTACTTATTTCATAGTCTACATGTTGTAGATGATGAATCAATATATTTTACAACTAATAAGAATATTAATAATAAGGTTGTTTTTATAAATATATCTAATATTGGCGCATTTAGTATAGGTGATAATATTCAAATAACACAGGATAGTGGATATACCCACCCACAATATAATACTACCGCTTATATAACAGATATTTTTTATAATGCAACAGATAATTGGTGTTTAACAACAGATATTAATTTTATTGTAGTTACTGCAACAAATAGTGGTGTAGTTAAAAATTTAACAAAAACTACATTTGCTTTAAATAGATATCTTAATGTTGATTATGATTTAGATTATTTTTCTTATTTCTTTGGTAAAAAGACACTATTTGATTCAGGTAGTGAAATAAGAAATGTTGAAAAATGGTCTTATTTTAATATTGGTGACAATACAATACCCAATACAACTTTATTTAGAGGATTAAAATTTAAATTATATGATGTTAATGGTGTTAAAATAACTGATGATAAAATAGATGCAATTAATATAAAGTCTAATAATGGATATTCAGATTATAAATTCGCTATTCTATTAAGTGAAAATAATTATGTAGTAAATAGTTCAACTGATATAAATATTGGTAATGTTAATTATGGTTCTAACTATCTTAGATGGAAACTAATAGATGAATGGAAACATGATAAGATTTATAAGGTTAGCAGCATTGTTAAGTTTAATGATATTTTATATATTTCATCAACACAGTCACAAATAACTAATCCAAGTTCATATCCATATAATTCAACAGATTGGGGATTATTTACTGATAATAATATATTTTGGTCAACTAATATTGATGGTTCAAATTCAACTACTAAAAATAATATGTTTTATTTTGGTCAGACTGTTTTTTCATTAGGTGTAATTATTCCACCATTGGTATATAATAGTGGGGATTATTATTATTCAAGTGGTATAAATGGAAATAATTTTTGGATACCCGGAAATACATATTCTATTGATGATGTTGTGTTATATAAAAATAAAATATGGAAAGCAAATATAGAAACTAATACAGCACCAAATAATAATAATTTTTATGTGGATAATGGAAATTATATAAACAATTGGTCAGAATCTCCAAATTCTGATGTAATTTGGGACATAATAGAATTGTGGCAATTAGAAAAAACATATGAACCATTAAATTCAATGTGGAATTCATTATTATTTTCAAATGGACATTATGTTGTTTATAATGATGTTGTTTATGTGACAATAGGATTTCCTATTAGAGGATTAGAACCACCATTAGATAGCAATTGGAAAAGGATTTATAGCTTAAAACCTGATACAAATTATTTATATCATAATTCATTTTCAGATGGTAAAAATCCAATAATTGAAATGAATAATAGATTATATTTTTGTGTAGATAATGACAATCCAACATCTATATCAACAACATTAAGTAAAAGGGGGCAACCAACAGTTATTAATAATACACCATTATCAACTTTGGAAAATGGTATTAATATCTACATTAATAAAAAATGGAAAAATGTATTAGTAAATATCTATATAAATGATAATACCTTTTCTACTTGTATAGATTTGGGATTTAGTAATTGGGTAGTTGAAAATGATAATATATCTAATACAAATAGAGATGATTTATATTCCGATATTTATAAAAAATTAACTGCTAATAATTTTATGCAAGCAATTAATGATTTGGAAAATAATTATGATTTTAGTGATAAGATTAGATATATTATAATTAATGAAGATTTATCTTTAAACATTTATGATTTTAATGATTTCAAAACATTAGAAAAATTACCTGTTTTATTGAAATGTGATACACCTGATGAATTCTTAACAAGAATTCAATCAAATAATGTTGATCCTATTACTTTGGAAGTAAGTGAAATAAAACCTAATAAGAAATTAGATTTAGGTAATGTTGTATCTTTAAATCAATTAAATTATTACTCAGATTTACATTTAGCAACAAAAATAGAAAAAAGAAAGGATAATCCATTGAAGGTAGAAAATTATAGTGGTTTGAAAAACAACATATATAATAATCTTTATAGACACAGTGGTTATTATTCACCTATATTTAATAAAATTGAATTGTTTAAAGCCCCAACATTAGAAAAAAGTGGTGGTAATTATAAATTTGATACAGATTTAACTTATTTTGGAACAATTAAGGAACGTATTTTTTCAAAGGTTAATAGAAGTAAAAATATTTTAAAACTAAGAAATAATCCAAATATAAAATCTATATATCCTATGTTGGATGAATATGGTTATTTTATTAAAGATTTCTTTATATTTAAATCAACTTGGGATTTAAATTATCATATAGAATGTTTGGAAATCCCACAAAAACAAGAATCTTTATCAAATGAATCATTAGTTGGTAATATAGATAATAATAACACAAATAATAATAATTTATCACAATTATGAGAAGAACATATATAAGCCCTGAATTTGATTATAAGCCAATATTTGGAACAATGAATATGCTTGAACAAAGTTCATTTTTTGGTTCAAAGATGCTTAATATAGAAGATAAGATTGATATTAAAAATGAAAATATTATCTTCTATCAATTAGGTACAAAGGAACAATTAGATTTTGATGCAGAAAGAAATTTACCGCAGATAATTTATGATGCAGTAAATGACAAAGGAATTAATCACGTATTATTTATTGATGAATCACAAACTGAAACAGATATGAATAATAACACAAAATGGATTGCTGATATAGAAATCCAAAAGATATTAAGGAATTATTTATTTGCTACTATGAAAAAATATAGAACTTTTGAAGGCATTAGAAATAATATGACAATTAGTAATAATGTTGATTCTGCATTATATGAATATATTGATAGGAATGTATTAAGTAGATATAAATTTACCAAAGTAGAAATGTTTATAAAATATATTGATATATTGACGGTTGGAGGATTAAGATATAAAAATATATATGATGCTGGTATTGAAGGTTCAACATCACTTTTCACTAAAATACAAACTGAAACTGATGCTAATGATTTAGATATAAGGATTAAGTTTTATCAAGAAAAACCATCAAGTCAATATTCCTTTAAATATTACTATAATATATATTTTGAAAAATTATAATATTCTATATGAATGATAACACTTATAAGAATCTACTTTATTTTCTAAAACATTTTAAAGACAGACCTAATAATTTAGCAAAGTTTTTGATTGATAATGGTGCTTTAGATAAAGAATTTTTAAATAAAATTAAAGATAATACTAAACTTAATGATCTAAATGATATAGAACTAATTCATTTTTTTGATATTTCACAAATGAAAGATTATTATAATTCATTAATTGATAACAATGAAAAAAAAGTAAAGAAAAAAGATTTATCAATTGAATTAAATAATAAACTAAATAATTATTTGAAATATGAAAAGTATGAAGAAGCTGCTAAATTAAGAGATTTTATGATTAAAAATAAAATTGAAATAAAATCTAAAATCTAAAACTTATAGTACTTTCTTTTATATATTACCTAACGTTTAAAAATAAAAAAATATGGCTAAGAAAAATTATTATGGTGATCCTAGAATTATGGATACCGATTTTTTTGCTACTGAATTGGTAGTTGATGAAAAATATATGTCCCAAGAAGACCTATTGAAACTTTATGATGAATCTGATATTCAAGTTCCGGTTGAAGGAAAAGTTGTTACACTAACATATGTTGGTATATCAGGTGTTGATTTTGCTTTTGATGGATCATTTAAGGATTATGTTAGAATGGAAAATAAACCAAGTGAATCTAAGTATTTAGTTAATACTAACATTGGTGATAAAGTAGACATTCTTATTACAAAGGTAAACAACACAAGCTATGAAATAAATGGTAGTTTATCTGAACTTTATGAAAGCAAAGCAAGAAAATCTTTGACTAATCTAAAAGGTGGTGTATCTGTTATGGCATACATTAAAGAACTTACTCCAGCTGGATATACAGTTGATATTTCATATGAAAGTGTTACTTTACCTGGATTTATGCCAAATACATTAGCTGGTATAAATAAACTTTCATCACCTAATGCAATTGTTGGACAGACTTTCAATGTTATGATTGAATCCTTTTCACAAGAAGAAGGAACTTATATTGTAAGCAGAAGAAAATATCTTCAAACTTTGATACCACTTGCGATTAAAGAACTTAAAAACAATGTTGTTTATACTGGTATCGTAACAGGAACTACTCAATTTGGTGTATTTGTTGAATTCAAAGAATGTTTGACTGGTATGATACACAAAACTAACCTTAATCCGGAATTGGTTGATAGAATTGATGAAATTCTACCAGGTTATGAAATTGATTTCTTCATTAAAGAGATTATCAAAGATAAGATAATTCTTACACAAGTTCTTCGTGAATCTCTTTGGGACTCTATCAAAATTGGTCAAACAATTAAAGGTATAGTTAAAGATACAAAATCATTTGGTGTATTGATTGGATTGGATGGTGAAACAAATGGTCTAATACATATTTCTGAATTGGAAAAATCTTCTAAGAAATTAGAACAAGGCAGTGAAATAAAAGTTAAAGTAATTGCAGTTGATAGAATGAATAGAAAGATATTCCTTACAGTAGCTAACTAAACACAAAAGTCCCAAACATTTAATATGTTTGGGACTTTTTTACTTTATATTTTATCCGCTTAGAAAAATAAATACTAAAAAAGTCCAAATATTTTAAATATTTGGACTTTTTTTTATGCTAAATAGGTAAGTTTACTTTACTTAATAATTGATTTGAAACGTGTGTATAAATTTCGGTTGTTTTAACATTAGAATGTCCTGCAATTTTTTGGATTATACGTAAATCAGTACCGACTTCTAATAAATTGGTGAAACAAGAATGTCTTAATTGATGTATATGATATTCTTCACCTAAGTACTTTTTAACGATTTTATTACAACTAGTATAGCTATATTTTGAAGTTTTTTGACCATTGAAAAGATATTCCTTTGGTTTATATTCTTTCCAATATATCCTTAATAATTCCAAAACAGTTTTAGACAGCGGAACTATTCTATCTTTTCTACCTTTGGCATTTTTGATATGTATAATCATTCGTTTAGAATCAAGATTTTCAATTTTAAGGTTAATTACTTCTGATACTCTAAGTCCAACGGAATAGGTTAAAGTTAGTATTGCCTTATGTTTTATATTTTCAATTTTTGATAGTTGTTCCTTAATAAAATTTCCATCAATAACCTTTGGTAATTTCTTTTCTGATTTAGGTCTTTTAAAACTAACCTTATCATATTTTTTATTTAATCCGAATTTATACAAAAATCGGATTGCGTTAATTACTTGATTCTGTTGAGAAACTGAAGTGAAGTTATAGTTATCTAAATAGGATTGGAAATCCTTAGAAGTTAATCTTGTTGGTGATATTTTAATATCATCAAAAAATTGTTTTATATAAAACAGATAGGACTTTACTGTCCTATCTGAATAATTTAAATACTTCAATTTTTGATTACAAATTTCGTAGTAATCTGTTTTTTTCATTGTCTAAATGATTGTTTGTTGAGGTTTTAGTAATAGGTGTTGATATATTATAGTTATGTGTCATTGCCTCTCGTTCCAAACAGCAATAGCTTTATTTTTATCTTCTTCCCACCAATCAAGTGAGTGTCCTTTTTGTTTGCAGTTTACTCTAAAAAAATCAGTCATGCTATCTCCAAAAGTTGTTGTTTCAATTTCAATATCCGAGCCACAAAAAGGACAAGGCAACGCACACATAACAGCACCTATATTCAATTGCGGAGTTTCTGCTTCATTCATATTTTCGTTTTCTAACATAATTTTGTGGTTATTTAAAGTTTTCGTTTTCAAAGTCCGCAACTAAATATAGCTGCAAACCGTTATAAGTTATTTTCACAATACCCCATAATCTTTTAATATTTGAATATGATGTTCTTTCCACTTCTTTTTTGAAACTCCAATTGAATTAGATTTTATGAATTTCCACCCATGATAATACGCACCTAATTCTCTTTTTAATATATTTTTACCATATTCATAAGGACATATATTATGTTTATAGATATAATCTCTGAATGTTAGAAAATGTCCATACTCATGTAGAAGCGTTAAAAACATATTCTCTTTAGATTGTTCTGAATTTACATATATTATCTGTTTCAAAAAATTAAATCTACCCCCAATATCTCCAAATTCAGAGTTATTTATAATCTCAACTTTTATATCTTTTTGAATTTCTGATTTTAAAATATTAAATTCTTCATAATAAAAATCATCAACTCCTTCTTTAATCCTTATGTAATTTTCCATATTCAAATTTATTAAAAACAACTTATAACAAATGATAAACAACATTAAAACGATTGTTTATCATGTTCCGTTAGTGACAATAGAAAAAACTATTTCACATCAATAATTTTAACAATCTCATGTATAATATCTCGAATATCACTAACTACATACCCTACATCATTAACATCACCTGTTTTATTAAACATTTCCATATTACTATCCATACATTTTACTAACTCAAGTAGTTTTTTTCTACTATCACTAACATCAGATATATTCAAGTTTTCTTCTGACTCGTTAAATCTTTTAATGTGTTTTAAATCTTTCATATTATTAAATTATTTTTTAGTATATATTAAATTAGAAAACCTAAATATATCTGAGAACCGTTATGTGTGATTTTAAGCAAGATGCTCAATTCTAAATTCTTTGTTTTTCTTACAATAGTAAACGAACCAATCAAATGTACCTACTTCTTCATCTGTCGAGCTTTCTACATATTTTTTATAACTATCCACATATTGCTTATGTGTAATAAAACCACACATAACAGCGTATATACGCAATGCTTTAAGTTTTTTAATAATCCATATTTTCATATATTTTCAAGTTTTGTGTTTCAATTTAAGTTTTCGTCAGCACTGCGTATATACGCAAAACGTTAGGCAACATTTAATAGTTACCCGTTGCGCCTATTACTATTTCTAATGTATTATTTTCTGGAGTAGAATTTTGTTCCAATCTTTCTATTTCATTAACAGTATATCCGTAATCCTCCATAAGTTTTTTAAACTCATTAAAACCAGTACTCATTCTACCAGCACCAGCAGGTTCATAACTTATTTTTTCCATTTTTTCTACTGTGATTTTAGAGTCAGTTTCAAAAACAACTGGAATAAAATAATACATTTGATGGTCTTCTTTATAAATTAGTCTTCTCATAATAAACGATTGCCTAACAAAGTGTATAAGCAATAGCCGTTAGGCGTTTCAAACTATTGCAGTTGTTAATATTTAAGTTTCTACTTCTAATCAAGTTCGGTGTTCGGCTACTCATCATATTCACCTGTTGTAAAATCATATGAGTAATCAAACGCAAACGACTTATCATCAGTCACATTAGTTTCTCTATCAGTTAAGTTTTTGTTTTTCCAAACATTTTCCCATTGTTTTAATGATATACCAGTGTATAGTATAACCATTACTAATATTTTCATTCAAAAACTGTTTCCAGTTCTTTACTCTGTCTATTTGTTCTCTCATTTCTTTACTCATAATATTTTAGTTTATATATAAATATTCAAAATTAAATTTCCCACCACACATTTTTAAAAAGTTTTTATTAGTATTCCAAACAAACATTCTATCTTAATAACCCGTACTGTGTATAACAAGGTGTATATGTAATGTGAGGTTCGGTGGTATATTCAACATTCCTACTTCTAATTAAGTTCATCATAGTAGATATACATATCCAAGTCAGTCATATTAAAGTAATCTATATCATTTTCATTAAACCAAAGAATTACTTCCGCTCTATAAATATTATAAAATCAAAAAAAGTTAAATCCACTACACAAATTACTGTGTATAACAAATGATAAACAACATTAAAACGATTGTTTATCATTAGACGTTAGCAAACATAAAATTATTTAGATAAGTCACTCTCATCAAATAACAATTTCAACTTCTCAGCTAACTTTTCCATAAATTCTTCTTTACCATCAATCCAACTTTCAAGTCCTAATACTGTTTCAGCACAAGAAGTTGAAATTTCTTCACCGAATGTTTCTTCTACTAATTTTAAAATATCTTTTTCAGATATATTCAAGTTTTCTTGTCCTTCGTTCAATTGTTTTTGTGTTTTTAAATGTTTCATCTTCGTATTTTTATTTTAGTATATATATTAAAAAGAAAACCTAAATATATCTGAGAAACGTTATAAACAATTACTACTGTTTGTGTCTCACTTGACGATTTACCATTATAAAGTTTATACTAAATTTAAAGTTTTGTGGTAAGGTACTTCATATATACCCAACCGTTATATTCAATTTGTTCATTCCTCACAAACTACGTTTCACTGAATATAACAACAAATAAATTAAATAAATTTCTTTTTTTGAATGTTACTTTATTTTCACGAAGTTCCATATTTGTAAAAATCCATTCCTTATCATCATCATAGTCATAAATAAAAATTTTATCATCGTCAATTTTTCTAATCTTACATTTTAGATTTGTCCATTTTGTTGATGTGTATAATCCAGATTCACAATATCCAGACCATCTATATTTTTTACCTTCTACTAAAATTGTATTATCGTATGTTTTGTATTCCATAAAATTTTTATTTAAAAAGAAATTTACTAAATTTATTTGTAACCGTTATGTGTTATGTTCAATAAAACATATATAATGACAAGGTTTTCCATCCTTATATACCATTACCTCTGGTCTTGAAATTGGTGTCTCACAAACACAACACATAACATCAGATACATGTAATTTTTTATCTCCGTTATCAAGTTCCGTATTCTTATTATCTTTATTCATATTATTTAAGTTTTGTGTTAAAAACTACATATATCTGTGTCCGTTATAAACAATAAAATAAAAATTAAAGTGCTTTCAATTTAGAAATGACTATATCTTCATCAGCAAAAATTCTTAACCAATCTTCTAAATTCCCACCTCTGTTTTTAATAAATGCCTTCGCTGTCATAGCAATTTGTTTTGCCATAGCTTCTTTATATTTATCTTCAATAGAGATATAGTCATTATAACTATCTTCAATTACTTTTATATTTTCATCAACATTTTCGTTGATTTTTATTTTACTATTTATAACACCAGATAAATTCAATTTTTTATCTTCATTTAATTGCTTTTGTGTTTTTATATGCTTCATATTGTTCTATTTTTAGTGTATATATCAAATTATTTAAAAATTTCTAATATTGTGTTAAAATTTTGGTCTAAAATATTCTTGTAATCTTCTTCTTTAATATTATAGTTGTTTACTTTTTTCAATGCCCAATCAACCACAGACATATTATTTCTTTTTTTATCCAATGCAGATGTCATCAAACTATTTATCAATATAACTTTTTGTTCATCTTCTGAATAAAAAGAAAGTTTATTTACATTTTTATCAGCAACCATGAATCCGCTTTCTTCTTCAAATAAACTTTTAAGTTGTATTTCTCTTGATTCTTGATCAGAACATTTTACAAATGAATATGATTTATAATATGTTTTGGATCCATATATTTTTATGGATATATCACTATAATTTGAATATGTGCTTCTTTTAGATATTTTTATATCTTCAATCTTATATATAGAACCATTTATAAGACCTACATGAGAATTTCTAGTGTATTTTATGTAATCTCCAATTTTTATATTCCTTTCATCTATATAAATTGGTCTATCTTCTATTTCATCAGATTTCCAATCTATTAGAGGTATTGGATTGCCATCAGATAGTTTAAAATTAGTTATAGCATAATTAACTTTGTTGTCTTTATTCAATTTTATTACAACTCTCTTATAATTTCCAGCTGCAAATAGCCTATAAACATCATATGTAGCACCTTTGACAAGATTTTTTGTATTTTTTAATGCAATTACTTTCATATAGTTTTTTGTTTTTATATTGAACATTTGTGTATTAGTTTATATAAAAAATAAAATGAATACACAAGAAATAGATTTATCGCAATTTACTCCTGAACAACAAGAAAAGATTAATCAGATTAATGAATTAGTCAACTCTGATAAAATTGACCCAACAACTGCATTAAACATTATTGTAAATGCAGTAACTGTATGTTATGATAGTGAAACTTTTAATGAGTTGGATAAAATGCTTATATCAAAAGCTTTATCTTGTTTCAAAAGTTATGTGGATTTAGGTGAAGACTTCCTTATTAAAGTTAAATAATAAGGATTGGTCAATTTTAAGAACTTGATTTTCTAGTGAATATATTTCTTTTGAAGTATATTCACTATAATTGTTTATAATAAAATCTGAATTATTACATTTATAATCTTCAGATAATTCATTTGATATTATGAATTCAAGGGTTGTTGAATCAATTGAAGTTATTTTATCAACTAAGTCATATCTTTCAGAACAAGGTTTAAATATATTTATATTATAATCCATCAATTTATTGTATTTATTTTCAAATAAAATAGATGATTTAAAAATAACATATTTTGCATCTTTATTCTTATCTAAGAATCTATAATATGATTCCAATAAATCTGAATTTATAAGATTTAATAGCAATTCAAATCTATTATTCGTATCAAATTTATTTAGATTTAATAAACCATAATCATAAACATCACCAAATGTTTTTCTGATTTTCCTAATTGATAACTCAGAATAGTTTAGTATAAACTTAGTTACTAAATCGGCATTGTATACTGGTATATTCAATTTATTATAAATTTTGATAACATCATCCATACCAGAAAAATAATTACCTGTAAGACCTATTTTTATCATAATTATTGGTTTAGTAAAATATCTATTTTCTTTTCTCTATTCAATCTCTTTATTTCTGCCATAGGATTATCTATTACTTCTTGTGGTAGAGGATTACCATAGCAATAAAATTTTCCAACTATATAAGATGGACAGCCATCTAAATAGGTTAATTCATTATTATCACAATAAAAATGACCACCAACATGATTAGGACAACCATCTAAACTGGTTAATTGATTATAAGAACAATCAAAATAACCACTTACTATATTGAATTTAAGTGGTAATTTTGTTAATTTATTATATGCTAAATAAACATCACCATCTACATCAATAGATCCATCTGGATTTATGGTATAATTTATAATTTTATATTGTCTACAAATTTCTTTAATAGTCATCTTCGTCTTCGTATATTTTATCACCTAAAGAACCATCACTATGTGTTAATATATATTCATACCCATCATAATAATCAGTGTTATAACAGACACCATTTGATAAATTAAAGTATGGAAATGTATCTAAGTATGGATAATAATTAAAAATGTATCTTTGTAAGTTAAGCTTCAAATTTAAATTTCTATATTTCCCATCAATTACAAAACAATTTCTTGTTTTTGAATTTTGTTCCAGTTTATAGATGTATTTGTTTTCAATTGCCCACTTTTTGAAAGTATTAACATTTGATTCGTTAATGGAATAGATTCTATCCATAATGTTAACACTTTTAGATTCAATACCACTTAGAACAGTAACATCGTCCCATAATAACGCACGACCAACTAATTTAGTTTCACCATAATATTTAACTGTCATTATAAGTAGTTTAATATTATCATTCATACAATATAAATCTAAAAATTTTTGACGTTCTACTTGGCGCATACAAGATTTCCAAAGAGATCCGGTTTTTTCATCATCTTCCAAATGGTAATTATTTTCATTATACCACATTCTTATTTCTTCACCCTCTACAACTGTAAGTTCATAATCTGATGTATCAAATTGTGACTTATATAGATTTACAAAGTCTTCTATTCTGGAATCACTGATATAAAGATTTATTATAAAATCATTAAATAGTTTTCTAACTATTCTTCCTACCTTTATTGTAGTTTTTTTATAATCATTTGGATTGAAATTATCAAAGTCTTTTATTTTTGATTTTTGGATATAACCAATCATATCAGGCTTTTCAGTTGGTTCCAAATAATATATACCATCTTCTGTAACAGTATTCATCAATAATGTACAAATAATGTTATTTGTTGATGATATGAAATTATACAGATTTAAATCTACATAAATATTGTTTAATTTTATAAAATTTGAATTCATTTTTTAATATATAATTTATGATGAAATTTATTTTAGAATATAAATCCTTTTATAAGGAAGAAGATATTGTGCTGATTAAATATTGGTATAATAAAATGATTGTCCCAGTAAAGATATTAGAAAAAAAAGGAAATAAATATTTAATTTCTCATAATATTGAACAATCACAAATAAAAAATGCACCAGACCAATTAATAAAAAAAGATGATATAATTTCTAAATTTAGAGATTAAAGTGAATCTTTAATTTTTAAATAATAATCCATATCAGCTGGATCATTTAAATCTAAATACATATCTTTTATTTCTTCAAATTCTTGTTTAGTTATATTATCATCATATAAGCTTTGCTTAAATGGTTCATAATAGTGCTTGTTTTGTTGTTTGTATGATTTTATTTCTTTTATTTCTTTGTATACAAAATCATCATATTCATTGTATCTATCATTATAGCGATTCTTTTTCTTTTTAAAACCATCATAAACAACACCATCATTATATTTTGGTTTGCTTTTATATTCAATGACATTGGTCTTTCTTTTAGTTGGTAATGATTCCCAATCAATTCTTACAACTGCTTTTGCTAATTTTTCTAAGTATACAATATCTTGACATTCATTATATGTATGTTCATTATAATATCCAACCGATATATTTGTGCATTCAGAAATCACTGTTATAAATTCAGCAGAGTCTGTATAGATTCCAGTGTCATCTGCAATCATTGATAAGTCATATTTATTAAATTCTTTTACTAAGGATTTTGCAAATTCATCTGAACAACAACGTTTAGATGATTGGTGTGTTATAACCGATGTAGTTCCTCTTCTATCGAAAGATATTATACGATCGTATACTTTATATGAATTATCTAAGGAAGCATAACCCGAACCAATACAACCAACTTCTTCACCAATGAAAAAACAATATAAACCTGGAACATTGTGTTCTATCATATAAAGAAGTATTGTCATACCAGCTTTATCATCTGCACCTAATATCGATTTACCATTAGTTCTGATCATATTACCATCTATAATATGATTTACTTTAACTTGTTCTAAACAAGCTGTGTCTAAGTGGCAAGTAAATGCTGTTTTACTATCACCTAATTTGTAGAAATAATTACCACCTAAATCTTTTTTGAATTTATTTGGTAAAAAATGTTCCAAATCTTCTTCATATCCGTATGGGTAGGTCTTACTCGTCAATTTCAAAAATGTATTCTTTATATTCATTATTACTGATTTAATTACAAAGATAAGTATTATATTTAATAAAACAAAATAAAAATTGACAAATTTTAAAATTTTTAAAATTTGTCAAAAAGGTGCAAGATCATGATATATAATAACTAATAATAATTATATAAAATTTCTATTTTATTATTTTTATATACGAATTCATCTAATGATACTGCAACTGAATAATATCCATTTGAACTACCATACCATCTTATTGTTACATATCCTTTTGATGTAGCTAATTTATAGAATGTCCAACAACCACATTCATCATTATTTATATCTATTTTTGTTATTTCTTCTGCATTTATTATTGGTGTATTAGCTAAATCTTCAAGATCGCCATCTATATCTTCAACACAAACAGATTCACAACAATCTTGTTCGTGATAAAATATATAATTTTTCTCATTTGAACAAAAATAGATTTCATCTTTTCCAGTATTCATATATACTGAATTGAAAGTTTTACCAATTAACTTTGTTAATTTTTTGGATTTTATTTCTTGTGTGGATATTAGTTTAAATCCTAATTCTCTATTAGAAATATCTGGTGAGTCTAATAAATCAAAGATTTTATTGGTAGGATCTTCATTTTCGTTAAATCTTCTTATCTTCATTTAATAAATTATTTTTATCTTCAATACATAACCTAATACCAGCTATTATATCTTCATTTTTTAAAATTTTGTTATTCCAAGTATTAATTTTTTCATTAATAAATGGCATCAAATTATTAATTTTTAATTCATTTGAATTTGGACTAAATTCATTCAATTTTATTATGAATCTATCCGTATCAACTGGTCGGTTTGTATCTTTTTTTAAGTATTTGGATCTAAAATGCATATTAGAATGTATTGACAAACTACTACTATTTTCATAACAATCATCATTTATATCACCATCAATATCAATATACCTATTTACAAATATATCAAATCTAAAATTAATATGGAAACTATCTAAAACATCAAGATTAATAAATACGATTTTAAAAGAACCATCATGTAATTCATCTTGATCAATTGAATCCCTAAATTTCCTTTCTTCTTTTGATAAAGATTTAAAAAAATCCTTTTTTATTTTAACAGAAGGGTCATTTAAAATATCGCTGAATTTAGTGTAGTTTTTTATCTTAAATTCTTCAATATATTTTTTAGATATTAAATTAATATCATAGTTACCACTGTTAGAAAGAACTATACCAAGATTATTTGATTCTGGATCAGTTGATTTTAGCAATCTTACTATATTATCTATTTCAGTATTTTGTTCATCAAATGATTCAAATTTTTTTATAAATTGCATTCAAATTCTTTTAATTTTTTTAAATAATCATTTACTGATTTTTTATATGATGTAGTTATCCAATCAAAGCAATTATTTAATTTAACTCGCATTAAGCTAATTGGTAAAAATTTATAATAATCACATATCCTAATATAATAATGTTTGAATTTATCTGATTTTGGGTTGTGTTCTATAAAAAAATCAGCACTTTTTAAGCTTTTATAAAGCCTTTCTATTATTAATTTATATTCATCATTTGTAAACCCATCTTTTATTTTTTTGTTGATTGGATTTGGATTTTCTTCGGTAAAATGAATAGTTGTATTATAAATTAAATCATACTCTTCAATTTTATCTTTATCAAAAATAAAATCTATAAAATGATAATATCTAAATATATTTGATTTACTTTCAAATTCTTTTTTAGCTTTATCTCTATCTTTTTCGTTATTATAGAATCTTGTAGCATAACTTATCCAATATGGCATTTCATAATTTGAAGCAAAAAGAATTTTTAATCCATATTTTCTATTATGTTTTGGTATAGTATATCCTTTAATATTTGACATTTTTATAAGTTTAAGTGTTTTCTAAGTTTATCTAACATAAATTCTGTTGTTATGTCAGATGTATTTAATGAATTTATATATTTTACATCAATTTTAGCTGTTTGACTCATTTTTTCTACTTTAGAACCATCTGTTGGTGGAACTATTTCATGATAATCATTTTCATTTAATGTTATTATACAATAATAACATTTTACAGAACAACCTTTATTAAAGAATAATGGCTTTTCCAATTCGATTCTAAAGTTTTCTCTTAGGACAATTCCTGCTTCTTCTTGTAATTCTCTAATTAATGATTCTTCTGGTGTTTCGCTTTCTTCTATTTCACCACCAACACAAGCTAAATGAAAATCTTGCCCTTCTGCATATTTATATGTTGGTATGTATTCTTGTCTAATTATAAACTTATTTTGTTCTATAAGATAAGGAATGCAAATTACACAGTCTTTTCCAGTTATAATTGACCAATCATCAAATTCAATTAATTTTACATATTTATTTTGAAATAAGACATTTTCTTTTTTAGAAGTGGGTTTATCACTATTTGGCTTTAACTTAGAAAACTTATCCATTTTAATAATACTTTTTTAGTATATATTAAAATGGATAAGTTTAAAATTAAAAATCTTCATCTTCATCATCGTAATCTTCATCGTAATCTTCATCATACACATCTTCATCAAGATTTGGTAATTCGTTTACATCATTAGTTATTTCATTTATTAATTTAATAAGCGTTTTTTTGCCTTTAATAACAGGATTCCAATGTTTATCAATTAAATTGTATATTTCTTCTAATATTTCTTCTTTTGTGGAATCTAAATTTAATTTATAGTTTTTATATATATTAACACTTTTTACTTCATTGAATGAAACAAATGCAAGAAGGTTGATACTTTTTTGATATTCTGTAAAAGTTACATCAATTTGTAAACTCATAATAAAATTAACATACTTGTCTAAATTACATAATTTTATGTTTTTAATATATTCACCAATTTCTATAAAATTCGATGAAATCATATCTGAACTATAAGAATTTTCAATTAGTTCTTCAAGTGTTTGATATTTCCTTTCAATAGTGAACTCATCAAGTATAGCCTTTGATACTTCTTCAATATATTCCGGATTAGACTTAAGAAGATATAAAGCCAATTTTATATCAGATTTATTATTAGTTAATAACAAAGATCTAATATTTTCTGATTGACTTGAAAAGCTTTCGTTGAATTTTCTTATTTTCATTTTAATGTTTTTTTAATATATATTAAAATTAAATTTTTGATTCATCAATATAACCAAATTCTACTAATATTGAAAATAATTTTTCAAAATCACATTTCCAATAGCCATATTCAACACGACCACCATAATAATCAGATTCGTAATTGCTATCAGTATCAATACATTCACGTTCAATTTTTTTAAAAACTTTAGATTTGGTGCTGTTTTTTCCAAAAGTAAATCAAGTTCAGTAAACTCATTTGGTTCATCACTTGATACAGAGTACTTTTGATCACCCCAACAATTTCCATATGTTCCACCCATACACCAAGTTTGGCTTTCTAAATATTTACCTGATAGATAAACATTATTTTTTTCTGCAAATTTTTTCCAAAGTTCAGTTTTCATAGTTATATGTTCTCTTATAGAGAATTTTATATTAGTAAATTTTTTTTCTAAAATTTCTAAATTTGGTTTAGAAATTATCATATTCTCAATAGTTATTTTTGAACTAACATTTCTTCTGTATTTATCGTTCCATAAACAAGCTTCAATGTTTGGTATAAAATAATGAATAACTACGGAAAAGTCTTTTTTTGAATCTATTGAATTTAATATCTTTATGATATCATCCGTTTCTGCAAATAATCCATCAACATAAATATCATTAAAATATAATGAATCTATTTTATTATTCAAATTATATTTTAACTTTTCAGCAAAATCTTTTTTGATATATTTATCAGTTTCAATAATATGCGCTGCATTATTAGCTGCATTTTTACAAAAAGTTGTTTTACCAGATCCAGGTAATCCTATTGTTATATTTATAGTTTTCATATTTTTACTAATTTGATAAACAATTAAATGAAATATTTTTAAAATATTTCGCTATAAATACCACCACCATTTGGAAAAATATAAAATCTTCCATCAAAATTACATGATATAGTGTCACCAACCTTAAATTCATAATTGCCATTAACTTCACCTTGAAAAGTGAAGTTTTTGTCTTTAATGCAAGTATATGTTTTCATTTTATTAATCTTTAATCCAATAATTAGATTTTATAAGTTTACTATTTACATTGATGTTTATGGTTACAACATCATCAATAATTTCAAATGAATTAAATTTAAGGTTATTATTTACACAATATCCGCTTTTTTTATCAATAATTATCAATGATAGTTTATTATTTAAATCACCATCATAAGAAGTATCTTTTACATAAAAGATATATTCACTTGGTAGAATTGCATCATCTGTATTTTTTTTTTTGATCCATATCCAAAAAAGTTTTATTTAAAATAAAACTTGTTATATCAACACTGTCTTTAATTTTCATATTAAAATTTGTAATTTTTTGTTTTTTTGCGGCTTTTAATTTGCCCTTTGAAATTGTTATCAGTTGTATTGCCCAATTCAAGTTTTGAATTTTTTCTTTTTAAGACAATACCTTCAATCATATCAATTTTTGTATAACCATCAAACATATCTTTAAAGCCAGTCAAAAATGATTTGACTCTATAAATATTTTCTGATACTTTAAAAAGATATTCCTTTTCTGATTCGTTTTTATTAAATAATTTATCCAATAATTCAATTCTTTGGATAAATGTATTTCCCAACAAATATTCAGAATTATACACCAATATATCAAATATAATCAATTTATGATTAAATGTTAAAGAGTTTTCATCTTTTTTAGATTTATTTAGATATTCACCATTAATTACCATCCAACCACTTCCAGAATAAAGTTTTGATATTTCGTCTTTATCCAAATCAATATTTGTTAATCTATCACCATGTCTATTAAAAACAAAAACATCTTTGCCATTCATAAAAATGACAGCATTTGACCCATTGAATTTTAATTGACCTATCATTGAATTATCATCCCATTCATTCAATTCTGATGGTGGAATTGCATTCTTTGGTCTTGGTGGAAATATGTAATAGAAGTTGTTATAGTTGATCATAGTTTTAATATTTACACAAATATAAGTATAATTTTTCAACTGACCAAATTTTTTTATATATAATCTAAAAAAAAATATGACAGATAAGGAAATAATAGAATATGTTAAATGTAAGAATGATATTGTTTATTTTATAAATAATTATTGTTTTATTCCATATTTTAATAAAAAACATAATATAAAATTACATAAATATCAAGAAAATTATTTTTTAAGTATAAATAATATGAAATTTAATATTTGTCTACATTCTTTAGAAAGTGGTGTAAATACAATGAATCAATTATATATCTTACACGAATTAATATTTAGTTTTGATAAATCAATAGTTTTAATTGATGTAAGTCTAAAAAAATCTAAAGAAGCTTTAAGTAGAATTAAAGGTATGATGGAATATTTACCTGATTTTCTAAGAATTGATTTTCATGTTAATAATAAAAAATGTATTGAAACAAAATTAAATACAAGGATAAAGATATTATCTAATAAAACACTACCAATTGGTTTTAATATTGATATTTTAATATTAAATAACTTTGCATTATGGAATCATAAAAATAAAACAAATATGATGGTATCAGTTTTGCCTCTTATGTCAGCTATTAAAGATTCAAAATTTATAATATGTTCTATTCCGAATGGGGCTGAATATTTTTATAAATTATATAGTGATGCTTTAATTAATATGAATTTGTTTTATCCTTCAAGAATTGATTGGTTTGATAATCCAAATAGAAATGGACGATGGAAAGAAAAAAAGATAGATAAGATTGGAGAAGAAAAGTTTAAAAAATCATATGGTTTAAACTTTTAAGATATTTTTAATATAATTTGAAAATTATACTTGTATATGAAGTGGAAAGGGCAATCAAAAGCAGAATTTGAAAAAAACTACAAAAGAGTTAGTGATATTGTTGATAAATCCAATGGTGATGAAGAAAAAGAAAATTCATTAGCTAGAACACAAGCTAATAAAATAACTGATGAAAATAAATGTATAAATAGGGCAATGGCTGCAAAAGAAATGGGACATGAAAATATATTTGAAGTCTTCTTTCAAAGAGCGCATGAATTGGGTTCTGTATCAACCCAGGATTACAGAGAATATAGATTATCTAAACTGGATTTATAAAAAAAGGAAGCATTATTGCTTCCTTTTTTTATTTAATTCTTTTTAAAATGAATGCAGTAGAAATCATACTACTTATTGTAAACAATAATAGACAAATAATAAATTTAAAATCAAATGGGGTATTATATAATAACAATATAAATCCAAACGTGTATATATCTAAAGAAGTTAGAATATGTTTATATATGCTTTTCATATTAAAATTTTGATTTAACTAACTCAGATGCTATTTTCTTATCCAAAGGAAATTTAGAAATCATTTTCATAACTTCACCAAAATTTTTAGCACCATTAGTTATAGCCTCATCAATTTTTTCGTTGATTTCTGATTCTGTAAGTTGTCTTGGTAGATAATCTTCAATTATAGACAATTCCCTCTTACATTTTTCATCATTTGTAATTTGAATGGTTTCTTTAAGATTCTTTGAAAATTTATCAAGAATCTTAATAGCTTCATCATCTGATAATGTTTCAACCATTATATTCTTTTTATAAGTTTGCATTTCACCTTTGACTGTGCTTAAAAGCATTTTAACTTCAGCATTTCTTTCTTTGAAAGCTTTGATATAGTCTGTATCAATTCTTTTTTCAATTGTGTTCATATTTAATTTAAATTTGTTATTAAAAATAGAGGTCGGGGTTGGATTTTCACCAACATAAAAGAATTTGCGATTCTTCCCCTAAATATTCGAGCACCCAACCATTTATTATAAAATTGTGTTTATTTTATTATCTCTTTTAATTGATTTTATAAATCCAATTACTTCTTCATCCTTATTTCCACCATCAGATTTAATTTCAACAATATCACCAAAATATTCTTTTAATAGATATATACATGCACATACATGTTTATCATATGGTTTTCTATTTGTTTTACAAAAATTAAATGGTTGTTCTGTTGTATCTATATAGAAATTTTCATGTGATAAATCATCAACTAAACCAATAATACCATTAAAGTCAATATACGTTTCAGTAAATTCCGGTTCGCCTTCACCAATACCACCCGCTATTCCGTGTCCAAATTCATTTGTTATTTGTTCACAAATATATTTACATTCATTTGAATATTTAACAAATAATTCTTTATCAAGTTCTTTAAATAATTTATAATGTCTTGTATATCCCATTTTATATTAAATTTTTAAAAATATGGCTAATTACATCAACTGTCCAACCATTACCAATCATTTTGTATCTTTGTGAATTTGAAACAATATTTGTGTAATTATCAGGTATTGTTTGCGCCCTTTCACATTCTAAAGGTGTTATGTATCTAAGTCCATATGTATCTTCTATTGCAAAAAATCTTTGTGATGAATATCCATGTGCATGGCTTGCTTCAATCATTTGACATTTTTCATCTGATTTCCAAATAGATAACTTTTTATTCTTTTCATCTATTTGTTTATTTAGCCATTTTAAACCTTTTTCAGAATAATAAAAATTGTTAGCTACATTAAATTCTCTAATAGAACCCCATCCTATTTTTTCGTCAATTGGTTGTTCAATGTTAGGTATATTAGTCCAATATAATCTTTTGCGATTTTGTGCAGAAACCAATGAACTATTTATCATTATTGGTTCTACTCCCAATTCTTTAGATATTATATCTTTCCACTCCTTTTTCATCTTAACATTTTCTAATAGAAAATATTTTGGATTTATTTCCTTTAATAACCTAACATATTCATAGAATAAACCACTCTTCCCATTAAATCCCGTCATATCACCTGCATTAGAAAAAGATTGACAAGGACTACCACCAATTAATAAATCTATATTTGGTAGGTCACTTCCGTTTATATTGGAAACATCACCTAATTGAATAGTATTTGGAAAATTGTGTTGGGTTACTTTAATAGCATATTTATCTATTTCAGATGCAAAATAATTATCGTATTTTATACCTAATCTATTTAGAGCTATTTGTCCACAAGACATCCCATCAAATAAACTTAGAACATTCATTAGAAACATCTAATATTTAATATTTCCAGTTCTAATTTTCCTGCTGGTACAGTAACCATTACAACATCACCAATTTTTTTACCCATAAGAGCTTTTCCAATTGGGCTTGTAAAAGAAATTTTATTTTCTTTTAAAGAAGATTCATTTTCAGGTACAATTTTATATTCCAATTCCTTTTTGAGTGTCTTATTTATTAACTTAACATATGTTAATAGTTGAACAGTTCCATTATCAACTACACCTTCAATAATTTGTGCATTTGTCAACATAGAACCAACTTTACCAATTCTATCATTTAGTTCATCTAAATGTTGTTTAGCTACTTCATATTCAGCATTTTCTGATATATCGCCTTTTTCACGAGCATCGGTCAAATTATATAAACATTCCTTCATTTCGTCATGTTTCATTCTATTAAAATCTTGTGTGAGTTTATTATAACGTTCACGTGTCATTATCACTTTTTCTTGCATATTAAATTATTCGTTAGTTTTAAATTGGATATTATATTACGTATTTTGATAAAGTTTAAATTATTTTGAAAAAGTATCTAAATATAATTTTTCAATTGCATCAATTCCATTTTGGTTAATTTGACGTGTTCCGATTCCAGCAAAATCTTCAAATGTTATAGTTGGTGGTTTAGTTAGTTTAAATGATATACTATTATAATCCCAATGATACCAAGATGATTTATTTTGATCAAAAACATATATATCTCTTAGATTATTTATACCCATTTGGATGGCATAGCCTGTCCCACCATCTACTGTTTGATGTTTAGCATTTGACTTATGTCCTTTAGAACCTTTTTCGCCTGGTGATAAAATAGTCCCAATAGCAAATATTTGCTTAGAATATTTGACTTGCGCCCAATTTCTTGCTAATAGATTCATATATCTATCAATGCCATATCTTTTTAAGATTTTATTGGCATTTTTAATTTCTAAAACACCTTCTAAATAATCAGAATCAGAAATTTCAACTTTTGATGTTGATTTATGTGATTTTGTTTTATATGAATATGCTTTTGTCAAAACACCATATCTATTACCAATAGATTCAAAATATGTATCGGATCCATCTGCCCCACCTGATGCACATATTAAATTGCCTAAATTAATAGGATTTTTATCAAATATGTTTATCATTTATTATTTTTTCTTAACCATACATACATATCATCTCTGAAAACTGAATCATTACACCCCCATTGTAGGGCAACTCCTTTAATATAATCTGGTAAGATATCCCAAATTCCTTGGATTTGTTCGTTTGTTGGTTCGATTCCTGTAACATCATATATTATATCATGCATTGCATCAAAATCTTCTTTTTCTAATTTTATTGTTATTATCATCTTTCTATATTTTTATTATTCATTATATCAATAATTTCATTTATGTTGAATGGTCTATATTCGCCAAACATTCTATATGCTACATCAACACCAACATCCATAGACAATCCATAATCTTCTAATGTTCCATGATTATGTCCATATAAATGAACTACACCTTTATGGCTACCATTCCAAGCTCTGTGTGCATAGTGTGATAGAAATATAGTTTTCTTTGCATATTTAAGTGTCATCACATCATTTATTGATGTGAAACTATCTTTATATAAATCTATATGTTCATCGTGATTTCCTCTGATAAAGTGGATTGTGTCACAGTTTATTTTTGATCTATATAAAGGTGTTTTGTCATGCCCACCAAAACAAAAATCACCAAGAAAATAAAGTATATCGCCCTTTTTAACATATTTATTAAGTGTGTTAAATAAGGTGTCATTCATTTGATCAATTGAATCAAATGTCCGGAATCCGGAATTCCATTGTGAAACTTTTGCACCAGCTATATTTTTATGTGAAAAGTGTAAGTCGGATGTAAACCAAATATTCATTATTCTAATATTGTTTTTATAAAAAAATCACGTTTGTCTTCTATTTCTAATTTTTGATATTCTGAATTTGTATCAAATTCAAAATAATCATCATATCTATTAACGTGTAAATAGATTTTACATTTAACTAACGATAGATATTTAAAATAAGTTCCATTTTCTTCAAATAAAATAAATTCAGCTTTATCCAATTCATTTTTAAAATCTATATATTGATTTTTTTTAAACAGAAAAGCATTTTTATATTTATCTACAAAGGTATATGTAAATTGTTTTGTATTGATATATAGTTTGTTCATTATATTTTTTGTGTATAAAATATTTAATATATACAATTAAATTGATAAGTTTATTTTAAAAATGAAATACTTAAAATTATTTGAAAACTTTAATTCATCGGAAATTGATGCTATTTGTAAAGAATATGATATATATTATTATACTATAAATTCAGATGGTTCAATTGATGTGGATGAAGATGTTGATTTATTGGGTGATGAATTAACTAAATTACCACTTAAATTTAATAAAGTTTATGGGAGTTTTGATTGTGGTGATAATAAATTAACTACTTTAGAAGGTTCGCCTAATTATGTAGGTGATAATTTTAATTGTTCTGATAATGAATTAACCAATTTAATTGGTGGTCCAAAAGAAGTTGGTGGTTATTTTGATTGTTCTGATAATAAATTAACCAGTTTAGATGGTTGCCCAAAAGAAGTTATTTGTGGTTTTCATTGTGCTGATAATAAATTAACTACATTAGAAGGTTGTCCTAAAGTTGATGGGTTTTTTAATGATTGTGGTAATCCAATATCAAAAATTACAGATTTATTTGATTTTGAAGTTAAATATTATTTAGAATATCAAGAAACATATAATTTTTTAAGAAAGGATTGTAAAATAGTTAGACACTTATTAGAAGAAGCATTAAAAGATTTTAATGAATATTATAAAAAGCAGGTAGAATTACCTGAAAAAATAGAAGGATATACTTATATATGAAATACATAAAACTATTTGAAAACTTTGATTCATCAGAAATTGATGAAATTTGTAATGAATATGGTATAACAAATTATACAATTAATCCAGATGGATCTATTGATGTGGATGGTGATGTGAAATTTAAATATATAAATTTAACAAAACTACCACTTAAATTTAATAGGGTTTCTGGAAATTTTATTTGTTCTAGTAACAAATTAGTAAGTTTAATAGGTTGTCCTAATTATGTTGGTCGTGATTTTGTTTGTTCTTGGAATAAATTGACTAATCTAGAAGGATGTCCTAATTATGTTGGTGGTTATTTTGATTGCGCAAGGAATCAATTAACCAATTTAGATGGTTGTCCTAAAGAAGTTGCTGATTCTTTTGATTGTCGTGATAATAAATTAACAAGTTTGATAGGTTGTCCAAGAGAAGTTGGTGGTGAGTTTTTTGATTGTTCACATAATCAATTAACAAGTTTAATAGGTTGTCCTAATTATGTTGAAGGTGATTTTTATTGTTATAATAATCAATTGGTAAATTTAATAGGTTGTCCAAATGAAATTAATGGGATGTTAAATTGTAAGTCTAATAAAATAACATCATTAGAAGGTGCCCCTAATAGAATTCAAGGTGATAGCTATTATGATGATAATCCAATAGATTCTATTATAAGTATATTTGGTTATGTTGCTAAAATTTGTTTAGAATATCAAGAAACATATAATTTTATAAGAAAGGATTTTAAAATTGTTAAACACTTATTAGAAGAAGCTATAAGAGATTACAATGAATATTATAATAATCAGGTAGAATTACCTGAAAAAATAGAAGGATATACTTATATATGAAATACTTAAAAAAATACGAATCATTCATTGATGATTCAAATAGAGATTCATCGTCAATTGACTTTGTCCCAAAATACAATCCAATTATAAATAAAGGTGCTAAAGAATATGTTGATTCTTTAGTAGATGATGGTAATTATGATTTAGTATTTAAAATAGCCAAAATGAATATGCCTGATGAAGAATCAAATGATTTTGATGGTATTTTTGATGAAGCTAAGGAAAAAGCTACTAAATATTTTATTAATAATCCAGAAGCAATTGGTAAAGAATTAAATATTAAAATACCTTCCAAAAATAATAATAGAATACCAAGGACCAATAATATTGGTGGAACTTCACATGCTGCATCAATTCGAATTGGTGAAAGTAAAGTTATTTATGATACTCAAATAATTATAAATAATGATGAAATGGAATTATTTAATAGAGAAGAACCACTAATTGATTTAATTAGTGGTGGTAAAATATTATTGGGTGATAATAAAATCCAATATAATAAAGATGATTCTAAAACATTAGAAATATTAGATATTTATTTTGAAATATGAAATACTTAAAATTATTTGAAAACTTTGATACGTCAGAAATTGATGAAATTTGTAAAGTGTATAACATACAAAACTATACAATAAATCCTGATGGGTCTATTGATGTTGATGGTAATGTTTCTTTATATAGTAAAAAATTAAAAGAACTACCATTAAAATTTAATAAAGTAACAGGTAGTTTTTATTGCAACTATAATCAATTAAAAACTTTAGAAGGATCTCCTAATTATGTAGGTGAAGGTTTTTATTGTATGAATAACTATGGATTAACTACTTTAAAAGGTGGTCCTAAAGTAGTTAATGGTGTGTATAATTGTTCTGGTAATTTTTTGGAAAAATTGGAATATTTACCAACTACCGTAAAACGATTTATTTGTTCTGGTAACAAATTAACATCTTTGGTTGGCTGTCCAAATGCTGAAATGGTAAGATTTGATGATAATATGATATCAACATTAGAAGGACTTCCAACTGATTCTGATATATCTTGTTATGAAACACCATTGGATAATTTAGCTGGATTGTTTTTCCATGGGGATTATGAATATAAACTTTTTTTAGACTATCAAGAAACATTTAATTTTTTAAGAAAAGATTGTAAAATAGTTAAATACCTTTTAGAAGAAGCATTAAAAGATTATAACGAATATTATAATAAACAGGTAGAATTACCAGAAGAAATAGAAGGATATACTTATATATAATTTAAAAAACACCAATTAATAATTGGTGTTTTTTAATTCTAAAAGGACTTTTAAATTTTCTTTTAATATTTCTTCAATATTGTCAATCTTATCATATTTTATTCTTATTAGATTGATATAATTGTCTTCGCAATATTGTTCTTTTATTTTATCTCTAATTACAAGCGATTCGTATGCTTTTATACCACCGAAATATTCAATAGGTGTAAAATGTTGAATACCATCAAATTCAATGCAAGTTCTAAAGGATGGTATATAGAAATCAAATTTAAGTAATTGAATGTATCTACAATCATCAAATTTATGTTCTCTAATATATGAAATGTTTTTAATATCTAAAAAATTTGATATTGCTTTTTCACCAAAAGATTCTGAACATTTTTTACAACCACTTCCCTTTAAATGAATACAAGGTTTCTGTTTAAATTTTCCATGTTTTGGGCAACTTATAGTAACTTGTGTTGATATATTTGAATAAATTACATCATCATAATTATATTTATAATTATGTATTTTCTTTGACTCATTTATAAATTCATCTTGTGATTTGGTGTTTCTTAGTTCAGGTGCATAATTTAAATGATTACATGGTAGTTGTTCATATATTTCGTTGTTAAACTTTATTTTTATAGTTTTTCGTGAATCTATAAAATTAGTCAAAGAATAATCATATTTATCACCCCATTTCCTTTTAGCTTTTATTAGAAAGATTTCTTGATTTAGAAATCTTTCTGGTGGATATTTAAAATGTGATATTGGGGTTTGTTCATATATTATACCATCAAATATTATTTTTATTTTAGTTTTACAATTTTTATAGTCAACTAAAGAATAATCATATTTATCACCCCATATAATTTTAGCTTCATTTATGAATTCTGCTGTTGTATATTTTGGTTTATGTTCCCTTGAACTGTTTTCAAAGCCACATTTTTTACACCCATTTCCTATTAAATGTGATTGTGGGACTTGTGAAAATATACCGTGTTTTTTACATATTATATTTACTTTAGTACTATTTGTAATATAATTTACTAATGAATAATCATATTTATCTTTATGTATTTTAATTGATTCTTCTATGAATTTTTCCGTTGTTCTTCTAATAGAAAGGTGTATATTTTCTGGTGCGTTTTTTAAATGTCCTTCTGGTGTTTGCTCATAAATTTCACCTGTTTTTTTATAAATTATTTTAACTTTAGCTTTACAATTTGTGTATTCAACTAAAGAATAATCATATTTATCACCCCATTTATCTTTAGAACGTTTTATGAACCAATCCCTATTCATATTAAGTTCGGGTTTAAGTCCATTTATATGTGATGATGCTATTTGTTCAAAAATTACACCATTATATATTATCTTAATTGGTTTTAGTGAACCAATATATTCAACTAAAGAATAGTCATATTTATCCCCCCATATTTCCTTACATTCATTAATGAATTGTTCATGTGTTTTAATTGGTATATTTTTTTCTGGGCATCTACCCATAAGATGTTTACAAACTGATTGTGTATATAAAACATCATTATATAATACATCAATTTTATCTTTGTGTGTTATCTTATTTGGTAACAATGGGTATAAATATTTATGTCCATGTACTTCTTGTGCTTTTTTTAAAAATTCGTAACTGTTCATAAATTATATATAAAAAACTTATACCCCCCTTCAGTATTTATTTGAAAATAAAATAAATAATTAAATAAGTCTAAAAATATCGAAAGGGGGGTGTGGAATTTTTTATATATACTATATAAAAAAAAGCGAAAGAAAAATGGCAAAGAAAATAGAAAAGAAAAGTTTTAGTTTTTCTAAAGTTGGTGATTTATTAGATAATATATCAAAAAAAGTTCCAGTTATTATAGAAAAGGAAATACAAGAAAGAAGGTTTATTAGTACAGGAGTTTATTTATTAAATGCTGCCTTAAGTGCAAGAATGATGGATGGTGGTATTGAAATGGGGAAAATATTTTGTGTTGCAGGTGATTCAGGTACAGGCAAGACTTATGTTGCTCTATCAGTTGCTAAAAATGCGCAAAAGGATGGATATGGTGTTATTTATATAGATACAGAATATAGTTTAAATTTAGATGATATGCCAAAATATGGTATAGATAACAATCCAGAAAAATTCAAATTGATAAGAGGTAATAAGGTTGAAGATATAAATTTGTTATTAACTCAATTATTGGATTCACTTAAGCAAGAAAAGATGGAAAATGGATCCATTGAACCATTCTTAATTGTATTAGATTCTGTTGGACAAATGAGTTCAAATAAAGAAAAGGAAGATTTAATTTCGGGTAATCTAAAAGTTGATATGACTAGAGCTAAAGCATTAGCAGCTTTATTTAGATCCATAAACACTGATTTAGGGTATTTGGGAATACCAATGGTCGTTTGTAACCATGTTTATTTAGAACAAGGTAATATGTATCCACAGCAAATATTAAAAGGAGGTAAAGCATTGGTTTATTCATCATCAATAATCGGGATGGTTTCCAAGGCAAAGCTAAAGACTGGACAGGAGGATGAAATGGATTTGGGGCAATCTGGTATTGTTGTTACATTTAAAGCAATAAAAAATCGTATGGCTAAACCTAAGCAAATAAAATTTGAAATATCTTTTGTATCAGGTATGAATCCATATACTGGATTGGATGCTTTTTGTAGACCTGAATATTTCAAGCAAATTGGTATTGCACAAGGTAAAGAAGAAGTAGATAAAGCAACTGGTGAAATGGTATTTAAACCAGGTGGTCTTAAATGGTATGTTAGACATTTGGATAAATCTGTATTTTTCAAAAATCTATTCACACCTGAAGTATTTACACAAGATGTGTTACAAAGAATGGCACCAATTGTAAATGATTATTTTAGATTTAAATCATTAGATGAAATTGAAGAAGTTGAAAAGCAATTCGTTGATGTTATTGAAAGTGATTTAGATGAAAATGGATATTCGGATGATATTAGTGCAGAAGATTTATTTGGATAATAAAAAAAAAGACAACCTAAAAAATTAGGTTGTCTTTTTTATTATATACCAAGTTGTCTTAGTTTTATTTCACGTTTTTCTTCTATACTCAAGTTTATATTTTTAAGACATTCCGGTCCAATTCCAATAGTTACTGAATTTGGTGTAGTTAATTGTCTTCCGCATTTACCACAGCGACCATCATGATAAATTTCAATAAAATCTTGTAAAGTATTTTCTTTTAATTTATTTAAGACATATTTAAATACTTTAACTGATTGTGCATCAAAACCGATTGTTGATTTTTTAGAATGATAAAAATTTACATCAGTTAATGTACCAATAAAGGTATATTGTTCAGGTCCGGTTAATAGGCTAACAAAATATAAACTATCATCATCTTTGCATTTAAAGACTTTGTAAGTAAATCTATTTTCACTTTGTGTATTAAGAAAGGTAACAAAACATTTTCCGCCATAAATAAATCTCAAAGCGTTTTCGTGTGAAATAAGACCAGCTTTCATATTGTTAAGTTTATGTTTTATTAATGAATATGTAAATATAGAAACATTTTTTGATAAAACAAAATTTATTTTTGATTTTTAATTTTTAATATATAAAAGAAAAAAATATATGATAATAAAGAAATTTAGATTATTTGAAAATTTAGATAATATATATCCAGATATTCAAAAAATGATAGATAATAATGACTTTCTTAAAGGTAAAATTGATGCTAATAGCAATACTGTATTTGAAGCTGGTGATTATATTTTACTTATTGATGATGTTAGTCACATAACAGATTCTCATATTGATGAAACTATACCAGGTTCTAAATTTAATAAGGGCATTGATCTTAAAAAAGCTATTATATCTTTGGTGTCAAATAATAAAGTAAGTAAAATGTCTGTTGGATTTGGAGCAAATGAAAGAGAAGTTACTAATAAGGATGATGCTGAAAAATTTAAATGGTTAGGTGTTGATTCTAAAATGAATGTTGGTGTTGAAAATTTACATAAGCTGGATGTAGACAGTGATGATTTCAAATCATTGGATGTGTATGAATATAGTGAAGAAATAAAGGGTGGTCCAAGAAAAGGTCAAAAGAATGACTTTAAGATAAAAGTCAAAGATGGTGATGGTAAAACTACAACTTTTATGAGTTTTATAGGTGCTAAGTTAGGAAAAATTGGTGATAAAATTGTATTGTCTGTAATGACAGCGTTTCCTGGTCAAAATGGGGCGGCAATTACTGATAGAAATGAATTTATGAAACAAGGATATTATTTCACAACAACTAATAAAGATGTTATTGATAAGTCAACTAAAAATGAAAGTTTTAAGATAAAATATTTTAGTGATTATCTGAAATAAAAAAAACTCACCAAATAATGGTGAGTTTTTTATTTCAGATAGTTGATGTAAGTAGTAATATTTTATAAATAAAAATAAAATATTTATATTATGAATTTTATAGGAATAGATCCATCTTTAATTTCAACTGGAATGGTTGTTAATGGAAAAGTGTTTAATTATTGTAGAGAATCTGATGCAACTTTATCTAAAGGGGGTTTAAGTAAATGGTTTAAATTATGTGAAGATGAAATGGAATTAAGATTTATAAATTATAGAAATTTTGATAATTATTCTGATGGTGAATTAATTAAATTAAAAGATTATGATATGGTAACTGATATGATAATTGAAGATATTGAAAAAAACATTAATAAAAGTTTACCAATTAAGTTAGCAGCAGAAGGATTTAATTTTGGTGCCACTGTTGGGATGTTATTGGATTTAGTAGCATTTTCAACTTTATTAAGAAAAAAAATATATGATTATATAACTAAAGATATAATCATATTAAGTCCATCAACATTGAAGCTAGAATCTTGTATGTTAACATATAAACCGGTTGATGTTGGTAAAAAGAAACCTAAATTGGAATGGAAAAATAATTTTGGTATATCCGGTGGTAGTTTTACGAAAAGAGAAATATTCCTATCAATTGTTGAAAATGAAAGTTGGGATGATGATTGGTCCAAACATTGTAAGCTAATTAAAAATGAATTGCTTGCTAATACTACAATTAAAAAGCCATATGAAGATGTAAATGATAGTTATATCTTATATAAATATTTACAAAAACTTTATTCTTAATTTTTTTATAATAAGAAAAATATATTGATATGAAAAAGAAAAAACTCAAAAAAATATCTAAGTATATATATGAATATTCAAAATCATTTTCTGCTAGAAAAAACAAATATGCTGAAAGTGAAGAAAAATTAGTTAATCGTACTAGTTATGAACATATTGAATATGATGAAGAAATATCTAAAAAATTTAAAAAATTTGTTTTAAACTTATTTAAATTAAATTTAAATGTAAACATCTATGAAAAAGATATTAATATAAATGGTAATTTGGGTAATTCACACAAAGAAGATTATATTGAAATATCAATAGATCAAATAGGTTTTTCTATTAGAAGAAACTATGGTTTTAGAATTCACTACAAAGATTCTGATATTTTTAATGAATTGGAATCAATTGTTAAAGAAAAACTTACTTTAAAAACTAAAGAAGAATTTAATAATATTATTGATGATATTGGAATAACATATAAATTGGTAAGGGAAGATAATTTAAACTATTTAATAGATAATATATGATAATAAAAGAAATAAAAATTAAGAATTTTAAATCATTTGGAAATACTGAACAATCATTGATTTTAAAAGAAGATGTTGGTGAATTAATACTATTGATGGGATCAAATGGTGTTGGAAAGTCTACATTCCTTGCTGCTACTGACTTTTCTTTATATGGTAAATGTAAAGGTACTAAAAAGAAATGGGCTACATTATCAACATTACCAAATAGAATAAATGGTAGTGATATGTTAGTTTCTATAAAATTTAAAGCAGCATCTGATGATATTGAAATTGTTAGGGGTATATCACCAAATGTTTTGAAGTTGGTTGAAAATGGTGTAGTAAATGAAAAAGCAGGTAAGGCAAATTTAGATGAAAAGATAGAAAAATATGTCGGAATGGATATTGAAACATTTAAATCATTTATATCATTGAGTATAAATGATTTTAAAAATTTTATGTCATTAAGTAATGATGAAAAACAGATTCTTTTAGATAAACTATTTAATTTAGAAGTAATAAATGTATTGAATCAGATATTAAAAGATTTAAATAAAAACAATAAGCAACAATTAATAAAATATGATTCTGAAATATCTACATTGGATGATTCTATACAATCTATTAAAAGAAGCATAAATAATGCAGTTGAAAAGGAAAAGGAAAATATTCAAGATGAAATAGATGAAATTAAAAAGATGATGGATTCTAAGAAAGATGATTATCAGACTTTAAAAGATAAAGTTGAAAAGGTAAAAAATAAAGAATATGAACTTAAAAATGAATTGGATAAAGAACGAGAACAATCTATTAATATATCTAATGAAATTAGATCAGCACAGAAAGATATTGACTTATATGATTCTGGTAAATGCCCCACTTGTAGAACTGATTTTGACAATGATCATTTTCAAAACCTTAAGGATGTTTTGTTAGAAAAGAAAAGAACAATTGAATTAATTAAGAATGAAATTGATAACAATATAAAGTCAATAAGGGAAAAACAAAGTAAGTTACAAACGATATCTGATAATGTAAACAAAGCTTTTACTGATTTGACATATTTGTTGAAAAATTATAAATCTCAAATAGATAAATTAAATAATAAAAAGGTAACTGAAAATGTAAATACTAATATTAGTGAGTTTGAAAAGACAATTGTTGAATTAGATAATAAAAAAGAAAATAGTAGAGAAAACCAAAATACTTGTAAAGAAAAGGAATCTTATTATAAAGAATTGTCTAAAATATTTGGTGAAGATGGTGTTAAAAAAAGTATAATCTCTGGTATTATAAAGCCAATAAATTACTTTTTGAATGATAACATATCTAAAATGGGTTTACCATTTCAAGTTGATTTGGATGAAACATTTACTGCGAATATAAAGCAATTTGGTGTTCCTATTGAACAAGATTCACTTTCAACTGGTGAAAGTAAATTAATTAATATATCAATATTGGTTTCTTATTTAAAATTGATAAGAACAAAGAAAACAGTAAATATATTATTTTTAGATGAAGTATTTTCTTCAATTGATATAGAAAATATAGAAAAAATATTAAATTTATTAAAGTCATTTGCAAATGATTATAAAATAAATATATTTGTTGTCCATCACGCTTTAATGAATGAAGAATTGTTTGATAGGATAATTAGAATAGAAAAAAATGTATTTTCAGAAATAATAGAAGTTAAATAATGAATGATATTGAAATATTAAAAGAAATTCAAAAAAATAGAATAGCCAAAGATTTAGCTATTGAAAAGCAAGATTATTTACTGGTTGTATTTTTGAGGGATATTGAAAGGCAATTGTGTTCAGAATGTGGTATTGAATATAATACTGATATTGATGATTTAATTTCTAAAATTAGAAATAAAAAAATAAATGATATTTTAAATGATTAAAAATAAAAAAACTATTCTTAGATTTTTGTTTTTCTTTATAATTGGATTTATTGTGATATGGTTCATAGAATTTTTATTACATAAATTTTTTAATATTGACCTACATAATTTAGAATTTGGATGGATTGGATTGATAATAGTGTATGGTTTTAAATATCATATATTTTGTTGTCTATTACCTGCTATTTGGGCGGGATATAAATGTAAACATAAATCTTGTGAGCACGAACAATGTAAATAATAATATAATTTCATCATATGGTAGTTATACTATTACAGCAAATAATATTGCACCAAGCTATGTAAAAACTATAACTTCTGAAAAATTAGAATATTTTGAGTTTATAATAGAACTACTTGGTATATTATCATTTGAAGATTTTTCTAAAATGTCAGATTCTGATAAATTGTCTTTCATTAGAGAATATAAAATAAATAAGATTATTGAATAATGGATTTAATGAAAAATTATTACCTTATTTTAGGTATAGAAAAAACATCAACTGATAAAGAAATAAAGAAAGCTTATTATAGTTTATCTAAACAATATCACCCTGATTTAAATAAAAATGAAGATGCTAAATATATTTTTACGGAAATATGTTCTGCTTATGAAATTTTAATATCAGATAAAAGAGTTGAATATGATATTAAAAGTAAATGGGGATTAAATTACGATGAATCATCAGAATATCTAAACTTTGAATTTAATAATTTATCAAAAGGATGGGATGAAAGTAAATTTGAAGATTGGAAAAAAGATAATCAGTTAAACATATTAGTTTATATTGATGATAAATTTAATGGGACTGTTGAATTTGAAAGATGGGTATCTTGTAAAGTTTGTAATGGTAGTGGAAAAGATACTAAGTCTAAAATAGAAATAAAAGACGAAAATGGAAATCTAGTGAAACTATTTGATGGTGAAGATGGGTGTGATATGTGTGAAGGAAAGGGAAAAGATTGGAAAGGTAATGATTGTTATTACTGTGTTGGGCAAGGTGTTGTTGGGTTAAGTGTTTGTAAAACATGCAATGGTGAAAAAAGGATTTTGGGTAAACAGAAATTATCAAAGATTAAAATACCTAAAAAACAAAAAACCCATAAAATAAATTCTATGGGTCATATGTCAAAATATGAAGTTGGTAAAGTTGGTGTATTATGGTTAATTAGGAAACCTGAGTATTAGGGGATGTACCTTCGATAGTGCCATCATTTAAATCAACTGATCCATTTATACCATTTGCGCTTACAACAGTTGAACTAATGTTTTGTCCTAATATACTGTCTGAATCAATTGTAACATTTACATTGCCAATAAAGTCAAAATTAGAATTGCTATAATCAATAAAAGGTGCTATTGCAAAATATGGCACTTTTATTTTTTCATCTATATTTGATTGTGTCCAATATTTAAAGAATGGTATCATATCAACTTCATAGAATGAAATTTCATTAAATGATATATCAATAACATTTTCACTTAAAATGCTTGGAAATAATGAAAAAGTTGGATTAGCTAAACTTGGTGCAATACCAACTGATGTTGATTGTAATGTACAATCTATCGTTAATTCTAAGTTTTGTTTATTGTAAAAATATTGGGTTTTTATATTACTTGGTGTTTCTAATTCATTTACATATTTATTCATAGATAAATATGAATAAGTTGATGAAGAACTTGCTGCCGAAACTGATCCAGGTATTATACTATAAGAAGCCAAATCTAAATAAGCCAAATAATATCTATTTTTTATAGTATCAATGTTATCATTATTCAAAATGATTTTTAATGATTTTGTTTGATTATATGTACCTGCAATCCATTCATAAACTGATGAACTTGAAGCTGAAAATAGCCTAAATTTATTATTTGTGTTTAAACTTATATTGGAATTAAATTTGAATCCATCAGATGGTTCAAGATACAATTCATATGTTGGGTTTAAGCTATAAGTATTTGCTATATTGTTAGTTATGTCAGAATATATCCAGCTATTTAAATAGAAATTATCCATATTCAAACCATTTGTGTTATTACTAAATGGGGTGTTAAATAATCCACTATTTGGGATTAAATTATCGTAAGTTGTATATTTTATACCCAATTTATAATCTGTTTTATTTAATGTGTCAATTGATCTAAATGTTGATTTACTTTCCAATATATCATTTGTAATATAACCATACATATTATTTATATTTTCATAATATGAATATGTATAAGCATTAAATGCATTTTCAGATGTGTATACAAGTGTATCTTGATTAATATTTGTCATTGATGAACTGCCATAATTAACATCCATCCAAGATAAATATTTAATTGGTTGTCCTAATAATGTTGATGGGTTATCTGCAAATGTTAAATTCTGTAATAATCCAGTATTATATGTTCTGTTAGTCTGTATATCATTTATTGTCCTTGAAACAAATCTACCACCATCAAATTTACCATCTGTCCAATGTGTGGAAGTCATAAGTGTTATATAAGGTGAACCTTTAAATAAACCATTATTCCACACCCCTGAAAAGTAACCATTTAAGAAAGCACCGCTTAACCATATATTTTTAGTTATATAGATTAAATGATTACTTGAATCTTTTTCAATTCTTCTAATTGGGAAATTAGTAACTAATTTTATAACAATGGTTGAGTTTACATCATCTATTTCTACAATGGTATAGTAGTCTTTTATTAACTTTCTGGATTCATTAATATCTATTGCTACTAAATTACCAATAGAAACTTTATCACCAATTGTTAAACCTAATAATGGATCAATTGATTTTAGTGTAACTAACCAAGTTTTATCATCTATTTGATATGTGTTTTTATCATTGGTTGGTGATATACCATTTACACCAATTATATTTTCAAAACGATAGTATTCTCTGCTGCTAAACCAAGCATTACTTCTCAATCCATTATTCCATATACCATTTTCCCATATACCTGATCTGAATACACCATTTCCATAATATACACTTACATTGCTACCATTATCAGACGATGCTAATGGTGTTAAACTTGGGAATCTTATATCATTTCCTTGTATAGCTCTATATAATGTATTATTATATTGATTATTATAAATATATACTTTTTCTGATATTGATCCCTTTAATAATCTTATTATACCACCATCTAATTTTTTAATGTAGAATTGCTTTTCTATATTATTAGTAAATGTAGTTGGTGTATTATATACAAATGTTAGATTGTATTGCTTTGGCCAATAGTTTGAAGTTAATCCAATTGTTTCTAATGTTGAAGAAAATGTTAATGTAAATGGTGTGCTATCACCTAATTTAAACATAATATAAACTTCAGGTGTTAATTCAACGGTCAATTCCAATTTTATTTCATAACTACTATTAGAATTTGTAAATACATCTATATCATTATTATTATTTACTTCAGCAAATAATACTGAACTTTCGGGTATATTATCAAATTGTGTCCAATTATATCCTGGAATTATGCTTGTTCTAAATTGTGGTATATTAGGATCACCACCAAATGTATAAACATGTGTGTTGGCAGCATATTGTGTATTATTTATAGAAAATGTAGGTGAATATGCCCAAATTGAAGTATTTCCAAATTGAGTTTCTGGAATAGGCAATCCATTAATAAAAGATTGGGTATAACCTATTATTCGTTGATAAATTTCTTGTGAATATGTCCAACTGCTTGTTGATGTATTTAAACTTGTTATTGCAACATCTGTCAAAACATTAGCGTTTATTATTGATGCACTAAATACATTTAATAAATGTAGGGATGTTGTTCCAATAGATAAACTGGTATTCATTAATATATCCTTTGTTCTACCTTCATCAACAATATTAAGTCCATAAAAAATAGGATCATCAATTAAATAGCTATAATCAAATGGTGTTCCGTTCCAATTACCATTTCTCCATAATCCATTTTCCCAATAAATATTTTCAGCAGTTCCATAGTTCCAAACTCCATTTTTCCAAGTTGCACCAGACATATATCCTTTATTAAATGTTCCATTTTTCCATTCTGATATATAGAATGAACCTGTTCCAAAAGTGGAGTTGAATTTACCATTATGCCAAACACAAGATGATGTTGATGCAAATGATGAATTTGAATATGATCCTAAAAACTGTCTATCAACATAAGCATTGAAAATACTTGAATCAAAATCACCATCATAAAAATTACCATCTAACCAAATAGAATTTTGTATACCTGCATTTTTATGATTAAATGTTCCGTTTAACCATAACATATTTTTAAGTGTTGCTTTATCATCAATCGTTTTTTCTTCTGATTTTCTTGTAAGTTCAGTATAAACTCTTTCATCAACCTTTATATTTTGTGGGTTATCAGTTACATAACCATTGTTCCATAATCCATAGTAGCTATTTGTATAAGAATTAACATAATTATACTCATTTATACTTGATATATTTGAACTGTATAAACTATATGTTCCACTTCCAATAAAATCACCTTTTGAAAAAATACCATTATTCCAAAATCTACCAATGAATATACCACCATTAAATTCACCATTAAACCAAACAGAATTTGTTCCTAAACTGGCATTTCCAAATTCACCACCATTAAATTTACCATTTTCCCAACCATAATCAAATGATTGTGTTGATGGGTTTGTTGGTGATACATTAGTATAACCATAATGTGATAAGAATTTACCTTTGTTGAAGTTACCATTTCGCCATCTTGCTAAATCAGTAAACTTACCACCATTGAAATCACCATTCAACCAAATAGTTTCATTATTTGAATTTGTCCCAAAGCTTGTTATCTCACCATTATTGAACTTACCTTTAAACCAATATACTGATCCTGATCCACCAATTAAAGCGTTGTCAACAATTCCGTTATTCCAAATTGATGAAAATGTGCTTATTGTTAAAGGTGAATAATATCCAAATTTAGTATCTGAAAATTGTAAAGTAGAACTACCTAAAACACCATTGTTCCATGTACCTGAATACCAATCTGAATTATGAAATCTACCATTATTAAAAATACCTTTTGACCAAGATGAATTATAAAATTCACCCATATTAAAAGTTCCATCAACCCAATTTCTATAATTTGGTTGATCATCATATGTTTGTGTTGTTGTGGTTATATCTTTAGAATCTATGAAACTACCATTATTAAATGTTCCATTTTTCCAATATGAATTATTAACAATTCCATTATTGAATATACCACCATTCCAAATAGAATTGAATAAAATTCCATTATTCCATATATCATTAATGAAATGTGATTTATAAATCAAACCTGAATTTATAGTGTTATTTGTATCTTTAAATGTTAAATTTATAATCCTTAATTTATTGATGTTATTTAGTTTTAGTGTTTTATCAGTTGAATCAAATTCTGAATTTATAAATGTGCTATTTAAAATATTAGTTCTTTTAAATAATCCACTTTCTATTTTACTGTTATTTATTGAAAATTTACTTATGGAATTATAGTTAGAATATTCAGCACCAACAATAGAAAAAGTACCAGGTGAAAAAGTTAAACCTTGTTCACTTTGTATGAATATTTCCCTATTGGTTAAATTGTTCTGAATAGATATTATATTATATCTACCATCTATTTTCTTTTCAGTAAAATTACTATCAAATAAACTAATTGAATTTAACCAAATTTTATCACCAACAAATAAATCTTCACCATATATAGGTATATTTGGATTCATTTGTGTTAAATTTAAATTTATAGATATTGTTGTCTGGCTTATATAACTTATGTATAAATTTGAAAATAATTTATTAATTTTATTATTAAAATAGTTAATATTATCACCACTTACCCAAGTAGAATTGTTGAAATAACCTGATTTATAATCGGAATTTTTTATATCTATATTTGTAAATAATTTATTTACATTATCTCTATCAACTGGATATAAAACATATGATGAAACTGGTGTAAATAATACCAAACTTGGCGTTGTTATACCACCACCAAGTGATGTAACCGCTTGTGTTGTCCTTTCATACCAACCAAATTCTGCGCAATCTATATCAATTGATGAATAATTATAGATATTATCAGAAAAAATATTTATGTAAGTTGGTGATATTATATTTGTTGTCTTTTTAACAATTGATTTTACTTTATTATCATTTTTACTTTTAATTGAAACAATCAACTTATTTGATGATAATTCGTAATCAAAATAATTATCAAAGATATATTTAGTTTCAAATGGTAGTAATATTCTTTCATCCTTTGTTAAAGAATTTAAATAATATTCCTTATTTATTTTTGTTAAATAAAAAGCATCACCAATATTAAATTTCGTAATATTAGAATCGTCAATATATAATTTTAATATACCCCTAATATCATTTAATGATGTTGTTGTGTTATATGACCATAAATCAGCAGCAATTATTTTAATAGAATCATTGTCTGAATATTTTGATTTATTGGAAACTGTATTAATAACTTGTGAATTTACAATTGAAGAGTTAATCAATAGTGAATTTACTAATTCACTATTGTTTATAGTTGAATTATCAGAATTTACACTATTTATATCACATAAATTATACTTACCACCTATTGTCATTTCGTAACTTTGTGTTAGCCCAAAATAAATATCAAGTGCTGAATATGATGATGATAAACCAACATTACAATTTTCAAAATTTCCATTTAATAGGTTTCCTTTATATAAATTAGAATCTAATATTATGTTATATCCAAAGCTTCTATTATTGGAAAAATCAATAGTTTGAACAGGAATAGATGTTGTTCCACTTAAAATTTTTAAATTTGAATAATAAGACTTATCACCTAAAATTGATTTAGAATTCATTAATCCATTAATCCAATTGGAATTTAAGAAAATACCTGAATTCCAAGTTGCTGAATTCCAAGTGTTTTTTCTAATATTTGTTCCAAAAATGCCATCATTGTGTTTTCCTTTAAATTTACCAAATCTAAAATTACTTTTAGATATTAATGCTTGTTTATATTTTATATCAATTTCCCAATTGTTGCTTACATATTTATATGTTGTTCTTTGTTTTAAATATGTGTTTGAATCTATATCTTCGCCTATTATATGAATATTATTATCAATAGTATAATTTGAATTATACACTTTCATATAATTTGAATAAAAAAGACTTGTTATATCTATCCATTGGGGTGTTATTGCAGAATCATTTCTTATATAAAACCCACTTGATAATACACCACTATTTAAATTGTGTGGTTGTGCAGAACTATTAAAAGCATCATCAACATAGATTATACTATCCGAAAATAATACTGCTGTAAATTGGGGTGATGTTGCTGTTAATTGGTATGTTTGTCCACTAAATTTGGAAATTGATCTTGTTGATGTTATACCACCAACAATTGTATTAACACTATTAGTTACACTAATAGGTTCTATATTAACCTTTATTGAATTTATATAATCAAATTCTCTTTGGTCTTGAATGTGATATACCTTTATTAAATTGTCTAAAACTGGTTCAATATAAGGTAATGTAGCAGAATATTCTATATCTAATATTATTCTACATCCATCTACACCTAATACTCTATATCCATCTGTATATTTTGTATATTTGTTTTGTAAAATAAAATCATTAGAATCATAATTACCATTGACTATGAATATTCTGTCATTGATATTAAAATTTGTATTTAATTCACTATAAAATACAGTTTTTATAAATCCACCAATTTCTATTGGTTCAACATAATTTAATAGTTTAGAACTATAAAATTTATTTGATGTTGTTGTGTTTTGATATGTTGGATTATCTATTAGTGGATTAATTGATGTTATTATAGGTGTTGCCATTTTAAAACTATTTAATCTTTTATTTATATATTAAATAGTTTAATCTTTTTATATCTTATTGTAGTATATATTTTAAGCATTCAATTAATCCATTTAATTGATCACATTTATATACAATTGCATTTGAATTATAGTTTTTATAATAGCTTAGATAAAACCAATAATCTTCATATTTTGTAATATAAATTTCAGATTTTTCACTTGAATTTTTTATTTCTCTTGTAAATAAAAAGCATTTAGTTAAATTATGTTCAAAGAAATTGAAATTAGCCATAATAGCCTTTATTTCATTTATTTCATTTTTGTTAAAATCTAAACTATTATATTTTTTATAAAAAATTTCTTTATCATGTTGTGATGATAATTCATAGTTTGAACTTTCATTAAATTTTTTTAAATATTTCATTAATTATATATTAAATAATATGGATACAAATTTACTAATTAAAGCTATACTTGATATAGAACAAGAAAGACCAGAAAATAAATATTATGTTGTTAATATGATTGATATGAATATCGTGTTAATATTGCTTCTAAAATGGATCCAAAATGGAATATTTGGTATAATTCTTTATATAAAATAAAAATAGAAGATTTATTAGTTTATGTAAGGGATGAAAGAATTAATATGATTTTAGGGAACTAAAAAATAAACTTCTTTGTTTATGTGGTATTGAATGATAATAAAAACATAACAATATGACACTTTTAGAATTTAAAGAAGCGTTAGAATTATTAAAATATAATTTGGTTTGTGAAAATGGATTATATGGCTTTTGTCTACCAAATAAATTTGTTTATCATTGGTTTAAAACTTCATATAATGAAGATTATATGTTTTTTGATCATTCATATAGCCAAAACACTGGAAAATCCAAAAAGTCCATTAGACAAGGTGTAAAAGTAATTAATTCACTTGAGAAAAAATTTAATAAATTAAAAAATAAAGTATGAGTAATTTCAAAGTTTCAAAAGAAAAAATAGAACTTTTTGTTCACCCAAATGCAGATGCATTACAAATAGGTAAGGTTGGATCTTATCAAGTAGTTGTACAAAAAGGTATGTATAATGATGGTGATGAAGTTATTTTCGCACCTGAAAAATCTATACTTAGTGGTGCTCTTAAAGGCGAATATGAAAAATATTTATCAGGTAAATCTAAGGATAGAGTAAAATCAATTAGATTGCGTGGTGAAATATCTTGTGGTATTATCATACCACCACATCTTATTGATAATTTTGAATCTATTCAAGTTGGTGAAGATATTTCTGAAATGTTGGGTATTGTTAAATACGAACCACCTATTCCACAACAACTTTCAGGAAAAGTTAAAACATTTGATATGCCTTTTATTGGTAGTCATGATTGTGAACACGCAAACATATATGTTAATGACTTAGTTGATGGTGAAAGAGTAATTATTTCTGAAAAGCTGCACGGCAGTCAAAATATTTTAGCATATGATATACTTAATGATAAAACATTGGTAAGTTCAAAAGGATTGCTTAAAAGTGGTCTTGTAATTGAAGAAAGTGAAGAAAACACTTATTGGATTGCTTGTAGAAATGATAAATTGGTTGAAAAAATTAAAGCTAATTTTAAAGATGTTGTTGTCCAAATTTTTGGTGAAGTAATTCCTATTCAAGCTGGTTATAGTTATGGTCAAAATAAACCAACTGTAAGAATATTTGATATTCGTGTAAATAGCGTATCAATACCATATGATATGGTTCCAGAAGATTTTAAACCACTTTGGGTTCCAATTGTATTTGATGGTGTGTTGAATCTTGATAAGAAAGAAGTTGTTATATATTCTGATCCTGAAAATGGAATACACAAAACAAAGTTTGAATATATGCTTCCTAAAGAGATTGTTGATCTTTGTAAGGGAAAAGAATTGGTTTCTGGGAAAGAACTTCATATAAGAGAGGGTGTTGTTTTAAGACCATATATTGATAGATATGCTAAAGATGGTACAAAACTTAGATTGAAAATTATAAATCCTGCTTATAAAGAAAGTGGTGAAGAATTTAACTAAAATAAAAAAGGGTGTCATAATGACATCCTTTTTTATTTTCCATCTTCAACTATTTTTTATATTAAAAATTTTTTTTTCTATAATATTATTCTTATATTTACGTAATAAAAATAAAAGCTATATGAAAATTGATATAAATAAAGTTAAGATTATACCCAATAATATTGGAAATTGGGGATTTTGTATTTTTGGTGAACCAGATACAGAACTTGAAAAATGGATTGAATGTTGGGGATTGAAATCAGAAATATCTGGTAAATTCACAAATATTTATCCAACTGATAGTTTCAACGTTTGTGAAGCTTTTGAAAACCCAAACACATTTAAATATGTTGATGGATTTTCGCCAAATCTAAATAAACATCTACATATTGGACACGTATCAAATCTTGTAATCGCTAATGCTTTACAACATATGGATATTGGTGAAAAATTTATAGCTATTTTAGGAGATACACTAAATGGTGTTGTGACAAAATATGATGCGTTAGTTGAATATGATAAAATATGTAAAACATTTGATTATAAAGTATCTGATAAATTTTATGCATCTGATATGAAAATAAAAAATTCTAATCTTTTATCAGATGGTGTTGAGTCATATACAGGAACTAAAGTATTTGAAATTGGTGATGATGAAAAAATAGTTGGAATTAAAAATAATGGTAGTACAACATATTTTTATCAAGATGTTGCTTTAGCTGAATACCTTGATGCAGAAACATTATATTTAACTGGTGTTGAACAAAGTAATCATTTTAAAACACTTAGTAAACTATTTCCAAAAGTTAAACATATTGGTTTGGGATTGGTCAATCTTGGTGGTAAAAAAATGTCTTCATCAGAAGGTAACGTTATTATGCTAAATGATTTTATTGATTCTTTGATGGTTAAATTTGATAATAATATAAAATTGGTATATAATGTTATTGCGGGTTTTATATTAAAAAGCGCACCTGAAACAGCCAAAAATATTAATATGGATATCATAGATAATCCAAAACAATCTATGGGTTTATATTTATCATATACAATGGCACACATAAAAAGTTGTGGAGTTGAAACTTTTGATAAAAAAGAATATACATCTAAAAATTTACAATTTTGTGACTTGAAATCTAAGGTTTTGTTATCACCACAGATTTTATTTTCAGCATTGGTTGAACATTGTAAGATGATAAATAAGATGTATGAGACACATTATATAAAGAATAATGAAGAAAATATTAAAATATTTTCTGATTTAATATCAGATTTAAAATTGGGTATGGAAACACTTGGTATGTTTTCAATTGATAAAGTATAAGTCTAATAAAAAAAATCCAACTAAAAAATTAGTTGGATTTTTTTTTATAAAGGGATATTATTATATTTAATAAATATTAAAAAATAACATTAAATATGTCAAGACAACCAAAAAGTAAACAATCAAGGAATCAATCAACATCTAACGATGAAATGAATAGGGAACTTAATAGAGAACTTCAAGAATACCAAAATGGAAAAAAACCAAGTAGGAAAAAGCTAACAAAGGAAGAGTTTCAAAAATATAATATAGAATTAACACCTAAACAAACAGAATTATTTAAAGGTATTAGAAATAATACATTGACTATATGTCATGGACCAAGTGGAACATCAAAAACTTATACTGCTTGTTATACAGCACTTTCACTTTTGGCAGATGGTAAAATTGATAAAATAATATTAACAAAACCATTACAGACTTCTTGGGAAGATGTTGGTTATCTTAAGGGTTCTTTAGAAGAAAAGGTGTCACCGTTCATGAAGAGTTATTTTACTACATTTGAAAAGATTATGGGTAAAATTAACTTTGAATGGTTTATGACAATTGGTGCTATACAAGTTGAAACACTTGCTTTTATGAGGGGTGCAAGTTATGATAGATCATTGTTGTTAATTGATGAAGTACAGAATTGTAATATGTCACAGATAATGTTATGGGTCACAAGATTAGGGGAAGGCTCAAAAGCTATGATGATGGGTGACGTTTCCCAATATGATGTTAAAGCAAAAGATTCTAACTTCTTAGACTTTATACGATTGATGGAAGACGTTGATGACGTTTATAATTTTAAATTTGGTATAGAAGACATTGTAAGGAATAAGTTTCTTATTAGTGTTGTTGAAAAATATGAAAAATGGAAATATAAAAATTAATTAAAAATGGTCTACACTTGTAGACCATTTTTTTATATATAATATATTAAAAAATTATTAAAGAAATGTATACAAGAAATTCTGATACTGGTAAATGGTTTAATCAAAAAGATACACTTAGAAAGGACTATTATGATAGTTTAAAACAAGATTTAGATAAAGTTCGTTTATATTCTAAATGTCTTAGTGGTGCTACATATTTACCAATTAATAGTTTGGATAATATATATGATGTTTTAGATATTGATAAAGTAGGCTATTATGTTAGAGTTGGTGGTGGTGCAATTAATGCACCTCTAAATGGTCCAGCCTTACCATTGAATGCATCAAATTCAAATGAATTTTATAATAAATATTTAAAGGAAAATGCCTTTACATTAAAGAATTTATTTACACCAAATAAATTAATAGATGATCAATTAGATAATTATCTATATGTTGATGTTGCATCTATATCAGAATTAAATAATATTGGTCAAGTAGATACAAATCTAACAATAGATGGTATTAAATTATTAGAAGGTCATAGAGTTTTAATAAAAGATCAAAAATCAGAAGTTACATTAGCATCTAATGTTGATCCTGATGATTATTTCTTAAATTTTGAGCTAACTTCTAGTTATGATTTAGTCAGTGATAATGTAACCAGTAAAGTTTATAGTTTTTATAATAATCAGAATGGTGTTTATTTATATACAAATAATAAATTAGTTATAACAACTGATTTGGATTTATATGAAGATGCTTATAGATATTCAGTTTGTGTTAAAATGGGTGGTGTTAATAGAGAAAGGCAATTTCATTTAAAAAGATTGAATAATGGTTATTATCCATTGATATCTGAAGGTCAAAATGTTGAATTTGAAGAAAAGCATAATTGGATATTAAGAAATAGAGTTGATTATAATAATATTTATGATATAAATTATTATGATATAATAAACCATTCAACACAATCAGTCTATATAGAATTGGATTCAAGAACATATTCTATACCAAGTAGAACAATAGCAGTTGGTGAATTTGGTGTTATAATAAATAATCAAGATATAATATCATCATCTTCTACACATAGTAATTCTACTATTATAAGTAATAAATATAAAGTTAATATTAAATCAATTTATGAAGTTGAAAAATATTATTGGGTATGTGGTGATGAAGGAACATTATTAAGGATAAATAAGCATGACTTTTCTATAAAAAGAATTGAATTGAATGAAACAAGTAATCTAACTTCAATTTCTTTCTATGGTAATTTAAATGGTATTGTTGTTGGTAAATTTAACACAATATATTGGACAAATAATGGTGGTGATAGTTGGAATAAATTAGAATATCCTAATTTTGATATTTACTCATATAATAAAGTAACTCATATTGACTTTAGTAAAGCTTATATTGGTGGTGAAGCTGGTGTTTTTATAGAATTAAATTATTCAACTGGAGCTTGGATTGCTTATAAAAGAAAAGTTTCTAAGAAATTGGATTCTATTGATGAATATATTTTAGTTGAAGATATAAACGATATGTCCAAAACAGATTGGACTGTTTTAATAAGTTCAACTGCATCAAAGAATCAAGCAATTAATGATTTTGCTTATAATTTAGTTTATAACAATTCTTCTTATAATAGTTATGGAATTGAAATAGATATTGATAGTAAGTATTATGGTGATTCTGTATTTAATACATCACAGTTTTTTATTGCTTTAGAAATAATTGATTCAGATTCTAATATTGTTTATTCTAATCCATTATATTCTAATAATACGCCAATTCCATTATCATTCCAAACATATGATTTTTATAAATATATAGGTATTACTACACCAGGAACACAAGTATTTAAAGATTTGTTTACAACATCTTTGTCAATTGATGATAAGGGTAATTTAAAGAATACGACTTATACAATTAATGCTAAATTATTCTATAACTATTCAAATGGTGTTGTATTACCAAGTTATATTTATACTACATATTCTTATGATGTAAAAACTATTAATGGTAAAATTTTACTAATATCAACTAATAATGATAATATAATAACATATGATGTTAATAACATAATTTCAAATGAATCATTTATTTATTTTTCATCAACGCAGTCACACTCTGATATAAAAACAATATCAAGAAGACCAACTGATTCCAGTGTATATATTGGTGGTGATAAAATATATAGTGTTGATTTTTCTAATATTATTAATATTAATAATGGAATTAATGTATCAAGTGGAACAAGTTCAATAGTAAAAGATTTTTATATAAATAAATTATATTTAACTAATGATAATATTTATATAAGTGGTAATAACTCATTATTAAAAAGGGATGATTATATAAATTTAGATTTCAATGATTTGGATCCTTCTTTTAATGATAGTATAAAATCAAGATTTTTATTTTTGGATTATGATGTTGCATCAAAATTGAATTTCTTTACTGATGGTGGCGATTATAGATTGGCTAATTCTGTTACTTTTAGTTCAAGTAGTTTTACAAGCTCATTTGTAATAAAAAATATATCAGGTGAAAAAAATTGGTTAAATTACTACAAAGATGCTGAAAAGACATTTGCATATAACTCTTCTATATCTGATTCAGATAAAATAGAATTTTCAAGCACCTTTTCATCTACAGGTGGAGCAAGAACAGGAACATCTATTAACAGTTCTGAAATATCAATTAGTGTTTCAGATATACTTCCATTGGCACCAAATATTACTTCAAGTTCAGCTTCTAAATTTATTGAAGATATTCCTATATCTATGACGTTTTCTACTTCTTATAGGGCATTAATTAATAAATATTTAATTATATTTAAAACTAATCTACCAATTGATGAAGGTGATGTTATAAATTTAACTTCTGATGTTATTGATTGTAATTTAGTTGTAAATAGAATAGAAAGATATATTACTAATACTTTTGTAAGTAGTTTGGGCATCAGGCAATTATTTTGGCCTGTTGTTTTAGGTCCGGGTCAAGTATTATCAACATATGTATATTGTTATAGTGATTTTAACGACAATATAATAAGAAATCTTAAAAATTCTGGATTCACTATAAACAATCTAAATAAATTTAGTGATATTCCGAATCTATTGACTAATTATGAAATACATCCAATTTCTATTGGATATGATTTGGAATTAATTAATGGTATTGTAACTGTATCACAAAGATTTAATAATAAAACTGCATATTATAATATGCAATCTACAATAGAAGTTGGTGTCATATCTAAAGATATGGTATATGAAGAAAGCTTCTTAAATTTTGGTTATAGCCCAACATATAATTTATTGGATTATTTGGGTAAAATAAATCCTGTATATTTTACATCAAGTACAATATTCACGATATTGCCTGAATATTATGGTTTACCTGGTAATGGTGGAAATACATTTACACAAAGTAATGTTTATATTGATTTATCAGAAGGAGCACAAGTAGGAACATACAGTTGGTATAGAAGTGGAACAAATAAAGTTATATTTGGAAGTAATTATAAATTCCAATGGGATTCTTTGTTATTGAATACATTTATAGATTTGAATATGACATCAACAACATATGGTCAAGTAACAAATGAAAGAATGTTAATAACTAAAAAGTATTATGATTCATCAATTGATGGTTATGTTATGGAATTTCATAAAAAAATAGAAGTATCAAGTGGTATTCCTGTGAATAGTTTTGATGTGAATAGTTTTGCTTTTTTAAGTAGAAATAGATTATCTCAAATAAGTAGTGATTTGCAACTATTGAATAATATACAAAGAACATCAATAACAAAATCAATTCAATTATTAAATACGTTTACAAGTTTAGAAAATGAATTGAGTAGTAAATATCCAACTGATTCATATTTTAAAGTATTGGCATCTGACTATAATATAAGACAATTTATAAGTGGTATAATATACACTGATAATAATTATCAGATAGCTATGAATATTCTTAATTTAGATGAAGAAAAAACATATAAAATATTAAGCACATCACAACAAACTATAAACGGATTTACAAATAAACTAAAGATTGATATTGATGGGACACATGATTTAATTGAAGGTGATTTAATCTATGTTGAATTTAATGGTGGAACTAACTCATCACAAACATTAAATCCACAATATTTTGGTTTACAGACAGTTATTTATGCTTTGTCATCACCTGGAAATAGTTTTGTTGTAACATCAAATGATTTTGGTGTAAACTCTTTGATTCAAGACTTTGGTAAGATATCATTCTTGAAAAAAGATGCATTCTTTAATTATCAACCTATTGATATAATAGATTATGGTATTGATAAAAAAGTTACAAGATCAGTTGAAATATTGCCTGAAAATTATGATTTGGATGGTTCTAAATATAATTTAATAAATTTAGACTTGAAAAGATATAGATTCCAATTTGTAGATGGTTTATCATTGGAAGAAGTAGGTAATTTATACCCTTGGTTATTAGAAGCTGAAATATCAAATGCAATAATAGGAAAGGATATAAATGGTTTAGTTTGGTATTCAGGAACTTGGAAATGTGGTAGATGGTTTGGTGGAACTTGGTATTCAGGAACTTGGGTTGGTGGGGATTGGTATAATGGATTGTGGAATTCGTATAATACTATTTATAAAGTTATTGGTGTTAAAATAGATACATCATTTATTGATAATACTGTTTCTAAGTGGTTTGGTGGTAGATGGTTTGATGGAATTTGGAATGGTGGAACTTGGTATGATGGTAGAAGATATGATGGGGATTGGAACACTGGTAATTGGTATAATGGAATATGGAATGATGGTAACTGGAAAACTGGTAATTTCTATGGTGGTGTTTGGGTTTTAGGAAATTGGGAATCTGGTATATTAAATTGTGATTCTAAGCCATCTTATTGGTTGGATGGAACATTTAAAAGTGGTGACTTTGAAAATGGTATATGGTATAATGGACAATTTGGTAATGATAAGGGTTTATTATCAAGATTTGGTACTAAATCAACTAATAGTAGAACATCAACTTGGAATGGGGGCAAATGGATAAATGGTGAATTTCATTCATATATGAATATAGATAGTTCAACTGGAATACCTATTGTATCAGATATTCATAAATATTCAATTTGGAAAACTGGTATATGGTTAAAGGGTAATTTTTATGGTGGTATAGCTTATAATATTGACTTTAGAAGTGGTGTATGGCACGGTGGTATATTGGAAGAAATACAGATAATTGGTGTTGATGCTATATTACCTGCATCACAATCAACAAATTCAATAACTATTAATGGTATATTCAAATTTAACATTGGTGATGAAATATGGGTTATTGATGATTATACAGGTGGTGCATTTTCATACTTAGGTAATAATGAAAATCCAATGAAATATAGAATAAATGAAATTTTAGAATTAGAAGATAGTACAAAACTATATTTAAATTATAACTTATCAAGTTTGGGAGTTCCTGCTTCAATAGCAACAGCAAGTTATTCTGATGTTGAAACTGGATTAAGAATAGTTAGTTATTTCAAGGATTCCAATTGGAAAAGTGGTTTATGGACAAATGGTATATTTGAAGGTGGTCAATATGATTCTGGTATATGGTATAATGGTGTATTCAATGGAAATTGGGGAAATTAATATTTGATTTTTAATATATAAAAATATGAAATACTTGAAATTATTTGAAAACTTTAATCAATCAGAAATTGATTATATTTGTGAACACTATAATATTAGAAACTATACAATAAATCCTGATGTGTCTATTGATGTTGATGGGAATGTTTGGTTATCCGATAGAAGTTTAACTGAATTACCATTAAAATTTAATAAAGTTTATGGAAGTTTTGATTGTTCTTGGAATAAATTGACTAGTTTAGATGGTTGTCCTAAAGAGGTTGGTGGAAATTTTATTTGTTCTTATAATGAATTAACCAGTTTAATAGGTTGTCCTAAAGAAGTTGGTGGGGATTTTTATTGTTCTAGAAATAAATTAACCAGTTTAGATGGTGGTCCTAAAAAAGTTGTTGGTAGAAATTTTTTATATTTTTCTAATCCAATAGAACCAATAATAGATTTATTTAATGAAGATGTTAAGATATATTTAGATTATCAGGAAACATATAATTTTCTTAGAAAGGATTCTAAAATAGTTAAACACTTATTGGAAGAAGCATTAAAAGATTATAATGAATATTATAATAAACAGGTAGAATTGCCAGAAGAAATAAAAGGATATACTTATATATGAAAAATGTAAAAAAATATTTAAGCTTTGTAAATGAAGATTTAAAAGATGATATATCATCTAAATTAAAACCAGAATACAAAGATTTAAAAGATGAAATTATTGATAAAATAATAAAATCATTAAATAGCGATGATATAGACGTATTTAATGATTTTATTGAAGCTTTTATAAGAGATTCTGATAAAAGTAAAATAGAAGGATTGATTAATGATTCAGATGTATATGAATTCTATTTAAGTTATAGAAATGATATTGATTCATTATTATCAAAAATAAATTTCTATGATGAAGTTCCTTCTGAAATAAATTGTTTTAGCTTATATGATTATATAATAAAAGGAACAATGAAAGCTATTGAAGATATTGTTATTAACATTAAAGATGAATCAAAATAGAAATTTATATACGTCAATATGTAAATGAAAATGATTTATGAATGTGAATCCAATGACTAATACATTAATAAAACACATAATAAAAAACTGTATAAATTTAAATGGTGTGTTATTTCTAATGAAACTCATCAAAAAATTAATACTTATTAGTGATAGAAATATCAACCAACTATTTGTTATTAATCCTAATAACATCCAAGCAAAAGTTATTACCATTGAATTTGAATAGTTTTGAACTAATTTAAAATCATTTTCTGGTAAATCATCTTTAGATACTATTTTCTTAGTTACTTTATTGAATGAAATTGACCATTCAATTAAGCTTGATAATTTTCTACTATTTAATAAATTATTTAAATTCATAATAAAGACAAGTAGTCCGATAAAATAAAATATGTGTCCTATAAAAACCATTGATTTAATATATTTTTATATTATATCAATGGTTTTTTAAATGTTTAGTAAATGAAATGGTTATAATTTAATATATAAGTAAATTATATTTTTTTAAATACTATGGCAGTAACACCCACATATAAAAGATTAAAAACTAACGGAACATCATTTTATGCTTTTCCTGGTGCAGCAGAAGATATATCGGCTGCTTATCAAAATCAAAATTATAAAATGTATTTTTCTAAATACATTTTATTAAATCTACCCAAACAAAATCTATCAGTTGGAACTAATAGCAATCCTATTTATTGGGATTTTGAAAATGGGTTTGAAAGATCAGCATTTTCAACACCACCAACATCATATCAAGATCAATTAGTTGAATCTTTAAGGAATTATGTTGCTAATTATGAAGTGACATTAAAAGATTCAAAGATAAATAACACAGAATATTACTATGATAATACTGTTCTATCAACACCAACTGAAAAAATATTTTGGAAATGGTGTAAAAAACTAAATATAATTGATTTTGAACCAGCTAATGATGGTGATGAGTACTTTGGAAATCTACAAGAATTTGAAAGAAATAATTTAACAGATGATGAATATTTTCAAGAAATTTTGTGGAAAGAACGTGAAGTTATAAGTTGGGAAACTGCTGAATTTTCAGAAAGTGCTGTGTCTGGATATTTAACTAATTTGCAAATTGAATTTGAAGGAACTACTAATTTTAAAATTGGTGATATTATAGAATTAAATGATTTATCTGAAAATACTTTAGTATCTATATTTGGTGCTTCTGGAAAAAGAATGAAAGTGGTGTATATAATCCCTGCTACTGTAACAGAAGGACAAAAAATAGTAACTGATTTCGCTACTTATACATATGGTGTTTTAGCTGAAACAATAGGAACTGCTAAATTGGTATATCACAGATTGGTTAGATATATTGGTGAAGTAAATGGTATAAATAATGTAAATGAAGCTAATAAGTCATATACAGAAGTATATGCACATATACCCGATCATACTGGACAAACACCGGATGTTTTATTTAGAACAATGGTCGATAGTAATTATAAGCCAAATTTAACATATCCTATATTACCATCTCAATATCAACCTGAAATAATAGGTGCTGCAATAAATGGGGTTTTAAATTTTAGTAGTCCAATAGTTAGTAATCCAAGTAACTATCCGGGTGGATATTATGGGCAATTTGATACTGTTGATTTTACATATGAAACTTCTTCTGGTGATTCATTGAGAAGAAGTGGTGATTATTATGGGATAAGTGGTGATATAAATGTACCAATTGTTGATAGTTCAACAATTGATGGTATATCAATTGATTTTAATACTAATCATTATGTTAAAATGAATATAACTGGTCGTGAAATAACTAATTTTGATCAGTTTAATGCTTTAACTGTTAATAATGAACCACCTGCTGATTTTGATTTTAATGCTATTTTATGGTATTATACAGTTGAAGATTTAACTGGTAATTCATTTACTAATTTATATGGTATATCATTTGTTGATAATCCAGATAACAATCCAATTGAATCAGAGGTATCTTTGAGAATACCTACATTTAAAAAATTAGCAGCAAATGATTTACAGGATGGTATTTCATATGCATTTTCACTTAATTTAAATTTCAATATTATTAATGAAAACCCACAAGATACATATAATCCACAAGCAATAAATTCATTATTTAGTTTTAATTTGTTTAATGAAGCTATGAGAAGATTAGCTAATGTTAATGATTCATATTTAAATATAATTGCTGAACAAAATGATTTACAATCAGAATTATATAATATAAAACAGTTATTATATACACAAGTTGATTTCCGTTCAATAAATGCTAAGATAGCAAATATGGAATTATTATTGAGAATGTATTCTACAAATCAAATAGTAAATTCGGAAACAATTTTTGTTGATTTGGACAATACTTATAGTCCACCTAGATTAACACTTAGAAATATTGATACTTCATATAATATAATTTATAATATATTGACTACTGATCTTTATAATGTAAGTGATGCTATACCATATATAACAAGTGTTCCGGAAAATAAAAATTTCCTTATAAATATAACTAATAATGATACTAATAACATAACTTTACCAAACAGTAATAAATTGATAATTGTTATTGATAGGGATTTAGATTTTAAACAAAGTGTTGATATTATAATTGATGCGGATTTGGATGCAACTGAAAATAAACAATTAGAAATTTATATAAAATATAGATTAGGTGTTCAAAATAATGTTCCTGTTGAAACAAAAATATTAGATACTATTGAATTACCAATATATTATAATAGTGTTACTCAATTATCAAATTCTGCAAATAATTGGAAGAATATTAATTTTGAAGTAGATTTAAATAAATCATTGCAGTTAAATACTGGTGGTATTTTAGAAGTTCCTATTGTTGGTAATTATAATTTAGTAAATAATTCATTTAAAATAGGTGATTCTTTATTATTGGAAGACTTTACAATTGGAACAATAAGTCAAATAGATTTTTCCGGACAATATAAAATTAATTCAATTGGTTTAACTAATTCATATATTTATTTAGATGTTAACAACAATAAAACATTAATGAATTATGGAAGTAGTGCAAGTAATATTGTTCAAGGTGGATTACCTTTGCCTTTTAATTCAACAACATATACTTATTTATTGTCTAATAAGCCTTATTTGGATTTGAATAAAGGATATAAATATAGAATAACAAGAATATCAGATTCTGATGAATCTTCAATTGATGAAAGATATTTAATAGAAAAATTAGATAAATAAGATAAATAATGAAATACACAAAGCTTTTTGATAATTTTGATAAAAAAAACATTCCAAATAGTATATTGATACTTGATGGTACATCATCAAGTGGAAAAAGCTATATTTCTAAGCCATTGGTAAAAAATGGTTGGTGTGTTATATCTGTTGATTCTTTTTATAATGTATTATTTCCTGATTCTTTTGCAACTGAAAAATATAATGATGGATCTACTATAACTGATATTTATGGAAAAATATGGCACACTACAAATGATGAACATGCTTTATATAATAATGTGCATAATGAAGACCCATTTTCTGATTCAAGTGCAATAAGATATCCAAAGAATATGTTTGATAGTGTTCAATATTATATGATGAAAGAAATAAAGGAATGTAAAATATGGGAAAATAGCTATTTGGATGATGATGGTAATAGGGTAGGTAGAAATCCAAAATGTGTGGATGTTGTTATAGATGATATAGAACCTGGTTGTGCTTTATATAGCAAATATTTTGAATTACCTGAGTGTGATATAGTTTTATTATATGCACCATTAGATGATTTAAAAAGAAATTTGATAAGTAGATCAAAATATGATATGCGTGGGGCTAATGTCTTTTTGAAAGATTTTGTTGAAAGATATGAATTAAGTGAAAATAGAAAAGATACAATTGATGATAAAAGTTGGTCAAAACAAGAAATAATAGATTTATTGGATGATGATGAATTACATAAATCTTTATTTGAAGGAAAATTTAATATTGATAAGTTTTTAGAATTAATGAATTTAGAAGATGATGTCACTTATTGGGTTAAATTAAAAAGTGAAATAGAAAAGGAATTTGATTATAAGAAAATAATAAACACAAGAAATAAAACTGCAAAAGAAATTTATGAAGAAGTTTTAAGTGTATTATAACTTGCATTTTTTACCAATGTGTCTAAAATTAATATCTTATAATTTATTTATTTCAATTAATTATATGTTATCTTATATTAAAAATTTAATATATATAATATGAAAAGATTGAAAAAATATAACAGATTTATTGTAGAATCATTATCATCTAATTATTTTGATACTATTGGTGAATATATTGAAAAATTAGCAGAAGATAATGAATATGCTTTAAATATAATTTCACAATATACAAAAGATATCCATTCAAATATTAGATTAGCAAATGCTATAAATTTATTGGATGAATTTACACAAAATCTAATAATAGATTTAATACTAAAAGATAAAAAAGGTGAAGAACCAGGTGAAGCTGAAATAACAACACATACAGATATTGATTTGTTGGAATCAAATGAAATCGGTGGTAAAAACCTATTCAAATGCTTTTTGAAAATAATAACTGCATTAGGATTCAAAAATATAAAACCAAATTGGGAAGTAACACCTGATATATTTTTAATGTATTTTAATACAGATTTTGTTGATTATAATACACTAAAATCTGTTTCAATTAGATATAAATACTTTGATGATATAATTAATTCATCAAAAGATGGTAATAAATATAGATTATATTATGGTATAAGAAATGATATGTTTTTTGAATATGGTTTGCAAATAGATGATTTAGCAATTAAATATGGACAATTTAAAATAACAAAAAGTATTATTAATTATTTAGCACAATTAACTTCACCATCATCAATTAGTCTAAGGATGTTATTTAACGATATTGATTATGATAAATTAAACTTATTTTCTAAAATTAAAAAAGAAATGTTAAGTTTTAATCCCGGTTATACAGAAAAAAAATCATTACCAATAATAACAGATAATATAATAACTTTTGCGTATTATGGAATTGGTAAATGGGATAATGGTGTAATGGATATTGGAGAAGTTGAGAATGTAAAAACTAATTTTAGAAATTATATTTTGAAATTTAAATGGTCAGAAAAAGTACAATATAGTATAACAACAAGTGAGTTTTGGTTAAAAATAAATATAAAAGTAAAATAAAAAAAGACAACCTAATTTTTTAGGTTGTCTTTTTTTATTATCTCATCAATCTTGTTATGGTTTCAACCATAGTATCTATTTTATCTTGTGGTAATTCAGCACTTTTTGCCCAATTTAAACATTCAGTTTTAATGTGTTCTTCAATCTTCTTAAAGCTTGGTATGTTTTCAACACCATTATATAGATATTCAAATACCTCTGATTGTGCATGTTGTGCAGCTACTTTTAAAATTAAATAATTTCTATTTGAAAGATCTGCTTTATAATGTATTAATAAATCTAATACTTTTTTATTATCTTGTGCAACAGCAAGTCTAACAGGTAATCCTCTATCAAAATTAGGATCCATACCTGCTTTTAATACATATTCAACACCTTCAATATCACCCATTATATTTTTAAACACTTCACTTGTCAATTCACAATGGTATGAAACTAATAATTTTATCATATCCATAGTTTTAGCAAATTTAATAGGATTATTTAAACTTGGCATTGCACCTTTTTCTAATAAATATTTAGTTTTTTCTAAATCACTTTCTCTAACAGAATTTTCCAAAACTTTTCCTTTGGCTGCATTTGGATCTGCACCTAACTCCAAAAGTTCTTTTATCTTATCTAATGATAAGTTATCTTTAATAATTTCTTTACTGGCTGCAATTTTTTTCTTTTTGGCTTCAACTTCTGGTTTTGTCATACCTGGCATTATTTCCATTGGTGATTTGACACCTTTTGGTAAATCAAGCTTAAGTGAATTCATATGATTAACAATACCACTTATAAAGTTGTCATCATTTTTAAGATGACAAGCAGTTACTTTATTATTTTCACCTATTGTAATACCAATTACTGATTTATTATCAGTTTGATCCAAATTAAAATTATAAATATAATATTGTTTATTAAAATCACCTAAATAATGAGTCCAATGTCCAAAATGTATAATGCAGTGTTTGGTATGTGAGTTTAATTCTTTATTTGCTTGATATGACCTAACTTCAATAATTAATATACCATTTTCGTTATACTTTATTTCTGTTCCATTTAATTCACCATATTTTTGATTCACTTTATCAAGTGAAACTAAAAATTTTTTAAACGATGCATTATTAGCAGATTTTATAGCATATTGTGCAGATATAATTAAGTCACCAAATGTTTTATAGTCTTTTAATTTTTCAAAGAAGTTACGAGTTAATATTTTATTTGCTTTTGGATCTTTTACACCATCTTCTGAACCCATTAAGTCAAATCCAAGAGCTATTGCGTCAACCAATTTCTTTTGGTCTTCAGTTAATCTTGCAAACCATGATTTTTGTTCTGATGGTAATTCATTTATCCATTTTTTTGTTATTTTACTTGTCTTTAATTTTTCTAAATCATCACATAAGCGTTCATAAGAACTTCTTATCGGTCTACCTTCATCTGTTGCTGATTTTACTTCTTCTTCGATTGCTGCTTTACTGCAATACCTATCAACTGGCATAGGTAGTTCACCGATTGATTGTCTATATTCCTTTAAAATATTTAAAAGTCTACTTAGTTCATCAATTCTATCGGATTTATCTAAATATTCCAAATCTTCATAGAAAAATTTAGTAAATACATAAGTATAACCAGACATATCTTTTGCAAGTTTAACAATTTCAAGAAAATCTCTATCTTGTTCAGCAGCTTTTACTTCTTGTGGTGATAATCCAACTGGTTCTTCTGAATCGCCCATTCTATCTTTTTTTATCTTCAAAGCTCTATTTTTCAAGAATGTTTTGGCTTGGGCTATATTTTCATTAATTAATTCATTTGAATATTTTTCATTAACTGTTTGTCTAAAATCTAAATATTTCTTTATCATTTTTATTAATTATATTTTTTATTATTTCTACTTTCTTTTATGTATTTTGATAACATCTTAACTTTCGTATAATTTCCATTATCTAATGCAGCATCAATTTCAGCTTGAAGTTCTCTTTTATTCATTGTAGAGTAATCAACTTCTTTGATATCAACAATTTCTTCATCATCTACAACACTACCACTTTTTCCAAAGTTAGCCATATCTATTTCATATTGTTTCATATCTTTTTCATATTGATCCAATTCTGCAAGATAGTTGTTATATACTTCTATATTTTCAATGGCTTTGTTTATCAAAACATCAATTTTTCTTCTTGCTTCATCAGTATTTGATAAAATACCTTTGAATAACTTTAAGAATTCTTTGGTTGACATTGTATTTTTATCAATTAATATCTTATATAATTCTTCTCTTATATTTGGATATTTATCAATATTTTTATTTACATTTAAAAATCTTCTGAAATCTCTTGCCACTTCTGGGCCATATTTCCAATCTTCTGGTTCATCTTCCATCCCTGTATTAGATAAAGCTATATTTGCAACAGTAGCATCTTTTGGTATACCACCTAATGATAATATTTCAAATAATCCTTTTACAGATTCATGTAATAACATAGGAAAATCAATACCAACTGCTTTTAATATTGGTGTATATGAAATTGTTGGTTCTATGTATTCTTCTTCTGTATAATCATTATACATTTCTTCTTCATCTTCTTCACCTGTCCAAGCAGTATATTCTTCTTCTGATTCTTCTTCGTATTCTTGTAATTCTTCTGATTCTTCTTTTGGTTTCCATCCAACACCCGATGCACCAGCAAAACCTTCTGGGTTTTCTTTCATCATATTTGCCCTACTATCAGTTGGAAGTAACCAATCTAACTTATCTGCTAATTTAGACATTTCATCCCAAATTTTAAATATTTTATCAGCGTCCCCACCAAAAATAACTTCTAATCCACTTTTACATTCATCAGAATGTAAAATATGTTTAGTGTTTTTTGATTCACCTTGTATAATTAAATTGGCTATTTTTCTTTTATATACTTCATTTCTTTCATCTTCATCTTTTACTTGAATCCAATCAACATATTCTTTTTCTTCTTCATCATGTTCATCGTCGATATCATCCATAAATTCTTTAACATCTTTTCCTGATTTAATCATTTTGATGTCTAATGTTATTTCATATCTTTTGATGATATCACCATAGTTACCCATCATAATATCATTTGCTAATGATTCTAATTGTTTTTCCTTACCTTTTGTATATGTCTTAGATTCTTCTAATAAACTCATTAATTGTGAAGCAATAGAACCTGATCCTTGTCCAGTTATACCCAATCTTTCTTTTGTTCTACGTTCAACATTTGATAAATATTTTTCTTCATCTTTATCTGCACCTTCGCCTGGAATAGCGGGATTTCCTTTTATTGTTATTTCTTCTAAAAGAAACTTTTCAAAATCTTTTATTTTCATATTATTTATCTAAATATTTTTTGATAGATTCACCTTGTTCATCCATTTCTTCTAAAAATCTATTAACGACATCTTTTTCAGTAACACCTTTTCTTTCAGGACTGATAGATGGTATACCAATAGGTTCTTCTGGTTTTATTGGTTTTTCTGGTTTTGTTGGTACTTTTACCGGTGTTTTAGTTGGTGCTGGTTCGGTTGTTGGTTCAGCCGCAGCAGTTGATTCTAAAAACATTTTATATTTCTTAATATGTTTCATTAAAATATCTTAATTTTATTTATATATTAAATTATAATTTCCATTTTTATCAATTTATTATTAATATATAAATAAAATTAATATTTAATATGGATAATTATTTATATCAATATAAAGCACTTGTATTAGATATTTATGGTAGAAGTGTTGAAACATTTCAATGAAAATCTTAACTTCCCGTCGAGAATGCCTTAAATTTATATAAATTATATCATATATTAGATTTTTTGATTTTAAAGTTTAATATATAAACGAGGGTTTAGCCAAAAAATGAAATATTAAAATGAAAAGATTTAGTAAATTAATTGAAAATATTAATATAGAAAAAACTTATAAAATAAAGGCAGAAGTTGAATTTACAATAAAAGCTGAAAATACAGGTGAAGCTGGATATATAGCAGATAGTGAATTATCTTCTATGGCTGATGAGTATACAATTATTGATATTTCTGAAATACAAGATATTAGCATACAAATAAAAAAAAATAATATAGATAAATTATGAAAAAATTCACAAATATAAATCCAAAATGGAATAATATAAACGAAAATAAACTATTCAGAATAAATGAATCAACTGCACCACCTTTAAATGTGGATAAGACTGATGTTGCTAAATTTGTTTCTAAGTTGTTTGAAAGTAGAGAAATGGCGCATATGTATCATTTAAAAGTTACTGGTGATATGGGTTCATTAGGTAAACACGAAGCTATGCAAGGATATTATGAAGGTATATTAGAATCAATTGATGATTTAGTTGAAATATATCAGGGTCAATATATATTGATTAAAAATTATGATGTTATAGACACATCTGATAGTAACACAAAAGATACAATTGAATATTTTACTGAATTGGGTGACTTTATAAAATCAGAAAGAAAGTGTTTTAATGCAGAAGATACACATTATTTTAATATAATTGATGATATTTTAGTATTGATATACAAGACATTATATAAATTGAAATATAATAAATAATTATTCCAAAATTGAATTTATCTTAAAGTCTCTTAAAAAAGAGACTTTATTATTTTTATAAATATTTATTTCATTATCTGATATCCAATCATAAGGTAAATTAGTAACATTATATTCAACTATGAGCACATCATCTTTAATAACTACTTTTGATATGAAAAAAGTAATTCTATCTAATAGTTGACCCATTCTATTTTTAATAATAATTGTTGCTTTATTATTAAATTTAATATTTTTAGATAAATGATTAAAATATTTATCATTATGTGTAATTGTAACTTTATTTAAAGTTTGGCCAAGGCGCAAACCTTGCGTGATGTGATTGGGGCAGCGTGTTATAGATTGTTTTTCATATATTAATCTATTAACATCTAATATATATTCGTCTTCTAATAAGATTAGTCCATTATCTTCATATCTGGTAAAAAATTCATATCTATATTCTGATCTATCTTTATAATCCATATCTTATCTTATTTAATATTTTACTAATTCTATATCTTCTTGACCAATTTTTGGTATAACCTTCCGATATTGTTGCAGTCATAGTTTTAATAATATATGGTACAAAAATATATCCGCTGTTATTGGATTTATTTCCAAGTAATATATTATCTTTAATATAGGTATCGTTCTCCTGATTCATAGTAGTCATTTAAATTGTTGTTTATCACATCAAATGTTGATATTATATCATCTATTTTATTAGATATGGATTCTAAATATAAATATGAATCATCAATCTGTGTATTTGATTTTTTTGATTTTGATTTCAAATTTGATAAGCTATTTAACATAGATGTTATATCTACTTTCTTATTATCAATAAGTGAACTTATTTCAGAAATTTTATCAATCATTTCTTTTATTTTATCTTCTGAAAGTGATAAGTTTTCATCTTGTTCAAAAAACTTTTTAATCTTCATATTTATAATTATTTTTTTTAATATATAATATATATTAAATTATGAAAAGAAGAAACAAATTAATATTAGAATTTTCAGAGTTCAATGCAAATCGTTTAAATCCAGATTCTGCACAAATGTCTGTTCAAGTTGATAATCCACAATTGTCACAAAATGCTTTTGATAAACATCAAGATGCAATAAGGGCAGGTATTGATAGATTAGGTAATATAATGACAACTCTTTCTGGTGGATCTTTATATAGAAATTTGAAATCAAAGTTGATGTTAGACCAACAGCAGATAACATCACTAAAGATATTAAGAATAATAACTAAAGATCATGTTCATTATGATGTTTATATTAGTTTTGTAGTTGATGAAGAAGAATATTTTGGGGAAATTAAAAATATTCTTTCAGAAAATCCAATTATGAATTCAGAAATATTTAAAGATTCTGATTTGGTTCAAGCTAAAGAATGGGTAATTAAAACAAAAGGATTGTTAGTAAAAAATATTAAACAATGGTTACATCCTAAAAGTGACAAGTATAGATTATTGAATGATTATGTTATATGTTATTCAGTAGAAACTGGAAAATTAGCAAAAATAGAAAAAAATACAATTGTTGAAGTTGTTAGAGCTTTTGATAATAAAATAATAATAAGGTATAATAACGAATTATATACCTTATTAAATGATAATTTTATTTACTTTAATTATTGGTTTGAAAAACTATCCTAATTTCCAACATAAGTTATATTTCCCCTGAATTGCATACTATTATGACTTCCTAGGAAGTCATTACCATAGGTTGATGTATTTCCTTTGAATACTCTTATTCTAATCCAAAACTCATTTCCACTTAAAGTGGTTACACCACTTCCACCAGTTGAAGGATCACTTGTGAATGTTTCAATTATAATAGGTGATGTATATGTAGGTGTAGCATTATATGTTGCCCAACCATTTCCCAATCCATAATATGATGTATTTGGTCTAAACTTACTTGAAGAAACTTTTAATATTATACCATAAAATCCAGTTGAAAATGATGGATTGATTAAACTTTCTAATTCAATTTTTAAATTAATTAAATTGCCAATTCTATATGCTTCTGTTGATAAATTCCAATTAGAACTAAAACTACCACCATTTATTGCTGCACCGTTCCAAATATTATTATTTGACCATATAACTTTATTATCAACCCAAGTCAAATTAGTTGGTATTTCATAATTTAATATTGCACCTGTCTGAACTACTAAATCTCCACTACTTACTGTTGCACTACCATTAACTATTAGATTATTACCCTTTATAGTACCATTTACATCTAATGTAGCACCTGGAGTAGTTGTCATTATACCAACTCTACTTGCAGTACCAACAAAAAGAGTATTATTATATGTTCCATTTGCTGGTCTATTTTGAATTATTATATTACCATTATTCTGAACTATTTTTGATGAACCAATAGTAGAATCAAAATTTAAATCTGTACCAGTTCCACTTGGATACCAGTTGTGTCCAATAGTCGCTATATTTCCAATTGATTTAGTGTGTATGACTATTGGCTTGAAAATAACGCTACTTGTTCCAATTTGTAAATCACCCTTTGGATCATTTGTGTTTATACCAATCTTTCCATCTGGTGTTATTCTCATTTTTTCCGACAAAGTATAAGATGCCCCATCGCCTGTGTTAAATGATATACCACCACGTTTGCTATTTGGATCAATTGGGTTATATGCTATATAAGCACTTTCATATAATGTAGTCCCATTATAATATTTAAATTGTTGTTTATATTCCAATCCAAGCCATTCATTACTAGAGACTGCTCCTGTGTGTCTTGAAAATTCATTTTCAAAATAAACTACATTTGTATTTGCTTGACCTTTCTGTGATAAACTATAAGATGTATCATTAACACTACCACCAATATTACCTAATGATATTTCTGTATTTCCTAATAATGAACCACTTCCACCATAAATACCATTTCCATCAATACTCCAAGTAACACCATTCCATAGATATGATTTACCATCACTTAGTTGATATACTTTTAAACCATCGTATTTATATTGGATTGCATCTCTTGCTGTAGAGTTTGAAGCAACCAATCTTGAATCTAATGGAACAGTTTGATTTAAATCAAAATTAGATATTATACTAATTCCAGACATTTTTAATTAATTATTTTTTATACAAATTTAAATTGATAATCACCACTATAACTTGGTGACGATCCGATTGTTGTTAATAATGGGGTTGATGCACCAGGAGATGAACCAACATAAATATAAAACTTGTAACTTCTACCTGACCAAAATAAATTTGGTAATGGTGAACCTATACCAGATACTGTGAATTTATAAAAAGATCCAGTTACATCATAACCATTTGGATCAAGTATTTCTGCTAAATCAGCATAATCACTTGGATATCCAAAATAAATATATCCTTGATTTCCACTTAATACTGATGTTGTTAGTGTTACTGTTTTATTAAATGCTGCATCAGAATAAGTTGCTGGATTTGCTAAAATTGGAGTTAATATACCAGATATAGGATTTGATTGTGTTCCTAAGATAGCATCTATACCAAGTGATTGTGTTGATGATATAGTTGCTGTTCCATAATACCAAGGTAATACAGCAGTTATTGTTGAAGTTGAAGTCTTTGATGTTGGATATGTATCAGATAAATTCATTGTCCAAGAAAATGTTCCGTATGAATCTGGACTACTTACTAATGAAACCATATTTATTGTTGGTATCACTTGACTTGATGTAACACCATTTACTATTAAACCTGGTGTTATTAAAGCACCCGAAAAACCACCGACAAGACTTAATCCATTTATACTATAAGTTGCATTTCTTGTAATAGTATAATTAAATCTTACTAAACCCGCTGATGTATTATCACCAATTTCAATTAGTGTATAGTTCATACTTGTTGATAATAATGGTTCTATATATGGATATAATATCATTCTAATCATTTCAGTAACAGGAACATTACTAAATGTTGAACCTGCTGGTATACCACCAATAGTTACAGGTGTTGGTATATTATAACTAAAATTAATAGGTATTCCATTTAATAAAACTGGACTTCCTGTTATAGAAACTGTACCTGTTGATATTATATCTGTAACGCTTGCTGTTGAGTTAATTTCCCATTTTGCATATGGTGTTCCACCAATCCATTTATATTTCAACACATAGTTATTTTGTGCTATACCAACAGTATTTTCTGTATATGTTGGGAATCTTGTACCATTTAATACAACATTACCATTTTGGCTATAAATATTAATATTTCCACCTGTATTTGTTCCACTAATTGTATAATATGATGGATTTATAATTTCAAAGTCTATTGTATTTGAATAACCTGGGTTAGTTATATCAGTTGATTTTATATATGGTGCATCTAATTGACCTAATTTATAATTTGAACTTGTTCCGGCTAAGAATGCTACTGTTGTGTTATAATCTGATTGTGGTTCAGTCTTTGTGTTATAGAAAAACATATCTACATCAGTAGATAGTAAATTGTTATTTAATACATATTGTCCACCAACTGTTTTTTTACCAAAATAAATTTTCTTTTGAACTGATGTTTGATCAACCCCAATATATTCTGTTCCTAATGCAGTTGTAGGTTTAAATATAATATTTTCCCATAATGTATATATAGAATCTCTAACATCTTTTGGTTGTATTAACTTAGATGTGTTATCAGGCAATATATTTAAAGCAGATTGTAAGTCTAATAATTTTGTAGCATCTGTTGGTGGTGTTCCTATACTATAAGTGGCCATTAATTAAGTTCAATTTTTATTATATATTAAATTATCTAATCTTAATTGTGGTAAAAAAAACAAATACTCAAATTTTACTGAGTATTTGTTTAATTCTTTTAATCCTAATCAATTTTATAATATGCATCATACTTTCTTTAAATGTTTCTGGTGGGTAGATTCTATTATTCATTATTAATTATATATTTTTTTAAACAGTTAAAAAAATATATTCTTCTTAATTGTTTTAGTGATTTTTTTTGGTATTCTGTTAATATAATCATATAAACAAAAATTCAATTTTCATCAAATCTTTTATTTTAGCAGTTTTTAAATCCAAATCATCAAATCCAATTTTATCAAATTCAATTTGATTTTCATAAGACATAAGTTCACCCATTTCCTTATTAAAATCTTCTGAATTTTTAATTTTAAATCCCCCTTGTATAACATTGCCATTATCATCTAATGCCGTTATTGGATTACCACTATCATCTCTTTCTAAATTTTTTTCTAAAATTCTCTTTTCTAATTTTAGTTTATCTTCTACTAAGGAAGAAATTTCTTTTATTATCTTCATTAGTTTAAATGCTAATTTTGCATTTATTTCCATATCCATTAAATAATTTAATGATGATATTGTTTCATTATTTAATTGTGAATTTTTAATCTTTATCATATCTTTCTTTTCCAATTTTAAAATATTTTTCTTCTTTTTCAATAGATATAAAATTTCTATTTAAATCTCTACATACAACAGATGTTGTATATGTTCCTGCAAATGTATCTAATACCAAATCACCTTCATTTGAATGTTTTAAAATTAACTCTTTAATTAATCCGTATGGTTTTTGAGTTGGGTGATTAAATCTTTCTTTACCATGACATAATGGATAGTTGTAGAATCCTTTATCATATTTAGAATTAAATGTTGGTTTGGAATGTTTTACAAAAGTAAAGAAATATTCAGAAGCATTTGATAAATAATTACATTTTGAATTTATTGGAACTGGATTGTTTTTAATCCAACAACAAACACGTGGTTGTTTAAATCCTACATCATTAGCAATCTTTTTAATATCTGCTGCTTTCCAAATATCATAGAATATTATTATTGTCCCACCTTTTTTTAAAATTCTATAATATTCTTTAAATAAAAATTCAAAATCTATATCTTTTTTATCCCAGTCACCATAATCAATTGATAATTTTGAATATTTCAACTTCATCAAATCAGATGTATTATCATTAACCTTTGTATAATTAGAATCTTTTGATATAAAATATGGTGGATCTATTAATATTAAATCTATTGATTTACTTTTGATATTTGGTAATAAATCAAAACAATCGCCTAAAATAAGTTCATTTATCATATTAATATATATGATAAATGAAAACTCATTAATTAGATTTTTCTAATCTTTCCATATTTTTTCCAAATTTAATTTTGATTTTAAATCAACTATTCTATTATTAACCTTTAATGAATATCCAATAACATCCATAAATTTCCTATTCATATTTCCTATCAATTCTAATTCACTATCATCTAAATCAACATTAAATATTGTAACTAAATTATCAATTTGTTCAAAGGTTAAATTATTTGCATTTCCTGTTAAGAATATAAAATCATAATTATAATCACCATAACTTTTATTATGTTCTAACTTATTTGATAAATAATAAGTTAGACAATTTTCTACACCAATGGATGGCATTGAGAATCTATATCCATCAACTAATATTTCACGATTTTCAGAATCATATTCATAATTACTAAAATCAAAATAGTTAAAATTTGAACTATCAAATTCTATAAAATCTTCTTTTCCTATTTTATCATTGAAATAGGATATGTTAATTTTTTTATTTAATGAATATTTTACTATTTCTAAAAATATATAAACAACATCAACACTTTTAATATCTTCAAAGTAATAGCCAGTTGAAAATGTTGTATTTTTACGGACTATTTTTTTAATAGCTTCAATAACTGAATATAAATTTTCTTTACTATAATTATGTTCATATTCTATTATATCTTCAATAGATGCTTTCTTTATTTTTATAAAGAAATCCGTTTGATAAAAATAACCTTGACTTGGTAATTTGGTTAAATCAATTTTTTTTGTATTAGATAATACACTTTTTATTATATCTACAATTCCCATTTAATTAAAAATTAATTTTATTATTTTATTAATTATTTAGATAAAGTTGTTGTTTCATTATGTTTTACCACCAAATAAATGTTTAAAAAAGCAGAATCATTTGATTCTGCTTTTTTAATAATTTTAAGATGAACAACCAAAACAATCAAATGGGGAATCATCTGGTTTAGTTGGTATATTCCCTGGTTTAAGTTCACTTTTTGATAAATCAATTGCTAAGTGTTTTGCACCTGTTGAAATTGCTCTTGTTCTTACATAATAACAAAGTGTTTTTAAGCCCTTACTCCAACTATGAAAATGTGCTGATGAAATTTTAGATAAAGTAGGACTATCCATATAGATATTCATTGATTGTGACTGATCAATGAATGGTGCTCTATCTGCTGCCATATCAATTAATTCCCTTTGTTTTATTTCCCAAATTGTTCTATATTTCTGTATTAAATGTTCAATTCTTTTTACTTTAAAATTATATTTTTTGTCTTCTATATCTAAATAATTATTGAAATTTATATTTTGTATAGAACCATCATTCATAATTATTTCATTTTTGAAATCTTCACTCCATATACCTAATTTTTCAAAATCATTAATCAAATATTTATTTACTATGATTATTTCACCACCAATAACACGTCTTGTAAAAATTGCAGAATGTGCTGGTTCAGTCATTTCATACGATCCAGAAATTTTTGCCGAACCGGCTACGGGCATTTGTGCTGTTAATAATGAATTACAAACACCATATTTTTTAACTTCTTCTTTTAATTCATTCCAATCATAATGTAATTCGCTATTATCAATTCCCCACATATCAAATTGAAAAATACCTTCTGACATTGGTGATCCTTCATAGAAATCGTATGGTTTATATTTACCACTTTTACAAAGATTCATACTTTCTGTTATGGAAGCAAAATATATTGTTTCAAATATTTTTTTATTTAATTCAATTGCATCATTTGATCCAAAAACATAATCTAAAAGGAAAAAAACATCTGCTAAACCTTGTGTTCCAATTGCAATTGATCTCTGCTCTAATCCACCTTTCTTACCTTTCCTGCTTGAATAATTATTAATATCAATTACTTTATTTAAAGATCTTACTATTTTCTTAGTTTCACTTATCAATAAATCAAAATCAAATTTACCATCTTTTATGTAATTTTTCAATATAACCGAAGATAAAGTACATATTGCAGTTGTTTCTTCATCTGTATATTGAAAAATTTCAGCACATAAATTTGATTGCTTAATAACACCAATATTTTGATGATTTGTCTTTCTATTTGCACTATCTTTGGAACATAAATATGGAACACCTGTTTCAATTTGAGATTCAATTATTTTATTCCAAACTTCTTGTGCTTTTATTTTCTTACCTATACCTAATTCAATAGCTTTTTTATAATTCGCTTCATATTCATCACCATATGTTTCTTGTAATGGCTTAATACCAGCCTTTATTATATCATTTGGACAAAATAAATACCAATCTTCATCATTCATAACTGCATTCATAAAGTTATCAGGTATCCATAAAGCAGTGAATAAATCTCTAGCCCTCATTTCATCTTTTCCCGTATTCTTTTTAATATCTAATAAATCCAATAAGTCTTTGTGCCAAGGTTCAATATAAATAGCTGCTGAACCTGGTCTTCTTCCTTGTTGATTGAAAAAACGCAAGCCTTCATTTACGATTTTAAGATATTTCAAAAGACCACCTGAAAAACCACCTGACGAACTTAGTCTACTTTCCTTTGATCTTATGTTAGTCATACACAATCCAATACCCGCTGCATCAGCAGAATAAGATGCAATATCATGAAATGTATTTAATAATCCTTCTCTCGAATCACCATCATTATAATGTAAAACACAAGAAGCCAATTGTGGTATCTTAGTACCCGAATTTATCATAATTGGTGTTGCTTTTGATATCAATTGTGTTGATAAAGAATTGTAATAATCAACTGCATCATCAAATGAATCAGTTACCCACAAAGCAATTCTCATAAACATATGTTGTGGTCTTTCAATAGTAACACCTTCGTTAGTTTTTAAAAGATACATTTCTAATAAAGTACGCCAAGCAAAATAATCAAAATTATAATCATTATTATGTTTTATAATATTGTCTATATTTTCTTTACCATATTCATTTATAATATCTATTAGCTTATCATGGACAATATTTAATTTGTGTAATTCAATCATAGTATCACAAAAACTTTCTTTTGTTTCTTTGTGATAAGATGAAACAGCTACATTTGCAGAAAATTTTGAATAATCATGGTGATCTCCTGTATAAGCTGCTGCAATTTCAGATATTAATTTATCCAATTGTTTAGTGGATATAACACCTTCTGTTGGAACAGAAGTTATAACTTTTATAAATATTTCATCTGATTTTACATTCAACCCCTTAGAAGTTTTCTTAATTCTATTGTGTATTTTTGTTGGATTAAATGAAGTTTCTTCCCCACTTCTTTTTAAAATTTTTAAAGACATATTTTTTATTTTTTATTTTTAGAAATCTTCAGTTAATTTGAAAGATTCATTTATTTTAGCTTTTTGATATTCAATTGTTCTTGATTCAAAAAAGTTGCCCTTTGTTTCCATTCCAATTGATTCCATAAATTTGAATGGTTGTTCAACATTAAATTGTTTTTTACAGCCAAATTTAACTAATAAACCATCAACAACAAATTCCAAATATTGCTTCATTAGATTTGAATTCATACCAATTAAACTAACAGGCAATGATTCTGTTATAAATTCTTTTTCGATTTCTAATGCAGATAATAATATCTCTTTAATTCTTTTTTCAGATGGTTTATTTTCTATGTGGTTATTCAAAAGATGTATAGCGAATTCAGTATGTAAATTCTCGTCCTTGAATATTAAGGCATTTGCATTAGCTAATCCTTGCATTATACCCCTTGATTTCAACCAAAATATTGAACAAAATGATCCAGAAAAGAAAATACCTTCAACTGCTGCAAAAGCTACTAACCTTTCTTGGAAAGAAGAATTTTCAATCCAATCTAATGCCCATTTTGCTTTTTTCGCTACCGCAGGTAATCTATCAAGTGCATGAAAACATTCATCTTTTTCATCAGAATCAGTTATATATGTTTCTATAAGTAATGAATATGTTTCTGAATGTATATTTTCCATAGCCATTTGAAAAGCATAGAAAAATTTAGCTTCTGGATATTGAACTTCATTACAAAAATTTTGTGCCAAATTTTCATTTACAATACCATCACTTGCTGCAAAAAAGGATAATATACTTTTAATGAAATATCTTTCATTATCGGATAAATTATTCCAATCTCTAATGTCTTCAACTAAATCAATTTCTTCTGCTGTCCAAAAAGCAGATTTGTGATCTTTATAAAATTGCCAAATATCTGGATGTTGTATTGGAAATATAACGAAACGATCTGGGTTTTCTTTTAATATTTTTTCTTCTATCATAATTTAAGTATTTTTTGTTATGTATATATCATTAGTTAAATGAATAAAATAAAATTTCATTGGTTTTTTTTAAAAAATTAAATACCAATGAAATTATTTTTTATAGAAAATCTATATTGTTAAGTTTATTCAAATTGTACTTAAATTTAGTATTATTTAATATTTTCGTTATATTACAAAGCTCCACCTCATATATTTTTTCATATGAATTAACTTTATATAAATTATTATCATAATCCGTTTCAATAACTACACCAGTTATATGTATTATTTCATCTTTTATAAAATCATCTTCTATAAATTCTATTTCAGTTCCTTCATATATATTCCTATTCATTATTTCATCAGAATAATTCTGCTTTCCTATATGTTCTTGTAATTCAAATATTATAAGATTTCTCCATTTGTTGTCCAATAGTTTAAACATATTAAACAAATTATCAGAAAAATAAACTGCTAACTCATTAAATAATTCAATGTTTGTAAATCCATCCTCATTTAAATTAATCTTCAATAATTGATAATATCTATTAAAGTCAACTCTTGATGGCTTTCGTCTATTATTTAAAAAATTAATATCTGTTTCATTGGATAAAACAGCATATACTCTTTCTTTAATCCTTTTTTCCTTTATATAATTTTCATTATCAACCGATTCATACCAATGATGTGAAGATTTATCAACCTCAAATGTTTCATTATATCCACTTGTATATTCGGCATTTTCTTCACTTAATGGATCTTCCTTTTTTCCTTTGAAAATAGAATCATATTTTAAACTATGTTTTCCTTGTATTGTGTGCTTAGATAATACAGCATCTGATGTTTCAGACTTAATATCAAATTTCAAATCTTCTTCATCAATTTCAATTACTTCATCTGTAAAGTCAGTTGAATCATCATCAAAAGAATCAACTGATTCATCAACTTCATTTTCAACTTCATTATTTTCAATGAATTCTTCTTCTTCTTTATTTAATTCCATTTTTATTGTTTTTTTTTTATATTGCATCCATAAATATATCATTTTCTAATGTTAAAGTTTAAACATAACTGTTGTTTTTCATATAAAATATATGGAAAACAAGGAAATTTTTATTAATAATTTTATTTCTAAATGGGGAAATATAGTAGATTTTAGTAACTTCATTTATATAAATAATAAGACCAAAACGTGTTTTAAATGTTTAAAACACGGTGATATAAAAACATCACCTGCTAATTCTATTATATATGGTCTAAAATGTTGTAATGATGAAATAAGAAATAATATACAAAAGGAAAAAGTCATTGGAATGATAAATGATAAATATAATGGATTTTATGACTTATCAAAAATAGAAGAATTTCACACAAGATCAAAAATAGTTGTTATTTGTCCAGTTCATGGTGAATTCAAATCTAATATATCAAATTTTGCATACACGGGAATTTCATGTAAAAAGTGCGCTGATGATAAGAAAAAATTATCAAAGAAGCAAATAATAGAAAAAATTAATATTAAATATAATAATTTTTTTGAATATATTAATATTGATTCTATTGAAGACACAAAATCAATACTTGAAATAAAATGTCCAACCCATAATATATTTAAGCAAAGTGTGAAAAATCATTTGAGAAGTGGGTGTAAAAAATGTCATTTTGATAAAATTAAATTAAATTATAATGAATTTTTAAATAAATGTAATAATATATTTAAAAATAAGTATTCATATTATGAATCCACTTATAAAGGAACATCTAATAAACTTAAAATAAACTGTCCTATACATGGCGATTTTTGGCAAAATGCAAAATCACATTTAAATGGTTCGGGTTGTTATAAATGCTCAAATTTTGATATAGATAGTGCTATAAATGAATTAAAAAATATAAATATAAATTATGATTATTCACACACAAAAAATGATTTTAAAACAATAAAGAATAAAGTGAGAATTATTTGTAATAAACATGGTTTTTTTAAACAGTCAATATATTCACATTTTCACTGTAAACAAGGTTGTCCAAAATGCAGATTTTCAAAAGGTGAAAAAATAATATCTGAATTTCTTATATCAAATAATATAAGTTTTGAATCACAATATAAATTTGATGAATGTAAGAATATAAGAAAACTACCTTTTGATTTTTATTTATATGATAATAAAATTTGTATTGAATATGATGGAATTCAACATTACAAACCAATTGATGTATTTGGTGGTGAAGTTGAATTCCAAAAAACTATATTTAGAGATTCAATAAAAAATAAATTTTGTGAAGATAATAATATTTTATTATTTAGGATATCATATGATGATGATATCCTAAATAAATTATTATTCTTGGTCAATGAATATATCATTTTCTAATGTTAGATATAAAGGATTTAAATTCAATTTTATCTGGGAACTCGAAAAGTCACCATCTCTTTGTTTTAGCATTTTAAATCTATATATATTCTGTCTTTTCATATCTTCTGTCCTTATTATAGCCCAAAATGTATCCGCAGTTTCGGCAATGGCTTTGCTTTCAGGTATAGATGATAAAGTTATTTGGGTTGAATTCCAAGCATCCCTTGCAACTTGAATTGCAGTTAATACAGGAATCTTGTATTTAGCACCAATTGCTCTTAATCCCTCTGCTAAAGCTTTTCCTTTTGAATATAGATTATCACCACCCGCCATTCCTTTTATTGGTGCTATCAAAGTTATATAATCAACTATAACAAAATCTATTTTTATACCTTTTTTATCTTTTAGTTTCTGTATGTAATTATCAAAATCATTTACAGTTGCAGTTCCAGCAGCCCAAAATTTAGCTATTATTTTACCAATCTTCTTTTCAAATAAATCATTTGAATTTGAATTTTTTAATGTATCAATTTTTGCTTTTATATAGTCTACATCCTTACTCAAATTATCATATTCATTTATTGGTATCTTTAAACGCATAGAACCCAATCTCTTCATAACTTTCTTTTCACTCATTTCCAAAGTTATATATAATACATTATAACCCATATCAGCAGATTTTACAGCGAAATTCTGCATCCATAAAGAATTATGACTCAATATATCATTTGTGTAATATTGCTTATTTGAACCTTCTGATAATTGTAAATCATACATATGTGATTTATTACCTGTTAATCCATATTCCATTACCATTTCTGGTCCATCCTTAGTCATAATGAAATCACCTAATTGTAAATATTCACAATAAATCTCATTTAAATCACATTTTAATGTAACGAAATCCATATTATCACAACGATATAATATATGCTTATCAGCACATATCAATTCTTTACCCCCTGATGTAAATATCCTATATTCTTCAAATTCAATGGTTTTTCCAACACCTTCTACATCTACCAATCCATTAGGTGTCTCAACCTTAATATTATTAACCCTATAAGCCTCAATAAATTTATCATATAATGGTGCTTCATAAACCCCATCAAATAAACTATCCGCTTCAATATATTCTAATTCTAACATTTTAAATCTTATTTTTATCTAAAAATTCTATACATTTTTCTACTGTTTGTTTTGTATTTTTTCTATATTCCAATTCCCAAACAACAAAAACTTTATATCCTAACGATTCTATTAATTCATTCCTAATCCTATCACTTTCCCATATCTGTTCTGATAACAATTTCTTATTCCATGGATTTGGTGTATCATCAAACTTAAATATATTAGGATTGGCATGGTAAACATCACCATTAAATTCTATTATTCTATTTGTATCATGGTCAATAAAATCAACACAATATTTAGAAATCACAAATTCGCCATTCTTTAACATATATTGAAAATTATTATCTATATAATATTCATCTATTTTTTTAAATAATTCTTGTGAAACTAATGAATAACCACCTTTCAATTTTCCGTTGCTATGTAATGATTTTAACCACTTTTCTTGGCGACTATTATATACTTTATTAGCTTCTTCTTCACCATATCTTTCAATTAACTTTTCTAATGTAAATGTCTTCTGTCTTTCAGAAATCATTTCCCTACCTTGTTCTTCTGTAAAACCCCTATGTAAATAATATTCAATTTTAGTTGGATATTTAGATGCATATTTTTCTGGATTATTTTTAAATATAATTGAAGATTTTGATGAAATCATTTTCATAACATCATTTGATTTTATCATAGAATCACTATTTGATAAACCTTTCTTAACCCAATATTGTTTTGTATTATGTGATTTTTCCTTATAATAATTTGGATTTCCTTTTAATCTTTCTTCATCACCTTTTAATAGACTTTCAACTCTTTTTGTAGTATATTCTTGAAATCTTATTTTTGCATCATTCTCATTATAACCTTTGTTTATCCAAAAATCTATTGAACCACTTTCATATGATTTTTTAATACATTCTTCCTTTTTACACAAGTCCCTAAATCCATTAGTTAGTGATAAAAACCTACCATCTTCATCACATATTCTACAGACTACCACACTACCAATATTTTCTAAGTAATAAGCTTCTACATCTACTTCTTTATGCTTTTTAGTTAAATGTATTTCAAGTCCCTTTAAATTCTTAAATCCATTATTACAAACCTTACAACATATATCTCCTGTGTTTATATGTTTATGTTCTGATTTTTCAACTTTTTTTCTGATAACGACCTTCTTTAATTTTAAATCAGATAGTTTTTTTATAATTTTCTTTTCTGAAAATCCTAATTTTTCACCTAATTCTTTACAAGAATAATCATTATAATTTTTAACTAAATATGTCAATTTTTCAGCATCCCAATATGTATAATCATCAGTTGCTTTTTTGGATAATCCTAATCTACTTAATTTTCTTTCAATTGATGTTTCACTTCTATTTAATAAATTAGCTATTTCTTTATATGTCATAGACATATAATTATTAGTTAATAAATCAATTTCCTTATCTGTCCATAAATTATTCATATTGGCTGTTTATTTTTATATATTATTTCTTTTTCACCGCCTTAGACATATTTTTAATTCTATTGAAAAAATCTTCTATTTTTATTGTTTCTGTTTTTTCAGAATCTTCTGAAACCCTTATCAATCCTGAAAAACATTTTCCGTTGGACGTTTCAGCCATCAGAATGTTTAAAGTTGATATATCCCAACCACCACCAAGCATATGATCAATAGTAGCAAATCCTGATTTTATTTTAAATTTAGAAGAATCTTGTGCGTGTTGTTCTGGGTCATCAAAATCTGCACCAAGATCGTCATCATCAGCAAAGTTTATATTTGCCATTTGATCTACAATATTTTTAATCTTATTAGCAGATTCTAATATTGAATCAAAGTCTGTTTTAGTGTCAAGATTTCTGGTTTCATCTATTATATCAATAGTGCCTGCTTTTAATCTATTAGATAATATCCAAGCATTAAATTTTGGTATTATAAAATTAGTTTCATCATACTCACTAAGATTAACTGTTAGCATTGCTTTTAGAATATCTTTTGTAATTAAAGATTCTTTATCTTCAAGCGACACCATTTCAAGAATTTGTCTTGGTTGTGGAACTTCTGCTTCTGAATTTTTAAGTATATATTTTCTAAGTATATTATATACTAATTGTATTTCTGCATTTTTGAAAAAAATTGGTTCTACTATACCGAAGTGCCTTTTATTTTTTAAAATAAATGTAAAAAATACCTTTTCTAAAGATATGGTCATTTTATATTAATTATTTTTTAATTATATATGATATATCTATTTTAGTTTAATTAAAAAAACACATTATAAATTATAATGTGTTTTTATTTTATTTTCACTTTTTCACTCTATTTTTATAAACTTGGTTTTTCAATAATTCATTATGATATTTATTTTTGCTTTCAATTAATTTTTGTTTTTCAGATTCTGATATATTTGAATTATTTATAAATTCTATTACACTATTAATATCAAAATTATGAATAAGTCTATCCATTATTAGACTAGAATCTATTGGAACAGTTTTGTAGTAATTTGAATCAATTTCATTTTTATTAAATAATATACAATCTTCTTCCATAATGTATGCCCAGAAATCTTTTTCAAATCTTCCCAACTTTTCGCCATATTTAAAGAATATGTAATTGTTATCAAAACAAGTTTCCATCAAATCACCATTTATTTTAAATAATTTAACACATATCTTTTCGATATTCTTATACCCCAAATAATCTTCTACAAGTAAATCATTTTTAAATAATTCTAACACATTATTAGGTGTATCATATACAAAAGTAACTTCATTTCCATTCGGATCAAAAACATCATCAATTTCATATAACTCTTCACCATTTTTAAGTGCATTATATATTTCAAGTGGGTTAGTATATTTCCCAATATATTTAGTGTTTGCTTTGACAATACTGTCTTTTGGTATAACACCATATTTTGGATGTGATATAGATTTATATTCAGATAAATAGTCAGATAATATATTTGAATAAACAGCATCTGTTTGGAGTATATAAGAATCTTCTAAATTAGAATAAAAAGCCATACTTTTAGGAACTGCAAAATAATCAAGTTTATTATCTTTTTTAGTTATAACTACTACAACTTCATTTTTAGGAAACCATTTTTCAAGTAATTTTGAATATATATGGGTTAACCATTCTCTTTCACCAGTTGAACTTGATCGAATTCTGGATATCATATAATCATCATAATTCTTCCCATCATCTAATAGATTATAATTTGCAACATATCCATTTCCTGTTTGTTCACCATCTTCCAATTTTTCATATAAAAACGGAAAACTATCCATATATGGATAAAAATCATAATTTATTTTGTCTAATTGAATAGATATATCACCACGTGTATTATCAAATTCAAGATGACTTAATAATTTATCTTTGCCATTATTTACTATATTTTCTAATACCCAACTATGAATAAATCTTTGTTGTGAACCATCTGTATAATATATTCTATCTAAATAGTAATTAGATTCATCTATTTTCCATAATAAAGCTCTTGCAACCAATCCATCATCTTCTTTAATTATAACCATTGATATTTTATTTGGATTATCAGCATAGATTTTCATAAAATGATTTTTCTTTGTATCTGCCATACAAGAATTATTTAATGTCCCATTATTTGAATCTATATAATTATCAATCAAATACCATTTCAATATATCATTTCCTTTAACGATTGATATATCAACATTTTTCATTTTACTGTGAAATGCTTTAAAATTATTTATAAAAGTAACCAATTCAGTTTCAGTAAAGTCTATATTATTATCCTTTAAAATTTGTGATACAAGTCTACCAACATTTATGTTACTTCTTTTTCTTGTTTCATAACTACCATCATTTAGGAATCTTTGGAATTGATTATCAGGTAGAAATTCTACTTCATCATTTTTATCTGATAAGTTAAGATAGTTATATTTTGTATTAACATCAGTATCATATTTAATTATATCATAAATATAATTTGATATTTTTTCGTCTGGTAATTTAGTAATAATACTCTTAAAATCATCACTTGAAACAATTACCGATTCCAATAGTTTATAGTTTTTGTATTTTATTAAATATTTCATAGTCTATTTAGCATCATTATAGAATGATCTTTATATTTTTTTATAACTTCAAATCCCCAATCTTCATAAAAGGCAACTAAACCTTCTAAATCTATATTTCTATCTAATGGAGAAGCATTTAAGATTATTTGATTTAATCCAAGTTTATTTGTTATGTCTAAAAAAACTGACATAAGTTCATTTCCATATCCTTTTCTTTTATCATACACTTCAATGTGTTTTATTGTGAAATATGGATCAATTATACCCAATTCTTCTATTTCATCACTTGATAAATCTTCTGCAATATCAAGTTCGATTGGCATCTTATAACCCTCTACAAAGCCAATATTAGGCAATTCTATGTATAGATGATCACCATTGTATTTTACAATATATTTATAATCATTATATGTATAATTCTTTATACTATAATTTTCATTAATGTTTTTCGTAAGTGCCATATGAACGAGTTCAGCAAAATCATTATAGAATTTTAAATATTCATTTGTTTCGGATTCACTTGAACCACCTTTTTTTCTAATAGATTCAATTTCTTTATTTAATATTTCTTCTATTTTTATGAATGATGGGTAAGCATTGGCTATTGATGGAGAAAAATTTCTTTTTTCTAAATTTTGGATAAGTCTTAGTTCAATTTCTTCTTTATCCCGAAATGAAGAACCAATATAATGATTTCTAAATATTTGTGCTAAATATTTTATATCTTCTGTTACATCATTTAGTGTACGATATGGATGATTTAAAATATCACCCTTTTCTATTTCAAATTGTTCAAATAATCTTAAGTATTTCATATATAAGTATATCCTTTTATTTCTTTTGGTAATTCAACTGATTGATTATAATATTCATTGTAATCTTTTAAAGCTTCTATTAATAAATGTTTAACTATTTTACAATCTTTTCTTAGAAAATTATAAGTTTCTTGATAGTCTAAATAAATTTTAACATTGCAATAAAATAAATCTATTATTGGTTTTATTGGATTACCTGAATAATTAAATATATATCCAACTTCTTTAGGATAACCATCTAAACTTGTTAATTCATTATATGAGCAATTAAAAGTATTACCAACTTTAATTGGCGCACCAATTAAATTAGTTATATTATTCTTAGAACAATCAACATTATCAGCAACAAAAATTGGAGCACCAATTAAATTAGTTAATTCATTATTTTGACAGAAAAAACTCTTGCCTACATAATTAGGGCAACCATCTAAACTTGTTAATTTATTATAAGTACACAAAAAATAACCAGAAACTTTATTGAATTTAAGTGGAAGTTTTGTTAAACTTTTCCAATTAAGTGTAACATCACCATCTACATCAATAGATCCATCTGGATTTATAGTATAATTTTCTATTTTATATTGTCTACAAATTTTGTCAATTTCTGATTGATTAAAATTTTCAAATAATCTTAAGTATTTCATATATAAGTATATCCTTTTATTTCTTTTGGTAATTCCTTTTTAACACCATAATATTCATTATAATCTTTTAAAGCTTCTTCTAATAAATGTTTAACTATTTTACTGTCCGTTCTAATAAAATTATATGTTTCTTGATATTCTAAATATATCTTAACATTTCCCTCAAATAATTTTAGTATTGGTTCTATTGGATTATCCGAGTAATAAGGACTGCCCACAACTTCTTTTGGATAATCTTTTATAATTGTTACATTATTACCAGGAAAAATAAAATCCCTACCTATATAATCTGGACATCCTTCTAATGATGTTAATTTATTATTAATACAATGAAAATCAAGAGTGATATAATTTGGACATCCTTCTAATGTTGTCAATTTATTATGATTACAAGTAAAATTACCAATGACTTTATTAAATTTAAGTGGTAATTTAGTTAAATTTTTTCCAGTTATAGAAACATCACCATCTACATCAATTGATCCATCAGAATTAATTTTATATTTTTTAATTTTATATTTTTTACATAAATAATCAATTTGTGTTTGATTAAAATTTTCAAATAATCTTAAGTATTTCATATATTTCTATATATTAAATTTAATTATTAATATATAGAAATATGAATAAGATATTAAGATATAAAGAATATGAAAAATCTTTAGATATATTTGAAGATTTTGTAGAAAATTTAACAAATCCTAAAATAAATGAGGGTTTGATAAACAAAGAAACTATCAATAAAATTTTAAAACAATTAGCATCTGATTTAAAATTCAATTATAGTTTGATTTTTTCATTTGGGACTGGTATAAGTTCTATGTATCCGATTGTGGAACATTTAATTAAAAACTCAAATTTAAATGTAGAATTAACAACAGAAAATATAGTCCTACTTACCATTACTGCAATTGCAATTGCCTATTTGGAAGAAAATAAAAATAAAACAGGTGATTCAAATGTATTATGCAATATTTGTTCAGGCAAAGGTTGTAAAGATTGTGATGAAGTTGGTATGGTAAAAAGCGTTGTTACAAAAGAAGATGCAAGAACTTTATTGGAAGAATTAAAATTAAGGGGATTTGGTAATGGAATAGTTAAAAAAGTAGTTAAATGCTTTATATCAATTGGACATTTCCTGAAAATGATTTTTAAAAATACACCTTTAATTATAAGTTCGTTTTTAGATTTATTTGGATATACAGCAGTTCTAATTCCTACTATGAATGCAATTCATTTATTAATTGATACTAATAACTGGAATATCGAAACACTACCAACAATAATAGGACAAAATTTAATATCATTTGGTGTAGGTATTTCAGCAATGTTAGCAAGAAGAGGATTTGATAATTTAGCAAATAAAATAAAAGATTTTATAAATTCACTTTATAAAAAACCAATTAATAATAAGATGATTAGTAATGATGATGAAATGATTAATGAACAATAAATTATAAAAACTAAAATTAATTTATGAAAAAAAAAATAAATTTATGAAAAAATTAAGATACATAAAGCTGTTTGAACAATTTGTTTTTATAAATGAATCTAAATTGGTTGAACCAAAGTTTATTGTTGTTAATTATATAAAATTATATCAAAACTATATCAAAGAACATTTAGAATCAAAAATAACTTATGAAGAAATAGAAAATACATATCTAAGTTCACATATTGATATGGGTAAAATAAAAAGTATAGAACTACAAGATTGGAATAAATCTATTTCAAAAAATAACCTTTTTTATTTTCTTAGTAATTTTGAGTATTGTTTAATATCAAATGGTGAATTTCAACAAAATCCTTTTTACTTCATTGATGATATAGATGATAATATAGATGATTTATGGAAAGCCAAGTCAGTAAAAGAATCTACAAATAAAGATGGTATTTACTTTGAAATTTCTTTGGATTGTAACTTCACAAAAGATTTTATACATGATGGACCTATAAACAGCGGAACATTTGTTAATATGATAGAAAAAAGAAAAATGATATTTCAAATGACTAAATCTATTTTTAAGATGTTCCAAAAACTATATTGTGACAAAAATATAGACGTATTTTATATAATAAAGTCAACCTACGATTGTTTTGGTACTCACCCATTTGCAGTCCTTCAATTTAAAGTTGAATTTGATAGTTGAAATAATAAAAAGCCAATCAAATTTGATTGGCTTTTTATTATATTTCAATTAATCTATCATCAATATCTTTCAATGTATTAATATCATTACATTTATTTACTAAATCAGAAATACTATTAAGTTTAGATAAAATAATTGATTTATATCTATTTATTATTTCTTCTTCAGAATCAATTACTTCTGATAGTTTATTATCTCTTATATCAATTTCAAGATTGTTTAAATATAATTTAGTTGCTTCTTCAATTTCTTCATATTCAGAACTATTATTATATGGTTCTGCTACACAACAAAAAACTACACCATTTTTATCTACATTTACGTAATTTGACATAACTCTATTATAATAACCATCTATTGAAAAATACAAATAAAAACCTTCTTCATTGATTTCTTCACTTTCATAAACAAATTTAACATTGTATAGAATATCAAATTCATAATTTTCACTATTGAAAAAGTCAATTAGTCGTCTTCCTTTTACATATTTTAAATCTACCATTATTTTATATTAATTGTTTTTATAGAATCCAAAAACCATTTTGGAAAGAAATGACTTGAATATCTTAATAAGTCACCAAATGATGAATCAATTATTATCGTGTCTGCATAATCAGTCTTACTTCTTATACTTCTACCTGCCATCTGTATCAATTTTGTAACTGTCATCATTGCATACCATTCTGGATTATTATTTTGTCGCATCTTATTTTTCTGCGAACCCAAAGATGGATATGGAACTTTAGCAATTATTTGAAACCTACTTTTTTCATAATCAAAACTAACACCAGTAGAAACTGATGGACTTACAAATACAGTTGGATCCTTAGTTTCAAAGTGCATTTCTAACATCTCTTCTTTATTTGAAGAATCGTGAAATATCAATCTTGGATCTTCAACCTTATCAGCAATCCATTTTGATAATTCAAATGAATTTGTATGTATTATCCCTTTTTTCCCTTCATACTTTTTTAAAAACTTCTTAATATAAGGAACATATTTCTTAAAAGTATCTTCTTTTTTAGTATATGACATCTTTCCCAAAGGCATATAATATATCATTCTATTCTCAACCGGAAATGGTGATGGTATTGAATAATATTCTGTTTTATCAACTTCTAATCCATTTAAATCACAGAAAATTTCCTTATTTAAAATTGTACCTGATATCAAAAAAACCATATCATATTTAGACCAAACATATTTATCCAAATAATCAAATGCCCATATAGGTTCTAATGATAACTCTTTTTGATTTTTTTCATTGAAGTTAGTTTCTAAAACCCAATTATCAGGACTTTCATAATATTCTTTAATGAATAAATCAATCTTCAATTGATATTGCTTTAAATCAGTTATTATTTCCATCATCTTAATATCAGGATTTTTACCACCAACTATTTTATTTATCTTTAAATCCCTCTTATCACTTGCTACATCTCTACCACCAGACATTGATCTATCTATCTGATCAATTGTAGAAGCAATTTCTATTTCTAAATACTTTAAAAAATCAACATATTGTGAAATATTACCTACCTTTTTTAGATTCTTTAAAACATCATCTTCATTTGAAAATTTTAATTTCTTAATTACATTTTCAGTAATCTTAATTGATATAAAATCACTCATAACAGAATCTAGTTCATGACACTCATCGCATATTAATATATTTGAATTTCTTTGATCAGTTATCCCAACATTATACAACAAATATGTTAAATATAAATGGAAATTAGTTAAACTAATCTTGCCATTTATATAACCACTTTTAGAATCATCATATGGACAAAAATCACAAGCCGTTTTATTCAAACGATTGAATTCCTTTCCCTTTGAACAAGAACAGGAATATTGTGTGCAATTATAGTTATCCTTTCCCTTTAAATTATTTATTGATTCATATTCATCATCATATTGATCTTGTAATATCTTACCAGCAGTTATTAAATCAACTTTTGATGATTTATCAAACTTACTTGTATACCAATCTGCAATCATCATAGCTAAATGTGATTTGCCCGTTCCAGTAGGCAAATTTAAAAGAAAAAACTTATTATCTGGCTTATCGGTTTTAATCTTTGCTATAAAATCCAAAGCATCCAATTGTTCTTTTCTTGGTGTATATTTATTTAAATCTGTTCTTATTGACATTTTTTATAATTTATTGTTAATTATTATATTTTATATTCCTATATTTGTTTATATATACTTAAACTATATCATATTTTCTAATTTTTCTATTTCATTTAATAATTTTTTCAATTCATCTTTTTTAGCCATCATTATATTTTTACTCTTCTTTCTATCATTGAAAACATCTGTTAACATATTTATAGTTGGTGAATTTATTTTCTTAAATACAACACCATTTATACAAACAACATGTTTATTTAAATCTATTTCCATACCATTATCACATTTTTTAGGATCAGATTTACTTTGAACACCAACAAAATTTTCGGGCGCAATATACCATTGTTTTTGAATATGTGGGTACATTGAAGAAAAGTCATATGTGACACACCATTTGTTCATTCCTTTGAATGGTTCTTTTACCCAACCGCCTTCAATACCGACATTTTCTTCTGAACTTTTATCGGTTCTAAATAGAACCATATTATCATCTCGGAATCTGTTTCTAAGAACACCTTCTGTTATTGCTAATGAACCTAATGAACTATTCATTTGTGATATAACATCAACTATTTTAATTTTCGCTAATGATGAAATCGCATAAATAATTGATATATAATTTTTTGATTCGTGTATTTTTTGTACCAACACGGAGTCAACTGCATTATAATACATAAATGTTTCAAAATCATCGTCATACAACTTTTGCAAAGATCCTTGATATTTTATTTTTTCAACCCCAACTAATTTACTTGAAACAAAGTCCAATGAAGAAGATTCTTTTACTTTAATTGTGGTATCACATATTTCGTATAATTGCATATAGTCAAATATCATTCTGTGAGCAGGCATTTCTTCATTAGACATCCAAATTTTATTTAGTCTTTTTGTAAATGAAGAAACTGCTGGATCAATTTCATATATTTTACCATTTATTTCTTTTTTGATTTTTCTGCATCTATTAACTAAGTAGACCCAGTCATATTTAACAAAATTCCATCCAGTTAAGAGTGGCATTTTTGGAACCATTTTATTAAAAAAGTTATGTAGCATATCAAATTCATCTTCATATTTTATGTATTTGAATTTATATTCTATTCCAAACTTCTTAAAATATTTATTTGTATTATTCAATATACGTTCTTGCATATCAGCAGGCATATCTTTTAAGCCAAGAAGAATTATTTTATCTTCATATACTATTGATATTGAAAGCACTTCTGTTGGTGCTGTTTCTGCATCAGGGAATCCATCGACTATTCGTGTTTCTATATCTATAAAATATACTTTTGGTAAATTGAATTCAAATATTTCATTTCTATCTTTTTCAGGAAGAGAATCTAAGAATTCGTATGTTGAATATCTATCTGGGTTATTTACAGATTCAAGTTTTACTGATTTACCATCCCAAGATTTGTATGATGGGTGTTTATCATTATCACTATCATCGCATATAACATATTTCTGTGGGTTTTCCCAATTATAGTATTTCAGTTTTATTTCACCACTTTTATCAACATAAGAAACAACTAATTTTTTTGTATTATGTAAAAATTGAGTATCTATTAGCATTTATTTTATTATTTTTTAATTATAAAAATCATAGATAACTAAGTTTAATATATAAATAAAAAACTAAAATGTTAATAATATATAATTATGATGATATTATCTTTGAAAGAAATGGTGAAAATTTAATTGCTAAAGAATTATCAAAAACAATATTATCTGAAATTGAAATAAATATTGGGAAATTGATTATAAATAAATCATTATCATTAAATTGTATATTAAATAATAATTTTGGTATAAATTTTAACAATAGTATTATAAATATTTCTTTATCAAATAGATTTTATGGTAATATAAATACGAATTCTTGTATTATTTCTAATAATACAATATCAAACTTGGTTATAAATTTAGAACTTATTCTAAGCCCTATGGAAATATCGGCAAAAAGGTTTATAAATAATAAAATTAATCAAACCATAAATCACGAATTTTTACATTTAATAGAAAGGTATTTAACTATAAATGATAATAAAAAACTATCAAATTCTTGGTCAATGGATGGTGAACTAAAAAAGATGCAAAATAAATACAAAAATGATAAAAATTGGCAAGATATATCATATTTTATTTATTTATCTTTACCACACGAAATAAGAGCAAGAACACACCAATTAAATAGTGAAATAGAACAAACTGGATTAAATGGAATAAAAAATGTAATTAAATATATAAAAAATTCTAAGATATATAAGGATTTAGATTTCTTATCAAATATGGATGGTGATATACTTTTGGATAAATTGAAAAAAGACATAAATTATGATAAAATTATAAGTGATTTTAGTTGTATATTTTTAAAAAATCCATCAACTAATTATGAATCAAATTTTTTAAAATATATAAAATCAATTAAAAATAAAAATAAGAAAATATTAGATAGATTGATAAATACATCATACAATTTTGAAAATTATTTTATTGATGATAAAATTATTAATTATAGTGAATTTCTAAAAAAATAGAGTAGCAATTTTAAATTACTACTCTATTTTTTTAGAAATCTATATCATAAAAGCTAATATTTCCTTTACTATCAATTATTTCCAATTCTGATAATCTAATAACTTGTGGGCTATAAAATCTACTCAATTTAAATAAGGAACGAATGAATGGTATATCACTTGAATTAACATTTATTCTATCTGTGTCAACCATAAGACATAATATTTTCTTATCATCTTCTGGATTGTAATTTATAATGTTTTCATCCATATTTTTATTAAGACCTTTTTTAGAATAACAAATAAATTTAGTTGTTAATACTTCACCTGAATAAGTATATTTAATATTTATATCTGTATTTGGTTCTATATCATATTCTTCATTTAGATATATTCTAATCCAAAAATAGACTGATTGTTTTTCTTTTACTTCAGAAATAGGATTGAAATCAGCTCCAGAAAAGTCTATTTTATCAGTGTCTATTAATCTTATATCTTCTAATATTTTAGAAGCATAATTAATATTTAATTCATTTCTTGTTGGAAAATTCATATTTATTTTTTCTTATTATATTTATTTTTTCTTATTTGTTTAATCTTCACGTAAAGTATAATTTCCATCTTCATCTTTTATTACATCATCAATTAATACATAACCATCAACGCTTGCTAAATACACAACATCATCTTTAAATACAAAATCATTATAATATGTGCTATAAAGACATAGATACATTGGTAAATAAGAATTATGTATATTTGACCAAAAACAATTGCTTTTTTTTGCATAAGTATCTAAATAATCACAATAAACTTCTGATACATCTACATATGTCCCATCATCATCTTGTAAAAAGAATAGAGTTGGTTCATCTGCTATATAATTATATAATTTATTTGAAGTTGGTGAATAATATGGTATTGAGTCTAAATATGGATAGAATTTAAAATTTCCACCAACAGATAGATTAACTTCAAATCTTGGAATACTACCGTTTGTCCAATATAAATCACAATCTAAGTTATTTTCAGTCCAATCATTTAATAGATTTTCTTCTTCTGGATTTGTGTAATATACCCTATCTAAGTATTTACCTTTTGAAGTTTCCCATACTAATGCCCTTGCCATTAATTCATTTTCATCATTTGTAAATATTAGTAATCTACAAACATCTGGATTTTTTACATAAATATCAAAATAAAATTGACATTCGTCAAAACGCATACAAGATTTACCAAGTGTTCCATAACCAACCAATGCATCATCATTATAGTTATCTTGAAGATACCAAAATCTAATTTCTTCGCCACTTACTAATCTTATATCATCATTTGTCTTTTTGAATTTTGACCAAGTTGCTTTGAATTTATTAACAAATGCTTCTAATTCTTGATCTGAATATTCTTTATTATTATCTTTAAGTATTTTTCTTACTATTCTACCAACACTTGTTTTATTGTTGCTATCACTAAATAAATCAATTGGGTTTATACCCTGATTAATTTTATCATTATATTGGCTATCTGGTATAAATGATATAATATCATTCTTATCTGTTATATTTAGGGCATTATATTTAGTATTAACATCATTAAAAATCAATTTAGATAAATCATTGGAAATATCATCATTAATATTTTTTAAGACATCTATAAAATATTTAGATGCAAATAGATATGATTCTAATAAAAAATCATTATAGTTATAAATCATAATTTTAGTATGTATTAAATTTAATATATATATTAAATTTTTAATTTTAAAACTATGATAAAAAAGTTTTTTGAATTTAATGAATTCACACAAGCACAATTTGAACCAATAAAATCTTTCAATTTGAAAGATGAATTAAATCCAAAAATATGGGATAATTTTATTTTAGATACTGATATAAAAGAAGATTTATTAAAATTGGCTTATGACTATTTTGATTATGTTGAATTGGATGGTGTTGAATTAGAAGATATAATATTAACTGGATCTTTAGCAAATTTCAATTGGAGTGAATATTCTGATTTTGATATACATTTGATATTTGATTTTTCAAAAGCAGATAAAAATATTGATTTAGTTAAGAAATATTTAGATGCTAAAGAAAAAGTATGGAAGTTCCAACACGATATAAAAATACTTGGATATGAAACTGAGTTATATTGCCAAGATTCAAAACAAGAACATATTTCATCAGGACAATATTCATTATTAAATAGTGAATGGATTGTTAAGCCAACTAAACAAACATTTAAAGTTGATGATAAATTAATAAGAACAAAGGCGGGTAAAATAATGAAATCAGTAAAAGAAATTGAAGCGGAATTAGATTCTAATAAAGACTATGTTGAAATATCATCTAAGCTTAAAAAACTTTGGAAAAAGATAAAAGATGGTAGGAAAGCAGGATTAGAAGGTGAAGGTGAATATTCAGTAGAAAATTTAGTATTTAAATTATTACGAAGAAATGGTTATACACAAAGAATAATTGATGCTAAACAGAAATCATATGATAGACAATATAAATAAAATGAAATACTTAAAATTATTTGAAAACTTTAATAAATCAGAAATTGATGATATTTGTAAAAAATATAACATTCAAAACTATACCATAAATTCAGATGGAAGTATTGATGTGGAAGGTACAGTTTGGTTATGTAATATGCAATTAAAAGAAATGCCCCTGAAATTTAATAGAGTTTCTGGTTGGTTTGATTGTTCAGATAATCAATTAACTACATTAGAAGGGTGTCCAAATTATGTTGGTGATAGTTTTGATTGCTCTTCTAATTATTTAACTACTTTAGAAGGGTGCCCAAAAGAAATAAAAAATTTTATAAATATTGGATATAATTTTGAATTAGCTGATTTAAATGGATTAGCTAATTCAAATGGATTAGCTAATCGTATATTCTTTATGGATACGAAAGTAGCAGATTTAATTAATATGTTTGGTGATATTAAGTTTTTTGAAGAATATCAGGAAACATATAATTTTTTAAGAAAGGATTGTAAAATAGTTAAGCATAGATTAATAGATGCTTTAAAAGATTTTAATGAATATTATAAACAATCAGTAGAATTACCACAAAAAATAGAAGGTTACACATATATATGAAAATTAAAATATCGGAAATAGAACAAACATTCAAAGAAATCTTTGAAGAAGAAGAAGGTAGAGTAAGTTCAGTTGAAACTGTCTATGAAATGGATAAAGACGAAAAATATTATAAATTGGTAATATCAATTCATAATTTATCTATTGAAGATACCTTAATAATACACACCAAATTTATATTCAAAACAGATTTGGAAAAAAGAAATATAGTTGAAAATGCTTTCATATATCTTTATGATATTGATTGCGTTTATCATAAAATGGATTTTAAAAATGTAATTGATTTAAAGTCAAAAATTGAAGATATTGTTATATCTAATGATTTTGGCGAAGATTTACAAATCCTATCAGATTTTATTGAAGCACCAGCAATGTTTTTAAATTATTATATGAAAAGAGCTAAAATAACTGATTATTCTATATATGAAGTTAAATATGAACCAAAATTCAAAACAACACCATGTGATAAAATAACATTTGATTTTGAAATAAATATAAATAACAATTATAGAATATTCCTATCAATATCTAAAAATGAAAGAAAAAAGGATGAAGTATATGATACTTACACATTCCAATTTAGATTTTTAGATGAATATAAAACAATTGAAAGTGATACATTACAAAATATACACTTTATGATTGGAAGTAATGTGGCTAAATTATTAGATGAAAAAATAAATAAATAAAATTTTAATATATAATAAAAATAAAACAATTTATAGTGAGAAAAGATAATACACAAAACTATCAAACACCTTATTCTAAAATACATCATTATAATGATTTCATTGATAATGAAGAAGGTGAAAAAGAAGAACTTTCTAAAATGAAAAGAACTTATCTTGATAACGAAAATGATACATATGAGTTACCTAATAAATTTAGACATAAATTTAATAAAGTAACAAGAAAATACGATGATATTACAGAAGATGAAGTTGATGGTAGAATAGAACAAATAGAAGACGATTTTCCATCAGAAAAATCAAATAAAACTTTTAAAATTCAAAAATTTGAAGCTTTTCAATCAGGAATGATTGATGATCGTTCATTACCAAGAACAAATACATCATTAGATGATAATAATAACGATAGATCATTTGAAAATGATGATGACTATTGTGGATGTGGTTGTTGTGGTGATTGTTCCGGTGATATGGATTGTGTTTGTTGTGAAGAATGTACATGTGCATTTGAATAAATATTCAAAAAAAAATAAATTTAAATAATGATAAATAAATATGATGATTTCCTATTAGAATCAATGCTAATGGAATCAATTTTAGTATTTTCTAGACAATTCAAAGAAGTTTTAAGTAATATGAAATCACCACTATCAGATGCTCTTTTAGATTTGGACAATGTTGATATTAATACACCAAACAATTATATTGATTTATCAGATAAACCAGAACATATTTCCTTTATAACAGATAAAAAAGCACAATCTATATTAAATACAAAAAATATAAAATATAATGGAGGTGGACTTGCAATAATAACCCCTGATTTTATAGAAAAAGTATGTAAACCATTTAATTTAAATGTTTATATAGAAAATGGTAAAAGTTATGTTAATATGGAAAAAACTGGTCTTTATATACCTATAAGTGGTGAAGTAGGAACTATTTTAGATAAAATATATTATAACAACACATATTATTATAAGGTTAAATTTGATGATGTTGGAAATGATATAACAATACTTGAAGATGATAATTCAGTAATAAATGGCGAAACACCATTTTCTACAAAAAGACAAGATATAAAAATAGGTAGGGGAATTAGAAGTATTTTAAATTCAGCAAATATTAAATATACAGATTCAGAATTGGAAAAATTTGTTAATGACTGCAAATCTGAAATAGATATATTTAATAAAAAGTTCGATTATTTTGAATTGGTATCAGGTAGTGCTATATCACATTGGTATTCTGCATATAATTATGATAGAAAAATTGGAACATTAGGTAGTTCTTGTATGAGAAATGTTGATAGTGAAAGATTTGATATATATTGTGATAATAAAGATGTGTGTAGTTTATTAGTATTATATAGTGATAATGATAGAAATCTAATAAAAGGTCGTGCATTAGTTTGGAAATTAAGTAATCCAGAAAATATTACCTTTATGGATAGAGTATATACTTGCGATGAATCGGATGTTGTATTATTTCACAAGTATGCTAAATCAAATGGATTCTATATTAAGAAGTTTAATAACAATAGTGAAGATTCACCAATCGAATCCCCAACTGGCGAATTAATTGATGGTGAATTAGTGGTAGAAGTAGATGCATATCATCATAATTATTACCCATATCTTGATACATTTATATATTATAGTTATATTGATGGGATATTATCAACAGAAGATAATCATACAGGTATGATTGAATTAAGAGATTATACAAATGGTAGATGGACAGGATTTTGTTCAAGGTGTCAAGGAAGTGGATATACAGATTGTTATGACTGTGGTGGAACAGGAGTTTGTAATGAATGTGGTGGGAGTGGTGATAATGATTGTTCAAGTTGTGATGGAACGGGTAAATATGACTGTTATGAATGTGGTGGATCAGGTAAGGAAAATTGTGATGAATGTGATGGGTCAGGTGAAATAGAATGCACAAATTGTGATGGGTCAGGTGAAATAGAAGGAAATGATGATGAAATGGAAGAATGTAGTGATTGTGGTGGATCAGGTAAAGTGGAATGTGGTGAATGTGAAGGTTCATGTAAACAAAATTGTGAGCGTTGTGATGGAGAAGGAGATTTTGAATGTGAGGTATGTGATGGTAGAGGCACAGAAGATTGTGGAGAATGTGAACATGGTGGATGTTCTTATTGTGAAGGATCAGGTGAAGTAGAGTGCGAACATTAATAAAAAAAAATAAGATAGGTTTTTAGCCTATCTTATTTTTTTTATTCCAAATTTTATTTAGAAACAACAATTTATTTGTCCAGTAGGTAATGGGGCAACTCTAGTTTTAATTATCTTCATCGTTTTTGTATTTATAATCTAAATAATATAATAGTGGTTGTGGTCCTTTTTTATAGTCAGGATGTTCTTCAATTTTCTTTTCATTATATTCTTTATCTTCTAATAAAGATTCTATTTTTGAATCTCTATTTTCTGATTTTATTTCATTTTTAATTTTTTCTAATTCTTCTTCTGTATTATAACCCCCACTTAGTGGTTGGACAGTTACCAAATCCTGCCCAATTGTTTGAGCAAAAACACTTTTTGCAATTGGGAAAAATAAATCATCAAATTCACTAACACTACTGGTTGAACTATCATATGCTAATTGATTTTTCCATATTTTTTCTATATTTTCTAAATGTCCAGAACTTCCCCATTTTTTATAAATTTCTGTGTTACTTTGTGTCATTTTTTTCTTTTTTATATATAAAAAAGAAAAAAATGTTTAAATAAAAAATCCAACAGTTTAAAACTGTTGGATTAATTTGGTGGAGGTGTCGGCTTCGAAGCCGAGTCTTCCTTAGTTAAAACTAACTATTCATTTACAAGCTTAGTAAGTTTTTCTAAACTTACAAAATTATTCAATTTCTTTTTAACGATTTACAAAAGAAAACTTCATCGGAACTATCACAGGGTTCAATCTGTTTGGAGTCTCTTAAGCTGTTGCTACTTCGCTACCTTTAAGGATGTTGTTACGCAATGCAAATACTACATCTTCTTTGCTTGCTACTTCATTTTTGTTGCCATTTAAAGCGGTTTAATACCATTTTTAAATCGGTTTAGATATCATCCGATGCTTGCATAATTAACCTTATCCTACGAATCAATACCATGTCACCCCCTTGTGTTGTGCGTTTGTTGATACTAAAAGTTGTTATAATTATTATAACACTACAAAGATATATATTATATTTTAAATATCCAAATAAGTTTAAAACTATTTTAAAAAATCTTTTTTTGTTGGTTGGATATTTATAACACTACAAAGATATATATTATATTTTAAATATCCAAATAAGTTTAAAATTATTTTTTTAATATGGAATATCTTCTTCGTTATATTCACCATCAACATCAGTATCATAATAAAAGTTCACGATAAGTGAAGGTTTATTGTCCTTATCCATACATAAATCTATTTCAGAAACATATTGTATTAATATATCGGATTTTATCTTTTTTACAAAACCCATTATTTTAAGCAAATCAGATATCTTTTTAGTATCAACTAATGTAAATTCTGCGGTTAAACTATCATTATTTGTATATATATTAGATACTATACCAGAAGTTTTAGACATTTTTCTCAAAATATAAGCTATTTCTTCAAAAGTATTACTATCATCTAAATTTTCTTTTAGAATATCTATAAATTTCTTCAATGCCATATTAATTTAATTCTATTTTTATGATATAATTATCAAAAGTTATATCTGGATCCAATTTGTGTAATACAAATAATGAACGTAATGACACTAAATCTTCATATAAATTATTTGGATCTGGATCATCAATCCCTAATATTATTACTAATTTTCCTTTTTCTTCCGTTATTTTTTCAGTATTATTAAATACTAATTTTTTCATACCTTTTATTAATGGATCATATTTTAATAAAATATTATTACTAAATCCAACTCTTCTCTTAACAACCAGTTTTTCCCAATTTACTTTAACACAAGATTTGGCTAATTTTTCTAAGAAAGTTATATTTTGTATTTCATTATGTGTATGTTCATTAAAATATCCAACAGAAACATTAGTGCATTCTGGTATCAATTCTATAAAATTAGCAGAGTCCGTAAAAACACCAGTTGGGTCTAAACTCATATTAAGCCCATTATTATTTAATTCGCTACATAAAGAAACTGCAAATTCTTTAGAACAACATTCTGTTCCCATTTGTGATGTTATTACAGAAAAATAATTTCTTCTATCAAAAGATATTATCTTATTAACATTTTTCATAAATGGATATTTATTTAAATTATCAGCAACCCTTGCTGAACCTTGTCCACCCCTTTCTTCACCATAGAAAAACCAATATACACCTGGTATGTTATGTTCAATCATATATAATAATATACAAACACCCGCTTTATCATCAGCACCTAATATTGTTGTTTCATCACTTACAATAAATTCTTGACCATCTTTAGTATATGATTGTAGATTTATATTTTCCTTTTTCCTTGAAACAGTATCAAGATGACTTGTAAAAGCTGTTGTGCTATTACCAATTATATAATAATAGTTACCAAATTTATCTTTTTTCAAACCTTTTTTCAAAAGTGGAACAACTTCATCTTCATAACCCATTGGATATGTTTCAGTAACCAAAGATATGAATGTATCTCTTATATTTAATGGTTCGTATTTAAATGGTCTTGGTTTTATTGGTGTTGTATTTTTAGGTTGAACACCACCAATAATCTTATTATATTCAGATATAAATTCTTCAATTTCAAAAGCAGAATATTTCTTACCATAATAAGTTTCTAAAAAATTAACTATCTTTATTCTATGAGTTTTTTTATTGACAACAACATCAAAATAAGAACTTTTATCAGACATATCTAACACATCAATATCCAGTTTATTATTGATATTATAATTAGAATCCAATAACTGAATATCCCAAATTATCCGTTCACACCCATTTAATCTATCTAATAATTGCCATAAATCATCAGATAATTTTATTGCTTTAGCCATTTATTTAAATTTGTAAATCTATTTATTTATATATATTAAATAAATAATATTAAAAACAAAAAGTAATTTTATAATATAATAAAATATGGCAAAATTAATAAGATTAGATGAAATATCAGATGAAAAACTATTAGATATATTTAATAGCGAAATAACTGTATATGAAGACATACAAGGCAGTAAAATATATGTCAATTGGAATGGTGAATCATTTTCAATTAAACCAAAGTCATTATCATATGAAGATATAAATCTTATTGATTTGGCTATGCAAAACTATTATAATATAGCGATTGATTATTTAAATTCTTTAGATGATAGAATAAAAAGTCTTTTAAATAAAAAATGGTGGTTTGGATTTGAATATTTCCCCGATAATCAACCAGCGAATATAGAATATAACAGAATACCAAAAAATAATTTGGTGCTTACCTGCATAGCAAAGAATGGCAAATTTGAGTATAATATAGAAGAACTTGAAGAATACGCTAGATTAATAGGTGTTGATTCAGTTCCGGTTATATTTAGTGGTAAATTAAATGAAAAGTCTAAAGAAGCTATAAAATATTTTTTAAATACATCTGAAAAGGATTTAGAATTTGTTTTTGGTGAAAAATCCTTTTCTTACTTCTTTTATAAACTATTAAGTCCACAAACTAAAAATTCGTTTTTAATGGATGAAGATTTTCAGAAAAATACTGAAAAAATGATTATAAGAGTTGTTGGACAAGATATATCATTTGAAATATTAAATCCTTTATATAGAAGAATATCTGATATGAATTCAACTGATTTCGTTGAAATATATTCTTTAATATTGGTTAATTTTTTAAATTTCTGTCAAATAATAAATATAAACGAATTAAAAGCAAAAGGCAATAAAAGAGATGAAATGTATATTAATATAATATGTAAATTATTTAATATGTATTTAGCAGAAGTAAAAGACGATTTATTAAATTTTGAATTTAGTGTTCCTGAATTTTTTGATAAAGATAAATTTAGAATAAATGTTGAGCTAATACCAAACAATTTAACAAAAGAATATATTGAACAGAATAAAAAGTTTGAATATATATTCAAAGCTATATTAGGTTCTTTTAATAAAAAAAGAAAGAAACCAATTGGTATATTCACAGATAGTACTATAATTATATTCAATAATTTCGTTGATGCTATTCAAAGTAAAATTGATATGTCATTAAAGAAAAAAAGCGAATTAGAGTTAACAAGAAGTGGTCTTTTGGATTTTGGTGATTTTTTTGATATAAAATTCAATACAGATGCAGAAGGTCAAGTTTATCCAGATGTTTATACTGAATTAGAAAATGGAAAAGGTGACGATAAAAAGAAAAAAGATAAAGGTATTATAGACACAAAAAATATGTATAATAAAAAATAAATTATAAAATGGAAAAACAAGAAAGACTACAAATAAGAATTACATTAACTAATAACAAAGGTTGGAAAGAAACAACATCAGTTGATTATGATAGATATAAAGATAATAAAGATTTAGTAGATAACATAATAGAAAAGTTATTAGAACATAATAGTGATATGCAAAAAGCAAAAGAATTGAGTAATAAATCATTAGAATGGCGACCTTAAATAAAAAACAGATGATACAAAATATCATCTGTTTTTTTACTTAATATTAAAAACATATCTATATAAAAATTTATAATTGTTATGATAGATATTAAAGAATATAAACCAAAAGCAAGTAAACTAACAAAAAATGTAGCTGATAAAAAATATAGCATACAATTCCTACCAATTCAATTAGAAAATATATCAACATTAAAAACACTAAACTACAAGGGTAAGAAAATAAAAGTATCATATCTTATAGATATAATACATAATCTAATATTAAAATATTACTTTAAAAAAGATAATATGTTCAACCTTTCTTCTTTAATATTAAAAGAAAAATATGGACATAATTATAATTATTATATGGATTATTTAATAGAAAATAATCATATAATATTATTTAGAAATTATCTAAAAGGTAAACATACAAAAATTTATAAACTACCCGAATCAATTATAAAAGGTGATATTATAAGATATAAAAATAGTGATAAAGTATTATTGAAGAAATATAGATCTGCTATTATACTAATTGAAAAAGAAAATATAGAGTCAAATAAAATACCACAAGATGTTAAGAAGAAATTAGTTGATGATTTATTCCATATAAAAATACATTTTGAAAAAGCTATATTCTTCTTAGATGCAATCCAGCAAGACTTTGATATTTATAATAAAAACAAATATAGTGTTGAATGTATAAATGATAAACAAATATTCTATCATTTTGATAGTTATGGTAGAATGCATACCAACTACACAATATTAAAATCATTTATAAGAAAAAACTGCCTTTCAATTGATGGATTTGATACAATTGAATTTGATATAAAAAATAGCCAACCTTTATTTCTTTGTAAATTAATCCAAAATGGTAGAATATTAGTTGATAAAAATGAATTTGAATTATATAAATATTTAACATACAATGGATTGTTTTACCAGTATATAATTGATAATTCAGATTATACAGATAGAAAATTAGTAAAGGATGCTATATATAAAGTATTTTTTGGAAAGAATTTTAAAAGTAAAGCAGACACAATGTTTTTCAGATTATTTCCTACTATTTACAATCTTATAAAGACTTTTAAAAAAATACATAATGATTATAAAGTATTAGCACACGAATTACAAAATTTAGAATCCAATTTAATTTTCAATAAGATAATAAAAGAAATAATGTATGTTGCACCAGATGTTCGTTTAATAACTATACACGATAGTATAATATGTAGTCAAGAACATAAAGAAATTGTTGAAAAAATATTCAACAATAATCTAAAAAAGGAATTTCAAATTTTATAATATTAATATATAGGATATGTTCAACTTACAAGATCCAAATATATCATATATGATAATTTCACCTGAAAAATCAGATAATAGTGATTTAGAAAATAAAATAAACTGTGAAAGAGTTTGCAGTATTCTTTATTCTAAAGATTACACAATTATTAATGTGACAGGTTTTTATAATAACAAATATGAAAAATCATTCATAGCAATCACATCATATGATAATAACTCATTAAGATTTGATGCAATTTATCTAATTGATAAATTTAATCAAGATTCAGTAATTGTAAAGTATAATGGTGATAAAGAAGCCACTAAAATAACTAAGGATGGTAATGAGAAATCACTAAGTTTATTAGTTTATAATTCAGAGCATAAAAACAGAACATATTTATATAATGGGGTTTCATTTTCTTTCTTAGAAAATAAGAAATTCTTCTTCCCAAGAAAGAAAGAAGAATTAAAAAATGGAATGATAATAGAGTATTTTAATAACAATAAATGGAATGAACTACCAGTAAACAATCTTGATACACAATATGACAAAATGTTTAAACTTCTTATGAAATATGATAAATTAAGAATTGAATGTAAATAAAAAAATTCCCCTTAAAAGGGGAATTTTTTTATTTACATTTTTTATATATACTATATGAAACATTTAAAAAATTACAGATTATTTGAGAATAAATCTGAATCCTATAATAAAATAAATTATACAGAATATATTGAATATTTATATGGTTCAAATGATACTACTATAGATTATTATATGGTTTATAATAATAAAATGGATATTGATATAGTTAACCACGTTGATAAAAACAGAGAGGATTTAAATAAAATCGATTTAAAAGAAATTAATGATATTTTTAAATTATATTTTGATTGCTTTAAAATAGAAATAGATAATAAAGAAATATTAATAGATGTAAGAGATGATGTTAGCTATTTTATTACAATAACAAAAAATACAGACTATTGGTATTTTATTGATTTCTGTTATAAAGGCAGATTTTCAGACTTTTATAAATGCGATCAAATTGAAGGACTTAAAGAATGCTTAAAATATTATATTGTAAATATGATTTTATAAAAAAACCCTGAATTTATTTTCAGGGTTTTTTTATTCATAAATTATATGTTGATCTAAAGGCTTTCTTTTTTCTGATGAAATTATTTCAAATTTCTTACAAACTTCCAAAATATATTTAGAATGTTCAATATTTTTTTCATTTGCGTGACCAATTGTTAAGTGAAAATCAAAATATGGTTCTCTTGATAAACCCATAACTTCCCTTATATTCTCAGCTTCATTACTATAAGCCCTTAACCACCAGTGTAAACCATCAGTTCTTGGTTCTATATCAATAAAAAAATCAATATCTTTACCATTAAAAATATTTGAAGCATCATCAAATATCTTCTCATCTAATCTATCAGATATAAAAGTTATATGCGCACCTCTAAGATTCTTATTCAATTCAAGATTAAAGCGTTTTTTTATAAACCAAGCATAATATTTATCCAAGTCACAATCTGTTCTAATCATTGCAACTCTTTTCCAAGAAGATTGGGTTTTATGTTTTTTAGTAACATCTTCTGGCGAAAATTCTATTTTTCCTTTTAATTTGATAACCATAAGATTTTCTATTTTTAGTTTTTAATATATAATTACAAATATAAAAAGAATATATGACAAATAAAAATTTTAAAATAAAAAAGTTTTTTGAAAACAACAATGAAGAAAGTTGTAGAGAATTAACTTGGGAAGAATTTGATGACCATTTATATAAAGTAAGAGCAAATGGTAGTAATACATATTTAGAAAAAAACTTTATAAGTAAATATGATATTGAAGAAAAATTAGAAGAAATATACAATGCTTTTGTCCTTAATAAAGAAGCTAAAATAGAACCAAATTATTATTATAAAAACATGTATAATATACAAAATTCATATTCTTATTCACAAAAACCATTAGTGATAATAGATAAGATTGAAATATTACCACTTGAAGACCATTATTATGCGGTTCTCATTTTGATTCTTGATAAAGATGAACCAGACCCAATTTATTTTCTATGTGATTCTAACTTTGATGACTTAGCAGAAACAGTAATAAAAAGTATTAAGTTATATTATCAATTATAAATAAAAGACACATATATATATAATATATAAAAGAAAAAAATTATGGAAAAACCTAAAATTGAAGGTGATTTACTAACAAGCACCAACAACATCAATAAAAATGATCTTAATTTACTAAGAGAGAAATTTATTGAAAATTATTCAAGTAAAAAAGGTTGGGATAAATCCAATCTAAGCCCAAACCAATTACTGGAAATAGTAGAACAAAAAGGATATAAAAATCCAGGAATTCTATATAGCTAAAATAAAAAGTATCACCAATTGGTGATACTTTTTATTAATTCCTTTGCAAGCATAACATCACCACTTATCAACAACTCTTCTATCTTTTCTTTATATGGATGGTTAATCAAAATATCATAATTCTTCCTTATAAAGGAAAAAATAGCCCTTGATTTATCAGTTTTAATTGTTCTGTTATTAACATATATATATCTTACACTAATTTTCTGATCCTTTATAAACATAACAGCATCAAATAAATTATCAGTATATAGTTTATCACGACTATAATCATAGTCATCATAATAACTCAAAACTAAATGTTCATCTGACTTAAGCAAATAACTTTCATGTGTATATCCTTTGGAAAACCCATCACCAAGAAAAAAATCAATTTCATCTCGGTACATCATCCAAGACTCAAAAATCATAGAATATTTAAATAGCTTTAAAATACTATTTTGTTTTTCTTCTAATAATTTTATCTGTTCTTCTGCCTTATTATATTCTTCTATTTTATCCATAAGCGCAAATATATAAATAATATTCCATATTTCAAAACATTTTTAATTATTTTTTATATAAAAATAAAAAAATATGAACAATACATATATACCAAAATTTACCTATATAATACCATTTAGATTCAGAAGTGATAGAATATTACCATTAAGAAGAGTAATTGATTTATTAGCAGGATTTCAAGGCATTGAAATTATTATAGTTGAGCAGGATAAATATTCAAAAATATCTAATCTTAATCTAAAAGCTACTCATATATTCATAGAAAGTGATTTACCATTTAATAAATCTTGGGCTTTTAATGTAGCCATAAAAAGAGCTTCTTCGCCAACAATAATATGTGCTGATGCAGATTTTATAATGAATCCAAATGAACTAATAGAATCATTGAAAGAATTGGAAAATTATGATTGTGTTATACCGACTTCTAATATAATAAACCTAACACAACAAGAAAGTACAGCAGATATAAATTCAATCTTAAATCTTAAAAGAATAGCAACAAAACCATTTATGACAAATGGTTTAACGATATTCAAAAAGGATGCCTTATTTAGAATCGCAGGTTGGAACGAAGATTTCATTGGATTTGGTTATGAAAATAAATTCCAAGATATGAAAATATCAAATATTTTAAATTATAAACAAATGGATTATACTGGCTATCATTTATATCATAACCCAGAAGCAATTGACACAACACTAAATCAAAGAAGTGATAGTATTATGGAAAACTATAAAGATGGTGATATAAATAAAATAAACAATCATATTGCAACATCTAACCATAAAATAGGGGCAATCAACAAATATACACAAGTAAAGTCAGCATATAATTATTAAATTAAAAAACTTTTATTATTTTTATCATAAAATAATAAAAGTTTTTTAATTTATGGATAATTCAGTAGACAAACAATATAAAGAATTACTAAAACATATTCTAACAAATGGTAGAGTAAAAAAAGATAGAACCGGAACTGGAACAATTTCAGTTTTTGATTATACTATGAGATTTAATATGAAAGAAGGATTCCCAATACTAACTTCAAAAAAAGTATTTTTCAAAGGTGTAGTTCATGAATTAATTTGGTTTCTTCGTGGACAAACAAATATAAAATATTTAATTGATAATGGTGTTCATATTTGGGATGGTGATGCCTATAAAGCATATGAAAAAAATACACCAAAACAACATATAATTGGTTCAGATTCAGATCCTATGAAGAAATGTATGACTTGGATTAATAAAACAGACAAACAAAGTGGATATCCGATTCTTGAAAGATTATCTAAAGAAGAATTTATCAACAAAATTAAAACAGATAATGAATTTGCTGAAAAATGGGGTGAACTCGGTCCTGTGTATGGGCAACAATGGCGCAATTGGGAAAACTACGAAGAAATAGGACAACACTTTTCTTCAAAGACACTAATATTAGAAGAATCCGATATCTTAAGAAGAAAACCAATTGATCAGATTCAAAATCTAATCAATGACCTTAAAATAAATCCAGATGATAGAGGATTAATTGTTTCAGCATGGAATGTGGCTGATTTGAAAAACATGGTATTGAGGCCGTGCCATAACTTTTTCCAATGTTACACTTATGAAATGACAGAAGAAGAAAGAATAAAAGAATGGTGTGAAAGTTTAAGTAAGAATATTTCATATGGTGATGATATGACATGGGAAAAATTAGATAAATTGAATTTTCCAAAAAGAAAAATTAGTTTGAAAGTCAATATCAGATCAAATGATGTCTTTTTAGGGTGTCCTTTTAATTGCACATCATATTCGACCTTACTTCATCTCTTGGCAAAAGAAGTAAATATGATTGCGGACGATTTGATAGTTACAATTGGTGATGCGCATATATATCTAAATCACATAGAACAAGCAAAGCTTCAAATTAATTTACCTACATTTAAACTACCAACTATACAAATTAGTAATAAATCTATTTTTGATATTGAATATGATGATATAAAATTAGTTGGATATAAGTCCGGACCTGCTATAAAAGGGGAATTATCAAATTAGTCCAGACTTTTAGTAAAAAGAAATATTAAAGGGAATACCTATATTTTAATATATAAATTATGAAGTCAGGAATTTATAGAATAAGAAATTTAATTACAAATGATTGTTATTATGGATCATCCAAAAATATTGAAAAAAGATGGACCAGACATAAAAATGATTTAAGAAATAACAAACACATAAATATAATATTAACAAGAGCTTGGCAAAAATATGGGGAAGATAATTTTATTTTTGAAATTGTTGAAATTTGTGATGTTGAACATCTTAAACAATTTGAGCAAAAATATTTGGATTTAAAACCTAAATATAATATAGGTATATCTTCTTCTGGTGGTGATAATATTTCTAATAATCCAAATAGACAACATATAATTGAAAAAATGCGCATATCTTTAATTAATAAATACCAAAATATGTCTGATTTGGAAAAAAAGGAAAAATATTCAAAGCCTTTAGAACAAAATCCTAATTGGAAAGGTGGTGTTTCTAAATCATATTGTGAATGTGGTGAAATAAAAGATAATACAGCTAAAACTTGTTCAAAATGCAGAGACCGAAGTGGTAACAAAAATCCATTTTTTGGTAAAAGTCACACAATAGTGACAAAAAAACACTTATCAGAAGTTAGAAATGGTAAATACTTTGGTGAACAAAATATTCCCATTTTAATAGATGGTGTAGAATATGAATCTTTGGGTAAAGCTAATAAAGAACTTGGCATTCCGATTACAACAATAAGATGGAGAATATTGAGTAAAAATCCAAAATACAAAAAATATTCATATAAGAATGAAATTAAAATTTCTTATTCGGAAGATGAACAATCTGAAAGGTTATCAAAGCCACAAATAGGTAAAAAGTGTAAACACAATAAACCATTCAAGATAGATGGTGTAGAATATAGAACACTTAAAGAAGCATCTGATATATTAGGAATTCACCAAACAACAATCAAAGGAAGATTAAATAGTAAGAAATTCGAAAACTATGAGTATAGTTGAATATAAAAAAGCCAATTCAAATTTGAATTGGCTTTTTTTTAATTTGATTTTATTTTTAAAGAACAGATGCAGTAAAAGATGTGCTTGAAACACCTTCCATATAACCACCAACAGTAGTTGACATAACTAAATTAATAGTTGTTGAACCACCAGAGAATGTAGCAGCAGTTGCTAATCCACTTGATGCAGTTCCAACAATTGATGCAGTTCCTTGTGTTAAATTTAACAAAATACCTGTCGAATTATAAGTATTTCCACTATTAGCAGGAACATTAAATGTAACAGTATTAGAACCAGCTAATGCTGAAAATCCAGTAGCAGTACCACCAAATACAAATGAACTTACTAATCCTGTCAAAAATACAGATAAAGTAGCAGTTGATGCTGTATAATTTGATAATTCAACACCTGCTAAAGTATACTTAGCATTTGTAGCAGTTGTACCTATTCCATTAGGAACACCAGCAAACGTCCAAGTAATTGCACTTGGATCAGAATAAGCAGCACCTGCACCTGGGGCAACAGTTGGCACTGAAAAAGTAGCTACTTCATTATAAGTGTAACTATCGGGCTGATAGAATGAAATTGAATCAGATAATCCAAGAATAGTGATATCACCACCACCACTCATATTACCCCTCAATTTAAGGAATGTATAATCAATACCCAAAACACCACCTGAATGAGAAGCCGAATTAATTTTAATATACGGTTTAGACATAGTTTTTAGTTTTTATTTATATATTAAATTTCAAAACCATTTTTTTTCCAAACCCACTTATCTAATCCACAACCCCATACCCTAAAATGTCCCAATTCCAACATAATCTGAACTTCTGTTTTATTAGGATCACCACCATTTTTAATCAACTTTGATTTGCTATAATTAAACCTATGCCTTCTAACATGATTAACTACCCACCAATAATTAACATCGGTTTTCCAAACAAATTCAAATCCCAATGTTTTATATAAATTACCATTGAATATTGACCTATCAGCAAAAGAAACAATTTCTTCAAAATCATTATTATTAACATAATATTTAAATAACTTTGATGCAGCACCAATAACTGAATAGTCTTTTTTATTAGCGAATCTAACCAATTCCAAACTTTTCTTTGGTTTGTTAAATAACATACAAGAAACCATTTCATTATTATAATATAACCCAATTGCAGTTTTGTATTTTGTTTTACCCTGAATATGATTATCATTGAAAAAATTATTAACCAATTCCCTATTATCTACTATTTTAATTTGACATTTTCTACCATATATCTTATTTTCAATAAGTCCTAATCTTGATAATATTATTGATTTAATAATATTTCTTCTATTCATCCAATCATCTTCCCAAACATGTATTAAATCTATCCCTTGTTCGCTACATTTTAATGACTTATCTAAGTGATATTTTTTATCCTTATATTTTTCAGAATGCCAATATAATCCATTAAATTCAATAGCTACTTTTTTTGATGGTATATAAACATCCAATTCCAATGGTGATATTATATCTCTTCTTTTACAATGTATTTCTAAATCAAGTGACAATAACCAAGATATTAAATTTAATTCTTGACCTGATTGACCACTATCTATTGGATTACATTTTGTGCATACAATTACACCAACTTCTTGTCTTCTTGTTAAATTAGTTGGATGTATTTCAAATGTATGATTACACACATCACTATATAATGATACATTTTTATCTATTTTTTCAATAAAATTTAAATTTCTTTTTTTATAAAAATCTATACTTTCATTAAATCTTTTTTCTTTATATAAATTAGTATTTATATATTCTTTATATTCCTTAGATTTTGTATAGTGATTAACACCATATTTAATATTATTTGTTTCAATAGATTTATTTTTAAATTTATCCGTTTGAAAATAATAAACCCCATTATTTTTATTCTTAATAGATTCCTTATATTTTAAGTCTTTACTTAAATGTTCAACACCATACTTTTCTATATTTGTTTTCTTTGCTTTTTCTTTATATTCAAAAGTTTGTGTATACCAATTTTTACCATATTTTTCTATATTGGTATTTATAGTTTTATTTATATAATCATCAGTCTGAACATAATAATCAGCACCATATTTAATATTGTTTGTTTCAATAGATTTAATTTTAAATTCATCTGTTTGGAAATAATGATCAACACCATATTTATCATTTATGGTTTTTTTCCATTTTTCTTTAACTTCTTTATTTTGAAAGGAAGATTTTGAACCATATTTAAGTAAATTAGTTTCTTCTTGTTTCTTCTTTGATGTTTCAGACATAGCTATGTTTTCAACACCATATTTTTCTAATGTTGTCTTTTTGCGTTTTTCCTTTGTAGATGTTTCAGTTTGTGCGCATTTTGGTGTGCAAAATTTTCTATAACCATTTAACCAATTTTTATTAAAAGTAGTATATTTCCCACACTTACATGTGAAGTAATTAGGATTATCATTCACCCAATGCCATAATTTATGTTTAAATGGTAAATCATTTATGTTAATACAATATTGTATTATTTCATCATAAATATCATTATGTTTATTTATAAAATAAGATTCCCTTAATTTGGTTGCAGAACCATTTAATATTTTATTTATAATTTCTAATTTTTCCATATTAATTATATATAAAATAGAAGAAATGTTCGCTTGACGATAGATACAAAAAAAAAATAGAAGGTGATTAAACCTTCTATTTTTTATATATTCATCTTTACGATTAGTTAAGATAGCTATTAGTATCTTTAACAACAATTGTCATAAATTGTTTTTGTGGATACCAACCAACTTCTGCGACTGCGTATCTTGAACGCAATAACATTCTTGGTGCGAATGTCGCTTCAGATATAATGCTTATTGACTGTGCCATTAAGTAAGGAACAAACAAGATACCAGGTTGGTCGGGATTGTTCTTTCTACCGATAACGATACGGTTGTCATTATATTTCATATATGGATCAACATATACTTGCATATCACCGATTTGACCTACTGGATATAATTGACCTGCTGCATTCATTTTAGATTTAACAGGATTAATTGTATAACCTGAAATATCCATCAAAGTTGCTGCCAATGCTCCGTTAGTTACAGCGAATTGTGCTGGACCAACACGACCTTCTGTTGCAATGAAGTTAGACGCATGAACCATCTTAGTAATAAGTTTACGTTGGATAGAATGTGTAGTTTCACCACCAGGACCGGCTGCTGCATAATTTGTATCTAAGTCAAATACTGTATGACCTGTAATTGTAGCAGTTCCACCGAATGTAGGTGCAGAAGTTCTGTTAAGATCACCCATTTCAAAGATTTTAGCTACGATTTGTTTAGAAATTGTTTGTGACAATTCATTAACAAGGATTGATTCCATTTTTTGAACGATATCCATACCTGTGTTAGCTTTGATGTCTTCAATTTCAGTTCTTCTAAGAACAGAAGAAACTTCGATAGTACCAACTGCAATTGACTTAGTAGATACTTTTGGTCCGATTACACCTGCATAAGATAAATCATCTTCAGCTCTTGACATTGGATACAATCCACCTTTAGAGTTTGCAGAGAAGTTAGTTGAAAAACCAGGTAAGTGGTCTTCTAAAGCAGAAATCAAGTTGATTGCTTGATCAGTTGCTGTTGTAGCAGTAGCACCAGAAGCAGTAAAGCCAGTTGTAGCAAATGGTAAGAAATCAATTTGAGAAACCATAGAATTTGTTGGTGAGAACGTATTCTGTGTTTGATCCCAAGCATAAGGTGCAGCATAAGGTGAACTTGATGATAAACTAAAATTACCAACAGCGTTAGCTTGTCTGTAAGCTCTAAACATCAATTGACCATCAATACGTGAGAAACCTAAGAATTCTACAATGTTTTGTTTGTCACCAGTAGCAACAGGAGCAGTTATTGTTGGAACACCAGTTGCAATATTAACAAATATTCTAGCTGATGCACCTGTTGTTGAACCGAATGCAAGACCACCTGTTGTTTCAACAATGCTATTAGCTACCATAAAAGCACGGATAGAAGCTCTATATGAAAGAAGTTGTACATCTGTGTATTTAAATACAACTGGATTAGCTTGTGTTGTATCAACATCATCATATTGGAAGTCAATATAAAGCAAGTCTAATTTTGGACCTGGTGTTGGTTTAACTGATACTAAATCAAGACCGATTGTCTGAGCAGCAATTTTCATTGCAACTGGCAACATGTTTTGACCAACATCACCTGAACCTAAGTTACCTAATGCACTAGCATATTGGTTAGTTTGATTAACTGCATTAGCAGTAAAGTTTGTTGAACCTGCATAAACTGATGGTTGAGCACCTACTACACTACCCATACCAGCGTTAGCTGCGTTTACATATGCGTTTTCGTTAATTGAATGGTATTCAGCTAGTTCTGACATCCAGTCGAGTCTTTCATCTCCTGCAACGCCCATATTTTCTAAAACTGGAGCCCATTTCTTTAAAGCTTTTTGTTTGTCTATTCTAATGTTTGACATAATTTTAAATAATTTTTTTTTGTTTGTTTAATCTATACTGTATATATTGACCACCTAAATATCAATTTTTTAAAGGGTGGATTTTTTATAGATTAAATACTTTTGAATCTTTCTAAGATAGCATGCATATCAGAATTTGATATTTTATCTTCTTGGATAATTGGTTCGTGTGTAATCAATTTTTTTGTTACTGATTGATTCTTTTTGATTTCTCTTGTTGCCCAGAAATGATCAACTTTTGCTTCAGTTGTTAAGTCTGTGTAAAGTCTAGCTTGTGACAAGATAGATCTTTTAGAAGATTCATTCATTTGTAACCAGATTGGCTTAATGTTATCAGGCATCAATCTGATCAATCTTTCTTCCAAAGATTCATTTTTAGTTGATAATGATTCTTGAATCATTGTTAATACTTCTGAACTTGTAAAATAGCTTCTTTCGTTTATATGAAGTTTAACTTGTTCTTGTTCCTCATTTGTTAATTCGTAAAAACTATTAACTTGGGATTTATTCAAAAATTTTAAAAAGTGTAAATCATTAGTTTCAGAAACCTTACGTTTTCTAGCTTCTTCAATTAATGTGTCTATTTGCTGAGATAATGCAGAATCAGATTCACCACCGAATTCTTCTTCATCATCACATGTATCACATTCTTCTTCATCAAAATATTCATCATCAAATTCACCATCTTGTGTATATTCATGATTTCTTGTTTGAGCATTCAATTGTGGCATATTATTATCACCATAATTCATATCATCATCATAATGATTATCTTCTTCTTCTTCTTCAACCATTTCAAAACCAGCGTTTTCTAATGTTGGGAATTTGCTTTTTCCAAAACTTTCATTTAATTTACCACCATTCAATTTTTCAGAAATCATACCAGCATAAGAAACTGTTTTATCAAGACTTTCTGCAATATATTCTGAATAAGCGATATTATCATCTAAATTTTCAGCAATATATTCTGAATAAGCAATGTTACCATCAACGTTTTCTGCTAAGTATTCTGAATAAGCAATTGAACCATCTAAATTTTCAGCTAAGTATTCTGAATAAGCAATATTCTTATCAAGATTTTCAGCAATATATTCAGCATAAGCAATATTCTTATCAAGACTTTCTGCTAAGTATTCTGAATAAGCAATATTCTTATCAACTGATTCTGCTAAGTATTCTGAATAAGCAATATTCTTATCAACTGTTTCTGCTAAGTATTCTGAATAAGAAATGTTCTTATCAACATTTTCAGCAATATACTTAGTATAAGAAATGTTCTTATCAACTGTTTCTGCTAAGTATTCTGAATAAGAAATGTTCTTATCAACTGTTTCTGCTAAATATTCAGTATAGTTAATAGATTTTTCTAAACTTTCAGCCAAATAATCATTGTGATCAATCAACTTCTTAGTTGTATTCTTCAATGATTTATTTTCATTTACTACTACTTGAACTTTTTCAGCCAAATAATCCAAATATTTAACCATTTGAGTATTTGTTTTATTTAATTCTTCATAGTAACCAAGTAATTCATCCAATTTTCTTGGTGAAAGATTACCGGTCTTAATAGCATTGTTTGCAACTTTCTTAGTAGAAGCTATTTCAGTAACTAAATACTTAGAATAGTCTGACAACTGCTGTTTTGTAACATAGTCATTTTTGTTCATGTCGAAAAGGTTATTTATTTTTGACTCGTCGGACATTTCGTATATCCTAAAGTTAGCTTTATTTGTGAATCCAAAAGATTCATTAATGGAACTCATTTTAGCTGATGCAAAGCCAGGATCAGCAACTATATCATATGTGAATAGTTTTTTCAATGTTACTGTACCATCAGATTCAGTTACACCAGCAGCTCTTGAAGATACAAAAACTGGACAACCATCTTCTACCAATGATTTAGCTTCTTTACCCCAATAAGTATTTAATAATTTAATCTGACCATCAACACGATTTGATTCTTTAACAAAAGAAGCTTTTGTTATAATGTGTGATGCCCTTGACAACGAGGTGTCGAAGACGTCGGGGTGATCAAACTCACCATACACGACACCCATATTAACAATACGTTCATTTAGTTCTTGTAAGCAAGGCAAGAATTTATCGGCTGTGTAGATACGTTCATTTCGATTTTTCACGTTAAACTCGGTAAATATACCACCTAATAAATATTCTTTTTTACTACCCGAACCAATAACACTTTCCCTTAAAGGATTAGCATTGTTTTCAACAATAAGGATTGGTTTCATTTATTACAATTTATTTTTATAAGATATATATAGAGCGTCCAAATTGTAATTTTTTCCAGGCGGATTTTTTATAGAAGACAACAAAAGACCAATAAAATAATATATATTATATGGATTTACATTTTAATACAACAAATGGAATAAGTGAAAAGTGGTTGAAAAATAACCACAAAGAATACTATGATATTATAAATTATATAGTAACAGAAGAAAATATATCTTTATCTGAAAGAATTTATCTTTATCAAAATGGTTTAACAGAAAGACCAAAATGTGAAAATTGTAAAATAGAAAAGGTTAATTTTACTAAGTTCTATAAGGGTTATAGAAAATACTGTTCAAGAAAATGTGCAGCATTAGACACACATAAAAATGTAGAAATAAAGGCTAAAAGAGTTGAAGCACTAACTAAATCTAACAATGATGTTGAACTAAGAAAAGAAATGACTGAACGTGCAAATATAACAAAGGGTCAATTTTCTGATGAACGAAAAGAAGAGATAAACAATAAAAGAAATGAAACAAATTTAGAAAAATATGGTGTTGATATTGTTTCAAAAAACATTGATATTATTAAAAAAATAGTTGAAAATTCTAAAGTTGGTAGAAAAGAAACAAATAGGAAAAAAACTATCAATAATATAGAATCAAATGGATTTAATATTATTAACATTGAAAATGGTAACTTTGAATTATATTGTGATACTTGTAATAAGGATTTCATTATAAAATCAACATTATTCAGTCAAAGAAAAAGATTTGAAATAGATATATGCACCAAATGCAATCCAATAAACGGATCATCTAATTTTGAAAAAAAGGTATTTGATTATGTAAAATCAATCTATAATGGCGATATAATATCGAATCATAAGAAATTTAAAAAGTATGAAATAGATATATATTTGCCAGAGCTTAATATTGGAATAGAATGTAATGGGTTATATTGGCATTCTGAAATTTATAAAGATAAAAACTATCATCTTGATAAATTAGCATTTTTTGATGAATTGGGAATAAATATTATAAATATATGGGAAGATGATTGGAAATATAAACAAGATATAATTAAACACAGATTAATAAATAAATTAAATTTAAATAAAAATGTTGTATATGGTAGAAAGTGTATTATAAAACCAATTGATAATTCTTCATCAAGATTGTTTTTAGATGAAAACCATATACAAGGTTGGTGTCAATCCAAAATAAAATTGGGTATATTTAATAATGATGAATTAATAGGATTGGCAACATTTGGAAATTTAAGAAGAAATCTTGGACATAAAAATATTAATGAAAATGAGTATGAATTATTGAGATTTTGTAGTAAAAAGGATTTAAATATAATTGGTGGTTTATCAAAAACAATAAGTTATTTAAAAAAGAATTATAACACCGAAAGGATAATAAGTTATTGCGATCGTTCTTTCAATAGGGGTGACTCTTATATTAAAGCAGGATTTAAATTAATAGAAAAGAAAAAGAAACCAAATTACCACTGGTTTAATAAAAACACATGTTTGAAAGAAAATAGATGGAAGTATAGAAAAGACATTTTAGTTAAAATGGGATATGATAAAAATAAAACTGAAATTGAAATAATGCACAGTCTTGGATATTTAAGAATTTTTGATTGTGGTTCAAATTTATATGAAATTATACTATGATAATATCAGATATAACCAACCTTAGTAAATGGTCTAATGTAGAAATAGATTTGTTATGTGATTCTTGTAATTCACCAAAAAATATGAAGTATAAATTATATACATCATATGGATATTCAAATGGTGATTATTTATGTAGAAAATGCAAGTTAAAAAAGAATAATTTAGAAAAGTATGGTGTTGAAAATGTATTTCAATTAGATTCTACAAAAGAAAAGACTAAAAAGACCAATAAGGAAAAGTATGGTGTTGAATTTATATCACAATCCATTGATATAAATATAAAAGTAAAAGATTCCTTATCAAAGTTAGATAAGGAATCTATAAAGGAAAAGAGAACAAATACTAATTTAGAAAAGTATGGTGTTGATAATATATCTAAATGCGATGATGTAAAAAAGAAAAAAGTGGATAGATTCTTATCAAATTGGAAAACTGAAAATAATAGACAAAATGAAGACTTTAGAAAATTATATTTCAAAATAGCTAAGAATAAAAACTATCTAAATTATTTAGAAAAAGGGAATTCTTCATTTAGTTGTGACCAAGGAAAAGAACATAGTTTTGAAATAAATATTGAAAATTATTCTAAAAGAATAAAATACCAAACAATATTATGCACTATTTGCAATCCAGTAGACAGACATCAATCAGGTCAAGAAATTATGTTATTTAATTTTATAAAATCTATTTATAATGGTGAAATTAAGCAATCTTATAGAAATAAGTATGAAATAGATATATATTTACCTGAATTGAATTTAGGCTTTGAATTTAATGGAATATATTGGCATTCAGAAAAATATAAAGAAAAGGATGCACATTTAATTAAGACTAAGTTTTTCAATGAAAAAGGAATACATATTTTTCATATATGGGAAGATGATTGGAATTATAAATCGGATATAATAAAAAGTCAAATTAAAAACATTTTAAAATTAAGCAATCGTATTTATGCAAGAAATTGTGACATTAGACTTATTTCAGATATAAATGTTGTTAGAAATTTTCTAAATAATAATCATATACAAGGTTTTGTGAATTCAAATATAAAGATTGGTTTATATTTGAATGATGAATTGGTAAGTATGATGATATTTGATCATCTTGAGGGTAGGAATAGAATGAGTGATGATGAATGGAATCTTTCAAGATTTTGTAATAAGATTGGCTATACTGTTGTTGGTGGTGCTTCAAAACTATTAAAATATTTTATAAACAACAATAAGGTGGTTAGAATAATAAGTTATGCGGACAGAGATTGGTCAAATGGGAATCTTTATGAAAAGTTAGGATTTATAAAGATTAAGGAATCAAATCCAGATTATAAATATGTAATAGATGGAAAAAGAATACATAAATCAAATTTCAAGAAAAACGAAAAAACATTAACAATTCCAAAAATATGGGATTGTGGAAAAATAAAATATGAAAAAGTTTAATTAATTATTTTCATATAACTTTTAAAAGAAAAGAATTATGATATTAACAAGAGAAATAATAATAAAAATAAACGAATCTAATTTTTCATACTGGACAGAATTGGGTTATGATGATGTTATAATAGGTGAAACTATTATAATACCAATTGAACTATTATCAGTTGGTAGTCATTATAAAATAGATTGTAAATGTGATGGTTGTGGTATTATAAAGGAAGTAATATTTAAAAACTATGTTAAATATGACAATAATTGGGGGGAATATTATTGTAGAAAGTGTTCAGAAAAGAAAAGAAAGAAAACATTATTAGAAAATCATGGTGTTGAATATCCAATTCAAAATAAATTAATAAAAGAAAGGATTAAAAATACTATGATTGAAAAATTTGGCGTTGATAATCCATCTAAATCAAAAGAAATTATTGAAAAAAAGAAAAATAAAAATGGATCAAGTTAGCTTGATCCATTTTATCAAAATTCAAATTCTGATCCACCACCTTCATCAGCAGGTGGGGTTTCTGTTCCTGTCTGTGCGCCACCTTGTGCGCCACCTTGTGCGCCAGTTTCCATTCCGGTTTGTGCGCCCATTTGTGCTCCTTGACCTTGAGCACCCATTTCACCACCCATTTCACCACCTTGCGCACCTTCAGCAGCACCACCGCCTTGTGCAGCTTTTATCCAATATGCTTTATTTTCTTCTATTTCTTCTGGGGTTAATTTCATTATTTTATCAATAAGATAATCAATATGAAAGTATGGTTGTCCATCTGCTGTTTGAATACCTAATAAAGTACTTAATATAGTAGATCTTTTTTCCAAATTAGCTAATTTTTTCCATTCTTCAAATATTTGATTTGAATTAAAAACAATATCAACTTGATTTAAGAAAATTTCATCATCTTTAAGTTCAGGAAATTCCATACACATTTGCAATTTCAATGGCTTAACAATCAATTCTTTATAATTTGCTCTTATTCTATTTATAAAATTATGAAATTGAACCTCATCCCTTGTCATTTCAGCAGCATCACTAACAATATTACCACCGCCACTTTCTTTATCAAATCTTTGAAAAGGTATTTTAGTAGCCCTTTTAAGTATATTAAAGAACCAAGTTAGCATATCACTTTCATTTAGATTATGACCTTCTGGTGAAACAAGTTCCATTGCAGGTGTTCCAGCATCACCTTCAGGAAACCAAACTTGTTTATTATATGGTAGGTGTTTTCTACCATTTACTGTAACAGTTCCCAATGTATCATCCCATTCAATTTCTTCTGAATAATCGGCTATTAATTGACCTATTTGTTCTTCTGCCCTTTGTCTTGGCAATCCTTTAATAGGAATTGTAAATTTTTGATATACAGTTGCATTAATAATATTAAACATTATTCTTGTTTGTTCCAATATCTTTAATTGGTTATAAGGCTTAATAAGACCTTCAAGATATGATGTTTCGCTATAATCATTTTGTGTTGAATATGATACAAATACAATTTGCGAATCTAAGAAAATTCTTCTTAATTGTGGGTCTTCTGGATATTGCAACCATAAATTACCAATAGCAGGTTCATAAGCAGGAACTAATGTTTCTGGTCTTAATCTATTAAAATAAACTATATTTTTCTTTTTATCATCCCAAACTATTTCTATTGCAACATAACCATCAATTAAGAAATCTTTCATCATATTCCAAGCGGTTATATTATCACCAAATCCATAACGATTATATAATTTTTCAAAATATTCTTGATATTTATCTTTTATATCTTGTGCATATTCATTTGATAATGGTTTAGGTGAGCAAAAATCCTTTTCATCATTGTATATAATACATTCATCAGCAATTGAAGAAATAAAATCCCTCAACTCATCTTTAATTGAATATTCTCTTAATATTCTTCTTTTATCTGGATATGATCTATCTAAGTAAGGTATTGATTTTTTATTTAAAACAGATGCAACTGCCCTTTGACTGAAAAAATCATACATTGAATTTTTCTGAGCATAAGGATCTTCATTAACACCAACACCAACAGTATTTCGCATTATCATATCATCATATTTCATACCAAAACTACTTAGGCTTCTAAGTAGTCTATTGAACAAACCTTTATTTTCTATTGCGGATGATATATAACCTGAACTTTGACCTTGATTATTTAATGGATTATATGAAGACATATTTTTTTTTAATTTTTATTTATATATTAAAAAAATATAATCCTATCCATATTTATCTATACTTTTCTTAACTCTTTGAATGTGGTTTTTAAGCATTTTGAAATTTTCACTTATTTCATCAGATGCTTTTGTGAAATCATCCATTAATAATTTATTCATTTCCGAATCTCTTTTGGATCTACCACCTAATTTAGCAGTCCAAATTTCATATAATTTATTTGGATCATATTTATTTTTTGGATGACCTGAATATATGAATCTCGGAACACTATCCATATTTATTTTATGAACTAGTTTTATTTGTGCAGCATTATATTCAACAATTGAATATTCAAATCCATATTTCAATAATTCATTATATACACCTTCAAATGAAACTGCTAACAATCTATCATTTTCAAAATCATCTTCTTTTATGAATTTATCAAAAATGGCAACTCTTAGTTCTATTGGTATAAAATTTAAATTAACACCAATTATTATTATTAAATTTTCTAATTTTTTAAAATCAACAGTAAATATTGGTGAATATTTCATCCAATTAGAATCATCTAAATAATGTAGATGATAAAAACCACCTAATTTCATTTGACCTACTGAAATAGAAGTAACTTCTTTATCTGATTGACTAAATTTATTATAAAAATATAATGAATTATTTTTAAAATTTTCAGCTATACCATTTCCATATACTAATGCATTTAATTTAACTCTTTCTAATAATTCTGACATAAAAGATTTCCTTTTTTAATATATATTAAAAAAGGAAATTATAATGTTAAATTCAGCACCAAGACAACCAACTAAATACCACCAAGGACTTTATATACCAGTAAATAAAGATAAAGTAATTAAATTAAATTCACAAGGTGGGATTTTCTACAGAAGTGGACTTGAAAAAAAATTTTTATTGTGGTTAGATCATAGTGATAAAATATCTTCATATATGAGCGAAGGACTTAAGATCCCTTATCAAAAAACTGAATGGTCTAATGATACACAAGACTATAAAACTACATCACATACTTATTATCCCGATTTTTATTATGAATTAAAAAGAAGTGATGGTAGTGTATCAAAAGTAGTAGCAGAAGTAAAGCCTTATTCAGAAACAGTCGAACCTAAATTAAATCCAAAACCAACTGCGAAACAATTAAAGAATTTTGAATATGCTTTGAAAATGTATAATAAAAACTTAGCTAAATGGACATATATGATTGATTATTGTCAAAGAAAGGATTTTGAATTTATTATAATAACAGAAAAGTTACTAGGATAGTAATCAATATAACACAACTAATAATTGTATTCATCAAATCATATAAATTTATACAAAAATTATTCTTAGTTAATAAGATTGGATATTTAAATAAACCAAGACCTATTAAAATTGCGAAATAAATCCAGTTATTGGTTAGTAAACCAATTGGAATCCATATAAAGTAGTATAACTTTAAAATATAAAATGATATAAGCAAAAAAGGATTTAGTGATATATTTGATATATCACTAAATCTTTTATATATGGTATTTCTATTTATAATTTGAAAGATTTCAACATATATGAATAAAATAGAACTAATATAAAATAAACTAATCATTTAATTCATTTTCTAATTTTATTTCACCAAAATTTATAAGATTATTGGTTGAATGTTGTGGTAATCTTAATGAACCATCATTTAATAACAATTCATCAAAAAGACTTTTTGATATTTCAACTTCTAATAAATCACCTTTTATTCTATCATATTCATTTGGAACTACATTATCCCGTTTTGAATATACAGATTTTATAAATTTTTTATAATGGATTTCTTCTAAATGAAGTGAACAACCATCTGGTCTAACACCACAACCTAGTTCAGATTCTTCCCAAAATTGAATAAATGCTTTCATATTATATATTTTTAAAATTATTAATATGGTTTGTATTAGTAATTTTAAAAAAGTTTAATCATTTCCACCCAAAATTAAAATTCTTTTAGGACAGTTTTCTATCATAGCACAAGTTCCATGTCCTTCAAAACTCAATGCAAAATCTGTAAAATTTACACTTTTTGTTGGTTTTCTTGATAAATATATTCTTGCATCTGTATCATATGGTGCAGCAATAGCATAATCGGGATATTCTGAAATTTCATCTTCATCTTCAAATACTAAAATGTCTTCTAAATCCCAAACCCCATCTGGAACATATCTTTTTTGGTCATCATCATAACCATCTGACCATTCTTCATTAAATCTTCTTACGTTTTTCATATAATTAATTATTTATTTTTATGTATATATTAAAAAGAAATTATATTTTTTCAATTGTAATATCACCTTTAATATCAATATCCTTTGCCATTTCCTTTAACCTATTTAAATATGTATCTATGTAGCTAGGTAATTTAGAAAAATATATACTTATTTTAAGTATACCCATTTTTTTAATCCACACCCCCATATTCTATAATATCCACGTTCATTCATTATTTCACTTTCGCTCTTATTTTCATCAAAACCATTTTTAACTAATGTTTTTTTATTAAAATTGAATCTGTGTTTTCTAATGCTTCCAACAACCCACCAATAATTTATTGGTGTATTATAGACAAATTTAAATCCTAAATTGGTATATAAATTACCATTAAACATCGCATTATCACTAAACGATTCTATATAATTGAAATTATAATTCTTAATAAAGTATTTAAATAATTTAGAAGCAGCACCTACTATATTAAATCCTAATATATTACAGAATCTAACTAATTCCATATTTTTCTTTTTCTTTCCAAAACACATCAAACTAACCAATTCATCTTTATAAAATAAACCAATTTTTATTGATGAATTTACATATCCTTGTATATGATTTTTATCCAAGAAATTCTTAATAAGTTTTACATCTTCAACTTCTTTTAATATACAATTTCTTGCATAAATACTTTTTGACTTTTTAATCTTATTCAGTAAGATTGATTTAACAATTTCTTGTTTATTGTTCCAATCATCTTCCCATATATGTATTAATTCAATTCCTAATTTATTACAACTTATCGTTTTATTATAATGATACTTTTTATCTTTGTAAATTTCAGAATGCCAATATACACCATTAAATTCAATAGCTAAGTTAAGATCTGGTATAAATATATCCAATGATAATGGCGGAATAATTTTATAAGAATTTTCAATGAAATCTACCCCACAATCTTTTAAAAATAATTTTAATTCTATTTCAGAACTTGAATTAAAATTATCAATTGGATTACAATTAGTACAAATTATGTTTTTGTTTTTTATTCTATCTGATAATGTAACAATAAATATATCAAAATTTGAAGAACATCTTTTATGACTTATAGTAAAATTTCTATCCTTATTATATTCAATAATATCATATTCATCAGAAATAAGTTCTTTATATTTATCCAAACTATTGTGATATTTTAATTTAATATCAGAAATAAGTTCTTTTACATCTTGATATTTAGAAGCATTGTCAACCCCATATTTTTCAATACAAGTTTCTTTATATTTTTCTTTATATTCATCAGTCTTTGAATAATGATTAACACCATACTTATCGAGTAAAGAATCCTTTAATTTATTTTTAATATCATCAACTTGCATCGGATTATCAACTCCATATTTTTCAATACAAGTTTCTTTTCTTTTAATATTATTACATTTATTACAATAATATTTTTCTTTTAATCCATAAGTATATTCATAATAATCCCTAAATGCAGTTTTCTTTTCTTTATTACAATTATCACACACTGATGTAATAGCACAAGTAGAACCCGACATTAAATCAACAACTTTAACCAATATTGGTCTTTTATATTGTATAGGATAACCTAACTTTACAAAATAATCAAAATTGGTTCTATGTCCCTTTATTTCTATAAATTGTTCCTTAATCATGATTTAAAAAAGTTATAAAATATTTTTATATAATTAAATTGAATGTAAACCCATTCCATCATTTGAACTTTCAATGGATATTAATCTTATTTGATGATCCGCATCACCTTTTTTCTTGTAAATCTCGTTAAAACCTTTTGCTAATCCACGTTTGAAAATTTCTGTAAAATAAGCAAAAGCGTTATCAGATTTTTCTTCATTAAAATTGTGCCAATTAGAAAACATATCTAATAATCCTGATTGATAGCAATCTTTTCTATCATCATCATTATAATATCTCATTTTTTTAATAGTTCTTTTAGCAAGAATTTCCAACATTAATTTTGCAGGATTAGTAAGTTTACCTTTTGCCTTACTGACAATTATTTCTATAAATAAATCTTTATTGTGTAAATACATATAAGCATATTTTTTTTCTAAGACGTATGTCTTTCCAAAATCAGAAATATCTGAAAATGCTTTCAGATATTATACATTTATTATACAAATTGTTTATTTTTTAAATATAAGTATATCCAAATGATTCTATTTCTTCTATTTCATTTGGAAATTTTACATTTTTATGATAATATTCATTAAAATCTTTTAATGCCTCTTCCAATAAGTGTTTAACAATTTTACCATCTTTTCTTAAAAAATTATATGTTTCTTGGTAATCTAAATAATTATTAACTGAATAATAATCACCATCGATATTAAATAAATCTATTATTATAGATATTGGGTTATAAGAATAATCAAAACTACCACCAACATAGTTAGGACAACCTTCTAAACTGGTTAAATTATTATCAGAACAATCAAATAACCCACCAACTTCTTTAGGCACACCTTCTAAACTGGTTAGTCTATTACCAGAACAATTAAAAGCCATAGAAATTCTATTAAATTTAAGTGGTAGTTTGGTTAAATCCTTATTAACCAACCAAACATGACCATCAACATCAATAGAACCATCTGGATTTATGGTATAGTTTTTTATGTTATATTTTTTACAAATTTTATCAATTTCTGATTGATCAAAATTTTCAAATAATTTTAAGTATTTCATATGTAAGTATATTCTTTTATTTCTTCCGGTAATTCTACTTTTTTATTATAATATTCATTATAATCTTTTATAGCTTCTTCTAAAAGATGTTTAACAATTTTAGAATCAGATCTTAGAAAATTATATGTTTCTTGATAATCTAAATATATCTTAATACTATTAAATAAATCTACTATTGGTGATATTGGATTTGTTGTATAATAATAATTAAAATAATTGCCAACATTAAGACACCCATCTAAACTAGTCAATTGATTAGAAGAAAAATTAAAACATTCACCAATATGGTTAGGACAACCTTCTAAATTGGTTAATTGATTAAAAGAACAATTAAATTTACCACCAACATAATTAGGACTTTCTATTAAATTAGTTAATTTATTATATCTACAATCAAACTCACCACCAACATAATTTGGACAACCTTCTAAGTTGTTTAAATTATTACTAAATAAATTAAAATGACCAGTTATTTTATTGAATTTAATTGGTAATTTAGTTAAATTTCTATAAGATAACTCAACATTACCATCTACATCAATAGATCCATCTGGATTTATGGTATAGTTTTTAATGTTGTATTTTTCACAAATATCATCAATTTCTGATTGATTAAAGTTTTCAAATAATTTTAAGTATTTCATAAATATATCCTTCTATTTTTTATATACTTATATATTAAAGAAAAAAAATCCAAAATCAAATGATTTTGGATTTTCTATATTTTTTATTTTCTAATTCTTTCCTTATATTGGAGTTCTTTAATAATTAGAAGTTCGGAATCTAAATTTGATTTTCTTTTGTTTAGATTTTCCAAAGCAATTGATAATGTTTTAGATTCACCTATATATTTTATTGAATGTTTAACTTTATCAATATTAAAACTAACATCTTCTAATTTCAATGTTATTTCTCTTTCTTTATCTTCTAATTTACGTTTAGAAATTAATTCTTTACTTAATTTATTTTCAAAAAAGAAAGTTAAATCATAATTCAATTCATTTTTAGTTTCATTGACTAATTCAAGTGCTGATTCATATCTGAAAAAATTAGTACCGAATCTTTCATCACATCTATAAACATAGTTTGAATTTTTATAATTGAATGCATAAGTTTCAAGGAACGGATTAATTAAATTAGTTACTTTTCTAACAACATCCAATTCAACAAATTTATTTAAATTATTAGATGTTTCTAATAATATTGGGAAGAAATTCTTATTTACAATTGGAATAATTGGGGAACTAAATAAACTTTCTAATGTAGTTTCTTTATTCATTTCATCATCGTTTATATAAATGATGCCTTTTTTATTAACAGCTAATCCAATTATTAGATTTTCAGATATTCTAAAATCAATTCTATTATTATTAATGTTAGCATATCTCAAACCAGTTTCTAACATTCTTATAGATCTTAGTTTAGTATCATCTGTAACATGTGTTTCAAGTAATGTCTTTTCAATATTATTTTCAGATAATAAGAACCAAGAATCCTTAATATGACATAAATATCCAGCTTCAACTTGTTCAACGATTGTATAAACTGAATCAGATTTACCGCCTGATAAAAGATTTTGTTTTTGAACAGGTGATTTTGTTAAATTATAACAAAATAATTTAATTTCGGGAACCCAATCATAAATAGCCAATTCATTTAATATTTTAGACATTCTATCTTGATCACCATCTAAATTAATAGTTTGTAATAAGACATTAATTGGCTGTCTATAAAGTTCACCTTGATTTTTAGAATTTAAAACATTATATAAATGTTTTAATTCATATAACAATTCATATTTAGACAAATCGCTATTTAAGTTTTCTAAAAAGCCCTTAATTTCTTTATCAAAAGTATAAATTTTTAATTTTTCGTTCAAAGACTTTATAATTGTCTTTCCTGACAAATCATTACAAACATTTATATGTCCTTCAATAATTGTAGAAACTTCGTCTTGATCAATAGATAGTTGTTTTCTAAAGTTGAATAACTCTAATTTAATATCCTTCATATAATTATTATTTTTATTTTCTTTAATGTATATATTATATACAAAAAGTCATTTTTTTCACTTTTTGATATTAATCATTTGTTGCATTTCTTTCCCTGGCTTCCAATATATTATTATACCATTTAGTTTTCCTTGGATAAACTATTACATCTGGTGAATTTGGATCAATTGCATAGGTATTTGAATTATATGCATTTGCCCAAGTTGTATTTTTATCATCTGGTGTTAATGAATCATCAAATCTTGGTTGTCTGAACGCTGGATAATAAGTTTGAACTTCAAAAGATAATGTTAATTTTATTGTATTTTCTGATGTTAAACTTATCTCTCTGTTTATTTCAACACTATTACTATCAGGAACTAACATAACAGCATCTATATTCATAAAATTATATTCAAAATACATAAATCTATATAACCATATAGTATTCATTATTGCTTGACTACATTTAAAAATATCTATTTCCGATGATAGTAATATAACTAAATCATATTTTGCTGTTATTGGAATTGCTCTAATTTTTGTTAAAATTTTTCTTATTTCTTCCTTATTTTCAATAACCATTTTCAACCAAACATTTGGATTTGCAAATTCATCTGATCTTATATCAAAACCAGTCATAGTCAAATGACCTCTTGGTATCATATCTGTATTAACTTCAACAAATCTATTATTTGAAACAATATCATCACTGAACGAATCCATCAAAAATCTTTCATCACCTGTCATAGAATAGTAGAAAGGAACATTTACTTCTCTATCACCAGATGAAAATCTATTAACCCATCTTATTTCGCCCTCTAAAGTATCTAACAAACAAACTGTTAAATCCCTAAAGAAAACATCGTTCATATTAAATTTTTCACCTATCATTATTAAAATATAATTTATCTATATATTATTTTTCACTTCGCTTTTATTAAATCTATATATAAAATCTAAATTTTTTTAAACAAACATCTATAAAAAATTAAAATCAAAAAATTAGATGAACTTTTTGATTAATACTTATTATAATTTATATGAAACAACTACTACTAACAGAAAGATGGCGACCTAAAAACTTAGAGGACGTAATACTATTGCCAAGAATCAAGAAAATATTTGAAAATGGTTTAACACAAAATGTTATACTTTATGGAAATTTTGGAACAGGCAAAACCACATTAGCCAGAATATTAATAGGAAAATATCTAAAGAATGCACCATATTTAGAAATAAATAGCTCTTTTCACACATCAATAGATGTACTTAGAACAAAAATTGATGATTTCTGTTCTAAGGTTTATATGGGTCTTGATTTAAATGTTGATGTATCAAAAGATACTATGAAATATGTATTTTTGGATGAATTTGAAAGAACATCAAAAAATTATCAAGATGGACTAAAAGCATATATAGAAGAATACTCAAAGAAAAATGTAAGATTTATATTAACAACTAATCATATTAATGATGTAGAAGATGGTATAAGATCAAGATTAACAGAAGTAAATTTTGATTGCTTATCTATTGATGAAGAAAAGTATTTAAAAACAGAAATTGCCAAAAAGATAATAAATAAAATTTGTCCAGTTGAAAATATAGAAATACCAAAAGAAAATGTCATAAATATAATAAATAAGAAATTTCCTGATTTTAGGGCAATTCTTATTGAATTAGAACATTTTAAACAAACAGGTGATTTAAACAATTCAACTAAAACAGTTGATATTAAATTAAAAAATGAATTATTTAATTGTGTTTTTGATAAAAAGAAAACATTTGAAGAAATATATCATTTCCTAATGGATAATTTTGGTGGTGATAATATAGGCGAAATGATTGATTTATTAGGAAGACCATTTATAGATTTTTCTATTGAGAAAAAAGAAAATGTAGAAAATTTATTTAAAGTAGCAAGCATAATAACAGAACACAAAAAGTTATTAGAAACAGATACTGATCCAATAATATTAGGATTAACAGTAATAGGTAAAATAAAAGAATTATTTTAAATGGGAATAAATGTATTAAGTTTATTTGATGGCATTAGTTGTGGACAAATAGCATTGGAACGTATAGGAATAAAAGTAAATAATTACTTTGCTTCTGAAATAGATAAATATGCAATTAAAGTAACCCAGGATAATTATCCAAATACTATACAGATTGGTGATGTTATAAACGTAAATGTAAATACATTACCAAAGATAGATTTATTAATTGGTGGATCTCCTTGTCATGGTTTTAGCTTTGCGGGAAAACAATTAAATTTTGATGATCCACGAAGTAAATTATTTTTTGAATTCGTTAGAATAAAAAATGAATGTAAACCAACATATTTTCTTTTAGAAAATAATAAAATGAAAAAAGAATATCAAGATATAATTTCCCAACATTTGGATGTTGAACCAATTAAAATAAACAGTAGTTTGGTTAGTGCGCAAAATAGAGAAAGACTTTATTGGACAAATATACCAAATGTTGAAATACCAAAAGATAGAAACATAATGTTGAAAGACATAATTGGCGAATATGATGGAATATGGGTATATCCAAGAGGATATAATAAAGGTGGTGTACAAAAATATAAAGGAAAGTCACCAACAATAACAACTAGTGGTTGGGAACACAATTTCTTTATATTTAGAAATGGAACAAAAGAATCATTCACACCAGAAATATGTGAAAAAATACAAACTTTACCAATAGGATATACAAAAATTTTATCAAAATCAAAATCCATAAAACATATTGGTAATGGTTGGACTGTTGATATAATTTCTCATATATTATCATTTATAAATAAAAAAGGATAGAAATGTAATATTTCTACCCTTTTTTTATTCTACCATTTTTTTAAGTTCTAAAATTATCTTAATAGTGGCATATCTATCAAAATTTATAGCAGTTACTTCTTTTATTTTATGTTTTCTTAGTCTTTGGAAAACACTATACCATATATATTTCAATATTTTATGAACTTCATCTACTTTAACATTAGATAATAATATACTAAAACCATCATCTTTCAATCTTGTGATATTAAATTCATAATCAAGGAAATGTTCTTCTATATCATCCATATCCGTAACTTCATCATTTGGATCAGGAACAATTTCATAAACAGATGCCATACAATCAAGAAAATTTTCTATATAATTACTATCTTTCAATATATTCTTAACACTTGTAAGTATAAATTCATATGGATTATCATATTCATCATCATCATCATTATATGATTTTAATAAAGATTCTAAATTATCATTATATTCATCAAATTGATTAAAGTATTGATCAATAGATTTAGCAAGTTGTTCTGGTGTATAATTATCTAACCAAGTATCTGTTTTAGATTCATTAAAAGTTTTTAAATATTTCATTTAAATAACTATTTTTTTAATATATATTAAAAATAACTTTTTAATTATGGCTGCTTTAGATTTTACAGATTTTTATATTTTATATCAAGGTCACCCAAGATATATGATAAACGAATTAATTGAAGATGACATATTAAGTGTTATCCTACAAAAATATGAAATGGTTTTATTTACCAATAAAGGTGAAGTATTAGGTGATCCAAATTTTGGTGCTAATCTATTAGAATTGTTACATCAAACTAAAGTTTCTGATACTTATGTAAAATCAATAATAAACGAACAAATTGCATTGTATATACCAGAATTAATTGATATTAATTATAACTTAGATGTTGTGTTTACACAAGATCCACAAAGATATCAAGATATTATGTTTATATATTTAAAAATAGCTGACTATGAAGTATATGCGCAAATTGGAAGATTTATTTAATAGGACAATTAGTTGCAGAATAAATAAACCTAAAATCCCTCTTAACTTTAACACCTAATGATTTAGCAGCAACTTCAATATCAAGAAAACATTCATGATCTGCACCACCAATCATAACAACTTCTTTACCTTTTAAATCTTTAAATAATTCATATAATTTCTTTGGAAGATGATGCCAAATATGATTATTACCAATATAAACAATAATAGTGTCTTCTTTTGTATAAAAGAAGTCACCTCTTTTTAATTGCTTATTTTCTTCTTTGGATTTTATTAATTTATATGTTTTACTATCTAAAATCTTTTTATAGAAATCAACATTAACATTATAGTTATAACGTTTTTCTATTATATCTTTTTGATTTGGAAAATCATATAAATCACTATGAACAGGTATTGTTGGATCTTCATCATATAAATAATCCTTATCTACATTTTTACCATCAATATGATTATCCCAAATTTGATATACTTGTTTAAATTGATTACAATATTCCTTTACCTTGTGGAGGTAAATTTCAGTAAAGAATTTCTTAAAACTCTTCTGTATATCCACAATTATTAAAATATTATCATTGGGGTTAGTCTTTTCAAAGTTTTCAAATAATTTTATATATTTCATAAATATATATATTAAAAAAATTAAGCAATAATTTATATTATTGCTTAATTTTTAATTATTAGATTGGTAATTCTTCTTCATCTTGTCCTTGTACTTGACCCTGTCCTTGTCCTTGACCTTGTCCTTGTGGTTGTCCTTGACCTTGTGTTTGTCCTTGACCTTGTCCTTGAACTTGTACTTGTGGCTGTCCTTGGCCTTGTGGTTGAACATCTTCAAAATCACCTTCTTGACCTTGCATTTGACCTTGTCCTTGCATTTGACCTTGGGTCTGTGCTTGTGGTTGACCTTGCATTTGACCTTGTCCTTGCATTTGACCTTGTCCTTGCATTTGACCCTGACCCTGACCTTGTGGACCACCCATAAGTGCATTACCAGGAATCTTTTCTACATCCATACCAGTTAGAGTTATGAACTTTACAATTTCTTCTGCAATATCAACATCACCAAAAAATTGTCTTAAGTTTTTACCACTTGTATCTTTTACTTTTTTAACATAAGCATTTATTAAAGATTGTGGAATATCAACCATAGTTCTAACTTTGTAAATGTCATTAACCTGAAGAACAGATTCTTTTATAATTTCATCTCTTTTCTTTCTTGTTACATAAGATTCAAATTTTCTAATGTGTTTCATCTTTTAAAAATTATTTTTTCTAATTATATATATTATTTTTTAAAAACACTTTTTATACTATTTTATTAAAAATACACCTATTAATATTCCACCAACTGTTCCAACTATACCACCACCAAATATCAAACCCCTTTGTAGCTTTAAATTTCTAATTCTTTTTTCATTATTTGAAACAATTTTCTTATAATTATCTTCTTGTTCTTTAGCCAATATTAATTCTTTCTTATAATTATCTATTTGATTATTTAGATTCTTTATTAAATTATCACTTTCTACATCTTTTTTTTCTAAATTATCTATTTTAATTTCCAATAATGCTACTTCCCTACCATAATTATCTATTACTCTTATATAATTTTTAACCATTGTATCACAACTCAATGATTTATATTCCAATAATTGCAATAATTCCAAATCATTATCAATCTGCTGAACCTGCTTTATACTAAATGTTATACCAATTGTATCACCATCAACAATAAAATATTGTGGTAATGTTGGAACTATTTGTGAACTAACATTGTTGTATATGAACAACATTATTATAAATAATATTTTTTTCATCTTATTAATTTATTTTTTTTAAAATTGAATTTATTAAATCTTCACCATTTTTATCAAAAGGTTTACCTTTTAATATTTCAATCTGTCTATTAATATCATCAAATTTTATCTTCTGATTACCCAAATCAAATTTTGATTTTTCTAATTCAGACTTAACTTTTTTTAATTCAGTATTTAAAGCTATTATTTTAATATCATATTCATTTACCTTTAGTTCTATTGTCTTATAATTAGATTCTAATCTAATTCTTTCTTTAGATAAAGAATCTCTTTTTAACTGCAAATCTTTTATTTCTACCTTTAATAACTTATTTTCATTCTTTATATGTCTATCATTTGAATTAAGCCATTTAAATAAAAAAAATATACTCATTATAAGTAAAATAATTATAATTAAACTTTTTATATCTATTTTCATAAAATTTATTATTATTTATAATATATATCAAAAAATATAATCCCTATGTATAAAAAATTAATATCATTCGATTTTGATGGTACATTAATAGATACACCAACACCCGATGTCGGAATCCCAATCTGGGAAAAAGAAATTGGATCAAAATGGCCAGGAAAAGGTTGGTGGGCTAATTCAGAATCTTTAAATACTAATGTATTTAAACCTGAACTTATTGAACATATTTATGACCATTTTATTAACTATTCAATTAATTCAGACCATTATGTATTTATTGCAACAGGTAGAATAAAAAGATTAGAAAAACACGTTAAAAATGTTCTTGGTATCTATAACATAGATAACGACTTATACTGTAATACCGGTGGTGATACTTTTTCTTTCAAAACTAATCTTTTTGAAACACTAATCCAAAAAAATCCAAAAGCTGACGAACTTATTATGTTTGATGACAGAGATGAACATCTTGAACAATTTAAAATTTGGGCAAAAAAACAAAAAGTAAAAATAACTATCTATGATAGCAAAACCAATGAAATAATTTTTTAATATATAAATAAAACAAAAAAAAATGGCAACAATTACAAGAGAACAAACCGATAGTAAATTAGAAGAAATTTTATCAAAACCATATATATTAATATTACACAATGATGATGTATCAACATTTGATTTCGTAATAGAGTGTCTTATAAAATATGTAAAACACGAATATGAACAAGCTACCCAATGTGCTTTTTTAGTTCATTATACAGGAAAATGTGATGTTAAAAGAGGTAATCAAGAAACTATCAAAAAACTATATGATATTCTAAAATCAGCTGGACTAACAGTTACTATGGAATTAGCATAAATAAGAAGCCAATCAAATTGATTGGCTTCTTATTTAGATATAAGTATATCCTTTTATTTCTTTTGGTATTTTTATATTTTGTTCAGTATATTCATTGAAATCTTCAAAGGCTGCTTCTAATAAATGTTTAACTACTTTACAATCATTTCTAACAAAATTAAATGTTTCTTGATAGTCTAAATATATTTCAACACTTTCATTAAACAAATCTATAATTTCCGCAATTGGATTACTATGATATATAATATCATGGTTTATAATATATGTTTCTAAAGCATACCCTTCTAATGTTGTTAAGTCATTATTAGAAAAACTAAATTCTTCACCTATTTCTTTAGGACACCCTATTAAACTTGTTAAGTTATTATTAGAACAATCAAAGAAACCACCAACATAATTAGGGCATCCTTTTAGATTATTTAATCTGTTAGCAATGCAATTAAAATCACCAATTATTCTATTAAATTTAAGTGGAAGTTCTTTTAATTCATTACCAACCAACCAAACATCACCATCTACATCAATAGATCCATCTGGATTTATTGTGTAATTTTTTATTCCATATCTTTTACAAATATCAACAATTTCAGATTGATTGAAGTTTTCAAATAATTTTAAATATTTCATAAACAATTTTTAGAATTCATCATCACCATAACCGAAGTTTTCGTAATCTTCGTAATCATCATCATCACCAAAATCTTCGTCATCTTCTAATTCAGTTGGATATAAATCATCTTCGATGTCAATTTCATCTTCTGTATAATTATCATCAAATTCGTCTTCTGGATCTAAACCCAATTCTCTTGAATCCCTTTTTCTGTTCATCATAAATTTAGATGTATCTACTTTTCCACTATATTCTTCTCTTGAATAAGGTCTTGCTGAATCCTTTCTAAAATTATCATCAAAAGCTTCAAATGTTTTTAAATGTTTCATTTTATAGTTTTATTTTTTATTATATATAAAATTCAATTTATTATTTTTTATATTATTTAAACTTCTAGTATCCATATAGGAAAATCTTACCTTTTACATCAACTTTATTTCTTATTTCCTCTTCTGCTGTTTCTGATAATGGTGTATTTCTTAAACTCAAATCTCCACCAACAGTAGTTAAACTACCCAATGAATCAATTTTAGCGTGACTTAAACTCAAATTTCCACCAACAGTAGTTAAACTACCCAATGACTCAATTTTAGCATTACTCATATACAAATTTCCACCAACTGCTGTTAGTTTACTAAATGATTTAATTGTTTTCCCCATTAAGTTCAAACTACCACCAACATATTCTAATTGTGGTATTGAATTAATTAAACTAAATAATATATCTAATGAACCCCCTATTTTTTTCAATGATGGTAAACTTGTTATAGTTCCCTGTCCACCACCACCATAAGTTGTCCAAATATTGATATCACCATCAAACTCAACTAAATTATCCAAATTAACAATTTTATAAAATGTTATTTTTTCTAAATTTGGTAACTTAAATAAAATATCAGGAACAGTAGCTGATTTACAATCCAAATTATATGTTCCAATTATTTTTAATAAACTGGTTACTGATGGTTTATATCCAAAAGCAGTAAACAAATCTCTGTATTCTTCCAAAATATCTATTTGTTTAATCTTTAATCCTTTCGCAATCTGAAATGCTAATTTAATATTATCTTCATCAAAACTTAGAATCAATTCCTTAATCTGCTTAATATATTCACCATTTTCATTAATCAACCTATAAGGTGAATAGTTAAAAGATTCAAATGTTTTTAAGTGTTTCATTTTATAATTTTATAATTTTAATATATATTAAAAAATAAATATTATAAAATGAAACACTTAATGTCAATAAATGAAATGTCAATAGGTAAAACATTATTCTATACCTATTGGAATAACGGTCAAGTTTTTTATGATCAAGATAATAACATAATTACATCTATACACGAAAATGATGGTGATTATAGAGAAGAATATTTTAATATAATATTAAACCATTTTGGTGTAAATGTAGAATTTGTTGAAAACACCCCACAATTTATTAAAGATAAATTTCCAGATGATGAATATGATGAATATGATGAATATTAATTATTCTTTATTCTTCAAATAATTATCAATCATATTGTTTAAATTTCTAGTATCCATAATTTTACCTTCTTCCTTATTAGTATTATTATTTATATCATGATCTTGCATGTTTTTTTGTTCCATAGATTCTGATATTTCGTTCAAACCCAAATCCTTTCTCATATCTCTATAAAATTTCTCTAAATCAGTTCTTTGATTTTGAGAAAATTTTATATTATCCCTTATTTGTGATATAGATTGATTTATTACTTCGTGCATCCTTGCAGAACTATCACCATTATCAACCTGTCTTAATTGTGTAAGAAAGTTCTTCTTAGTCATCTTCTGTAAGAAAATAGTATCAGCATACACTTGGGCATCTTCCATCATTTTTTTCTGTATATACTTATGTTTTAAAATTGATGGATTATCACCTAAATACATATCAACCAATGATTCTAATATATCTATTGCTTGTTCTTGTGATTCTACTGTGTCTGCATCATAATCATATATCTGTATTTCACCCAAATCTGGTAAATCTTCTCTTTTTGCTAAATACTTGCTTACATCCAAATCTTTATTTTCTTCTTGAATTCGGTTAAACTCATTCTGTAAGCTATTCATCTTTTCTTCCTTTTTACTCATAAGAATAATTAATTTTATTATATATATAAATAAAATTAATTTTCCCCCAATTTATGGCCAAAAAGGTAGAAGCAGAAAAGAAATTCATATTTACCAGCAAAAATATAGATGAAATTACAGAAAAAATAAATGATGGTGTTGTTGTTAAAAGATACCAAAATCCATGGTTTAAAAATGAAATAGGTGTTAGAAGAGCTGGTATAACATTCATGATGACAGAAGATGAAATTCAAGAATATATAAAATGTAAACTTGATATACACTACTTTGCAGAAAAATACTGTAAAGTTAAAACAGAAGATGGTACAGTAACTAATATGACACTCAGAGATTATCAAAAAGATATCCTTGACCTATATACAAAAAATAGATTTAGTATATTAATGGCGAGTAGGCAAATTGGTAAGTGCTTTTCATACAACACAGAAATATCAATAGTTTTAGAAGATTTAGAATTTGAGTATAGGGTAGGAAAAATATATTATTTGCTATTATCTAAGGAAAGAAAATTAAAATTTGTTGAAAGGTTTAAAATGTTTCTATATGACATAATATACTATTTATCTTAATACATAAACAATATACAATAAATTTAATATAATTAAAAAATATTAAACATTATGGAAAATATTATAATTACGGACAATGAAGAAATGGTAACGTGTAGAATTTGTGGAATTAACAAAAAAAGAATATATGGTGCCCATTTAAAAAACGAACATAAGATTACATCTGATGAATATAAATCTATGTTTCCGGGTGCGCCACTAATGGCTACAAGTGACTTAAAAAACACCACTATCAATAGTGGTAAGCATATGAAGGAAGAAAAGTATAAGACTATGTTTAGTGAAAAATTTAAAGGTGAAAACAATCCTAATCATAAAAATAAGACAACAGAAGAAGAAAGAAAATCAAGGAGTCCATTTTCTAAAAATTTCAGTAAATATGAAGAAATTGAAAACAAAGAAGAACACATAAGTAATTTTGCAAAAGAAGCTATTAAAGATAGAATATCACCAAATCAAAAGGAATATTATATGGTAAAAGGATATTCAGAAGAAGAATCTATTAAAATGGTATCTGAAAGACAAAAGACTTTTTCATTAGATAAATGTATAGAAAAATATGGTGAAGAAAAAGGTTTAGATAAATGGAAGGAAAGACAACGAAAATGGCAAAAGAGTTTATTGGAAAATGGTAATATAAAATGTGGATATTCTGCTATAAGTCAAGAACTATTTTCAGAAATATTGTTTAACACAAGATTAAAATCAAGTAAATTAGAAAATATATATTTTGCAACAAAAAACAAAGAATATTACATATCAGTTAAAGGTTCATTTTATATTTATGATTATGTTGATTTAAATTCTAAAAGAATAATTGAATACAATGGTGATGTATATCACGCAAATCCAAATATATACAACGAAAATGATTATCCACACCCTTTTTATAAAGAAAATGGTCCAAGTGCAAAAGAAACATGGGATAAGGATTCTGATAAATTAAGTGTAGCCAAAAATAAAGGGTTTGATGTTTTGGTTATTTGGGATAGTGAATATAGGAAGAACAAAAAAGAAACAATAAAAAAATGCATAGAATTTCTATCATAATTTTTATTAAAAAAAAGAATAAATAATGTTTAAAATTATTATTAAAATAATATATTATATAATTCAATTAATTGAAAGATATGAATATAGAAACTTAAAGTTGGATGAAGATGATATTTCAAAAAAAATATTAAATACTATATCTAATTTAACCTTATTAGTAAAATCTGATGATGGCTATGTTAAAGCAACAGATATTCATATAACACAACCTTATAAGATTTATTTAATAGAGTTAGAAAATGGATATAATATTGAATGTGCAGATAATCATATATTATTTGATAAAGATTATAATCAAGTATTTTGTAAAGATTTAAAGATTGGTGATGTTATACAAACTGATGATGGTTTAATATCAATTAAAAATATAATAAAGAAGAGTAATAGTGTTTCTATGTTTGATTTAAGTATAGACCACAAAGATCATAGATTTTACACAAATGGTATATTAAGCCATAATACAGTAAATGCTGCCATAACAATGTTACATTTCGTTATATTCAACAATGATAAGAATATAATGATTGTAGCGAATGTAGCGGGTACTACTATTGAAATTATTGATAAGATTAAGTCTATCTATTCATTATTACCTTTTTTCTTAAAATCTGGTATAAAGAACTGGAATCAAAGAACAATGATTTTTGAGAATGGGTGCAGAATAAAATCATCAGCAAGAAGTAAGACACCAGCAATTGGTTTTACTATTGACTTTTTGTATCTGGATGAATTTGCGCATATTCCAAGTAATATTATAGAACCTTATTATACAGCAGCATTCCCAACTGTATCTGCTATTAACAATTCAAAGATTGTAATTACATCCACCCCAAATGGTATGAATTTATTTCATAAATTATTAAGTGATGCTGAAAGACCATATGGTGATCCATCAAAGAATAACTATAAAGCAATGCGTGTTTATTGGTATCAGGTTAAGGGTAGATTTGTTACATATTTCAGATTAAATCCACATTTAATGTATGAAAATAATTTAGATAAAGATACGATATTTGAACAGGTAAAAGAAGCGTTTGGTGAGTTAACTAAGGTTGAAGTTAAATATATACCGGATTTAATGAAAGATGTTATATACATATATAACAATGAATTTTGTACTGATGAATTAGCTAAACAATTCCAAATTACAAGGGAAGATGGTATGTTAATTCCAATTAGAGCGGTTGCAGAAGTAACAACTTGGAAAGAAGAAGCTATTAAGGATATTGGTGGGGAAGATGCTTTTAATCAAGAATATGGATTAAGATTTGTTAATGCAACAAGATCGTTATTAAGTGAAGCTATAATAGATAATTTGATAAACAATAAGAAGCATTATGAATATGAAGAATTGACTGAATTTAGTAATAGATTAAAATTTTCGTATAAAGATTTAAAATGGATCCAAGATGATGATGTATTTAGTCCATTAATGCGTAATAGTGTTAGTGGTATAATATCTATTGACTTATCAGAAGGTTTAGGACAGGATTATTCAATTATGAATATATTTAAGATAAAAGAAAAATCAGATGAGTTGATAGAAATGCAAAAATCAACATATACACATTTATCAGATTTCTTTTGTTTGCAACAGATTGGTATATATAGATCCAATTTAGTTTCTGTTAAACAGTTAGCTGAATTATTTTATGTTTTAGCATTTGAATATTTCAATAATGAAAATTTCAAGGTTGTTTTAGAAATAAACACATATGGAAATGAATTATTGGCGCATTTACCACATTTATTTGAAGGTAGAAATAATTATGGTTCAAATATATTTTTTAGATATAAACATAGAGCAGATGCTTTAGAAGAAAAAATTGGTATAAAGATAGGTGACAATAAAAACATGTTGGTTAAGGATTACCAAGAAGCAATGGGTAAAAAGAATTTTATTATTTCAAATGAAGAAAATATAAATGAAATAACAACATTTGTTAAACACATAACCCCATCAGGAAACATAAGATATGCTGCTGATATTGGAAATGATGATACAGTAATGACTCTTATAAATGGGGCTAGTGTATTTTCTAAATATGAATTTAGGGAAATGGTTGAAGATTATGCAAATAAAAACATTTCTAATGATAAATTATTATTGTGGAATAGTTATATAAAACAGGTTGATTATGTTGAAGGAATTGACTATTCAAGTATTATAAAAATAAATAAGCAAAGGAAATATGCTAAGGAGATGAAGAATTTGAATGGTCGAAATTGGTATTAAAATATTAATATATAATATATGAAAAATATTAAAAATTACGAGTTGTTTTTAGAAAGTATAAAAACATTACCATTAATTTATTCCACTAAATTAAAAGAATTATTCAAAATGATTGATAATCCAATAACTAATAAGTTATTGGATATAGAAAATGATGTGGATAATAAAAAAGACTTTACATTAATTGATATAACAGATAAGGATAATTCAGTATCTTTTATACAAGTAAATAGGATTGTAAATACATTAGGGGAAGAAGATATAGATAAGAATTTAGAAGTTGTTACGAGTGATTCAAATCATACTTTATGGAAAAAACAAAGATCTGAAATTGCAATAGGTAGATTTGTAAATAAAGTATTAACAGATTTTCCAAGTAAGGAATTGCCTATTTTTGTAAATTTATATAAATCTACATTTAATAAAATATATAGTTCATCATCATTTGAATTGGTTAAGGGTGATGAAATTAAAAAATGGTATTTGGTAGATAATTACCAAGAAAAAACAGGTGATTTAAGTAATTCTTGTATGCGATATAAAAAATGTCAAATGTTTTTTGACATTTATACAAAAAATCCAGAAGTTTGTAGTCTTTTAATCTTAAAAAGAGATAATCCAAATAAGATTGTTGGAAGAGCATTGATTTGGAAATTATCAACAGGTGAGTATTATATGGATAGGATATATTGTAATTATGATTCTGATGCAAATTTATTTTTGGAATATGCAAAAGAAAATAATATGAAAATTTATGATTCTGATAATAGGGAATATATGAAAGTTGTATTAAAAAAATATGATTATAAAATGTTTCCATATATGGACACTTTTGAAGCATATTATCCAAAAACATATGAAATAACAAATGAAGAAAATAGACAAAATAGATTAAGACAGACAAATGGGCTATCAAGCTCAGGTCAAGTTTACTCAAATGAATTTGATCTAAAAGTAGATTCAAATGATGCAGTTTATTGTGTTGATGTTCAATCTTGGGTGCCTGATGGTGAAGCAGTTTTTGTTGAATCCGAAGGTGAATACTATCTTTCAACATCATATCAAATAGTTTATTCTGATTATTTGGATACATATATACTTTATAATAAATCAGTTCATTCAGATATACATAGTTGTTCTTTACCAGCAGATGAAGCAATAGAATTTGAATTATATGACAAGATTGATAATGAATTTAATAGTGATTACACACATAAAGATGAAATAAAATTATTAATAAATATTAATATAAATGGAACAGAATATTTATGTCATAAATCACAATTATTTTTTAATGTATATTTAGACAAATGGATTTTGAAAACAAAGGAAAATGTAAAACAATTTGAACAATCTATGGATATTGATGGACTTGAAAAATTAGCAGAATATCTTTTGAAATATAGATTTTCTAATAATGTTCTTTCAAGAATTGAAAATATTTATAATGGTTACATAGTTCAAAAAACAGTAGGTATTAAAAATATAGCAATGGTAAATGTTTATTTAAACCTAAGAAATTGTAGGAATAGATTTGACATCACACCATATAAGAATTTTATTGTTAGTTTAATAGGAGATGTAGGTTATTTAGAATTACTTGATTGGTTTGGAATTATGACTTGGTCAGTAGAAGAATTATTAAATATAGTTGAAACATCATTAGCAAACAATAAAGAAATGTTATCAATATTTATTTACTATAGATATAAACTTAATAAAGTATAGATAATATAAAATTTATGAAAATAAGTGGATTTTTTGGAAAATATAGATTTCTATCTAATTTTTATACTTGTAAAGTATATTATGATGGATTGGTGTTTAATTCTTCTGAAAATGCTTATCAATCAGCAAAATTAATAAATAGTTCTGATAGACATATATTTTTAGATATATCAGCAAAAGAATCTAAAAGATTGGGTAAAATTATAGATAAAAGAAAAGATTGGGATTTAGTTAAATTGAATATAATGTATAATATTGTTTATGATAAATTCACAAGAAACGAATTATTAGGGAATCTGTTGTTAGAAACAACAGATTCTTATTTAGAAGAAACAAACACCTGGAATGATAATTATTGGGGTGTTTGTAATGGAATTGGTAAAAATTATTTAGGTAAAATTTTAATGGATATAAGAAATGTGTTATAAAGGGAAGAAAATGATTAATTCAATTTATGGTAAATTTGGAAATAATTATGATTCAAATGATATTAAAAGAAAATACTATATTTATAATATTTTGTATAAAATTGAAGAAGAAAATAGATTGAAAGAAATTGATAAAAAAATAGATTTTTGTAAAACTATAAGTGAATCTACAAAAATATTTTCAGTTAAAGCTTTACAAGAAATGTTTATTCCGAAAAATTTTGATAGAAAAATTAAAATTTTAAATATACTTGAAAAGATTAACACCAAATAATATTAGTAATCTAAAAAATAATGAAATATTTGTTTTTGGGTCAAATCGACAAGGCAGACACGGAAAAGGTGCTGCTTTAATTGCTATGAAAAAATTTTGGGCAATATATGGGCAATCAGAAGGATTAATGGGTAATTCTTATGCAATAATAACAAAAGAATTAAGAAAAGATTATTTACCAGTCACTTTACAAGAAGTAAAAGATGGTGTTGATAAATTTATTGAATTTGCTAAAGTGAATAAAGATTTGATATTTTATGTCACTGAAATTGGATGTCATTTAGCTGGGTTTAATGTTGATGAAATTGCACCATTATTTAGAAAGGCATTAAAATTAGAAAATGTATATTTACCGGAAAGATTTCTATTATATCTACAAAAAGGATTTACTTTATGACAGCAGAATTAATTATCAAGTTAAATAATCTTATAAACAATCTAAATTCAAGACAACAGTTAATAGCTAAGTCTTTTTTATTTAATAAGAAATTTAGAATATACGAAGAAATAATAAGAAATTCAAATGAAATTTTTATAGAAGATTTAGAGAATAAATATTCATGTAATTTTATATTATTTGTAAAAAACAAATGTAATTGTGGTTAATTTTTAAACAAATTTAAAATTAACCATATAATTTTTACTAAAAAATAATTATTTAAATGAAAATATTTGTAACGCCAGAAGATATAGTAAAAAGATGTTTGTGGGATTCATATGCGTATTATATAGTTGGATCAGATAAAGAAGCTGAAAAACTATTAAAAGAAAATGAAGAATTTGAATTAAGTGAACGAGATGCAATAGTAATTGGATTATTAAAAGTTATGGAAACTGATAATCTAATACATAGATTTAATGATTATCTAATTCATTTCTTAACAATTAGATCTGTGAAAGAAAAGGATGTTCTATTAATAAAAAAGAAGACCATAGAAATAAGCATTCAAAAGTTTTTAGACAAATTCCCAGAATGTTGGGAACCAACAATTCAATATTCAAATTCTTTGATAGATTTAAAGCAATATGTTGATAAACTAAAAACAAACCTTGAGCAATTAGAAATAACAAAAGCTACAATTCAAAATATAAGCTATGAATTCTATAATTCAAATGCAGTAAAAAAACTATTAAAATTTAACAACTATTAATATATATGGAAGAAAATTTAGATATTAAAACTTATTCAATAGAAGAAGTTGATTTAATAAAAAAAGAAGCAGATGATAAATATCTTAGATTATTAGCAGAGTTTGATAATTATAAAAAAAGAACTTTAAAAGAAAAAGAAGATATTAAAACATCAGTTAAAAATGATGTTTTAAATTCTATCTTAGATTTAGATTCTGATTTATCATTAGCATTAAAAAACATAACAATTGATGATGGTATTAAATTGATTATGTCTAAAATAGATAAGTTCTTACAAAATCAAAATGTAGAATGTATTCAAACTGAAAATTATGATTCAGATATACACGAAGTTATTTCTATTTTAAATGTTGGTGAACAAAAGATTATAGATGTTGTAAGTAAAGGGTATAGTATAAATGGTAAAATAGTTAGATATCCAAAAATAATATTAGGTGTACAATGAATATATTAAGTCTTTTTGATGGTATGTCCTGTGGACAGATAGCTTTAAATAAATTAGGTATAAAATACGATAATTATTTTGCATCTGAAATAGATAAATATGCTACTCAAGTCACTAAAAATAATTATCCAAATACTATACAATTAGGTGATGTTTCTAAAGTAAACGGATTTGAATTACCAAAAATAGATTTAATGTTTGGTGGTAGTCCTTGTCAAAATTTCACGTTTGCAGGTAAAAGACAAGGAATGGTAACTAAGGATAGTATAGATATAACATCATTAAAACAATATTTAGATTTAAAAAATACAGGATTTGAATTTGATGGACAATCTTATTTATTTTGGGAATATATAAGAATATTAAATGAAGTTAAACCAAAATATTTCCTTTTAGAAAATGTTAAGATGGAAAATAAATGGAAAAAATTAATATCAAGTATTCTAAATATAGAACCTATATTAATAAATAGCAATTTATTTTCTGCACAAAATAGACAACGTTTATATTGGACTAATATACCAATAAAAGAACTACCTACTAATAAAGAAACTTTAAAAGATATTATTGAAGATTCAGTTGATAAAAAATATCATTTATCATTTAAACATCATTTAGCCTTCTTAAAAAGTTATAAATGGAAACATAATACTTTAAATGAAAAATCAAAACCATTATTAGCATCTTATTATAAACAACCACCACATTGCCCATATATAATTTGTGAAGAAAGCGAAAGTGGATTTAGAAGACTTACACCATTAGAATGTGAAAGATTACAAACTGTTCCTGAACAATACACAAAAGGTTTAAGTGATACACAAAGATATAGAATGTTAGGTAATGGTTGGACAGTTGATGTAATAAGCCATATTTTTAAAGGTATATAAAAAATTAGTCTGATATAATTTAATATATCAGACTAATTTTTAATTGCTAAAAACAGACCTGATCATCGAATCAAATCTTTTGGATTTGGTAGAACTCAGTTATAATGATTCTCTACAATGACATTCTACTTCACAATCACCATCACAATTTGGACATTCTACTTCACCTTCACCATCACATTCTGAACATTCTACTTTACCATCACCTTCACATTCTGAACATTCTACTTTACCATCACCATCACATTCTGAACATTCTACCATTTCACCATCTTCTCCTTCTATTTCACCAAAACCTTCACATTCTGAACATTCTACTTTACAGCTACCTTCACATTCTGAACATTCTACTTTACAGCTACCTTTACATTCATCACAGTCTACTTTTCCATAACCTTCACATCTACCACATTCTGTAATGCCTGTTTCATCACAATCATAGCAATATTCATTCCATTTACCATCATCAGCATCACATAATGTTATATAATCACCCCTTAAATCATCGCTGTTTGATAATATTCCATTATTTAAATAATAGTAACAAAATGTATCTAAATATGGATAATAATCAAAACTACCGCCTTTTATATTAATTTTCAAAGAACCACTATCAACTTCTTCACCATTTGGTAAAACCACCACAAAATCAGTGGAACTATCATTTGCTTTTTTTCTTTTCCAACCATTTAATTTAGCATATTTATTGAATAGTTCAAAATCATTATCATTATTCGTATATACCCTATCCATAAAAGTATCACCATTTGAAAGTTTCCAAACTAATGCCCTACCTTTTATTTTAGACTTATCTTGTTTTAATATCAATAACTTACAAACATCTGGATTATCACAATAAATATCAAACCTACCACTATTAACATCAGCCATACAAGAGTTTCCTAATGTTCCACTATCTGAATAATATCTATTACTATTATACCAATATGCTATATCATAACCACTTGTTAATTCAAAATTATTAAATTGATCATTTAATATATCTATTTCAGCCTTATATTTATTAACAAATGTTTCTATTTCAGAATCAGTATATTTAATTTTAGCAGAGTTTAAAATACCTCTAATTCCTCTTCCTATTTTTATGTCCTGCCTATTTGAATTAAATGGTGTTTTACCAATTATCATTGAGTTTTCACTATTTAATAAATAAATATCATCATCAAATTGACATTTATAATAAATTTTACCATCATAATTTAATGTTTTTAGAATAGTTCCGTTTGATGAATTAACTGGTAGTTCCATAAGAAACTTACCCTTAGTATCAAATTCAAGTGGAACACAAACATCATCTATAAAATAATCACTTATATAATAGTTAATACTTGTTCCGATATATTGAATATTTTTATCATTCGCTAATTTTTGTCCTTTTTCATCACTGATAAATGATATTTGGTTTGGTTTATCCGATATATCTATATAATTATTTGATAATTCTAAATCTACATCTTCTGCATCCAATAAATAAGTTGCTATTGGTGATTCAACATTTTTTAATATTTTTCTAAAATCATCGGAATATACTAAGATAGATTCCATTAATAAAGATTCTAATAAGAAATCATCATACTTCTTTAACATATATTAATTTATTTTTGTCCAAGTGTTTTTTCATAGTCAATTCCACCATGTTTTAATAACACTTTATTTATTAGTTCAATTGGAACATAAGGATAAATATCACTATATTCATCAGAATCTTCTTCAAATTGGTCTTCTCCATATTCAGTTAAAATAGGTTCTTTTTCAGATGGAAATCCAATTTCCATTTCAGAATAATGATTAGCTTTATCTTTTCTTGGCCATGAATATGATCCATATGCGCCTTGAACAGATAAACTAAACCCATCATTACAAAATATTTTTGGTCTTATACAAATATATTCAGATTTGATATAATCATTAGATATATTAACATAAATATTTATGTAATCATCTTCTAATAAATCAGGATTTTTAGTCTTTGCATATTCATATATAAATTCATCAAAGTCAATATTTTGTCCATCGCAAAGTTGAATTGTAAGTGAAAAATCACCAGATTTAAGAAAGCGTAATATTTTTTCTTTAGTTTCATCACCAAAGAAATTTTCAAATAATTTTAAGTATTTCATAGTTATTTTAGTTATTTTAGTATATTATAAAAATATGCAAATTTTTTAATTCTTTCTTCTAATCCATTTGTTCCACCATTAACTCTTTTTGATACAAGTGTTACTGTATTTACATCTGATCCTAAGTCACATATATCCCAAGCTTTATAAGTATTAAAGAAAAATCCAACAGATGCTAACGGATATTTAGTTGCTACCAAATCTGGATTAGCAACACAATCTTCGCCAATAAATTTAGAAAATGCTTCATAATTTGATTTTCCTGTAAGTTGTAGATAACCTCTACCCCTATATTTATAACCTTCGCCACTTAATTCATCACCATTTCCAAGTCTTGAACCATAAACTCTATTAGCTATTTTTTCTGGTTGTCTTGCATATGATTCACTTAAATTATCAGGGAAATATCTTGGAAATACCCTTTTAAGTCCATCAGATGAATAATTTAGATTTTCTAAAACGGCAACAAAATTACCACTTTCTACTGAACATTGTGCCAAAAAATGTGATAATCTAAGATTATTTGTTATATTAAATCTTTTAGCAGTTTCAGGTATTTCATTTATAACTTTATCAGGTATAATTCCTTTAAGTCTTGATAGGTTTAACTCTTCTACCAATACAACAGAAAACATCTTCTTCCAAGTTATGTCACCAACAACACCATCAGCAGATAGACCATTGTTCTTCTGCCAAGTTTTAACAGCAGTTTCAGTATTTGCACCAAAATCACCATCAGCTATTAATCCAAGTTTTTCTTGAAGCTTTTTAACATCTTCACCATTACTACCAATTTTTAATAACATATTTTTTATTTTTATATATTAAAAACGGTAATTGTTATTTTATTTGTTTTTATTAAACTTAATAATGATTCCCAAGACTTTCTTATACCTACTGAAAAGTCATTTATAGTTTCCCATTTATTAATATCATAAAGGTAAAACATCTTTCTATAATCACCATTTATTGTTTTTATATCCAATATATCTTTTAATAAATTTTCTTCGGGTGCTAATTTATGTCCTTTAAATATAACTTTACCATCTATATCATTATCAAGATATAATCTATATTCAAAACGAAGTGTTTTTTTAATTACTATATAATTCATTAGTCTATTATTTTTAAAACTATTTCTTCTACAAATTCCTGCATATCATAGATAGATATAGTATCTAATGTATCATACCTACTATGACAATTATATAACAAATCATAATTTAAATAAACATCATTAAATTTAACAATTGATTTTTCATTAATAGGTAATGGTGGTAATGGATTAATAACAGTAGAATCAATTCCATTTTTTCTGAAAATAACAGAATCATTAAATGGTGTGTTTATAACAGGACATTCAAACAATTCAATAATCTTATCACTTAATATACCTGGATAATTACCCATAAAGAAATGTTTTCCACCACTTCCTGTTAATTCTAAATTAAGAACCCAATCTATTTTACCAAAATCCCCATCATTTATTTGTTCTGATAATCTTTGGCTACCAATTCCACCAATTTCTTCACCATCTAATATAACTGCATTTATATTTGGTCTTAACTTTTTAATTGCTATTAAATTTATAACAGATGCAGAGTTATCATTAGCATTATCAATATTAGGATTTACAATATCATGATGTGCAACAACCATTTTAGATGAATTGCCCCTTAATATAATATTAAAGTATTTAGTTTCATCACCAAACACATCAAGTTCATATTTAATATCTTCACTATCTAATAAATTAATTAGATATTCTACTCTTGGTGTTGGTTCTAAGCCATTTTTTCTAGCTGAACCTATGTTTCTTACTTTACAGAAATCATAAATTTTATTGTATATCATAAACAAATTATATTTTTGGTATATATAAAATAAATCAAAATAAGTTTAATTATGAGTTATTATAATATATTAGGTGTTGATAAAAAAGCATCTTCCACAGATATTAAATCTGCATATAGAAAATTATGTAAAATCCACCATCCGGACAAAGGCGGTGATGAAACTAAATTTAAAGAAATATCAGAAGCATATGATATATTATCAGATGATCAAAAAAGAATGCAATATGATAGATATGGTTCAACTTCAAATAATAATAACCAAAATCGTTATCAATCACATGGATTTGATATGAATGATATATTCAATAATTTTGGTGATATATTTGGAAATAGACAACAAGCTAAACCACATATAAGAGGTGGTGATTTAAGGGTTAAATTAGAAGTTACATTAGAAGAAGTATTAAAAGGAAGTGAACGAAAAGTTAAATACAACAGACAAAAATCTTGTAATACTTGTAGTGGAAAAGGTGGCTCTGATTTAAAAACTTGTATAAATTGTAATGGATCTGGTCATAAAAAAATAACTCAACAAACACCTTTTGGTATTATGCAACAAGTAATATCTTGTAATACTTGTAATGGAACTGGTAAAATGGTTATAAATCATTGTAAATCTTGTAATGGAAATGGTACTAAACTTGAAGAGGAAATTGTTGAAATCAAATTACCAAAAGGTGTAGCAACAGGAATGGCTTTAAATATGCCTGGTTATGGTAATAGTATAAGAAGTGGTGAACCAGGTGATTTACACATTATAATAGAAGAAATAAAACATCCTAAAATTAATAGAGAAGGAAATGATTTATATTATGAAGAATTTATATCTATCCCAGAAGCTGTTTTAGGAACAAATAAAACAGTAGACATACTAGATGATAAAATTGATTTAAAAATTGATTCTGGGTGTGATAGTGGCAAAATATACACATTTAGAGGTAAGGGTGTGCCTGTATTAACTGCAAATGGTTCTAATTATGGTATAGGTTCTTTATATGTTAAAATAACTGTAAATATACCTAAAAATATATCTGAAATGGAAAAGGAATTGTATGAAAAACTATATGAAATTAAATAATAAAAAAATCCAAGAAATATTCTTGGATTTTTTTATTTATAAGTTAGTTCCTGATTTAGCCTTATATAAAGGATTTTTTAATCTACCTGATTTAGTATTACTTGACCACCAATTAATAAACGATTTCAAAGCATCATCTGAATCAACTCTATATTTCTTAGAACTTTTAGCATAATATGGTTCATCTTGATCTACAATTTTTGTAGATGGTTTTTTGTCTACATTTTTTATTTCACTATCATAATAATAAACATTTAATATCCATATAGGATATGATGATTCTTCATCAGATAGTAATATTTCACCAACTAATCTACCACTATGTTTTATATCAAAACTATGTTTATCTTTATAAGATAATTTTAAGCTATATTTATTTAGCTCTGATGTATATTTTGTTTTTGGATTTCTAAAAATATTTTTAATATTTGTAAAAAAACCTTCAAATGTTTGTATATTTTTCATCTTATATCTTTTATTTCTTTAATTTTCATATTCCTTTAAAAATTTATCTGCTATATTTTTTAATCCTTCTCTTTCACATAAATAATATTTATAGGTGTTTTCTAATGACATAAGGGTCACATATAAATAATCTTCTAAAGCATAAACTTCAAATTGAAAAAAACTATCAATCTTTCTTTCTGTGACATCACATAAAATTTGATAAGAATAATTTGTAGTTTCTTCATAACGATTTAAAATTTTATCCCTTTGTTGTTTTATAACTTCAATATCGCTACTTGATAATTTCCCATACTCTTCGTTATCTTCAGCATTTTCACAATACTCTCCATATTCTTCATATGATATTTCTCTACAAATATCATCATCTATGTTTTCAAAAACTTTTTTAATCTTCATATATTTCTTTTTTTTTAAACTTTTGATTCAAATCTACTTGCTATATCTTTTAAACCTTCTCTTTCACATAAAAAATAAGTAAACAATCTTTCACGCAATTCTATTTTTACTAAATATAAATAATCTTCTAAAGCATTAACTTCAAATTGAAAAAAATCTTCACAACTATGGTATACTGTACAACTAAATAAATAATATGTTTCCTTTTTATTTTCAAAAAGAAGATCTAATATTTTGTTTCTTTCTAATTTTATTGTTTCTATATCATTATTTGATAATTTAACTTTATCTCTTTCAAAATACCCTGCATATTCTTCATATGATATTTCTCTACAAATATCATCATCTATGTTTTCAAAAACTTTTTTAATCTTCATTGTTTATATCTTTATATTTTTCTATGAATTTCTTAGATAACATTTTTAAACCATCAACACCATCACATTTGAAATACATTTCAAATTCTTCTGTATTTATAGTAACTAAGAAATAATAATCTTCAATTGCTTCTACTATTATATGTAATCCATCAACTTCATATCCATGAAAAGAATAAAAATCAGTTTTGCTTCTACTATTATGTTGCATTCCACCAACACCATAATAATAATCAAATATTTCCTTTTCTTGCTCTTTAATTATTGGAATTATATTATTCTTTAGGCTTATTAGTTTATCTCCATATTCACCCACCCAGATATGAGATTCGTATGTCTCATAACTTATTTCTTCACAAAGTTCATAATCATTTGTGTCTTCAAATACTTTTCTAATTTTCATATTAATATATATTAAAAATAAAAAGCATATTTTAATTAAATTATATGTTTTTGTATATAAATCCATTTTCTATTACCACCATTGTATATTCTATAAAAACCCCAATCTAACATTATTTCCCATTCTGTCTTATTTGTATCCGCACCTAATTTTTTCAACTTGCTTTTTCGCCAATTGAATCTATGTTCTCTTTTATTATCAATAACATACCAATAACCAGGTTCAGATGTGTGTTTATATTTAAATCCTAATTTTTCATATAATGCGCCAATAGAAATAAGGTTATCTGAAAAGGATTCTACTTGAATTGGATTATACTTATTTAAAAAGTATTTAAATATCTTAGATGCACCACCTATAACACTATAATTACACAAATTACAGAACCTTAATAATTCAAAATATCCATCTTTGTGTTTGCCACCTAATGCTAATCTTAATTTTGAAAATGTCATCAAGCTTACTAATTTATTATCATAAAATAATCCTATTCTAACAGATGATTTACAATCACCCTGAAAATGGTTATTATTTAAAAATAATTGTGATGTTTTGTAATCAATTTCTCTTATTGTACATTTCCTTGCATAAATTTTGTTTGATTTACCCAATTGATTTAATATAAAAGATTCACATATATCCCTTTTTAAAATCCAATCATCTTCCCAAATAGTAATTAATTTTATACCTTGCTCATCACACATATTAAATTTATTTAAATGATAATTCTTTTCTTTGTTTAATATTGAATGCCAATATAACCCATTAAATTCTATTGCTAATTTAAATTCAGGTATATAAATATCTATTTCAAATGGTTTTATTATCTTTCTTGAATTTTCTACTATTTCACCATTATAGTTCATTTTTATAAAACTTAATAGGTTTTTTTCTAATCCAGAAACTGCTCTACAAACTGGATTACATACAGTGCATAATTCACTACCATTTAAATTTCTTTGATATAAATTTTCTCTATTTATTTCAAATATATGTTCACTCGGACATTTTATAAAAATATTTTTTTTAAATGCTGTATAATCAATTTTTATCAATTCATATAAATTATGATTTTTCAGCTTTTCTTTTATTAACTTTTCTGTTATTTCATTCTTAATATCAAAAGATGAAATAACACTTTTATTATGAATATTTTTATCCATCCAAGGATGTTCAACACCATATTTAGTCATTGACGTATTTTTATAGTTTTCTTTATATACATCAATATTTTCTTTAAAAGATTTAATTCTTTTTTCCAATAGGATATTACTTTTGCTTGGATTATCAATCCCATAATTGTTCAATAAAGTTTGTTTAGACTTATCTTGTGTTTCTTTTAAACACATAGCAGAATTAAATCCATATTTCTCTAAATTAGTCTTTACAATCTTATCTTTTATAATTTTTGATTCAGCGGGTGTTTTAGTTCCATATTTATCTATTGACTTCTGTGTTTTTAAATTTTTTATATTTGGATCACTTGAAATACATTTATTACTACAATATTCCCTATATCCTAAATTTGTATTTCTAAACTTAACTAAATTATTACAATTTTGGTTTTTACAATTAGGAACTTGTTTAATATCATTAATACACAAATATACTTTTTCTTTAAATGTTACATCTATATTGTTTTCTTTACAATATAAATTTATATAATCATATTCTTCTGGGTGATTATTAATTACATATTTTTCCTTTGCTAATTTACCAGATGAATCCGGTTTTTTAAATATATCTAAATTCATTTTGACATTGCGCTTTTACATATATATCTAATATACCTATTTATGTTTAATAAAAAAAAGTCATATATATTTCTATATATGACTTTTTTATTTTTAAATATCTTATTGAGTTAAAAATCCACCTGATTGAATCGCACCAGTTCTTAGGATTGTTATGTTGTTTACGATTACAGACATCGCTTTTATCGGTTCAACATAAGTATCAAGCACACCAATCTGATTATCTATAATTTCGGAAGTATTATTTTCTTCATCACATTTATTAAAGTAGTTATAAAGACCATTTTTATTTACATATTTTTCGCAAATAACGTCAGCTCTAAGTTTAATTTCAGATCTAACATCTGGTGTATTAAATTTCCATTGGAATTCCAATAACATTGCAGAAAGTTCTCTTTCAAGTTCAATTAATACTTCTCTAACGTGTATGTAAGATAAAGCTGACTTATAAAGTGTTTGTGCAGTATTTTCAGTTTCAATTACATAACCTCTATTACGTTTGAATACAATAGGATTCATTTGAGCTGTATTTAGGTTTTCAATATCTACTTCTGTGAAGTTCATTTCAGTGCCTGCAATATTCGTAACTCTACCATTTATTACACCTGCTGCTACTGTCCATGGAAGAACTGAAGTATTATTACTATTTAATTTTCTTAAATATGTATTAGCAACATACATAGCTGGTGGAACTTCTGCTGGTCTACCATTATCATTTACTGTTACGTATGGGGTGAAATAGCCAACTGTGCTAACACCTCTACCATCACCAAATGAATATAAGAAAGCAGGACTAGATTCTGGATTACCACCAACTGCAATATATGCAGTTTGTAAAACACCTTCCCCATCAACAAAACTAGGTGAAGTTGAATTTTTGAACGATTTCATTGATGGCATATTTATAAATCCAAAACAATCTAATCTTTGTCCAGATATATCAACTAATTGTTGTTTAGAACGTTCAGCTAAACCTAAACCAAATGAGTCAATAACATATCTAAAATCAATAGTTTCTTTATTTGTAATTGCTTTGAATAATTGTGTTCCTTTAGCAACCAAATTTAATATTGCATTTTGTCTTGTTTCTGTACCATCAGGCATAGAAGCTTCTCTAACTCTAAATCCTTTTAATGTAATTGCTTTATATGTTGTTACATAATCTTCAATTGTTGTATATCTCATTGTTTGTAAATCAGTTCCAATTGCATATTTTTCAATTGCTGCATCACATGTGATTTCAACTAAAGTAGTATCTGCTGCATATAATCTTTTGGTTAAAATTCTAGTTAAATTTCTAGTCATTTGATCAGGTTCTATTGCTATACTTGGATCAACATAAGCTTCTAAGAAATCACCTACTTTTATTTCAGTATATCTTGAACCTTTTACTAATATTTTATTAACAGATGCTGTATAACCAGTTGGTTCTTCAATTTCAATTGTTTGTTTATAGTTGGTTTTATTAGTAAACACTTCAAAAGATGCATCTTTTATAGCATCAATCGGTTCTGATGTTTGTAATAAGCTATCAGTAAATTGAACTGTTAAATTATCAGATGAATTTAAATACATTTTAAGATATGCTTTAGTTGTATAATCCCAAACCATAGTAACATTAGATAAATCTTCATTTGTTACATCAGTTGTTACTCTATAAGCTTCATATCCAACAGAATATGTAACACCAGATGTAGCACCATTTGCTGGATCAGTTAATAAATGAGCATAATTTGTATTACCATCTAATGTAATAGCCACTGCATTTAAAGTAGAATTAGGAATAAAAATCTGTTCGGTTCCTAATACAGACCATCCTGGTGTAGCACTGAATGCGACATAGCTATAAGTTCCTTCATTTTGGAATACAACTCTAATTGGATCTGGATCAATTAAATTTAAATGGAAATAATCACCTGTGTTAATTTGACCATCAACAAAATTTGTATATAAATCTGAATATTTTGCAGCTACACCATAACCAGTTGCTGAACCAACAGTTGTTTTTGTTTCCAATCCAACTGAACCTAATGTCAATTCATTATCCAATTTGTAGAATACTAAGTTACCAGCTAAGATATCAGCGGGGACAGTAGTTCCAAAATCTAAATCAAATGATTTATTAGAAGTTGTTGATAAAACAACATTAGATAAAGTAGCATTTGCTAATGATATCTTTTCTTTAGTTGTCATATCTTTCAACATAGTAACTTTTATAATATTAGCTGAATCCAATATTGTCAATAAGAAGTTAAACAATCTTATTTTTCTATGTGTTTCATAGTCACTAACAGTATCATTTTGTGCTGTCTGTTCAAAAGTAACTTTTATTTTAGTTGAACTCAAAGTTGTTACTGTATAATCAGTTGTTACAGCTAATTCTTTAAATCCAGAAGCGGTTACACCAATATCATTTACTGTAAATGATGCAGTTACAAAAGTTTGATTAACAACACTAAAACTAAAGCTATTTAATACTAAATCATTTGTTCCAATTGTTGGTGCAGTATCATTTGTTGTTGAACTAGCTAATTTTAATTCACCTGTTGTTGCATCAATATAAGTTACTGATGTATAACTTGCTGTATTACTTGATAAAGTATAATTAGATGGTGCTATTGAGAATGTAAATGTTCCTGCTGTTCCAGAATTAACCAATAATTTACTTCCACTTGTAACAACATAAGAATTTGATGTTAAGCCAGTTGCTATTGAAACGGGTGATAGTAAATATCCAAATACTAAAGACATTGTTGCAACTGTTTCAGATGCAAGGTGATAGTCAATACCAGCAATTAATTCTTCTGAAAAATTAGCAGTTCTATTAGTTCCACCCCAAGAGCCCGGTCTTAAATTAGATATAGATGGACCAAAAGCAACTACATTTTGACCATCAGAACCACCTGCTATATCTAATGGTGTAGCAGTATAGTCTAATAATTCAACCAATGTTGCATTATAAGATAAGAAATCAATTGTTGTTTGTCCATTATTAACTATACCATCAGCAATTGCTAAATTATTACCAATTAGATCAACCATTCCAGTTGAATAATCTTTTTCAAATTTATCCAAATTAAAAGCACAGAATAAACCGGTTCTATCAGTATCATTATTTATAATAGTTTCAATAAAGATATTTCTACCATTATTATCTCTAAAATAAGGAATCATTGAAAGACCTTCATAATATGCTAATAGATTTACATTTCTATCATTAGCGAAATCATTAATTTTAGTCTTATCAAGACCTTCTGTTGTAAAGTATTGTGACCACTTACTATCAACTGATAATTGTGAATAATTAGACCAATCACCAGCGACTACGATTACATCAACCATATAATCAGAAGCATAATCTTGTTGATTAGTATAAGTTGGTACTTTATCTGCTGAACCATAATATTCCAATAATTGTCTATTATATCCAGTTAATTTTGTTTTAAATATAAAAACTGATATATATTTATCAGACATATTAGTGAATGATAAAAGTCTATCTTCTTCACCTGAATCGTTACTTGTTAAGGTAATGAATGAATCTGTATCTTTTTTCCAAAAAGATGATGTATCAAAGAATCTTCTATAAGCACCATTTCTTATAATATCATTTACTTTATCAGATGAAGTAGATAATGATTTGTATTCTAATGTATCTAATGTATCTGATGTCATTAAGAGATTCATAGCATAAACTGGATTAGATTCCAATAATTTAGCTACTGTTCTATGGAAAAAAGAACCTTTTCTTTCAAGATTTCTATCAAGTGGACCAAATATTCTTTCAAGGTCATTAACTGTTTGTAGTAATACAGGTGTATTAACTGGTCCTTTTTTGGAAAAACCAGAAACAAAAGTAGTAGTTCCTGTGACAGTAGGACTGACTATAACAGAATTATCAAATTCTTCTATAAAGATACCCGGTCTTTTGTATTTGCCAATTTGAATTGCCATATTTATTTCATTAATTTTTATTTAATGTATATATAAAATGTAAAATATGTATTTTTTACATTTTATTGATTTGTTATATCAGTTTGTGTGGTTGAAGCTGACCTTTTATTAATTTTATAATAGTCTATTCTTTTTTTAGATATATTTAAATCATTTTTCATTTGTTTTAGCTTATCATTAACCTTTTTTTCAATATCCATTATTTCTTTTCTTAATTTAGTAACTTCATTTTTTTTATTTAATACATTAGCTTTAGATTGGTCTATTTTAGAAGTTGATGAATCTTGGATAGTTTGATTTCCTTGATTGTTTGTAATATTAGTTTGTTCACTTTTAATACCTTCTTCTTCATTCTTAATACCATCTTCTAAATCTTTAATCTTTCTTCTTAATTCACAAGATTGTGACCATAAGGCTAAAACAGGATTATTAAATTTAATTTGTTTTTTATTATTTGTTTTCTTTTCAATATGCCCACGAGCTGATAATTTGTTAATTAAATCAGCTTCATCTTTATAAGTCATATAAATATTACTTAATTCAACTTTTTTTTGATTGAAATCTGAAATTGATTTTTCTAAACTATTATATGTGTTCATATCAGATGCCATTTCAGGTGGATCGGATTGATCCGCCTGAAACTTTTCTGCAATAAAATCTAAATATTTTTTAATTTTCATATTAATTTTGTTAAGTCTATTTTATCTATATCTGATATGTCATATTGTAGTCTACTTTGTGGGGTTTTAACTTCAACTAATTTCCATATTACTTTATCTTGGTCTGGACAATGTGCTAAAAATGTAATTTCTTCTATTTTTTTAATATCTAACAGTTTTATCTCACTTATTAAATTATTATTGGTTACTTTACCATATTTAAATTTCAAATCTTTATTTTTTAATATTTTTTGTGAAACTGGAATAACACCAAAATATAATGGAGTGTTTTCCTCGATTATTTTACTTTCTTCAGTTATTTTATATTTGTCTTTTAAATCATTAGATAGATATTTAGATATTAAATTTTGTTTTTCACCGGAACTAGAAAAATTAAATTTAATTAACAAATGTTCAATTTTATTAATTTCTTTTTTCCCAATCACATATGCTATAATATGATTATCTTTATATTTAATTTTAATAAAATTACCAATTAGTTTAGATATATTATCTACTTTATATAATCCATTTCGATCAGCACTAACAAATGATATTACTTTTTTATCACCAACTTCTTTAGTTTTTGGTTCTTGTAAATTTTCTTTACTTTCTCTTTCTTCTTTTTTTCTTGCTTCTTCTTCTGCTGATGTAAGTTTATCAACCCCACCAAAATATTCTTTCATTATTTTTTGTCTTGATTTAGCAAAACCACCTTCTGGATTTATCATTTCATTTATGAAGTCAAATAATGATCTACCGGATACAATTTTTCTGTTTGGTGATCCACCATCACTACCATAACCACCATCTTTACCAGTAACACCAGAACCTTGATCTTGATTAGGTCCAGTATTTTTAAATTTGATGTTTGCTAATACTTTTCTATATTTTGGATCTTCTAATATTTTAGTAATACCATCTTCCCATTTTTCAAATGTTATCTTATATGCCCATGGTCCACCACTTGCAACACCATTTTCCCAATCACCACCTCTACCACTAGATAGTTCTCCAATATAAATATATGCTCTAAAAGTTTTTTGTGATACTCTACCACCAGGTCTACCAGATGGAATACTACTATTAGCATATAATCGATATGCTTTTCCAAATAGATTAACTATTTCCATTATTTTATCTACATGTGATTCGGAATCAAATGGTATTTCTTTATCACCTATATTTTCCACTTTATCTCTCAATTCAGAATCTTCATTGGTTAATTTCCAAGAATTTTCTTCACCTTTATTAAAAAATTTAAACCAAGCCACTTGAACTTTATCATAGGTTGAATCATCATTTATATCAAATTTTTCATTTAAAAAATTAAAATCATTAAATTTTTCTAAATTCTTCTTAAAATTAAAATCATTAAATTTTTCTAACTTTTTATTAGAAAGTTTAGGGTAGATATTTTTTAATTCGTTATATGATTTTATATAATTTTTAATATGTTGAATAGCTTCCCCAAGTGATCCAATTAAACCCATATCATCTTTGAATGATAATAAAATTTTAGATAAAAATGAAATTCTTTTTGGTAAATCAGAATATTGTGAAGGGATATTACCCATTTCTTCTTTTATTAATTCTTGATAACCGATTGGTTTACCAGTTGTTGCTTCATTTAATATTATATTCTTACCAATAGCAATTACTACAGTTTTATTTAATTTTTCACCTGATTTACTTTGATTTATAATTTCTTCTAATTTCTTTGATAAATCATCAATTTTAATATCTTTACATATCTTAATTATTTTTTTCCAAGCAGCTATTGCATGTTTTTCTTTACTTCTTAGGGTTTCAACATTTTCATTAGCTTTGACTTCTTCCACTTCTTCCTTACTACCAATTGATGTTATCTTAAATGGTGGCTTCTTTGTTTGGGTTGTTGTAATTGGTTTAGTTGTAGTTGTCTGTTTATTATCAACTTTTTTATTCTTATTAATATTTCTTTGGTTTCTATTATAAGCATTAAAATCATCAACAGAAGTGTCAGCAGTTGTATATCCACTATCAATATCTTGTTCACCTTCTATTTTTATTCTTCTATTTTTAATTACATTATTAAGACCTATTATTGATTTAAATAGATTTATATTTGTAGTGAAAAACTTAAATTCTGGATTAGATTGGTCAACATCATTGGTATCTTCATCATCTTCATCATCATCTTTTATATTATAGTCTATATCCATCAAGGCTTTCTTAAAATCTTCTAACTTCTTTATCAATATATCTTTTTTATCAATATCAATACTTTCTATGTATGATATAGTTGTATCTATAAGACCTGACCCTTGTGTCTTATCACCCAATAATGTTGTTAATTTTTCATCCAATTCAGAATCACTTGAAACAACAGCATATATTTCTTTTAAAAGCATTTTAACTTTTAATTTATCAATAGAATTGTTACTATCTTCATCTAACGCAACATTAGCAACTAATGTATCCAAACATGTTTGAACTTTAGCAACTATTCCTTTTATTTTTGTTGATTTATATTGTGCTGTGCTATATCTAATTGTGGAATTTATTAATCTACCTAATAAAGACCCACCCCAAGTAATATCATTTTCAAATGCATTTTCATAAACTTTTATTTCCCTACTATATGGAACTTTTCTTATATTTGATTCGTTATATGATTTGAACTCACTTATACTTTTTATATATTTCATATTTTTTAAATATTTTTTTTATTAAATATATATATTAAAATTTTACTATATAAAAAGTATTTATTATATTTGTGAACAAATAAAAATTTATATCATTATGTACTCATTTAATATTATTAAAATTGATCTTAGACTATATAAAACATCTAAACAACTTCAAGAACGATTTGATGCATTGAATTTTCCATCAAATATGTCAGTTAAGAAAACAATTGAAATGAAAAAGACTGCGGATATTCTATTTTTTGATAGTAAAACATTGAATATATTTGCATATGTTCCTAAATTTGAATCCAATATTGTTTTGTTGGATGAGTTTAGTTCATTCTTAATGAACAGCGAAAAAGAAATTGAAGTTGATGCTATCCTTGATATTGATATAATCCTTGAAAAAATATCTAAAAAAGGTGTTAATTCTTTAAACAAAAAGGAAAAGGAATTTCTTGAAGCAGAATCTAAAAAATAACCTAAAAAGTTTTTTTAAAAACCCACCAAATAAATTTGGTGGGTTTTTTATTTTTTTATTTTAAAATTTCCAGAAAATAAATAATCTTTATATAAGTGGTATAATTTAAAAAATATATAATGAATAAGAAAAATATTTTTAAATTATGAGATTTTTGGAACTTAAATATAATGGTGATATTATTACTAATAACAATAAAATAAATGCAATCTTAGAAAAAGAAAAAATGTTCTGGTTTCTCGAATCAGAAATTGAGGATGCTAAAATAGAAATAAAGAATAATACTTTAATTTGGTATGATGGTTATTACTTAGGTAATTGGCATTATGGTATATTTAAAGGTGGTAAATTCCATGGCACTTTTGAAAATGGCATTTTGGAAGGTGGTCAATTTCATGGAAAATTTGTGAGTGGTTTAAATCTTATTTAAAAAGATTGAAAAAAATTAATTATTCTTCGTATGGGAAAAAAACGTAACACCAAGCAAAACAATATTAAACTATTAAATGAAGATAATATTGTTAAAATTAACAGACAACCAAATGGTGAGAATTTATTTGAAGTCGGTAATTCTATTACAACAGATTTGGCAGAAGCAGTAGCTATTATGATGAAAACTTCGGATTCTGAAGACTCTATTTGGAAAATGAATATAACTGATGGTATAGAAAATATAGAGCCAAGAAAGGCATTATATTGGCTTTCAGGTGGTGATTATGAATGGATAACTTTACATAATTATTGCAAATCTTGGTCAAATTGTGAATATGAATACCAGGAAGAATTTGGATATATGGTTATGTCAATTATTAAAAAAGCAAAAACATATAAAGATATAAAAGATGGATTTATTAGATATTTAAATTTACCTACATTATACGAATTTGCACTTAGTAAAGATTTTATTAGATAATTTTAAAAGCAGTCATTTTTAATGACTGCTTTTTATTTTTATAATTTAATATATAAAAATAAAAAATAATATGAAATATATAAGAACATTTGAAAATTTCAAATATTTTTCTGAAAGGAAGTGCAAATCTCGCACTTATGAGCCAATGAATGAAGAAATATTTGGAATCGGAAAGTTTTTTAAAAATATGTGGTCTAAATTAGCTGGTATAAAAGGTGCTAAAGAATTAGAAAATAAATATAATGAATGGAAAAAGAAAATAGCAGAAGAAATTAAAAAGAAAGCTAATATAGAATTAAATCTTTTTGCATCATCTTCATTAAAAGAGTCTTTAATAGTTGAAGCTGATGAGATTGAAGATGGGGATACTAAAATTGATGCGGAAACATTAAAAGAAAAGAAGAAATTAATAGATCAAATAATAGACACTTATTTTAAAATGGCAATGAAAGATTTTGATAGAATATTAGTTAAATTTGGCGGTGAAGAAAAAAATCCACAATTAAAATTATTAATAGATACTAAAAAGGATCAATTTAATTTAGATGTTTTAAACGCAAAAATTAAGGCATTAGAAGATGCTGGTGATAAATCTGTATTACCACAAGTTATTAAGGCAAGAGATACAGCAAATAAACAATTACAAGCAAAATTAAACAATGTATTAACTACTAAGAAAGAAGTTAAATATGAAGTGGGGGATGAAGTTATTTATCTTAGAAAAGATAAGACTAAAGATGATTGGAATAAACTAAGTGATGATGAAAAAAGAAAGATAGCTAAAGATAAAAAAGATGATAGCGAAACAGTAGCAGTTAAGTCTATTGAAGAAATAAATGGTGATGAATATGGTTTTGGAAAAACTGATGATGGAAAAGCTGATATTAAAAAGAAAAAAAGTGAAATAATCGCAAAAGTTTCAGATATAAAATAAAAATTAAAAACCAACTAATATTTAGTTGGTTTTTTTAATATATACAATATGAATAAAGCACATTTCTTTGATATAGATTCTTTAATAGAAATTAATAATAAGGCTTGGATTGTTGATAAAGACAATCCAACTATACCTATTATGAAAATATCCAAATCGGATTTCAATTTAATTGAAAATGGAATTTATAGAAAACAAAATAATAAAATGGAGTTTAATGGTAGGACATTTTGGCTACCAACAGATTTATATAATAAAATTAAAATTAAAGCTAAAACATATAAAGCTAACTTTGGTAATTTGGCTATATCATTACAAGAATTTTACAATAAAAGTATAATTGATGAAATGGATTTTGAATTAAATCTTAATACAATTTTAGACTTAAAAAATAAAGTTGAAGATATTTATATTATATGTTCAAAACAAACAAAAAGAAATTATGAAACCATAATCGAAAAATTAAAAGAAAAATTAAAAGAAGATGGTATTTTAATTAAAAATTTTTATTATATAAATGAAACATTATATGCACAAGATATAGATCAAACAAGATTTAAAAAGATAAGATTATTAATTCAGCATTTAGTTGGCTATAAATCACAAGGTGATAAATTTATAAACGAAGAAATAACAAGATATGATCAAATAAGTTATTACAATAATGATTTTGATACATTAAAAGTAATTGATGAATTAAATTCTATTTTGGAAGTAATGGTTTCAAAAACAGAAAATGGATTAAGGGATGTAATTAAAGAAGATATTGAAGAATATAGACCAGCTTTAATTGTAAATAAAATAAATGATAATAAACTAAATAAATTAGAAAGTAAGAAAGTAATAATGAATTTAAGTTCTATAATAATGACATATGAAAAATATAATTATTTTTTAAAATAAACTTTATTAAATTTATAAATATAATAAATATGGAAAAATTAAAATGTATTGACAATATATACTATGATGAATTAGATAATAAGGTCTTTAGAATAATAGATGGATTTCTATATAAAATAGAAAATGATAACTTAACAAAAGTAGATTTCACGGAATTAAATAATTATATTATAGTTTATATAATACCAGTTGGAAAAATAACCAATAAAAAATGGTGGCAATTTTGGAAAAAGGATAAGATTAAAAATTTGATAAAAGAATATCAAAAAGATATTACTTGGATGCCAAATAAAGATGATAAAGAACTTTGGATACCAAATAAAGATTAAAATGGCTTAGGACCATTATAGTTACACCGAAACACAGGTGTCTATAGAAAACTCAGAATTCGCTACTCTGAGTTTTCATTTTTTTTAAACTTTAACAACTAAAAGAAAAATAACCACTTTTAAAGTGGTTATTTTTCTTTTAGTTGTTATTTGTTATTTTTCTTTTAGTTGTTAAAGTTATTAAAAGATATAATATATTTTAAAGATTCGTTCTTACCCATTTCATCAGTATGTCCTTTCTTAAAATCACTAATAGTTGATTCCACAAATTTAGAAACAGCATCAACTGCACTATCATATACTAATGGAATAGATTTTATACCATTTATAAGTGTTTTTATTGGCCAAACAATAACAAAAAGGGCAATCATTGCTACTTTACTAGCAACTTCGCCAGTTTTTGTCATAGCATTACTTACAAACTCGCCAGTTTTTGTCATAGCATTACTTACCATTTCACCTAATTTAGAAATACCAGCAACAGTTGATGTTTTAGCTTCTTCTGCTTGTTTTTTTATACTATCAGCATTATTATTAATCCATTTTGTGAACCCATTACCCATAGATATAAATTTTTCTTTTGTTGCTTGGTATGCCAAAATGCTATTTTCAATAACTTTTTGATAAATAGATTTACATGCATTAACAAATGCTTCACCCTTTTCTTTAAGTTTATTATAAGCTGATTTAATGGCTTCTGATGCAGTTGTATATGCATTTGACATCATAGATATAAATTTGTTATATCCAGATTGTATTGTATCTAATGCACTTTTATATGCGGTTGTTAATCCATTTAAAACATCAGCACTAAATTTTTTTATGGAATCCCAAGCTTCACCAGCTAATTCTTTCCCCCTTTCATAATATTCGTTTCCCTTTTCAATAGCATAGTTCAAGCCTTGTTTAACTTGACCAACAACATTTGCGGCTTTCTTTTGTAGCCAAGCTACACCACCACCTGCCCATTCAGCCCAAGATCTTTCCTCATTCATACCATCTTCAAATCCCATAATAAGAGAACGTCTATCATACATATCCAATGATTCATTTAAAAAATAAACTTCATTTGTAATTTGTTCAATTTTTGATACTAATCTGTTGTAATTCATACTTATTTTTCTTTTTTCTTTATATATTAAATGAAAAAAATGAAAAAATGAACTTTTTGAATAACTATATAGTTATATAGTTATTCACTTACTAAATTTAAACATAAGTATGACTTACATATTAATCTTAATCGCTTTTTCTTTTGCATTATCAATTGTTTTTATGATGTTGTTGTTTTATATACATTTAAATATTTTTTATATTAATAATTTAAATAATATAAAACTGTTATATAGTAGAATTGTTGGTCCAATTTTGTGGATTGTTTTTATGTTTATCTTTTTAAGATAAACATAAAAATTAAACTTTATAAAAATCTTAAATATAACATTAGTAAATTAATTATTAAACAAACTTTTTAAAAAATGAAGTACGAACTTAAAATTGACTTTAAACAAACAGAAGAATTGGAAAATGTAATTCTTCAATCTTATTTTGAACAAAACAACAATGGTAAATTAATTGGAAAGAAATCATATCTTAAAATAGATATAAATGATTCCCTTTTCACAGTATTTAAAGGATTGAATAATATGACTGTTAAAATTCAAAATGACTTAATAGATGGTTCTATGAGATGTGTTGTTGATGAAAATTCAGAAGTTATTAATTTATATCCAATAAACAATTATTGTATTATTGATAGTGATAAAAAATATTCATTCTACTAAAAAATGAAAAAATTTGATTTTAATACCATAAATCTAAAACCAAAAAAATGTATTGTTGAATCTCGTTCAGAATGCAACACATCTACTAAATTTGGAAAACACATATTTAATATCCCAGTCATCCCTGCTAATATGGAATGTGTTATAAACGAAGAATTAGCTATTGAATTAGCAAAAAATGGTTATTTCTATATATTACATAGATTTGATGTAGATCAACTACAATTTATTAAAAAAATGAATAGTCTTAATCTAATATCATCTATATCAATTGGAGTAAATGAAGATTCTTATCAATTAATTGATGATATTTTATTAAATAATCTTAATCTTGACTATGTAACTATTGATATTGCTCACGGACATTCTATAAAAATGGAAAAGATGTTGGCTTATCTAAATGATAAATTACCAAATACATTCAAAATAGCAGGTAATATATCAACAGTTGAAGCAGTTGAAGACCTTACAAATTGGGGAGCAGATGCCCTGAAAGTTGGTGTGGCTCCAGGATTTTCTTGTACGACTTATCCGGCAACTGGATATGGTAGTAGAAATTGCCAAGCAGCAACAATATATGAATGTGCAATTGCTTCTAAATTGCCAATAATAGCAGATGGTGGAATAAGAGAACCAGGTGATATTTCAAAATCTATTGTTTTAGGTGCTTCAATGGTTATGGTTGGTGGTATGTTATCTGGGTTTAAAGATTCCCCTGGTTGTGTAATAAATGCTTCTGATGGTAAAAAATACAAAGAATATTGGGGCAGTGCTTCTGCATTTCAATCCGGTAAAAAGAATAGGATTGAAGGTGAAAGAAATTTAATAGAATTAAAAGATAAAACAATTTTAGAAGAATTGGTTTATTTAGAAGAATGTTTACAGAGTTCTATTTCATATGGTGGCGGAAAAGATTTAGAATGTCTTAATAGTGTTGAATGGTTTTTAACTAAATAAAAAAGAATCCTTAGATTAATATTCTAAGGATTCTTTTCTTTTTTCAATGATTTCATTCATAGTTTGTGAAATAATATCAGTTACTACTTCATTAAATAAAGATATTATATCTTTAACACCAGTAGAAATATTTCTTGGATATAATAGAGTTTCATAATATATTTCGGGTGAACTAATTCTTATTTCAATACAAAAGTCTTCTGCATCAAAGTCCAATGAATCATCTTCATCATCAAAGTCCAATGAATCATCTTCATATGATTCTCTAATTGCGGTTATTTCTATATCTAAATTATAAACTTTAGCTTCATATAAAGTTTTTGCATCATCTGCATATGTAATTTCTTCTAAAAAATCACAAAATTCTTGATATTTACTATCAGGTATTAAAACAAGACTTATCAAATAGTCTATGACATAATCCATATTAATATTTTGCGTTTCGCTTAGTATTATAGCCAAATCTAAATCTAAACCATTTATTAGATTAGCTATTTTTATAATATCTTCATTTAGATTGAAGTTTTCAAAAAGTTTTAAGTATTTCATATATAAGTATATCCTATAATTTTTTTTGGTAATTCTACTGATTTATTATAATATTCATTATAATCTTTTATAACTTCTTCTAATAAATATTTAACTACTCTACAATCCTTTCTAACAAAATTATATGTTTCTTGATAATCTAAATAAATCTTAATATCATTATAAAACAAAGAAAATATTTCATATATTGGATTTCCAAAACAAAGTATACCTTTATGAACTTCTGGAAGTCCTTCTAACGTAGTTAGTTTATTTTCTTGTATATGAAGAGAACCTCTTATATTTGGACAATCAACAAGGCTTTCTAAGTTATTATTAGAAATAACAAAAGATCCATTTAAAATAGTTTCAAATCCTTTTAAACTTTTAATATTGTTATTTGAACAATTAAAAGTTTCACCAACAAATTTTGGTCCATTTTCTAAGGATGTTAAATTATTATGATTACACGAAAAATGACTTCCAATGTATTTTGGACAACCTTCTAAAGTAGTTAAGCTATTTTTAAAAACGTTAAAATAGCCACTAACTTCTTTTGGACAACCTTCCAAAGTAGTTAATCTATTATTTGAAAAATTAAAATTACCATCTACTTTATTAAATTTTATTGGTATTTCAGTTAGTCTACCATTTGAAAAATTAACATTACCAATTACATCAATAGAACCATCAGGATTTATTGAATAGTCTGTAATATCATAATATTCACATATTTCACGTATATGTGACATACTAAAGTTTTCAAAAAGTTTTAAGTATTTCATATATTTTATAAATCTTCTTTTTTGTATTCTATAAAATACATAAAATCTGGATATATATACTTTTCAATAAATTTATTATAATTTATAATAATATCATAAGTATCATCAGTTGAAAATTCATATTCACCATTGATATCTTCACCATTATATTCAAAATGAACAAAATATATTACTGTATCTTCATCATAATTCGCATCTTGCTCATAAGAAATATCCTTAGTTACATAAACATCAATATCAATATCATAAATTCTTCTTTTGAATAATACTTCTGCGTAATTTTCCCCAAGTGATTTTGCTTTATTTCTATATTCTTTAGCAACATTAACATCATTAATCTTAATTGATTCTATTAAATATCTTACAGCTTGTCTTATATCAATATTTTGTGAATCACATAAAATTATAGCCAAATCCAAATCTAAACCATTTATTAAATCTGCTATTTTTATAATATCTTTTTCATTATTGAAGTTTTCAAATAGTTTTAAGTGTTTCATAATTTTTTATTTTATTATTTATTATCTCTAATCCATTTTTCCCAAGGATAAAATGCTTCCATATATTTTATATATTCTGGATTCTTATTCTTAGCGATATATAATTCCCAACTATTATACCTTACTGTATAATCCCACAACTTTTTTCTATTCCATTTTAAATTATCTTGAATAAATTTACCTATCTGATAACCAGTTCTATCTGCACCTTGTGTACAATGAATTAATACCTTTCCTTTACGTAAATATGGTTGTATCTTATCTAATGATTTAACATAACCTTTTCCCTTAACATAACCTTCATGCGCATTTATAAATAAGAATTTCTTACCCATACTTTCAACTAATTCCTTTTCTTGTTCAATTGTAACACCAGTCTTTTCTTCTGCATTCATTCTTATAACAACATCTATATCATATGTTTCCAACAAATTCCTTAATTGGTCTAATTTAGGTTGATTTGACCTAAACACATTATCACTACTTGGAACAATATCAAAATTAATAGGTAAACCCTTTATCTTTTTCCCAAGTTTCTTTGTTTCATCATATTGAATATTTTTAAACTCTTTTACATCTTTATCTATCTTTTTTGTAGATTCTTTAGATTTTGCTAAGATTGAATCCTTTTCAATTACATCATTTAAATTTTGATCAGTATGTGACATCATTTTATAAGTATGATAATTTGGATCCTTTTCTAAATCCTTACCATAATATTCATCAACCATTTTTTCATAATCAACTGTTTTAGATTGTGTGACAATTTCTTCGGTATCATCACCAAATATATCTGATATCTGATTATATGAAAATCCACAACCAAACATCAATAAACCACATAGAAAAATAGAAACTTTTTTATTCCATTTTAATATTGACATAATAGATTTTAATCTATTAATCATCTTATTATTACCCATCTTAGATAACGATTTAACTAAATCAGCTAATTTTTTATAAAAAGAATTATTACTTGATTCATCAACTCTACTATATAAATCCACTAATTCCTTTATCTTTTCTTTAATTAGATAATCAGTAAATCCTATTATTTTATTTTCTTCCATATGACCCCATTCTTCACCCCAAACCCATTGCCATTTAATAGGTGTGTGTTTTTTATTTTTATACTTATTTCTTATAGTATAAATAAGTTTTAATTGTTTTTCTGATTTAGCTGGCATATTATTATTTACTTGATTATCTTTTTATCATTATGAACCATGAACTATTACTCATTGCTTTTATTTCTTCTTCAACTTTAAGCATTTCTTCTTTACCATCAGCTATCAAATCAGTACTGTTATAGGTAATTCCACCTGGGAGAGTGAAATTAAATTGTCCCAACATTCTTCCTTGCTGCATCTTAGCCCATCCAGTTACATATTTTATGAAATAATGATCAGCTAATAAATTTTCTAAAGGTATATTTACATATGCTTCTAGAATCAAATTATATTGGGAGTTTGTTAATATGTTTAATCTATGAGTCAATTGATTGTAATGAAATTTAGTTGTATATAAATTCATCTGATTTAACATATCAGCCATTGAGTCTATAACAGTTTTATATACACCTAATTCACCAATTGTAGTGACATATGATGATAAATATGGTTGATTTGTCACACCCATATTAACAGAAAGGTTTGGAACATTGATTCCCAATTGAAGTAAACTTGTATTCATAATTTTATAAATCCAACTAATTGATTGTATTTCACATGGTAATTCAATATGTTTATATTTTGTATATTCATCTGTGTTAAAAGCATCTTTATTAACTAAATAATACATCTTACTAACGGCATATTGATAATTTTGATAAAACCATTTAGCTGCTCTTGTTTCAACAAACTGTTGAATTGATTGGTCTGGTAGATTTTTTGGTAAAGCACCACCAACTGTAACATCAGATTGGATAAAATCTATAAATTCTGTCATTGATAATTGATACATTATTTAGTATAATTTTTATTATATATTAATTTTCAAAAACATATTTTCAAAAACAAACCACCAACTTTTTATATATAACAATAAAAGTATAGTTATGTATGATTATTTTTTAAATAAATCTAAAAATATAGGATCATTTGTTTCTTTCTTAAATAATAATAAAAACAAGGAATACTTGGATTATCTTAATAATTCTATTCCAATTGAAATAGTTGATAGAACTATACCTGAAAAAATATGGTATTTATTGAATAATTCGGAATTACAATTATGTAATTGTGGTGAACATTTAAGTTTCATTGGTTTTAAAAATGGATATAGAAAGTCTTGTGGTAGAAAAGAATGTTATGTTAATAGTAGAAAAGAAACTTGTTTAGAAAAATATGGTGTTGATAATCCAAAGAAATCTAAAGAAATAATTGAAAAAGAACAAAATGACATTTTAGAAAAATGGAATGGTCAACATTATATGAAAAATCTTGATATAAAAGAAAAGGTTAAACAATCAATGATTGATAATTGGGGTGTTGAATTTGCTCAACAAAGTGACGTTATAAAGAAAAAATCATTGGAATCTTGGCAGAATAATCCGAATAGAGATAATATAATAAGGGATAAATCTTTAAAAAATAAATCTAAAACACTTGATGAAAAAGAGGAAATAGATAAATTAAAGAAAAAGACAATTATTAAAAAATTTGGATCATATGAAAATTTTATAGAATATAGGCTTGATAAGATAAAAGAAAAATCTTTAGAAAAATATGGTGTTGAACATCACTTTATGGATAAAGAAATAGTAAAAAAAAGAATTTATAACTACAAGAAAAATATAACTAATAAGATATTAAATAAATTACCAAATGATATTATTTATATTGATAGAAAACAAAATTTAAATTTGACAGATTCTTATATTCAATTAAAATGTAATAAATGCAATAGTGATTTTGATATAAGTAGACAATCATTAGTTAATAGAACAAATATAAACAGCGAAATATGTCTAATATGTAATCCAATATCATCAGGAACTTCTAAGATGGAATTAGATTTATTAGACTTTATAAAAGATAATTATAGTGGTGAAATATTACATAAAGAAAGAATAACCAAAAAAGAATTGGATATTTATCTACCAGAATTAAAATTAGCATTTGAATTTAATGGATTATATTGGCACTCTAATGCATTAAAGGAAAATAACTATCACCTTGAAAAAACAAATGAGTATAAAGATATTGGAATTAAAATAGTACATATATGGGAAGATGATTGGTTATATAAAAACGATATAGTAAAATCAATAATTTTAAATAAAATAGGTTCTATTAAAGATAAAATATATGCAAGAAAATGTATAATAAAAGAAGTTGATAATAAAAGTGTAAGGGAATTCTTAACTAAAAATCATTTACAAGGATTTGTTGGTTCTAAAATAAAAATTGGGTTATATTATAACGATGAATTAGTTAGTTTAATGACATTTGGTGCATTAAGAAATTCATTAGGTTCAAAAAATACTGAAAATAAATGGGAATTATTAAGATTTTGTAATAAAATTAATAATGTTGTAATTGGTGGTGCATCAAAATTATTTAAACACTTTATAGATAATTATGTTTTTGAAGAGATTACAAGTTTTTGTGATAACAGTAGGTCAGATGGAAATTTATATGAAAAACTTGGATTTAGATTTAAGTATCTATCAATTCCTGGATATTATTATATAATAGATGGTATTAGAAAACATAGATTTAATTATAGAAAGGATAAATTAGTTAGATTGGGATATGATAAAAATATGACTGAATTTGGAATAATGGATAGTCTTGGAATAAATAGAATATATGATTGTGGTGAACAAAAATGGATTTTTTTGGGAACTAAAAGTTAAGATGTGTTGTTGATAAAGTAAATTATATATGAAATTAAGAGAATATATAGAAAATCTAAACGAATTCGTAAAAGAAAATCTTGAAATAAAAAAAAAGCGTTGACTTTTAACTTTTTCATATTCTATTTTTTTTTATTTTCACTATAAAGATATATTTTATTTTTAAAAAATCAAATTTCGTTCTCCACAATTTGTGTTATTGAACTAAATCTATTTCTAAACCATCAGAACCTGATTCATCTTCTATGATCATAGATGATCCGTTATAAAATTTTCAACACCATATGTTAATCCACTTCCACTTTAGGAGTCAGGGTACTGAAAGTTGGATCTCTGCTGCTTCGTTCCAGGAGACTACAAAAGTATTGAGTACTGCTGCTATCTGCGCTTTGTTATGATTGTTTACGCAAAAGATTCGGAAGAAATATATTGAATTAAATATTAATAACTTTAAAAATTTATCAAATAAGTTTGTTCAAAGTATAATATTTGGAATTTATCTGTATAATCAATCAAATTAAGAGCATTCAATAAATCAGAATATTCAGAAACAGAATCATTTTGTATATCTACATATTTTTGAATGAAATTAAACGTAGCCGGATGTAGATTTGCAAATGATTGTTGATCTTTAGAATACTTACCAAATAATCCATATTCTAAAGTATAAGCCTTATTGATTATATCTACAAGTGATTCAAAATTTGCTGTAGTCTCAACTTGTGGAACAATTGGAAATGTATTCCATTGAGTTAGATAATCTTGGAGACCTTTTGAATGTTCAAGTTCAGATGCTGCTTCTGATTCAAAGTATTGAGCAGCCCTTTTATAATTTTTATCTATACACCAATTAGCAGCATTTCTATAAAAGTAATAAGCTACATATTCATCACCTATTCTTTCTTCCAAAACAGAAATTATTTCCGCAGGTAATGTTTTTGGATTTACTAAACCGGAATTTCTTTCATTTGAAATTTTGATTGGTTCAACAGATTCTTTTAAAAATTTTTTAATTTGCATAGTTTATTTTTTTTTAAATATTTTTTTCCATAAAAGTATATATTAAAATTTGTTTATATAAAATATTATCTTTATCTTTGTTAAAATTTATAAAATGAATATTTATTATAATAGTTTGAAAATACCATATAAAAAAAGGCATAATACATATTTCTTAATAGAAAGAGGTTTATTTAATGAAGTGGAAAAACTTAAACTTAATGAATATATATAATGTTTTGATCCAGACGAAAGAAATTTCGTTGATGTTGAAAATTATGAAGAATTGGATGAAAATGACACTAATGCTGTTTGTATAAATTAAAATTAAATAAAAATATGAAAAAATTAATTGCTTTTCCAAGTATTGAACCATTTAGATCTATTGTGTTTAATATTAATAGACGTTATAATTTTGTTGGTCTTGATGAAAATGGTGATGCTATTTATGATACATCAATGCCAAAACCAACTTTAACTTTTAAAGGTACTGTAAAACTACATGGTACGAATTCTTGTGTTAGTTATAACAACATTTCTGGTATGTGGTCGCAGTCAAGAGAAAATATAATTACACCAATTAAAGATAACGCAGGATTTGCTTTTTTTGTTGAAGCAAATAAAGAAAACTTTAAATCTTTGGTTGATATTATTACAAAAAGAGAAAATATAGATTTGGATACTAATACAATTTCTATTTATGGTGAATGGGCAGGAAAAGGCATCCAAAAGAACGTAGCAGTAAATGAAATGCCAAAATCTATGTTTATTTTTGGTGTTAAAATTTCACCTTTTAATTCAGTTGATGAAGATGTTGAGAATGGTGAAAAAGGTTTGAATAAACCTAACGCTTATTGGGTTGATCATAGTGGTTTAAGTATGCCAGAATCAAGGATTTATAATATATTAGATTATAAAACATTTAGTGTTGATATAGATTTTAATAATCCAAAATTGATTGAAGATCACATTATTGAATTGACTATGGAAGTTGAAAAAGAATGTCCTGTGTCTAAAGAATTTGGTATAAGTGGTGTTGGAGAAGGAATTGTATTTTCTTGTGAAGTAGATGGTATTGTTCATAGATTTAAATCTAAAGGTGAATTACATTCAGTTTCAAACAGTAAGAAAATTGTTTCAGTTGATGTTGAAAAGTTGGAATCAATAAATGAATTTATTGAATATGCAGTAACAGAAAATAGAGTTAATCAGGCTATTGAAAACATTTTTCCAAATAATACACCATTGGATATCAAAAAAATGGGTGATGTTCTTCGTTGGGTTACAAATGATGTAATAAAAGAAGAAACTGATACTATGATAAATAATGGTTTGGAACCAAAAGAAGTAAACAAATATATTTCAGCAAAAGCAAAGGAAATATTTATGAAAAGGTTAAATACTTTTGCATAAAATAAAAGACAACCAATATATTGGTTGTCTTTTATTATAATCCGAATTTTTTTTGATCTGGAATTGGTTTAATTTCTTTAAATTGATAAGTTATCATTGGATCAATTACATTTGTTTGTAGATATTTATCAAAATCTTCTTTGTTTATATATGCTGTAAATTCACCTTGACCAGGTCCAACATTTTGTTTTCTTACTTTAATTGCATAGATATTACTATAATCATCTTTAAGTTCCATAGCATCAACTAATACATAACTTCCACTTTCTTCCAATCTATCATCGTTTAATAAATCTCTAAACTTATTTAATAGTTCTTTATCTTTTATTGGATTGCCTTCAGCATTTTCTATATCATCAACACCATATGATCCACTTACTTCAATTGGATTTACTTCTTGACCAGTTGCTTTAGGTGTTCCAAATGCTAAACCAGCACCAAGCGCAGCACCTGTTAACATATTTTTCCAAGAAACTTCTTCATTTTTAAACTGTTCAAACGTTTTTATATTTTTCATATTAAACTTTTATATTTATTTTCATATATATATTAAATCTTATAAATATTAAATATGAAAAATATAATTTACTTAGCAATAATTACAATATTATTATCTTCTTGTGGAAATAAAGCAATGAAAAAAAGGAAAGCTTGTAAGGGAAATGGTAGTTGGTATGGTAATAGACATTTAGGAAACATACAAACTTATGAAGATGTATATGTGTTAAAATAAAAATAACATCACATAAAAGTGATGTTATTTTTTTGAACTAAAAAATACATCTTCTTGTTGTATATAGGGAAATAGCATTTTTTAATATATAAAAAACAGACGTTATGATATTAGTATTAGGTGACATACATGGAAACTTCAATTATATAAAGACTTATATTAACAGGTATAAAATAAGTGATTGTTATATTATTCAGGTTGGTGATTTTGGAATAGGTTTTAATTCTTATGAAAAGGATATGGATATTCTTGATAGTTTTAATACCTTTCTAAAAAACGCTAAAATAATAATGTATGCAATAAGGGGAAATCACGACAATCCATCTTTTTTTGATGGTAGTGTTAAATTTAGCAATTTAGAGTTAGTTCCTGATTATACTGTATTAAAATTAGATGAAATCAATATTCTTTTAATTGGTGGTGCAATATCCATAGATAGAAAGTCTAGAATATTAGAAAACACATCTAATATAAGATACGGAATTGAGAGCAGATGTTATTGGATAACTGAAAAAATTGTGTATAATGAAGACTTCATTAAAGATGTAAGAAATATTGATGTATTAATAACACATACTGCTCCAGATTGGTGTACACCAGATAATAAATTTGGTGTTGGTAGATTTGTTGAAAGTTTTGCTGATAGTGATAGTAGTCTTATTAGTGAGTTGAAAGAAGAAAGAGCTTTAATGAGTAAAATTTTTAATGAATTAAAAAGTAATAATAATATTACAAAACACTTTTATGGGCATTTCCATAAAAGCGACACAACCTTAATGGGAAACTGTTCTCATATATTAGTTGATATAAATGAATTTGTGGAATTGAGGTAAAAAAAATTATTAATTATGTTAAAATCAAGAAAATTAATTTCAATTGTTATTTGGATAACAAGTATACTATTATTTAGCAATTATGTATATCACAATGAAAATATTGTAAATAGTCTAAGGACTGAGTTGCATATCACAAAAGGGAAATTGGATAAAAAACACGATGATTTAGTATCTATTAAAAAACAAACCGAATTTCGGGATTATTTGGAATATAGGATAATAAGCACTTGTCATTTAAAAAATCCAAAAGGATTGTCCAAATTATCAGATGAAATATTTTTCACGATAATTGATGAAATAGAAAAATATGACATACCATATTCTATATTTTTCAGATTGATTGATCATGAATCAGGATTTGAATTTATAGAAAACACACAAGGAACCGGTGCATTTGGTTATTGTCAGGTATTACCATCAACATTTGATATTTTTTCTAAGATGCTAAATATTAAAAATATACACAATGAAGTTAATAATATTAAAGTTGGTGCTTATGTTTTAAAATATGCATTTGATATATATTGTAATAGGGGTTTAAATGAAAAGGAATCTTGGTATATGGCACTTATTATGTATTCTGGTGGATCCAAAGGATTAGCAAAAACTGAAATGCTTTATTATAACAAAGATCTAAGAGGTTTAATAGCAAATAAATAATTATATTTAAAATAAAAAAAGAGGCTAATGCCTCTTTTTTTATTTTATTTCAAAATCTATCAACAAGTTTCTTCTTTTTATCTGTTCATTTGTTATTTGTCCATTATCTTCTAAAGAATTATATATTTCTAATAATTGTTCTACTTTTTGTGGTCCCAAATTATTATGATATGTTACTACATCAATTATTCTACTTTCTGACTTATCAATATTAACATTTAATACTAAGGAATCAATTTCTGATAAAAATTCAGTTGAATAATCAATTGTTCTATATACTGGTATTGCAAACATTTTAATGATATATTTATATTGTGAATTTCTTGTAACAAGGTCATCGCAAACACCATCATAATCATCCCAATTTTCTTTATAATCAATGAAATAATCACTATTAACTATTTTATGAAATGCTATAAAATCAGAATTACTATCACTTACATAACAACATTCATAATCTTGTGGACAATTCCCATTAATATAAATATCAGAAATCATTCTAACTGCAACATCTTGATGTATATATTCACCTTCATATTCAGACCAAGTAGCATCTTCTATATGTATATAGCTATTAAATGTTCTAACTATGTTATCAGAATCAGCTGGATACCAATCAGAATGTCTACCTCTTTCTATATATACAGACCTATTTCCATATAAATAACTATTAAGATGCTCTGAATAAACAGCATCATCTTCATCAATATAATCACCTTCATATTCTGAATAAACCCCACTATTCATTTCTTCATAATCACCACCAGTGCTTTGTAATCTATAATATCCATATTCTTTGTCTTCTGAATTATCTAATAAGCCATTATTATCATATCTAAAAAAAGTGTCCATATATGGGTAATATTCATAACTAATATCTTTAACAGATACACTTTTATATCCACGTGTTTTACCTTTATAATCATAATTATTATCTACTGCATAATTTTGCAATATGGTACTATATTCATCAGAAACATAATAAATTCTGTCTAAAAGCCATTTTTCTGATTGATTTGTTTTCCATAACAAAGCTCTTGCTTTTAATTTATTTTCATTATTATCAATAACACATACCAACTTACAAACTTCAGGATTTTTAATATAGATTTCAAAATACCGTTGGCAATTTTTATATCTCATACAAGAATTGGCAAGTGTACCTTCTACTTTACCAGTATTCGGATTAATATAATAATTATCTTGATCATACCAATATTTTATATCTTCACCATCAACAACAATTATTGATTCTTCTTCAAATTCACCAATTGATTTATATTGATTAGTAAAAACTTCAATATCATTTGGTTTATATTTATTTGGAAACAATAAATTTATTAATCTACCAACTTTTATTGGATTTCTTGATTTTTTCCATATTTCAGAACCTGATTTATAATATTGGTCAGCTATAGAAACCATTGGATTTTCTAATAAATCAGTTTCATCCATATTAGATGCTATGTTTTTAATATTTTTCATTTTTGAAAAAGAAAAATATCCATCATTTTCAAAATCCAAAAATGTAACATCATCTTTTATATCAACACCTTCAACACCCAATATATCATTTGATATTGGGTTATCTATTTTTTTTAATTTATTTTTTAGATTGGGTGAAAGATATAATATAGATTCTTTCAAAGAAAATTCGTTATAATTTGATAAGTTTTTCATATTAACTATATATTAAAAAAAATAGGGGAATAATCCCCTATTTTTAATTTAATTGTAATTCTTTTTGTAATAGTTCATAGGCTCGTGCTAATCTTGTCAATCCTATTCCACCACCATATCTAGGAAAAAAATCCAATGATAAAAATTGTTCTAATTCATCTTCAACTCTTTCTTTACCGAAAAGATCAAATAATTTTTGGCAATATTTACCATTTTCAATGGTATAAAAATTATTCTTCATTTCTTCTACAATTGTACTTCTTTGTGCAGATCCAATTGTTTCTTGTCCATATAGGATAACATCAACTTTAGAAAATAAATCATTTCCTTTGCAGTTCATGTTCCAAAATGGGTTTGTGCGATAGGGGAAATTTTGTAGTGATATGACACTACCCTTTTCTTTCCACATTCTATACTCATGTTCATCTTCAAGAATAGAAACCCCACCATATTCTTCACAAATATCATCATAGTTTACTTCAATCATATTATCAAAGCCCAAATATTTTAGTAGTTCTTCTTCCATTTTAATCATATCTTCCATTGTTCCCTTTGATTCAAATTCAAACATTTGGAATATTAATTCGTGTCTTCCTGGAATTGGATCCTTTTCTTGTCTATATGAAGTAGAAATACAAAAAACACCAGGTAATTCAGGATTTAATAATAAGACTTCTTCTAATATCATTTGACCAGTTTGTGGTAACGGCCATACTTGTCCACAATAATTATAAGTAGTTATAGAATGTGGATTTTCACAAGCTGCTAAAATTGTTAAATTTGGTTGAGTTGCTACTTCTAAAAATCCTTTGTTTTTAAAGAAATCTCTTAATAATTCAACTAATTTACTATAAGTTGTAATGCTTTGAACGTTTGTTCTTTTTAATCTTGACATATGTAATTTTTTTTTTAATCTGTTTATACTTATATAAAACAGATTAATTATGTTTTGAACACATTAATTATATATATCATATTTTTAATCTTAAAAATAAACAAAATACTTAAAAATAATATATTTAATATGGATTATATTAAAATATTAAAAGATTTAGATATTGTTGATTTGTTTTTAACAATGCCAAGAGTTAATATATTATATGGTATTGCATCTCCTTATTATAAGGAGCATTATGTTTTTAATAAACAATTTCTAAATATTGAAGAAGTTATATCATATTTAAAAGATAAATATTTAAATTATTATATATTAGTGTATTCTTTAGAAAAAAATATTAATTTTATATTAAGGCTAATTTTAATTGATATATCAGAAAATATACCTTTTCTTAAAAAAGAAAAAAATATTAAATTAAGAGAACTAAAAATTAAATCAATTCTAGAATGATACAAATTATATTAATAATTCCATTATTTATTTGTTCAATATATTTATTGTCAGATATTATATTTTACATATTATTTGGTATAGATGACACAATATTTATATCAAAATTTTTTAAACCAAAAGATAGAAAATCTGAATTAAAAAGAAGAAAGTTTATTATAATAAACAGCTTACAGAGTCCAGGTAGTCCTATACAAGCACATAATTTAGCACTTGAATTAGAAAAAATCGAACAAGAAATAAAAAAAATAGAAGAAAATGATAAATAATGAAGTTATAGAATATTTTGACCCATTTAAAATAACACATATTAAATTTATTAAAGAAAAAGATGCCTGTTATGTTTGGGTTGATGAAATTCCTGATAAAAAATACTTTTTTGGGCTTTTTACAAAAAAAGGAAATAAAAGTGGATTTTTAAATAGAGGTGAAATATCTACAAAAGAACAGTTATTAAGATATGGTTATAAGATTTATGATAATAATGAACGAATAAACAGTAGAGTTGTAACCAAACCATATATACAAATATCATTAGTATGTGGTGATAAAATTAATATAGGTGGAGAAACCGAAAAAGATCTAAGAGATTATATAGATGATATTATAGGTAGAACAAATTTAAAATTTGAAACAAATTAAATTGAACTTTTAATATATTTGATTGGTTGTAGTTATTGTAATTTAATATTACTAAAATATGATTTTGAAAAATTATATATAAGTGATGAACTATTTGGATTACATTTTGGTTTATTAGTTATTCAATGACATAAAAATAAAACTACAACTATGAAAAATCTTATCTTTACAGTTGCTTTCTTTTTTACTATTGTTTTTTCAACTTTTGCACAATTTGTAGTAGAAATTGATGTTATTGGGACTGGACAAAAAGAATATATTAAAGTTTATGACATTGATACTATTTTTATAACAAATAAATTTGTTGAAAAAGTTGATGATGATGAATGGTTGGAAACAGATGATGCAGTAAATTCTTATTTTATAAACGAAAGACCTAATTTGGTTGAACTTTCTTTAGTTGAAGTTTTTGATACAATAAAATCAGATACATTGAAATGCGTTTATTTAGATTCTATGAATAATGATTTTGATTTTGTTGTATATGATTCTATTTGTAACTATTATGAATTGGTAAAAAAAGAAGAATACCTAACAAAATTTAATGTAAAAGGGGAAAAAATTATTCTTCCTAATATTACTTTTTATAAAGAAATAAATAGTAGTGATGATTTTGATAAACTTGTTAAGTATAATCATATTACTTTTATGCAATTTAATCCATATAAAAAGGAATGGGTGGTTGTTGATATAAAAGACGCTATCACAATGAGATAAATAAAAAATTCCCACTAAATAGTGGGAATTTTTTTTTATTTTCTATATTTTTTATTTTCACCTATTCTATATGTTTTACCATCAGTTTCTGTATCAGAAACACCTGCTCTATATTGCTTTTCGCCTGTTTTTTTAGCATTCCAAGCATGTGCTCTTGTTCCTGCTAATTTTGTTTCCCACTTTGAATATTGTGCATTGCTATTAACAAATTCTTTAACTTCATTCATTAAAGAATCTGATGCTTTTGTGCCTAAATTTTCATTAGCAAATTTTCTTAAATTTTTAAGATATAGACCTTGAACTAAACTATTAAATTTAGTCATATCAGCATCAACTATTTTACCAGCTGCTTTAAATTTAGCAATATATTCTTTTATCATATCTTTGCTTGGTAATTCATATCCATTTGATGTTAAGTAACTAGGTAAATTTTTAACATCATTTTGATATAATTTACCAGGTATGAAGTCAAATATACCACTTATCAATGTTCCATATATAAATTCAACCGCTTCTTCTTCTGATGCACCAATTAATTTATCAACCCCCATTATATGTGCATAAGTATTATCACCAATAAATTGTGAAGTTGGTGTAATTGCAGTTTCAAATGCAAAAAACAACTGTTTGTAGAATCCTTCTTTTGAAAATGAAAAATCAATTGTTATAGCTTTTGATTCCCTTGGTTGATTAAATTCAATTTTAACGAATGTTTTATAATCAAAAGATTTGAAATCCGAAGCTTGTCTAATTGCTCTTGTTAAAGCCAATAATCCATTTCCAGATGCAATTATTTCAGTATTCATATCAGACATATCAAAAACTAAAAATCCATCATTAACTATTTTTTGACCATCTATCATAAACACATCTATTAATTTATCATCTGCTGATAAACCCGCGTCTTTAGCAGAAGCCGGTTTAAATGCTGATAATATAGTTGTACTATCTTTTCCTATTTCTTTTACAATATCACTTAGTTTAGCTCTATAAATTCTGCTTCCACTTTCTGTATTTAAGCCAAATTTTACCAAAACATCATTATAACATTTTTCTTCTGATGTAGAACCCTTTAAAATTTTGGCTTTAAATATATTTGATGCATTTTCAGATTTGGCTGTAATAGTTGTCATTTCTTTACCAGGACCACCACTTGTATTTGCCATAGCTTTACCAGGTCCAAATATTGAACTTACTGTCATTAGACCAGCTAACATCCATTCTTTCCAACCTTCTTCTTCATTTATCATTTCAAACTGTTCAAATGTTTTAAGATATTTAAGCTTTGCATCTTGAACATTTTTATTTTTAGTATTGTGTCTCATATATCTATTTATATATTTTTAAGTATATATTAAATATAAATTATCATTTTATTTATTTTTTGAACTTTTTGGTTTTATTTATTGTATTAGTATTAAATATAACAAAATGAAAAAGTATAATGCTTGGAAAGCAAAATCAAATGGTGATTATATAGATGGCACTGATAGATTATTAAGTGGTAAAAGCAAACGATCTATTCTAAGTCATTTATCATATGAAGAAGGTGTTGAATATAAACACGATATTATGATTGTTAGGTGTAAAGATGGAACAATTTGGTGTTTTCAAGAAGTTTAATCTTTTTTTAAAAGTCAGGAACTATTTATATGTCTGATTGGTTTATGTAGTAGATAATGCAAAATAATTCATAACTAAATAAAAATATAATATTATGAAAGCAACACCATATATATCATCATCAGATGCAATTAAAGGAATTTCTGATTCTATACTTGCTAAAAGTGAATCAAATGATTGTGTAGTTAGAGCATTTGCAACATCATTTGAAATATCATATGATTTAGCACATAATAAAGTATCTGAAATTTTTGAAAGAAAAAACAAAAAAGGAACACGATTTTTTGCAATTAGAATGAACTTTTTGTCTGAAAACAATGTTCTTATAAATAGAAAGAAAGTAACACCTATTAAAAATGATGTAAATCTTTGCTATTATGTTGTTGTAAAAGGCGCAAAAACTTTGAGAAAAATGACAACTGCTATGTTTTTGAAAAAATATCCAAAAGGAACATATATTGTTGTTGTAAAAGGACACGCATTTACAATAAAAGATGGTGTTGTTATTGGAAATCAAGATGATGCATTGCAGCGCAGAAAGATTATTAATCACGCTTGGAAAATTGGATAATAATATGGAAATTTTAATTAAATTTAAAAATATAGAAACATGAATATTAAAATCTTAACACAAAACATTGTAAATAATCCAAGTGATTTTACAATAGAACAAATTGAAAAATATTTTGAAGATTATGCTGAATTGCGTTTATCTGCTGTTAGCACTGACATTAGTTATGAAAACTTAGAGAATTTAAAAAGAGCTATATTAGATGTATCTCACTGGGAAGATTTTATCACTATTGAAGAAAGTAAATTATCAATACCTTATTTTGAACTTAAACGAATAACTATAAATAGAATAATGTTTTTACATAAAATCGAAATAATTTTTTAATTGAATATAACGTTTGAAAAATAAATACATTAATTAAAAAAATATTAAAAACTTTTACTTATATTTGTAATATAAATTGAAATTAACCAAAAGGGACTTAAAATATTTAATATATACTATTATGAAAACTACAATTAAAAACACAATTCTCAATATCATTCAAACGGTGTGTCGCCAGACTCCGAATGGACAGGGTTTTGCTAATTTAAAAGTAGCTTCATGATGAAGTAAAATAAATACTATTAAATATATGTAAGACCCAATATCTAAAAAGATTTTGGGATTTTTTATTTTAACAAATATTGTCACGTAGACGAATGGTAAAGTCACCATACTTTGAATATGGATTTTGAAGGTTCAAGTCCTTCCGTGATAACAAATAAAGTCTAAGTTGAAATTTATATAAAAGTCTAAATGGAAATTGATATATTTTATATATATAATTAAAAATTAGATTTATTTTATGAGTAAAAAATGGACAGAAAAAGAAATTGATTTCTTAATAGAAAATTATAACAAAGGAGCTAAATATTGTTCTGATTTTCTTGATAGAAAAATTTACGCAATAAGGAAAAAGGCAAATATGTTAAATATATCCTATGTTAAAAATAGGGGAATATATGAAAAGGAATTTTTAAGTAAAATTATATCAGAATCATCATCATATAAAGAATCTTTAGTTAAAATGGGATTAAGGGCAGCTGGTGGTAATTATAAAATTTTAAAAAAATATATTGATATTTATAATATATCAATAGAACATTTTGAATCAGCAAAAGAAGTAGCAAAAAGAAATTTACTAAAGGAAAAGAAATCACTTGATGAAATTTTAGTACAAAATTCTACATATAGTAGAACACATCTTAAAAAAAGATTATATGATGATGGTATATTAGAAAGAAAGTGTAAACTATGTGGACAAGGAGAAGAATGGAACGGAATGAAGATTTCATTGATAATAGATCACATAAATGGTATTTATGATGACAACAGATTAGAAAATTTAAGAATTGTTTGTCCTAATTGCAATGCTGGATTAGACACACACGTAGGAAAAAATAAGAAAAAAATATCTAATTTTTGTGTTTGTGGAAGTGAAATAAATAAAAATTCTAAAAAGTGTATAATTTGTAATAGAATAGACTTTAGAAAAGTAATTCGACCTTCTGTAGAAGAATTATTGAAAGAAATTGAAGAGTATGGTTATGTTGCAACTGGTAAAAAATATGGAGTAAGTGATAATGCAGTTAGAAAATGGATTAAAAACAAAAATATAGAGTAGTAGGTTTATAATGGTGCATACCAGCCCATCCTGATAAGATGGAGAACTGTAATTGGTAAGTTGATAAATGTGGGTTCAAATCCCACTGCACCAACAAAATATAGAGTAGTAACCGGTAAATGGAAGCCGCCTTAATTTGGGATTAAGTGTTATTTATTACAACGCTGCAAGTTCGAGTCTTGTCTACTCTACTAAAAAATTAAATTTATTATTATGAAAGAAGGTGGTTATGGTCGTCATTTTGTGACGAATCTAAAAACAGGTAAAGTTTATTGTGTAGAACCAATCATACCAAATGAAAAGTATAAAGGTGAAGTTTGGGGCGATGTTAATCCAGCAACAGGTAAGATAGAAGGAAATTATGGTGAAAAATATAGAGCTGGTGTAACAGAACAAGAATCAATAATAACAGAAGCAAATGGTTTCAAGAACATAGTTTATGTTGATGGATCGCCATATTCATACATTGAAAGTCAAAATAAATAATTAAAAAGGCTACTTTTTTAGTAGCCATATATGCCCACATAGTTTAAATTGGCAAAATACCAGTCTTGTAAACTGGGGTTGACAGATCGTTGCTGTCTGTGGGATCCAAAAATGGAACAGTAACTTAATTGGAAAAGTCTCCGAATACGAATCGGAAGGTTGTAGGTTCAAATCCTATCTGTTCTACAAAAATATAAGGTTCAGTCGCCAAGTGGTCTAAGGTACTTGATTTACATTCAAGAGATCGTCGGTTCAAATCCGACCTGAACCTCTTAATTATAATGGATTATAGCTCAGTTGGTTAGAGTACTTCGCTGATACCGAAGATGTCATTGGTTCAAATCCAATTAATCCAACAACAATACGCGCATATGGTCGAGTGGTTTAGGCACCGGTCTGCAAAACCGGAAACGTGGGATCATGCCCCACTGTGCGTTCCAAATTTATGCCCTTATATTTCAATGGTAGAATGATATCTTGGTAAGATATAGATAGCAGTTCAAATCTGCTTGGGGGATCAAAAAAATTTAATATGAATATAATTGAAATTATAAACAATAAAAATACAGCTTTTTTTGTGGTGATAATACAGCTTTAAAAAATTTTTTGTCTTTAAGTTTAAAACAAAATATTACATTTTCAAAAGGTTCATTTGTTCAAGGCCGTTCTGTTGAACATTTTTCACGTTATTTATCAGATAATCAAAATATTGCATTAATAAGAATTGATAATGAATTCCAATTTTATACAAGAAAATCTGATGATTATTTGCATTATAGTGATTGGAATGAATATAATATTATAGATTTTAAACAAGAATACAGAAATTATTTAATTGATAATATTTTATACCTAAGTGGCGAAACTGGTTGAAACGCATTGGCTTAAGAACCCAATACCCTAGCGGAAAACGTTGTGAGTTCGAATCTCACCTTGGGTACATTTTTAAAAGATTAAAAAAACAATAATATGAAAAGATTAAAAGTATTAAAAGTAAATTCACAAGCTATTTATTTTGAAGATGGTGTAACATTATCTTCAAACCATGATTCTGATTGTTGTGAATGGCACGAATTAAATTTAGGTGATTTAGTTATGTCTGATTTTGAAGGATTGGAATTTGATTTAACAGGGGATTTCTTCAAAAGAATACCTGATTATGGAATTGAATTAATACCAATACGTGGACATTCTGTTAGAATTGCAGGACATGGTTATAACAATGGTTATTATTCAAGTAATCTTGATTTGATAATCAAAAAAGATGGTAAGATATTGAAAAAATATGATATATCAGAATGTCAAGATATTACTGATTAATAAAAAAGCAGATACATTAAAATGTATCTGCTTTTTTTTAAGTATTTCATATATTGTATGTTAATTTATATGCACCAGAAATTTGTGAATATGTTATTTCTTTATAATCACCAGTCTTATTTAACAATTCAATTATTTCTGATGGATTTCTATTCTCCTCTTTTTTAAGATATATTATTAAATATAATTCGTTGTCATTATAACTTATACTTGCACTATCTATAGATATATTATCAGGTGGGTTTAGTCTAATCCCCATCCTCATATAAGCCACATTTCCAGTTGAATTTATTAAAAATTCATTATTGTCAGTATATAAAACTTGAATTATTTCAAATTGAATACCTTGAAAATATACAATTAGATTCCATTTTTTACATAGCCTAACTAATTTATTTAGGAAATTAGAATAAGCTTCCAATTCTTCTAATGTAGTTGATGGTAATGTTATCTTATAGTGCGTAGATAATCGTATTTGACTATACCTGAGGGAGTATGATATATTATGTGCCATTTCTACTATATCACCTGCATCTAATAGGGATATTAGTAAATCAGATGTATCATCTTGTGTTCTGAATTTTTCGAAAAATTTTATGTATTTCATAATTATATATATTAAAAAAAAATAAGAAAAATCTTATGTTTTTTTAATCTTCGTCATCACTAAAATCAGTTTCAAAACTTAACATTAGGTTAGAATTATTATCTTTAATTAAAATAAATGATGGGAATATACTAAAGTTTATATAATCATTATTATCATTTATATTACTTAAATATTTCTTTATAAATGTCAATTGTTCATTTTTAATATCTACTTCATCAACTTCAAGTTCCCATTTAGATACTTCATTTAAGTAGACTTTTCCATTTAATACACTTATATTTAAAATTCTATCTTCATTATTTATAGAAGATAATTTTTTAACACTACTAAAGTCTTCCTTTGACATTTTAAATGACCATTTTGCCATTTTTGGATTTAATCTACTTTCTATTACCTCAGAAGATATATCTTTTATTTTAAATTGTTCACCACCTATACAAGAAATTTTCAATTTACCATTTGAAAATTGTGCTGACCTAACGTGTAGTATAGAATCATCATCGGAATCTTTTTTAGAAACCAAATCTAATTTAATTGGTATATCGGAATTGAAAAATTTAAGATTTTTTACAAATTTAACTGCTGATGTTATTATAAAGTCGTAGGTTTCTTCTTTATTAAAGTTTTCAATATATTCTATTGTATTAACAGTAAAGTTTTTTAGGGCTAAAATACTTGCTTCGTTAGATAAGACTGAATACATTAATATTTTATCAGAATCTATTTTTAGTTTTATTACATCTTCTATTTGACTTAGATCTTGTAGTTTAGAAACGAAATCTGAAAAGTTATCTTTATTAAATTTTAGTGATAGTTTTGTTGAACTCATATTTTATTAATTTTTATCTACCCAAATAATTCATTAGTTCGATTATGTTTTTAATTGTATAACTTAAACTTTCTAAGTTTTTAGAAGTTGCTCTTAAAAATTCAATATAATTTTCTATCAATTGAATATTTCTATCATTTTCGGCAATATGAGCATCTATTAAAATTCCCTTTTCTGATAAATTTGTTTTTAGACCAAAACCGGTTGCATAAAATATAAATTTATCTTGTTTTAGTTTTTTTATTTTTACTTCTTCTTTACTTCGTTTGTTTAGGAAAAAAGATATTTGTTCATTTATATTTTGTCTGTAAGTCAATGCAAAAGCTTGTACATCTATTATTTTAATAGAATCTTGGACAGTAAAACTGGTTTTTATAACTTCAAATAAAGGGAGTACATTATTTGCCCATTCATCTCTTTTTAAATTAAAAAACTCTTCTAATTTATCATTAGTTTCTTTTACTTTATTTATTCTACTTAGTTCCTCATCATTATATACATTCATTGTATAGTTTTATTTTTTTTAATAATCTTATTAATCTTTTTATTAGTATTTCTCTTTTGGTGAAAAAATGTGGTAATGGCATAATTTATTTTGTGTTATTTATTTTGTCTAATAGACAAGCTAATTTATAATGTCTATATATCATCATCCCAATTGATGAAATATAATCAGCATAAGAAATACCCATTATACGTTCAGCAATATAATCAGCATAAGAAATATCCTTTGTACGTTCAGCAATATAATCATTATAATTACTATAACTTTTTATCATCTTTATTGGAATAAATTTTTTCTAAAATTTTATATAGCTTTAATTTCCTTAAAGATTTTGAATATTCCTTAAAGAAATTAACTAATGTCATATAAAAAATTATTTTTTATCACAATGTTTAACTGTATCTTTTTTACAACATTTTTTTTCTTGTTTTTCTTTTGTTTTACAACAATTATGTTTAGTGGCTGTGCAAGAAACAGCAAATAAAACAGCGAGTATTAATATAATTTTTTTCATATATATAATTTATTTATTTTTTAAAAATTTTTATTTTTGTATCAACTTCTACTAAATCAGACCAATTTCCTAAATATGTAACTGCCCTTACTTTTCTATTATCAATCCAGATATATTCTTGACCATCTTTTATTCTTGGTTTATCCATTACCAAACCATGATATTTAAATCCTTTTTCATTTAACCATTTTTCTGTAACAAGCCTATCCTTTGATTGTCTTGCAGTAAAAAAAGTAATGATGTTTCCTTCATCATACCATTTATTTAAATGTAATAAAGCATCAGGGAAGTGTTCAGCATATGGGAATAAATGACTATCTTCATTTTTTATATCGTCACATATTGTTCCATCAATATCTATAAGATATATATTATTCATGTTTAAATTGTTTATTTTTTAATGTGAAATTTCAAATCTAATTTTTTAATTGAATTATCCAAATCAAATTTTAATTTGTCTATATTTTTTTCAATAGATTTGTCTATTTTATTTTTATTTAGTTTAGATAATTCTTTTTTTATTTGGGTAATTAATTCTAAAATAGTTGATTTTACTTCTGGATTAGTGGCTTTATAATTTCTATCATTTAATTGTTCTTTTATATTCTTAATATAATCATCAATTTCAATTTTTATAGTTTTGACATAATTATTCCATTTTGTTTCATCAGTTGTCAATTGTATATCTTTTTTATATCCACCGATAGGATTTATCAATCCCATTTCAACACCTTTTATTTTAAGGTATTTTTTCAATTTATTTCTATCCGATTCTGACCAATTTCCTTCGCCAAAACTTGATATAAAATCTAAATAATCAATTTTAGTTGGATTATTATTTGGTAGTGATTCTATTTCAAATTGAATTTTTGTATATAATTCATCAGCTTCTTTTTTAAAGAGATCCTCTGTTAAGACAGTTTTCTCAAATATTTTCCAATTTTTTAAAAATTTCATATTAATTCTTTTATTTTTTTAATTAGATTTGTTTTATCATCTATCAAATAATGTTCTTGTTTTAATTGTTTGAAATCATAATAGCTTAAAATATACCAATAATCACCAATGTCAAATATAAATAACATCTCATCTCCATTTTTATTTTCGAATGGTTGTCCTGTTATACCATAAGTGATTTTATATCCATATGGTTCTAAAATTGTTTTATATTCATCAAGACTTGGTTGTTTAAATGTTATAATAGAATATCCTCCTACATTTGGGACTTCATTATAAATTTTAATATTACTATCATGTTCTTTTTCTACGCTTAATTTAATGATTCCATTAATATGCATAATAACACGAACATTCCTAAGTTGGAATATTGTTTCTTCGAAATTTTCAAATAATTTTAAGTATTTCATATTTTCGTGTCAAATAAATAAAGGTCAAATATAGCATTACCTTTAACTTTTTTTATTTTTTTAAGAACATCACCCCCTATTGAATCTAATACCTTAAATACACCAACATTTCCACCTTTATCATTAATTACCTTAACTGTGTTTCCCTGTTGTCCAAGAGCGCCTAATATAGCAATATAAACATTCCCATAGATACTTTTTAAGAAAGATAATCTTAATATATTTAAATCTTTTAAATTATTAATATAAGCATTATCCATTGGATTATTTAAATCTAATTGTGTATCTGTTACTCTAGCTTTTACTGTAACAAATTTTCTTTCTTCATCACCTAATGTAACATCTTCTTTATTTTGAATTTCTTGGGCTTTTACTAACGTTTGTTGATTTTTTCTTATTTCATTAAAATCGGCTTTAGCTATTATACCACCACGCATACCTTTATCATCCATATTATAACCAGCAGGTGGTAGTCTATAAAATGATCCAGTAAATGTTATTGATAATATTCTATCTAATCTAAACATTCTCCATATTTTATCAATGTGTCTATTATTTGAAACTGACCAACCATTCAAGTGATATCCTCTAATTAATATATTACCTTTAGATGATTTACCAATTACCATAGGATATATAACCCTTTCCGAACCCATAAATCTAGTATCTTTTTCACCTTTGTAACTTATAAGAAAAATCATACCATATTTAATGGCTTTTATTATAATATCCTGTGATGCTTTCATTGGTTTATTAATTGGAATATCAGCGATTTCTTTAACATTTTTAAGCTGGAATCTAGGAATATAAAGATTATCCTCATTAAGGTTATAATTATCCTTGACTACAAACTCAATTGGTTTTTTATTGTAGTAATCTCTAACTTCTCTTATATTCATTTAAATACTTTTATATTTATTGTATATATTAAAAATAAAAAAGCCAGAAATAAATTCTGGCTTTTTTATTTTAAAGAAATTGTTTTTATTTCTTAACTTTTGCAGTATCAACTTTAGTTGAATCAACTGTTACTTCAACTTTAACAGAATCAGTAGTTGTTTCTGTTGCATCAGTTGCAGCTGGTGTCTGGCAAGATGCCATAAAAATTGTAAATACTGTAAGAACGAATAATAATTTTTTCATGTGTTTTTTATTTTTTATTTTTTATTGTTATGATTATATATATGATTATTTTAAAATAAGTTTTAGTAAATAATGGATTTTTTACAAGGATTTTTTTAATATATAATAAAAAACATATATAATTTATATGAGACAAATTACAAATAGAGAAGAAGCCAATCAATTCTATGAAAAAATAAATAGTTTAATTGATATTTATATTGACAAATATAAAATAAGACCAAATGAAGTATATAAATATATTAATAAAAATAAAGAATCATTTTTAGAAGATAGTGGATTATCAGATGTATATGGAATTGATAAAGTATTAAATGATGTAATTGAGCATAGGAAAAATATGGAAATTGATAAAGTATTAAAATTTGAAAACTTTTCATATATAAACGAATCAGTTTTAGAAATAAATATATCAAGTGTAGAACACGAAAAAGTATTGGCTGATTATTATAACACAAGTTTAGGTAATATTGAATGTTCAGATGAAAACTTACATTTATATTCAATAAATGATTTTAGTGATAAGTTTTCTGCTATAATATATTCTAATAGTGAAATCGAAAGTATAAACAAAAACATATTAGATTCCTTAACTAAAGAAGTAGAATCAAAAGTTTTAAACATATCAAAAATAGATGGTGTTGATATTGGTGTTGATATGCGATTATGGATTTCTGAATTTATTGATAAAGAAAAACTATTAAGTATTTTAAAAGATAAGATATCAAAAGAAAATGTAATAAAAATAATATCTAATCTTATAAAAGATAAGAAATCAACTAAGAATCTAAATACTGATAAAATAAAGTATATAGATAAATTTGATGGTTATCACATTTGGGAAATCTAAAAAAGTGCAACATCATGATATATATAATATAAATTATAAATATGAAAAAATTAAATGAAAATTAATTACAAAACTATCGGTCAATTTTTTAACTTCTTCTGAGTCAAATCCATATGTTTCACATTGAATCATTAGAGCAAACTAGTTGCATTAAAATACGCACTATTTTTTATTTTTTTACATATGTTTCTACTTTTACTTGGATTTTTTCTTTAGATTTTGTTTTTTCTTGAAATTTTACTTTGTGTAGATTTTTCATATAGAAAATTTTTATTTCTTCTGGATTACGTTTTTTAATTATCATTTTCATAAATTGGTTTTATTTTTTTTATATATATATTAAAAAATAATTTATATATGAAACATATTAAAAAATATAAGGATTTTAATTCTATCAATGAAGAATTTGATTTAATTATAGGACCTATAATTGGTTTAGCTCTTACTTCACTCTTGTGTTGGTTGGGCAGTAAAGCTTTTCAGATTTACGATTCAATAAAATTGAAAAAAGATTTTGAAGATAGTGGAGAAACAGAAAAAGTTAAAATTAAGTATACTATATCAGTATCTGATTATGAAAAAGTAGAAAATGAAGGTTGGTTTAAATCACTCCGTAGAAAATTAGGACTTAAATTTAAAGACAAAGATGTTGAAGAAGAATTAATATTCAATATATTGAAGTCAAAGGTGAATACGTCTAAATTTTATTCAATAAGGGTAAAAGAATCATCAGAAGAAACACAAAGTAATAAGACTGGACAAAGTAGGGTTTTAGTTTTCAATGAGGATCAATTTAAAGAATTCAAAGAAAAATCTAAAAAGATACAAGAAAATAATCCTTTAGATGTTTTGGGTACTGAAAGTGGTACTAAAGACATAAAGACTTATACGCCTTTACAATTTGCATAAAAAATTTAATTGGAACATTAGAATGTTGATGGACTTATAGATTGTATAGATGGTGAAGAATAGCTAGTCCAACAAATGTGAAGCTATAATACCTGTTTTAACAACATTTCTATATCCACTTTGGATAATCATCTCGGCTAAATCTAATACAGATTGATGATTATATTCTAAATGATGAATGGACTTAGAAAATAGAAGTAAATTATATTTCTATTTTTTTTGTTTATACAAATTATTACCTTATATTTGTATATAAACAAAAAAAATAGAAATATAATGAAATTAAATACTCCTTATAACCTCGTCTATGACGATGATGTTATGTATACAAAATTACCTCGTAAGAAAAGAACTATATCTGAACTCCACTCTATCTACAAAAGACTGAAAGAAAGAAGTGGCATTCAAAGTGTGAAGAGAATATATCTTATTCAAGAAATTCGTGAAAAGATACCATCTAAATTGAAATGGGGTAAGGATTGCTGGACAGTATACTACACTCATAATGATAAGATTTATAAGTATGATTTTACTTGGGATTCAATCTATGTAAGTTGGTCTTTTTCAACTGATATCCTTAAATTTGAAGGTAGTAAACTGGAAGTGAGAGATAGTAAGATTGACTTTTTACTTAATAATGAAATTGCTTTCCAATTAGGTGATAAGTATCGTGAGCTTAATCAAGGTAATCGTTATGATTTATTCGTTGGTGAAATTTTATTTAAGGAGATTTGTGAATTACTATCTACTAAGTTCCAATCAGTAAAATTTAGTGAAGTTCCAAATGTTGTACCAATAAGGGTCAATGATGAAACTTTGGTTTTTAATTTAAGTGAAAAATCTAATGGTATCTACAAAGAATTTAAGTATATGGGAGTTCTATCAGAAGAAATTATTTTTTAGTAATTAAAATTAATAATCAAGTCTACCTCAATTCACAGATGATAGGGTATGCGTCTATGATTAGATGAAATAGATGATTGTAGAGAATTAGCTTTTATTTTTTAAAAACATTAAATCATTCTAAAAAGAATAATTAAAACTTTTTTTAATTCCTTATCCAAGTTAAAACTTTCTTTTTCCAAATTCTTAATTATTAATACCAATTCAATTTTAGCATCAAATTTCATGTCATAATAATAAGACATGAAATTTTTGCATTTAACATCTTTTTCAATTTTTTTATAAACAATATCAAATATTTTATCATATTCATTTTCCAATTGAATTAAAATATTTTTTTTAAATTCATCCATAATAGATTTTTATTTTATTTATTATTTTTTTAGATCTCTATTTTTAATATATAAATAAAATAAAATTTATTATGACATACGGAGTATCGGGTTCAGCTACATATGCGGTTGCAATACCAGAAATATATGGGATGTTGTCAGTTCTACCTGATAATACAGCCAATCAAATTACAGCACAGCAAGTTAGAGATGTTGTTGCTGGTCTATGGGATCAATTAACAGGATTAAGTAGTTCAGTTACAACAATAGCTTCTGCAAGTATTTCATATACAAATACTGAATTATCAACAGTTGAAGTTGGTGGTTTAACTATAAATTCAACATTCAGTAATATAACTATTCAAGATTTATTTGATCAAATGTTATATCCATATATAGCACCTATAATATCATTATCATCAAATCCAAGTGTAATAGAATATGGTAATACACAAGATGTAGTATTATCTTGGTCAATTCAAGCTAAGAAAAATGATATAGTAAGTAGTAATATATATAGACCATTACAAGCAGCACAAAGTGTATCTACACCTACTTCTTTTGGTTCAGCAAGTGGATCGTTTGGTTCAAATCAATTAGTTACTAATACAATAAATACTTTTACATTTAGCGTAAATGATTTAGATACATTTATAATTCCAAATACTGGTGGTAATAATATTATAACAGTTACTGTTAGTTATTCATTATCAAGATTTTGGGGAACAATATCATCATCAAGTCCATTAGCTACTATATCATCTTCAACATTTTCATATTCAGATATAAACTCATTGAGTAGTGATTTATTAAGTGGATATATACAATCAAGAACAATAACATCAAATAATGATTATGTATTCTTTATTTGGCCTTCAAATGTTGTTGATTTAGTTCAATTTCCACCTAAAGTATATGTAAATGGATTTGCTAATAATGATTGGGTTAAAACTAGAAATGGTGTAGTATTTACAAATCAGTGGGGCTATACTGCAAGTTATGATGTATGGAGATTTAATTATATTCAAGCATCAAATACATTAACATATGTAATAATTTAAAAAATAAATATTAAAAATGTCTTACGCAACAAATAGCTATGGTAATTATAATGGTACTATAATAATTTCACCAATTAGACCTGCTGGACCTAATGAAAGTATAGCAACTGTATTTTCAAATGAAATAAAAGGTGGTCATCATACTTATGAATTATTATCCGAAAGAGATTCTATTATTGAAAATAGAAGAGATTGGGGTATGATTTGTACTGTATATAATGACACTACATCATCAAATAATAAAAGTTATATATTACAATATAATTATGTAAACACAAATATATTAGATAATAGTAATTGGATTGATTATAATCCATCTGATTCATTGAATTATAATGTTACATCTGAATGGTTAGATTCAGTTCAAGAATTAGCTACATCACCAATAACATTAACAGATGGTTATAGATATTTAGTTGATGATAGTGGAATAGGTGTATTTGCTGGACAAGATGGGAAAATTGCAATATATAGCACTTTGTTATCTTCATTTACCTTTAGTGAACCAAACAATGGGACTACAATTAGAATTGATGATAAACCAAATGTATTATATAAATATCAAGGTACATTTTCAAGTGGAAATTGGTATAAGGAATATTTAAATCAAATTAGATATGTAAATGCTGATAGTGTTGATGGGATGTCATTTTCTGCAACATCAAGTCAAACACCAATTGATTTATATGAAAATAATATATTTTATGTAGAATTTAGTATGACTTCTTCTGGAACGTCATCTATTAGTGTTGATTCTTTGAACCACATTGAAATTAAAAAACTAGAAAATAATAATTTAAATAGTTTAACATCAAATGATATTGTTCCTAATATAGTTTATCAATTAATTTATAATAATGGTGTATTACAAACAGTATTACCATCATCATCAACAACTACAATAGGACCAGCAGAAGATGGTGATTATACAGATGGTTTATATATAGATTTTACAACATCTACTTTAATTGGAACACCAATAGATAGATTCAATGAATTACTTAAAAATTTAGTTCCACCAATGTCACCTACATTATCAAGTTGGTCGTCAGTTGGTAGTTTTGTAAATGGTAGTTTATCTTTTGATAATTCAACATCAGGTTCATTAGTTACAGCAACACAATCACCATATGGTTCTGTTGCAAAGGGTGAAACATATTCAAATTTAGATTCTTCATATAGATTAGGGATAACATCAAAAGTTATTCAACCAATAACAGGAACTGCTTATTATAGTGATATATCAGGTATATTAAATATAGATGTTCCTTATAATCAAGCTTACGCAACATATTCATTTGGATATGCCAATAGCGGAACAATTTCTTTAATGTTGAATGGAATAACCATATCATCAATTGGATTAACTGGTGGTGCTGTAGATACAACATTAGCTGGTGCTACATCAGGTTTAGATATATCAATTGCAACAGCATCTAAATTTATAAATGGAAATAACTTTGATATGTATCAAAATAGAACAGGAACATATTTAATAAAAAATGATAATGGTAATATTGTTTCTGGTTATAATTATTTAGTGGTTAATCATGATTCGTATATTTTAGATAGATATGAATTTGTATCAGATGATAGTGTATTAGATATAAGTGTTGCTACACCTGAAATAAGTGTTGTTACTATATCAACAGTATATATATCAGGTATTGAATATTATAACAATTTGTATTTTGTATATGATTCAACAATTCAAAATGCTTTTAATAATACTTATAATAATTCTAATAGTGCAGTTGAATATAGAGATGTATCAGTTGCTATATCAGGTGTAACTAATAGTGTAACTAATACAGAAACTAATAGTGCAACTACAAGTATATTTGAACCTATTAATCAATATAGTCCATTGATTGTTTCTGGTGCATATGATCCAACTGCTGTTATGTTATCATCAATGACATTTTCATTAATTGAAAATGTGAGAAGGATAAATGATAGTGTTGGATTTGCTATGACGATTCTAAGAACAGTTCAAGGAACATTCTTAGGTGGAACATCACAAGGAACAAATGTATCAACTGATAATTGGTTTATTGATAATTATGGACCAATGTCAAGCTCTTTTTCTGAAAGTTTTTCAGATGAAGATTATAGATTATTAAACAAAAGTGATAAATATAATTCATATCATTTAACAACTGAAATTTTATCAAATAGTTGGACATCAAGTTATAGTTTATTAACAGATATAGATAATTATAATGGTTTACAGGTAATTAATGGTATGTTGGTTTATCCGAATTTTAATTTTTCTAATACTGGACCTGGTGACATAACAACAAATCCAAATTATGGATTAGGTTCGTCTAGGAACTACAATAATTGCTTTACTATAAACACAGGTATTGGAACATATTCAAGTTCTCCCGCAACCAATTATAGATCATATACAAGGTGGTTTAATTTAGGTAGCTATAACTACACAAAATTGAAATTGAATGTTTATTATGAAGATACTAATTTTATTAATAGTTATATAAATTTATCTAATCCAGGTGCAATTAATCCAAATACAGATGCTTGGTTAGAAATTAAAATACCATATTCAACAGGTGTTGTTCCGGGTGGAACACAATCAAATGGTGCTGTTACTGGTTGGTTAGATTCAACTAAACCATTTGATGGTATATATAGTGATGGTAGTGGTTGTTTATCAGGTGATTTGCCTGTAAGTTCAGGTGATGATTGGATGATTGATTTTGGTATAAAGGGAACAGAATATTCTGGTGGTTATGTGTTATTGAGAATAACAGTAGGGCCTGATTATATAGGTAATATAAATAAAATTGATGTTATAGGGATATAAAATAAAAAATGGAAGATTTTAAAATCTTCCATTTTTTATTAGTTTAATAAGATGATTAATATCTATAATAATTTTATCAATTGTTTTATCATCTATTTCATTAATAATACCATATAAACTTTTTTGGTCACTATTAAAAGCATAGTTCATAATATAATTATTATTTGAAAATTGCATCGTTTTAGTAGAATCTTGGTAATAATTATGTATAGTTTTGATTTTATAATAAATTAATTCAAGATCACTAATATCATCAATTTTTATTTTTTTGAAATATTCATAGAATACTTTAGATAATTCTTCAATTTTATTAAATAATTCTAATTTTTTATTTTTAAGATTTATTCTTGCATAATCAAATGTTATATTTGCATTGTTTATATATGTATAAGAATCATCAATTGATTCTCTTAAGTTATTAATCGTTTTTCTTTTATAATAATCATCATTATCTTCTAAATATGTTATAAGTGATCTTATAAGTTCATTTAAATTTCTATATTTATTTGTTAAAATAAATAAACCTATATATCTATATCCTAAGCAACGTAATAAAAAATCATTTAAATCTAAATTAGTTAAATCACTATCTGTATATTTAACTAGTATTTTACTAATATATCTTTTTAAATTTGAAAATTGTATATCTCTGTTAGATTTTAAAGCTAAAGCATTTTCCTTACTACGTGATCTATTATATTCAATTTCACCTTTTCTTTTATAATCAGAACCTATTAATTTATCAATATTTATCACTAATGCAAAATTAGCATCATCTATTTTAGTGTTTCCATATCCAGAATGTGATAAACCATAATCCATTCTATAATCTTTAAGAGGTTTATTACCCCCATCTACTATTGTATAATAGTCATCATATGATTTAACTTTGTGAACCAAGCAATCTTCGTCAGATAGTTCTTCGTTTTCTGTTCCATATTCTTGTATATAATAAAAATCTTCTGATTCAAGATATTTGTAGTATCCAAACTTATAATCTGTACTTGTAACTTTTACTACTACTAAATCATTTATTTTAACATTATAACCTGGTACTTCTTCTAAATATAAATATGGATTTTTCTCAAAATATTGGTAAATTGAATTATTATAAGATTTTGCATAATTAAGGGTATTTTTATACCTATCATTATCAGTCTTTTTAGTTATGGTTCTATCAACAAAATTACCATCTACATTAAACCAGAATTTTACCCATTGGTATATTGAATCTGAATAATATTCACTATAACTTGTTAATTTTTTAGCTTTATTTAATGGTAAATATTGAATAAAATCATCTGATATTTCAGATAATGGATAGTCAATAGAATTTAATATACTTTTAAGTTCACTTAAAAATTTTGTTTTACCATCTTTTGATAGAAAATTTAAAGTATTTGTTATTTTATCTGATTTTATACTTTCATTTATTGAAAATAAATTAAAATTTGTTATATATTTCATATTTTAGGTCCAAATGTTTCTATTTTAATATGTTTCTTTAAAGAATTAAAGTAATTTTTTTCTTCTTTTGTACTCATTAAATCAGTTGAAATGACTAATTTTTTAAGTTTTGAATTATTAATTATATTTTCAACTTCCTTGCTATCATCAATTGTATATATTAAATGTAATTCTTCTAAAGTTTCAAATTTTGATAAGTCCAAATTTGAAACTTCACAATTTATAAATTTAAGTTTAGTTAAATCTGAATTATTATTATATAGGGTATCAATTGCTTCTACATCAATTATACATTTTTCAAATGACCAACTTTTTGCTTTAATTTTATCAAAATTAGATAATGATTTTATATGAATGTATTTTATTATAATCCAATCTAAATCTAAATTTAACTTAAAGATATTATCAGGTAAATTTAATGATGATATTATTAATTCTTTTATAGAATTATTTTTTGATATATACGTATTATTCCAATCATATATACTACTTATATCTAATCTTTTGGTATTAATTCCAATCATTTTTTTATTTCGTATTGATAATCTATCCATATAAGGTTCACTTAAATCATAATCAAATGGTAAATCTGGCATAAATATATATCTACTATCACTATATGTATTTTCATTTCCGCTATAGTCTGTAACTATTGAATTCATAACAGTTTCCATTCTATCAGGATAAACTCTATCAAAGTAAATTCCATCTTTGTCAACATAATCATCATATTCAGTATTTACATCCCTTATTAACATTCTACATAATGGTAATTGTTCTGATATTACTTGATTACCTTCCATTATAGGGGTATCAAATACTAAAAATGCGGGTATTGTATTTGGGTCAAATACATTTGATAGTAATTGACTTCTATATCCGCCTGTGTAAAGGTGTTGGCAAGAAATGAAAAATCTAGAAATTGACATATTTAATATATCCTTTGGATTATGGTCTATTTTTAAGTATAAATCGTTTTCAAATACATCAATATTTGTTGAAAATTTTCCATTATTTAAATCTGTCCAGTATAGATTTATTATTTTTTGTATATCACCACTATTAAAAAATGATGCATCAATAGTATGATTTGTGAATACTTTATTATAATCTTCAATTAAGACATTTATATTTACTAAATTTTTACTAAATATAACTTCATCTTTATTTCTTTTTCTTTTCTTTGGTCTATTATTTTCGTCCATTAAAGGTCTTCCATTATCATCTCTTACTATTACTTCATCTGCTGTTGATTCACTAACAGTAATCTTTTTGAATATTGATTCGTTCAATAATGAAATTTGATTTATAGTTGGTTGGTTTATATCAAATTCACTTATATTAAATTTGGTCTTATCAACTGATTTTTCATCAATTGAATTTTTCATAACATCAGCAAATTGTTTTGGTAAATCCGCTAATTTAGCATACATATAATCTAAATTAATACTAAAAAATGAATTTAACGCTTCTATTTTATCTTCTTGTGATAATTTCCATTTACCTTGTATTATATTCTTAGTTGGTTCAACTTCTTCCAAATCTAAATATTTTTCACCCCAATAACTTGCTACTTCTTTTTTCTGTGATGGTAAAATAACATCCCCTATTTTAGCTTCGTTTATATATTTTTGTCTTGATTTAATCCATTTCATATAAAAAATTATAATATTTATATTTATATATTAAAAATTTAATATATAAATTATGAAAATTAGAAAGTTAAAGGTAAAAAAACCAAAAATATTAATTATACAAGGTTCTCCAAGAAAAATAAATTCTTGTGCAAACCAAATTTCTAAATCAGAAAAATTAGCAAAATATTTAATTGATAAATGGATGCCATTTGCAGATTTTGATGTTATAAATTTATCAGTCGGTGAAAAAATAATACAACCATGTAAAGGCTGTGTATCAACTTCTGGTGGTATGCATTGTCATTGGTATTGTGATTGCTATTCACCAAATTCAGATAAAGCTCCAGATTTAATGCATGATGAAGATGTTTATAAAAGATTGGAAAATTGTGATGGTTTTATAGTTATAACACCAATTCATTGGTATTCGGTATCAAGTCAAGTTAAGGCTATGTTTGATAGATTAGTTTGTTCAAATCTAACATTGACAAAAGATCAAGCAGTTAATCTTTTTGGAAAAGGTAATACTAAAGATTCTAAATTAACAGGTAGATCAGAATTATCAGGTAAGAATAAACATCTATTAAAAAATCATTTAGAAGGTAAATGGGCTGGATTTATAGCACAAGGTGATAATGGTGCAAATGATTATGGTGATAAAGCACCTGATATTGGGGATCAATTTTGGGATGTTAGAAATTGTATAATGCCATTAGTATATCAATGTAGATTTTCTGGTATGAATTGTCCGGATGATTTAGTTGAATCAATCTATATAAATCAAGGTATGGAATATTATAAGGCTAATATGCAATCATTGGATTTTATGTGTGAATTATCTGATGGTGTTGTAGAAAGGATGATAGATTACATTGAAAATTTTTAA